GTGACCGAACAGATCAGAGTACATGTGTTCACGGATAAACGGCTGACTGCTGAAACCCTCCAGGACGTATACGGGATGCAGGAAGTCAGGGACCTGACATCTCTTGGGCTTGTGTCTGGCCTTCTCACACAAGAGTCCATCGACTCGTTGCGGGCTCTGAATGTGTCCGTGTATCCAAACTATGAGCGCCAGCTTCCTCCTCATGAGGTTGCCGATGTCCCACAGGATGCGGCTCCCGTACGCCTGTTCAAGCGTGCGCGGTCTTGGCTCCGCCTGAATCTCGATGACATCGATGACGGGTATCGATGATCATCTCAGAGGCTTGCAAATCACAGTCTTTTGAGCCAGAACGCCCCAAACTTTGGGTCCGGGATAAACCCCAAGGAAGCATAGAAGCATCTCCCCACATCATCATGTGGGTACGCCAGCATTTCTTGGCATGAGGTGTGAGACTTTAGGTCCTCTTCAATAGCGCCGGCAATGCACGTGGCTAGTCTCTTCCGGCGACGTGGCATATCCGTAAACACATTGATCAGTCTCCGGCCAGGCTCCAGCGTCAATGAGTCTAGGGCATGCGTGCCCCATGCTCTGGGTGACACGCTCACCTCCCAAAACGCTATAGTGCCATGCATCTCATCGGTGGTGAGCTGGGAGTAGAGGATGCTGTCCTTAGGCGGCTTCTTCGTCAGGGCAAGCAATCTAGGAAGGATTGGGTTGCCGTCCGCTATGAGGGTCACGATGGGAGAGCTGAGTATGCGGGGCACCCCTTAGCTGGATCAGAAGGAGCTTATCCGTCGTCTTCGAGCGTAGCGACAGGGTTTGCATACACGTCTGCGCGTCTTACCAGACAGGAACTCTGAGTATGGTTTATCTTCACAGCAGTCTCTGCACATCTGACTAGATGGTTCCACGAAGGGACGCTTGCTTCCCTTGTTCCACGCAGTCCTCCCCTTAGTGGCGGCCGAGATGTTAGCCTTACGTTCTTGGGAGAAGGATTTTCCTGTCTGCCTCTCGCTGGTCAATCTCCCAATTCTCAGGTAGACCTCGGAGGAATGCTTGCGCCCTCGACCCTTTTCGCCGATCTTTCGGCGCGTTTCCTCTGAGTGGCTCCTACCAAACATAGAGTTCCTGGCCCCGGCTTGGGCTATCTTATTAGATTCACTGTTCTTCTTTCTACTATCTTCAGATGGTTTGAAGCCTGAAACCCCCTCTCCCCCAAGAGTCAAATTTGCTCCCCATCCATCGGGGACGAACGTGTTCAGTAGGGAGATCGTTTCGGATTCCACGTACAAAGCCAAGCCTTCATCGAATGTCTCGAATATGACTCGACGCTGGATGCCGTACTTAGCCTTTATGCGGGTGTGGACTACATTTCTACTGAAATCCTGCAACCTATTGGCATTACCCTTACCAACGTAGAATGGCCTGGAACTCAACTCAGTGGTTGAATCTATGTACACGAAGAACTTCACGAAATGATGGGATCTACACCGGTATCAGAGCAATTGACTTGCTCTCTCTGCTAATTCGGATCTTTCACCTTTGGTCAAGGTCACGTGAGCGCCGATGCGCTCCTTCTTGAACCGCTCTGCAACCGTCGAGAGCCCGTTGCTCAGGGAGTCCACGTAGGGGTTGTCGATCTGGTCCGGGTCACCGGTGAGAACGATTTTCGTGTCGGTTCCGCAGCGAGTGACGATCGTCTTGACCTCGTGTGGCGTGAGGTTCTGAGCCTCATCGACGATCAAGAACTGGTTGGGCAGAGTTCGCCCACGGATGTACGTGAGAGCTTCAACCTGGATGGTCCCCGAGGCTACCAGCTCTTCATAGCTGCGCCCAATTTCAGCTCTCCCACCACCGGACCCAAAGATGTACTCCAGGTTGTCGAAGATAGGTTGCATCCAAGGGCTGAGCTTCTCTTCAATGGTGCCGGGTAGGAAGCCTACGTCTTTCCCCAGCGGGAACACGGGACGAGATACGAGCAGCCTGGAATGGGTGCCCTCTGACAGCACCTTCCGGAGCCCGGCCGCGACTGCCAGCAGTGTCTTTCCAGTGCCTGCTCTCCCAACCAATGTCACAAGCTTGATCTGATCATTGAGTAGCAGGTCCAGTGCGAAACTCTGTTCGAGGTTGCGCGGCTTCACTCCCATGCATCCCTCTCTCGGTACTCTTAGAGGGACGATCTGAGCCACTTGGGCATCATAGCGCCCCAGCGCCGAGTGCTTCATGTTGCACTCATCGATCAGCATGATCCCAGCGTTCGGGTACAGACCATCGATGAACGATGGAGGAGGCGCCACCGGTTGGCGCTTGCCCAACAGGTCCACCATCTCCGAGCTGACTACCAACGTTTGGAACCCGCTGTAGAGAGTCTCATCTTCGATCTTCCCAGCGTCGTAGGTCTCAGCCTTCAACCCGAGAGCGTCAGCTCGAATCCTCAGATTCGAGTCCATCGACACCATGATGGTCTGCTTGTCGAGATGCGCATCGCGCTCCAGGAGTGCGACTTGGATGATCTTGTGATCAGCGTTTCCGCTGTAGTCCATCAGCGCATTTGGCGGGACTGCTACTCTGAGCCTTCCACCAGACGGGAGGTTGACGCCCGACTGCAGGTTGGTCTCTGCTTTCTCTCGAAGCTCGTCTAGGATACGTGAAATCGTGCGGGCGTTGCGGCCCAGCTCGTTCATCTCCTTCTTGAAATTGTCTACTTCCTCGATGACATAGATGGGCAGAACTACGTCGTGCTCATCGAACTTGAAGATCGCCCTGGGGTCGTGTAGCAGGACATTGGTGTCAAGGACAAATAGCTTGCTCATGCGTGGGAAAGGCCCTCACCTAAGCGGTACACCAAAGGGTTCTCGAACGCTAAACCTGTTATGAATTCGCAGTTGGAATCACCGAGCTGCCATCCATGTGGTGGATGCGCTGCTGTACAAATTCTGCTGACTGCTGTTCGTTCGAGATGTTAGTCCCGAAGCGTTTGCGAAACAATCGGGTCAACTTCGACTTGCAGCTGCGCACCGCTGGCGCCGATTTCCCTCTCAGGGCCTTGACGAGTCCCGTGGTGAGGTAGGCATTGATCTCATCGACCAGGACCTCTTCACAGTAGCCCATGTCTCGCAACGCCTGCTTGAACTCCTCGAAGTCGTGTCCCTGCACCACTTCATTCACAGCCTGTGCGTAGTCCTCGTAGAGGTAGAAGAGCCCGTGCACCACCTCATGCTGAATCAACCCGGCGCGCTTAGGGTTCAGGTAGGTGCCGATCACGTAGAACTTGTCCGGCACATCCTGCAGCTGATCAAGTAGCCAGACCTCTTTGCGGGTGAATGGCCCGAATCGGCTAGGCGTGAACCTGTCTACCACATAGGAAGGGAAGTTGAATCCTCCCCAGTCTATGTAGTAGGAGAACTCCCCATTAGCCCGGGTGGTTACGTACCAGTCCTGAAACTCGTCCAGGGTGAATCCCTGACCCCTGAACTTTGGGCTTTCGTAGAACTCCTGGAAACGCAGGAATGTCGATGTGAGCCAGTACTGGGAGGGCATCTGGAAGTGGTAGACGTGGAATTTGTCATCAGACATACCCCACATCTACACCACTTAGCGTTCGGGGCGCGGCGCTGGCTTGGTATCGGTACGCGGATAGTCTCGCAACGGCGTCTCCCTAGCGGCCCCCGGGCGCAAGTGCCATTCCTCGCAAGAAGGGCACAAAGTCCAACGATATCCTTCAGGGGCGGTCCTTCTCACTTCTCGCAACTCTGGCTCATCCTCAGGGGATGGGGTGTGCGGCGGAGGGAGGATGGAATCTAGGGCCATGTTTTTACCGCTACCGTGAAATGAGAGCCAACCCTGCCATGATCATAGCTAGCCCGCAACCGGCTTTCAAGGAGATTGTCTCCCCGACAAATAGCACTGTTAGAAGTAGAGTAACGACAGGGGCTGCATGGATGACCGCATTGACTACCCCGGGGGACCTAGTCTTCTCCAGGGCTACCACGGTGGAATAGCCCCCTAGAACTCCCATCAGGGATGCGGCAGCTGCCCAACCCACACCTGGAGCGTTCAGAATGATGGGCCTACCCATCTTGGCCAGTACCCAGGTAAGCATCAGGGTGAAAACCACGTTCGTAGAGCTGTAAGCCAGCTGAGTGGACCCGGGATTCAACCTCTTGGCAGCCAGATCAAGGAAGAGGCCCCAGAATCCAAATCCGATGATGGCTGTCGTGATGGCTGTCCAGTTCATTTTGTGACCTCGCACTTGACCCATTGCAGTGGGCCACCGCACGCCACGTGTAGCTCGCATGCGGCTTTGGCTGCTTTCTTGGCGAGGGTCAAAGCTTGGTCAAGAGTAGTGACCGGATCCGCTACAGAGAGCACCCCGGCCGAGTACTGGGACCCCGAGCCTTCTGAGGCCCAGTACTTGTGCTTGGTCTCAGAACCAGAGTGGTCGGAAGCCCATAAGCGATCGTTGACCTTGTCGTAGCAGAGGATCCCGAACTCATAGTCAACCGAACAGTTGGTAAAAAAGTTGCGCACATCTTGGTAGAACTGGATCTCAGCGCGCTTGAAGTGATCGATAATCGCTAGGTTGCCCGAGACAGCAATCGACACGTATTCGAACTGCACAATTTTGCGCGCTGACTTGGTCCAGATCCTCCCATCGGAACCTGTCACCTGACTGTCGGTGAGCAATATGCAACCTTTTTTGGGGACCCGGATGCCTACTGCCACTGTCATGGTAAAGAGGCCTTCCCTAAGTAAACCAGGGCGGAGGACACGAACTCGGAATGCTCCAAGAAGCCTAGCCCTACGTTGCACCTATCACACAACAAACCTCTTACGACTTCAGTGGTATGACAATGATCTACGTGAGGCCTGTTGGAGTACTCGGCCCCGAAATCCTTCTGGCATATCGCGCACCGATTGGATTGTGCCACTTGCATTGCTTTGAAATTTTCTAAGGTGATACCGTACACGCTTTTCAGGCGAAGATTCTTGGTCTGTTCGGGGTTGGCATCCCTTGACTTCTTCCGCCAAGCCCTCTCCCTTTCGACGTTATTGGCATAACGTCTGCGGCTAGCAGCCTTCCTCTTCTCTATGTCTTTGTACGGCATTTCACAGGAACTGTTCTGCCGATAGCTCGTACTTGGCCACCAAACCATTGATCTGATGCCAAACATCACACCTAATGGAGCGGCGAGATCGGTATCCTGAATTGGCGTGCCAGGCATCTTTGGGGGCCAGGGTGCTGAAATATTCAATCTCAATCCCTGGAAATTCTTGGGCTTTGTGGTGATGAACGTGGCCACAATAGACGTGCGCCCGATCCGTGTCGCCCCACATCTTTCGCGCGTCCTGCGCTACGATGCTGGGGAGCTTGGCCATTGCAGCCTTGTCTCCGTGGGTAGAGGCGATCAGATTGCGCCCGAAACGGTGGTACCAGATCATCTGAAGGTTGGGGGCGATGGTGACCCGCGGGTTGTTGCGCCATCTCTCTTCCAACAGCATCTGGATCACCAACGACGTCAGGTCATCGTGGTTGCCGCGGTTGTTCACGACCTCTACATGAGTATGCTTCTGCAAGCCCTCCGTGATCGCTAGGTTCATGGTCTCAACGAAGATTCGGACTACCTTCGGCCAGCGGGAGTCGGTGTCCACTCGGGTGCCGGCTGTCGTCTGGGAGTTGTTACCGTCGGCATGGACTGCGTCACCCAGATTGATCAAGAGCAGTCGGGATGATGGAGGGGTGATCCGGAGAGCCTCACGGATTGCATTCGAGTGCACCTTGCGAGCAATGTCGATGTCCCAATCGTCTCCTGTCTCCTTGTCCCAGGACAGCATGCCGAAGTGGGGGTCACCCAGGACGATTGCCACTTCATGGTCAGCCGTGCTCTCAACCGTTTGATTGACCACAGGAGCTGGAGGGAGGGGATCAGCCAGCAAGGCGCCCCGAATGATCTCCATCAGCATCTGAGGGTCATTCACATCCTTGGTCTTGACCCATTGAAGCACTGGAGTGACGCTGCCATCAGCGTTGAACTTGTTCATCGTGCTCGCGCCGCGCAGCGCATAGCCGGTGGGTGCGCGTTCACGGTGAAGATCCGGATTTTTGCGAGCCATCGCAGCTTCGATCAAAACGTCCGCGCTTTCGAGTACAGTGTAATTGTCACACGTCATTTAGAACCTTTGCTCCTGTGCTTCATCCACCGGTACACCGCATCTTTGCTCACCTCGACCTTGTTGCGCCCGAGCCATTGAGCGACCTTGATAGATCCAATGTGCCGCTCAGGGTGCTTACGGTTGTGTTCGAGGATTTTTTCCAGCTCAGGGAGAAACACTGGTGGTGGTTGCCAACCTTTCTCCGTGGCTTCGCTGATGAGGTCATCAGCGGATGGTGGTGACTGATCTGTAGCGTTGTGCTGAGTCACTTGCCTAGCCTTCAAACAAGGGGATTAGAGGCCCGTACACCAGTCCAACGATTTGTGGGCCGGTGTTACTGCATTTATTGCGTCTCGTAGATAGCCATGCAGCTGAGAAACCCAGCCGAGCCCAAGCATATCCACAAGTGGCAGCTCTACACTCCTGCCATCGACATAGAGTTGGCGGAGTACATCGGGGTGGCGGTGGAGCAGAGTTTGTGGGTCTATCGTAAGTGCGATTGCAAGGCCCGCATGCGCTGCAAGGCATACCTGGTGTCCGGGTATTCCCAGGAATGCAAGCCCTACGCGGACGAGGGCTGGGAGCCGGTGCCATGACTTGCTGCGAGTCCCCGAGTGGGGTAGGGTGCCACTGATGGACAACCCTTTCAAAGGCCAGGAGCGCCCACCAATGGTGGTCCTGATCCTCTTTGGTGTGTGGGTTGCGTTATGGGTAGGAATCATCGTGGGTGATTACCTTGCCCCTACACCCAAAACGTGCACCACTACATGCTCGTTACCTGCACCGACGAATGGCCTGCTCTTGTTCCAACACGAGCAGCAGAAGCAGTACCTGGATCAACACCGGAGCGAATGAATGCGGAAGCTAGTCGAATCTGAGAAGGAAGGGATCGCGCTGGCGATCGTGTGCTCCCTGATCACTGGCCTGATTGTCATGTGGCTGTGCGGCCACTAGGCCCCGAACTTCACCGGACCCTTGCGGGGGATGGTCAAGATCCGGATGCGCCCGCCGCATGCGGCGTTACGCCGGCAAGCGATCGCCATGGCGGCCGACACATGCTTGTGCGCAGTTTCTAGCGTCTTAGCCAGTGGCAAGGCCTCCAAAGCCCCTAGCCCGAAAGATGCCCCACACCCGATACCGGCAATGTTGCGGGTGATCATGACGTCACCGACGAAAAGCCGGTCTGCGCGCTTGTCGTAGGCCATCCATTGGGTGTCCGAATCCGCATGCTCATCGAGCGTAGCGCGCAGCGTCGTGTAGCTCTTGGGGGGATTTGTTTGGAGTTGCATCCACATTTTCCCTAGAGTGCCGGCCACTAAAACCGTGACTGGGCCACATAGCGCATATTTCTTCTCAGCGTCGCTGAGGATCTCATTGGACCCTTCATCGCACACACGGCCATCACAAGCCAGGATTGCCCCTTCCCCGGGAATTCGATATGCAAGGCATACAGTCACGGTGTAATATTACCTTCTGGTAGGAAGCGGCAGCGAGGTGCTGCCGGACGCTACTTCAAAGGCAATTTACAAGGGATTAGGCGGTAAAACTGAGCCCGGAGGCGGGTTGGTTTTTGGCGGCTGGATGCTTTTCAGGGGCGCCGGGAGCAAGGAATAATGCCACGGACTATCCTCGGGAAGCTCGTCCTGAGGGACGTGCCTCCACACCAGATCCAGGTGCTGATTGGCTTCGGTTGCGCCTTGCCCCGCGCACCAGATCAGCACGTGGAGGGTCTCATGAACCCTGACTGAGTAGGCTAGCCCGTTGTTGGCCTCACGGTTGATGACAACTCTGCCACCATGCTCCCAGTCGTAGTGCTCCATGCACGCGGCTACGTGACGGCCGCAAGCTTCAATGGTGCCCTTGTCATCCAGGATTCGAAACTGAATCCTCAGCGCATCGTTAGCGCAGTGTGCAGAGGCCTTTCCATGCTCTAGCTCCCAGATACGGATTGCCGCTTGAACTGGAGTTTCGGGGCTATCTGGAGTAGTGGACCAAACAGGAGGCTTGACATCTGGCTCTGCGGTGACTGGTTGTGGCTTTGGCGGAGGCTTGACGGGCTGGGTAGCACAACTCAAACCGACGAACACCGCGACCACAACCAAGGCTGAGCGCATACTCAAGCCAAGGCATAAGTGCTTTTCCTACCTTAGACTACTTAGCGACCTGAGGAGTCCTTGGATTCGATCGGCTGCGGGTTGGACACGAACGACTGACAGCTTAGAGTCAAGAGTGCTACCAAGCCCTTCTTGTTCTTCAGAGTCACGACACTGACGTTGTTGTCAGCCTTTCCCGTCTGACAGGACACTTGTGTTGTCGTGGTGGAGTTCCCGGTGCTGCACTCCAGGTAGCTGGTGGTGATTCCGATCCTGTGCTCCATCACAGAGCCCGCGATGCATTTCCACTCCCGGAACTCTTTGGGGAGCCCCAGGTAGCCTCCAAGCATGAAGGTCGGTAGTGCGGTGGCAACTGATTCCTTGGTGCCAACCTGGAGCTTCAGGTCGAACACGGTGGTCCAAGTATCCGCCGCCTTGGCTCCTCTGATCCCGATGACGACCAAGGGGAGCAACATCAGGGACAGATACAGCGCTCGGACGCTAGCTCGCATCAACTTCGTCTGGAACGTCATTTTCATCTTCCTTCTCGAACAGATCCGTCTGACGAGAAACCTCATCGGCAACTTCAGCGATTCGATCCGCGAGCTTGTTGATCCCCCGCCGGATCTCTTCCCTCAGGATGCGCGCCGAATAGATGAGGGCTCCGCCGAGGATCAGGCTTGCTGCGAAATCGATGTACATGTCACTTCCTGAACGAATGTATGACTACTGACAAGATCCATACCAAGGAGCCACTAATGGCCCAGACCCAAGCAACGAAAAGCACACCTTGCAGTACTTGGAGCATCAGACTCGCTGTTCTGTCGGTTTGTCCAGCCCGGACACGATGCGATCCTGAGCCTCGGCCACCGCGCGATCGTATGCTTCCTGAGGGGTCAACCTCCACGCATACTTTCCGCTCTCATCCATCAGGTGAGAACCGAGCACCGAGATGGCCGTGAAAGTCTCCCCGCTCTCCGGCTCGACATGAGGCTCGTCCAAGATGACGATGTAGTGAAACACCACATGACAGCTTGCGATTCCTCCTACGACCCCCGTCACCTCTTTGCCGAGGTACTGAGCGTCGACACGGCAACGGGTCTGCAGGGGCACGGGCAGATGGAGGGATGGGGTGATGCGGCTCATGAAAGGTGCCTACACCGTTGCCGAGTTGAAGTCAAGCCCGCCACCGAGCACTGCGTTCAGCCCCGCGTTCGATCGCGCGCTGCGCCGCTTCCCGCTGGCGCCTTGCTTCGACGACTTCAGGACTGGGTTGCACGGTACGTAGGGAGTCGGCCGGACGGGCCGGCGCAGCCGTTTTGTCAGCCTCGTCCCAATAGTCGACCGGGACGCAGCGCTCATCAGCGAACTTCTGCGCCAGCTCCGCGGCTTTCTCCGCCGTGCCTCGGAAGCGACGGCGCAATACCGGGCCGAGCGCTTCCGAAAAACCCCAATACTGCAGTTCGTGTGTTTCCATGTCCTTAGCTTACCCGGTACTACATTGGGAAGCCAATCATTTCATGTAAGAGTTCAGATATTCATACACTCGGGGCAAAATGCCCAAATTATCGTCGGCATACCCCACAATGAAATTACACCCATGACAGAGGAGCCCGCGCAACTCCCCTGTACGGTGACAATGGTCAAAGCACAAACTCTTGCCCATGTCTGCCTCGTCCCGCCCACAACAGGCACACTTCAGATCTTGCCCCAGCAGTTCCAAAGCTTTGGAGTCCTGTCCCGGAGCCCAAGGGCGGCCTTGATGTTTGGCACTTCGCTGTGCTCTTCTTACCCGTTGTAACGGTGTCAGGTCGTATTCACGCCTGCGTTTACGATTTCGTTCTCGCACGTGGGGCTTGGAGCGATGTTCCCTTTGCCTGTTGGCCAACACCTCTTTGTTGGCTTCCCTATATTCCTTATTCAGAGAACGTTCTGCCTCCTTGTACTCTGGCTTGAGTCGATAGGCCCGAACTGTTTCTCGCCTATGCTCTTTCCTGCACTCTTCGCACCCAGTCGTGCCGTGTATACATGGGTTTGGTTTTGTCACTCTTCCGTAGATACACCGATTTCATATCTGCCAGGTTGGTACTGAACTGATGTCAATCCCTGGATTCCGCTGCTCCTATCCTGAGCCCAGGTGTTGGTGGTCTTGCCGCACCCGCAGTGCATACACACTTCGTTGATGATCACACCCCCACCATTGCCCCACACTCCGGGGTTCTCCTTGATACCGCCCACCAAGCGGTAGGGGGATTGCCAGTCGTGATCGGAACCCTCTTCACAGTTGGGCTCGTCCGGGTCCACCGCGATGCTCACCGAGTGCCTGTCACCATCCTCACCCTCGATGCTGGCAGATGGCCAGAAGGTCTCGGTGACTTCGTTGTAGTCCCCGTTGCGGAGCATCTCTTCCGCGTGCTCGATCGCCTCCGAGTTTGAGCTGGCCCAGAAGGTGACCTCGTAGCCCTCTTCTCGGTACGTGTAGCTGCGCGGCTCATCGCTGGCCAAGAACGCCAGCTGCGCGGCGCGGGTCGCGTCGGAAGCCGCCTCCCAGGCAAGGTAAGTTGGCGATTGCTCCTCTAAGGCGTCTTCCGAGTCGTGCCAGACGTCTCGGGCCTTGCACTCAGCCTCGATCGCCTGCTGAAATGCCGTCTCTAGGGGTCCGGATTCCGGTTTCGTCTCGTAAATGGCCATTGGTTTCCACCTAGTGTGAAAAAGGTTGCGTATTTAGGATGCCCCATAACCCTGGCTCTGTCCATTGGGGACTTTCTTTTCATGGCCCTTGTAATCCAGGCAGTTCCGAATTACAATCTGCCCAAGGTGTAAACAAAATGTCCCTATCAGACGCAGACCGAGCCAGGCAGCTGGCAAGGTTCCGAAACCTACGCGGACGTGGGATCGCGGTGAGTTTCCCCCCACTGGGACCAGTGGTCCAAGCCAGTGACCCACAGGAACTGCAAGAAGCCACCGACCAGGCTCTGGCTGAAGTGGTGTCGGAAGAACCCGCTAGCTAATCGTCTTGTGATCCGTGGTGTGCATGGCTTTGCAGCACCGAGTGGCACAGCGTTTTCAGATCCGGGAGGCCCTTGAGCGCCAGCTCCAAGCATTCAGGGTCACTGACCTACAGAAACTCATGGGGATGGGGCGCAGCTTCGGGGTGATCTCCGCGTACCGCTCGAACCTGTCCAAGTCCGAGAACCAGCAGCGTCACGGTCAGCTGGTGGCTGATCTGCAGAAGCTCGGTTACCGGAACGTCCACCCGATGAAGTCTAGCTGGGAGGACATGGCCACGAAAGTGACCCACAAAGAGAAGAGCCTCTTCGTTCCGGCCATCGACTTTTCCACGTTGCTTGACCTGGGGACTCAGTATGAGCAAGACGCCGTCCTGTTCAAGGACCCAAGCGGGACCATCGGCGTCTACTTCAAGGACCACACGGCGGTGATGGCCTTCGACAACTCGGCCGAGATGGGCGTAGACAAGAGCACCAACCCCAATGAGGGCTACTCCAAGGGGCGCGGTATGTCGTTCGGCTTGCAGCTGGTGGAGGGCCAGAAGTTCCGTTTCTCGGGTCATCCGATCACGCGTAAGCAGCTCGAAAAAGAGATCTCGGCACACCCATGAACGTGGTGACCGCTCTGAAGGTAGCGGCCCGGTTTCTGCGCTCCGATCTGCATCCGCCATTGGGAGATCCCGGCGGAGCGTGCCAGGTCATCAAGCGAATCAAGGACGAAGTGCACAGCCCTGCTCAACAGCGGCGCCTCATCCAAGAGGTGATGCACGGAGATGACCTGACCAATCAAGAGGCGTTTGAGGTCTATGACGCAGACGTGGAGTCGGGCAACAAGCTGATCCGTAAGTTTGAGATCGGCTCACATGCTCAGTATCGAATGGACCTAAGAGGGGTCAAGGTCAACGACTTACGGAGGGCATTCATAGCATTCGTGAAGCACTTTGAGAGGCACAGATCCCTGAAGGATCAGGAGTTTGAGTTCTTGACTGATGCGCTTGCCCGAGGGGTCAAGCTAGAGTTCGAGGACCCACAGACGCACTTGTTTGTGACCTTCGCGGCTACTACCCCTGGTAGCGTCAAGGTGATCACCACGTATTGGACGAATCGCCCCGGGCACCCAACGGTGCCTCGTGACGGCTGCCCAATCTAGCGCGCCATCATCGCCCTGAGCTTCTTCAGGATCTCTTCTCCAACGAGCACAGCCTTGTCGACCTCGACGTCCGAGAGTTGCTTACCTTGCTGATCCTCGAAGATGTACGCGGCCCCGTTCCCTTTCAGGTCGTTCTCCAGAATTGAGATGAGGCCTGTCAGAATTCTCCGCTTGTGCTCTTTTTTGGTCATGGCGTTTGCTCTAGTCTGAATCCACCGGATATCACGTATTCAAACGCATTCAAGATCACTGAAGGGCGATCTTTGAATCCTCCAAGAGCGGTGTTACACCCTCGGCATAGCAGCCCACGGATTTGTCCTGTGCTATGATCGTGATCCACATGACCCACAGTAACGGGGTCCTTGCAAATGGCGCAAGAGTGCTCTTGCTCTGCCATGCGTCGCTCATACTCAGAGCGAGAAATGCCATATTTCTTTTGCAGGAACTTGTAGCGATGGTAAATTGCCTGGTTGGCTTGATCCAGTGGGTCTATGTGCCCATACTTTGGACCAAGCCTCATGTGTGCAGGATTGATGCAACCAATGGTCTTGCATGTTCGCCTAACGTCTTCCTGTTCAGGTACAGGGCCTCGTTCTATTTCGAACATAACCCTGTGCCCTCCGTAGTAGCGGCCCCTCAGGTAAAACTTAGGATTCCGGCGTTTACTGGTGGCCGCTAACCACGGCCAGCAATCATCAGCTCCCTTGCGATCAACTTTGGTCCAAAACCTGGAAAGTTCCGATTCGGTTAGGGGTAGTAGAGGCATCAGTTGGGGGCTTTTTCGAGAGTTTCGAAGGGGATCTCTACCACCCCGGGTACCCCGGAGTTGTTCACGAAGTCAGTTTTTCCGTAGGTCAGGACTCGATAGCGTTCGGCGCAATCAGAGCAGACGGTGCGCCCAGGCTCGGCCAGTGGTCCCTCACAGAACTTGGCTCCTGCTTCGCACTTAGGTTTCTCCTCCGCGGGTTTGAGAGCGGCTAGCTCAGCTTGTAGCCGCCGGACCTCAAGAGACAGCACAAAGGTATCATCAGTGGTGGTGGCTGGGTTCTCCGCTCTCGCTAGCGCGGCGGCTAGCTGCTGTTCGGCTTGTGTCCTTTGAGCCATGGGGTTTCTCCTCTTGCGTCTTGGTGGGAGGTATCTCCACCACATCCTTTGGTAGGCTTTTATACACCGCGCCGTCGGAATTCGTTCCGGGCACCTTTCTTGCCCCAATTTCCCGCAGCCGGATGCACCAGGATTCGATGCTGACCACGACCCGCGGACAGCTCCAACTCTTGGGGCTCATGATGACGGTTCCAGGACGCCACCCTTGATGCGTGGCGTAGGACACAGCATCCCAACCATTCAACCTCGAACGGAAACTCATGTTTGGGCACCTATACTGTAGGGTAGGTGATTGCGCAGCTCCTGCAACCTAAATCGTGACAAGGTTCCTGATTATCCTTGATGTCCAGGCTGCCTGCCTTGAACTTTAGATGAACCGGCTTAAGGTAGTAGAGGAGCCTCCCAAATGTTGAATCCCTTCATCATCGACCAGATCAAACGGCGAGAGCAAGAGAAGGCGAAGCGCGATCAGGAGCAATACCTGGAGTTGGAGCTACCGATCTACGTGCCCGAGGCCCCCTACCGCTACACGGAACCCGACGAGGATCCGGAGCCCGGCGAGCGCGGCGTAGTGATCATTGACCTGCTGTGATTCGGGTGTTGTGGCGTGCCAAGCTGCTCTGAATCCTCAATGTGTCATTCTCCCTGGCCAGGGCATCGTTTTCACTGAGAAGCCGCTGAATCGCCTGTCCCTCGTTCAACACCTCGTAGTCACCTTCCGGCTCTCCGCTTTCCTTGGCTCGGAACGGGTCGGAGATGAAAGCTCGACAGCGGAGATAGTAGCCATCCGCGGCCACCAGGGTACACGGGTTGACCTCGATCAATTGGGCTCGCCACCAACCTTGGGGGCTGCCTTCTTGACCGACAAAGATCACCACGCTGATACCCAGGGCTGGCGGGATGTTCGAGTTGGTGCGATAAAGACCACGTAGTCTTTCTGACATGGGCGTACCTTGCCCCAACAACTCCTACCACGCAAGCGAAATGCCAAAGCCCCTCACTGGAGATGAAGCCACCATCCTAGCCCTGTTCGCGCAAGCGCGCCACATCTGGAACAAGGGGCATCTGACCCGGAGCCAGCGACGATGGCTTTGGCGCCAGCTGAGCCCGAGGGCGAAAGAGATCGGCCACGCGATCTTCGGGCGCCCGGCTTCTAAATCGGCCATGCGTACCGCAGCGGCATTCAACAAGTGGGCTGATAGCTTGGGGAAGACCAGCTATCAGCCCCCGCCCAATTCCATCTCGCAGCCGAGCCTGTTCTCCCCTCGATGGTTCTAGCCCGCGTGGTAGGGCACCTGTGTTTTGGTGACCTCCAGCTCGGACACCGCATGATGTGCCTCTTCAGCGAGTCTACCCAACTCCCGGTCCGCTTCTTCTTTGGAATCGAACGGACCGGAGCTGAAGCGCATGTCGTTGCAGACGTAGTTCACGAAGTAGGGCATGCTATTGGATCTCTTGCGGGGTTGCGCGGCTGAATCGAATCACATCTGGCAGCATGCTGTCATGGATGTCCGAGATGTCGATGACCGCGGTCCCGTCCTTGGGATCAAAGCTTGCCTGGATGCGGACTACGCCCTCCGATTCGTCTCCAATGGCAACCACTTTCACCCCGTTGAGTTCCAAGAACTCAACAACCTCTACCGCCTCCCGGGTCAAGTAGTCAGGGGTGGACATGATCGAAACATAAGGGGTCCCACGATCACAATCATGGTCACCGGTCTCCCCATCCCCCGAGTCACAAGTCACGTGCCCCGCTTGATTGAGAGCCATCACTGTGCGTCGAATGCCGGGGTTGAGGAAGTCGCCGTCGTTGCTATCCATGCCTATGGTAAAGCACAAAAGGCTACTGAGGTCCGGCCATGGACAGCATCACGCTGATCGAAAACATCACCCACGCTCCGGTGCCAAGCAGCCACAAATTGCTGATGGCCCCGGCGGCGTACCCGGTTGCGATCAGGGGCAGCGAGAACACCAGGGACCAAGCAGCAGAGCGGATGGGGACGTTGTCCGGGTGGTGATTGTTTCGCATTCAAGTCAATACACCGATCAGCGATTCAACCGATCCTCGATCTTACCCGCAACCCAATCTAAGGCGCGGAACATGCTGGTCCTGATGCGCCCCTTACTAGATTTCTGGTGCTCCCAATAGGCCTCTGAATCCCCAAAGTCATCCTTCGTAAGATGCACAGAGGGAGTAGAAGGGATGAGAGGAACGGTTGGGAGAAGAGCCTCATTCTGGGGCTCCAGTTCTTGAAAGTCACTTCGGGCGCGCACCGCCACATCGAAGGCGTCCAGACATGTCTGCAGGTATTCGGCCAAAATGAAGTCAGGGGTCCCGCTGCCGGACTCCTTGCTGTAGCTGGCCAGTAGCAACTCTAGGTCCTTACGAAAGTCGGACATCCCTACCCCCATATGAACCCGTCGTCAGCCATCACGTGCAACTCTAGCTCGTTGTCCTCTTCGGGCTCCCCATCCTCTCGGAACAGGTAGTAGAAACTAGACGGGTCGTGTATCTCAATTTCCCCAAAGCGGTCCACCACCACATAGGTCTGTGGGTCCACCATGAAGGACTTATTGAGTGAAGATATCTTCACATCACGGCCCTCAAACCCTACCAGGGTGTAGCTACAGGACCAACCGGGAGGCAGGATGCCTTGGACGGTCAAGATCCCCATCAGAGAGCCGTCGTATTTGGCATAATCCCTGACGTCGTTAGCGTTTTGCCTCAAGTAGCAATGCTTTCCCATGCATACAGTGGACCTAAAGAAGATTAGCCGATGTGAACATGCCGCAGCTGGCTTGCACATCGAAACCTACCCTGGGGATCACCGCGATGGTTGACCTTGGCATCAGCTCTCTGAAGAGCCGGACGTTGCGCTCGATCACCTCTTCTTCGGCTTCCTGGCTGCGCTCGTCCGGGGGGTTGTAGCGCACCACATTGAGGTCTACGTGAAGGTTGTTGGCTTCGAGCAATCGGCAGATGTCCTGGACGTTGTCCGTGCTATCGTTCTCCCCGCGGATGAACGCGAAGTGCACTTTGGGGCGTTTACCGGTAACGGACTGCCAAGCCGCCAGCTTCTGGACAGCTTCCACCGGATCCAAAGCCTGGGGCAACCACTTCCTCCGGAACTCTGGATTCACCGAGTACAAGCTGTAGTAAAGCTCCGGGTGAATGGACCGGAACGTATTGGTCAGGTCCAAGTCCTTCCTGGTCTTTGGGAAGATGGTGGAGATCAGAAACCTGGCTTCCAAACCTCTGGCAGAGGCTTTCTCTCGCAAGGATCCTAACAGCGCGTCTGCTTGATCCAGGATGGTCCTGCACTCTAACGCTTCACCCCGAGCCATGAAGTTGAAGTGCACCCACTGATGTTCGGCCCTGAGGCTGGGATCCAGGTTATCCCAATGGCTCAGTACAGCGTCAGCTTGCTGCCCAAAGTCCTGGATGGTCGCATCCACACTCTTGACTTGGCGTGTGGCCGTCAAGTGGCACATCCTGCATGCCTTGGCGCATCCGGATTGGGAGGACAGGTACACGATGAAGTAGGGCTTACCAGGGCGGCTCACGAAGCGAGCCTCAAAGTAGCCTACCTCTGCTGAGGTGACGAAGTTGACTGAACGATCCACTCCACTATACAGTCTTCTCATTGCGGGACTTCCTTTTCAATGCACGACGCAAGCGCTTCCATACACTGGTCAGACGCCCGGCGATGATGGCTAAGAAAGTGACGGCCCACATAGGGCTGAATAGGGTGCCGGTGATCAGCAACCCTATCAGGTCCAAGTCGCGTTTGACCTTGGTAGTCAACGGCTATCCACAGGCCAAGTCCCGCGCCAGCAGGAGGCCCATGGGTATCTCCGTTCCAGAATCACAAAGGGCGTCCATCTGTGGGCCAGGTAGATTCGGCGCCACTTCCAAAAAGAACCGCCCCCACCGCAAGCCACTCCGAGCTTAAGCCAGATCATCTGACACCTTGATTACTATGGGCTGAGGTGCTTTCTCATACAGGCGCCTCAGCTCGGCGTTCTGCTTTGCCAGCTCGACCACCGCGACCTTCAACACGGTGGCTAGAGGCAAGCTGTCCCGGCGAGCCATGTGCATGCACGCGTGCACGATAGGGTCGTCCTTAGCCAGTTTGGCAAAGTCCGACTCGTACTCCAACCACGGGAGGTTCATGCTTCGCTGGAGGCGGTGTCCGCCTGGACCTCTTGTACGGGGACCTGACCACGGCTTGGGCGCGGGATGTTGATTCCGTGCTCCTTGAGCTTGTTCAAGAGCCCGCGGCGGCTAATCCCCAGCGCTATGGCGGTGCGGGACCGATTGCCATTGTGGGCCGTCAGGTGCTGCTCAAGCAGCTGTTTCTCGTGCACGTGCATCAATTCTTTTAGGAGACTCATGTTCACTCTCACCTTCACTAGGGCTTTACACCGAAACTTCTCACTCCCTGTCGCCCATTGCGTCGATCATCAAACGAAGCATCGCGTTTAGGTCAGGCATCATCTCAGCCGCGGCCCATTGCGGGGGCGCGCTGTTATCAACACCCTGGAATGGGTCCTGAGCTGGGTTCTTCCGACGCTTCTTCACAGGAGGCTCTTGAGGCGGGGGCTCCGGTGGATCAGGGAACGCGACCACAGCAACGGGAGTTGGCCCTGACAAGTAGCTCTCGTCCAATATGGCCCTCCACAAGGCCTTTCCTGGACGAACCGGCCTTTTAGCCCTAGTTTCTGGGTGGCCCGATGTCCAATCACTGGCTCGAAAGTGCCCCTCTGGTATCAATTTCTTGTCTGCCAACGGAGCCCCCGTCTCTTGATCAGCATCAAAGGAATGCTGGCACTCCGGGTGCTTGGTGCATCCGTAGAACCAACGAGCGTAAAGCTGGGACCACTTGAGCTTCATCAAAGCGGCCCGACAAGCTTCACAGGGGAGGTTCTTGACCTCCCCCTTTCATCTGCAATCCTTTCCTGGCTTCCTTGGGAGGCATCGCTCAACCTTTCCTTTGATCACTACACCGAAACATGGTGTAGTGAACTGAATGGGCCTCAACTTCGAAGAGCTACTCAATACTGCCGACCAGCTGCTCGACCAAGAAGGGCCGCTCCCTCGGAAATCTGCCGTTATGTACTCTCAAGTATTGGGATTTTTGGCCAGTGACCAACTCCCCAACCCGGCGATCCATAAGATGGCTGAGCCCCTCGGCGCCATCATCGACAAGAACCTGGTGCTGGTGGTCCCCGTCTCTGGTCCCGATGCCCTGCAGATCGTCGTCCGCGAGCTGGATGGACTACTCGACGCGATCATCTTCCTGCCTTTCGATTGGATCCACCTGTTTCGGGACAACCCCATCTATCACCTTGGCAGCGTCCTCTATACGGGGAGCCAAGCGGTCGACTACTACAACCACCTACTTGTCCAGAATCCGGGAGAGGCGATGGTTCGGGGGCGCGCATACGAAGCGGAGTTCCTGAACATGGTTCGGGACGATGCTCCGGAGTACCCCTTCTCCCCATATCAGCTCCAAGTTCTAGAGGACTTCCCAGAAGGTCTCTTCAGCGAGCTGTCCGCCCACCTCCTCTATGAATCAGCTCCTGTAGAGGTGATCGAAGCTTGACCGTTCATGTGGGCTGGTGTAGCTTCCAGGCTGAGGTGACTGATGACCTGTAGGCATAAGCGCGGAGATCGAAGCTGCACCACCCAGTTCCCCGAGTATGCGGGTTCCGGCTCAGCGGAGAGCCCCGACGTAGATAACTTCGAAGTCATTGACGTCGAGCAGTGCAGGGACTTCTTCGTGTTGAAGGTCGCCTACCCCAACTGTCGCAAGTGCGCCTACGAGGGCACCAAGATCCTGGTCTACCACAAGGTGACCCCGTTGGATGCCCTGCGCTGGCGGAGAATCGATCCTCACTTCTCGGATCCGAAGCTGAAGCGGACGAAAACGGAGGCTCCCGCTCCGATCGCCCGCTTTCCAGGTTCGGAAGATGGTTGGAAGGCGGCCCTTTGGTTCGCCCAGAACTACAACTTTGGGCAGCTGCCCGCGCCCCGTAAGGTATGAGCCCCGTTACCCGCATCGGCAAGTCTGCCCCTACGTTGCCCCCGGCCTACAAGCCCCGGCGGGCGCTACTGCTCGCCAAAGTGCTGCTCGCGTTGTCCGTGTACTGCTTGTCCGTGTGGATCGCGGCTAGCTTGCTGCTGGATAGCGTTCTGCGAGTCCCATGACCCGCCAAGTCCTCAAGTGCACGATTCGCTACCTGGACGAGCCCGGCGTGCAAGCTTCCACTGTCATTGAGCGGATTCGAGGCTACGCGGCCTACCGAGCAATCAGTGGGGCCTTCGAGGGAAGTGCTCCTGGATCAACTCTTGCAAGCGCTGCCACTGCTCCTTGTCATAGTCCTCCGTGCCCACTGCTTTGTCCCACAATGTGAGCAATAGTAGGTGGAGTTCCTCTGTGTCTTTCTGAGACGGCATCTTTCGAACCCCCAATCGGTGTAGGTAATGACCACACTCGACAATAGAAAGACCATAACATGATATTGGCAGCACTCATCGCATTTTACGGTGCCATGGCACTCGGCGTAGTGATCGTCATTGGTCACGCGATCTTCACCCACGGGCGAGAGGCGGATAGCACCGGGACCCCAGCTCGCGGGAGCCGGGCGCTCGTCTCAGGCTTCTTGATCGCCCTGGGTCATCTGGCCGTGTGGGGTATCGCCAAGGCTTTTGGGCCGGTGCACATCCTCTTCGCACCCTTCGTGTTGGGCGCGCTCGGCTTGTGGTTGGTGGGGTATGTGGCCCCCAAAGTTCTCCGGAGTTGGGTCGAAACCAAAATCCGGGAATACATAGACTACTTGTACTTCATTGCCCCCGCGGCTCTGTTGTCGACGCTTCGCGGTGTACGGGTCGTCATCAGCTGGTTAGGGCTGGCGGTCAAGTAACGCAACGAGGACAAATGGAAATCACAGTAAGTCACGAAGTTCGTCATCACGGGGACGACGGGGCACAGATCGTTGCCACCGTCATGGTGAATGGGAGCCCCATGGCACCCCAGGTGGTGCTGTCAGGAACAGTGCAGGACGTTGAAGAGTTCCTCCGTGACGAGGTGACTCTCGAAGACCTGCGCGTTCGAATGCTGCGGCGCCACACGGGGCTCTAGGAACAAGAGCATGTCAGGCTGGGGCCGGGACCTTCTCCGGCCGCCTGGCAGCACGCCCGCTTCATCATCAGGCATGTGGTGGTGCAGCTCTGATCGTGATGGCATCGAGCCTCACACGATACGCAGCTGTGAAAGCACCCGGCCCTGGATTGAACATCCGCGTGAGCGCTCCCGCCGAAGGCCAGCGCCACGGGGGAGAGACTCACGAGAATTGCAAGAATCAGGCGATGAGTGGTCGAAGACATCCGTTTACCTCTGCGTAGTGAACTGGTGACTCTTCGGTGACGACGTACCCAATCTGTACAGGGTGCCCCGGGGTTGGGCGGGCTCCCATAGCGAACTTGCGGGGCGAGTAGGGGCGGCCTTCGGCGCGCATCCGACGCAGCGCACGCTTGTGCTCCATCTTGCGCATGAGCGCTCGCAAGTGGTACTGCTTCCCCAGCCATTCCTTGAGATCGATGTTGTGGTGGATCAACACTCCTCCACCCCGGACGTCCCCGATGTGCGATTGCCCATAGAACGGGTAGGTCAGAGTGAACGGCGTGCCCCAGAGTTTGACTTGATGTGCCGACATCTGCCCATCTTGGATCAGTACCCGGACATTGCCATGGAAATCTTCACCAAGCAGTAGGATTTGTCGGATATGACTCGGGGGTCGTCTCCAATGGTTGGGAACATCATGGACTTGTGGTCCTTGGGTTCATGGTCTAGCCCGAGCACGTGTCCGAGTTCGTGCGCGCCGATCTGGATGACCGCCCGATCTGTGAAGTAGTCGTTGGCGGTGAGCTTCATGCGCGTCTCCATGGTCTCGACGTTCACGATGTCATCGGCGCAGGACCCGTAGGTGGTCAGACCAATTTCTTCTGTCTTCCCATCCGCTTCTAGGGGCAGAGCCACATTGTCGGTAAGAACCGCATAGTTGCACTTTCCGTGCATTGCAAGGTTGTATGTGATGGTTGCATACAACACCTCTGTCTTGATGCGCTCGTTCCATAGGTCAATGGATTCGAGCATGAGTCCGATGTTGTGATCGGAGATGTTGGCATCAATCACAATGTTGACTGGGTACTCTTTGGGGGCGAACTGTGCCTGGTAGTCCCCAGTCATGTATTGCCCGCATGCCGCCTGTAGTTGTGGCCCAATGTACGGGTCACCCTCGATGACTCCAGTGCAACCCAAAAGCGACAAACTACAGGCGGCGAGCAGAGCTTTCATGACTTCTCCAGGCTTTCTATATAGATCTCGATAGGTGCATTACGAGGCAGCTCACCCGCCTCTACCCGGGCTTTGAGCCCAGCCATGACCTTGCCTAGCTCCAAGCCTTGGGACAGGCCCAGGTGCGCCTTGAGCGCATCCCCAAGGCCCTTGGGGAGAGCTTGGGGAATCTCAGCCTGCTTTTGAAGCCGCGTGATCCGGCTTCGGAGTTCGTGGGTCAGGCGCATGACCTTGCGGCGCTGCGCCGGCCGGCTGGTAGTGCAATCCGCCCGAGCCACTGCGAAGACATCGTCCAGGTGTGTGCCCAGTTCCAACGCCAACCGGCGCACCGCGGAGTCTGACCACTCGGGGTAGTATGCCTCGACCTTACCCAAGTTCTCGATGATGAAGCCAATTTTCGCTTCCTCCTCACCGGTGAACAGCCTGCTCTGTTTGGCTGCCTGAGAGAAGATCCGAGCGCTCGCGATCTCATGGTTGTGGAAGGCCACTTTCCCGGTCGCGGTCGAGATGGACGAGGGCTTTCCCACATCGTGGAACAAAGCCGCCCAACGCAAGACTGCGACGGGCAAGGTTTGGACCACCACCAGTTTGGTGTGCATCCACAGATCCTTGTGAGCGTACCCACTGGTTTTCCCACCAAATCCCACCAAGCCCTGCAGGGCAGGGAACGCCGCACGGAGGATGCCCGATTCCTGCAGGTCTTCCAGCCCCTGATCGGCATCTTTGGCCGTCAGTATCTGGTCCCAAGCTTTGCGCGACAATGCCATGCTTGAGTATAACACCCCAGGAGCCCAAAACTCCAGCTAAATGTCGTCTCTTAGCTGTTCCCACAAGGAGCGCTGAGGTGGTTTCTCTGGCGCTTTAGAACGTCGCGGTGACACAGGTGCTCTTGCGACGAACAAATCTGAGGTCACATTCTGGTCCAACCCAAGGGAGTCGTCCGGTATTTCTCCAAAATCGGTGAGCGCCTCTACAATTTGCCTGGTCACTGGAGAAACGAGCCGCGCCCGAGGCCCTCTGGTGATCTCCACATCCATCCCGATCTGTCTGCCAAGATCTCGGACCATTTCGGCTAGCCGATGGCTGGACTCGTGTCCGTTGTAGTGATCCTCAACGTCGATCCATCCATCTCGCCCCACGCCTCCCCCAATGGCCATTCGGCGTAGATAGTTCAGTACCAGTACTCGGGTGCGGCCGGTACGACGTTGGTCCTGTCCTAAGGTGTACAGCCACTCCAAAGCATCCATGGCGCGGCGCTGTGTCGGCGTGAGATAGAACGCGGGCATCCGGCGTTCTTACACCGAACCGTTCTTTTCGAGCGTGTACAGCTCATGCTCGGCGGCCCGAATTCGCTCATCGAGCGCCGTCCGCTCCTTCTTGAGCTTCTCCACCTGCTGAGCCTTGAGCAAGAATGCCGGCAACGTGCGGCATGTCCGCTTCTGTTCCTCCCGGCTGAAGTTGGGGACCCATTGAGTGGTGTACCCACACAGGAACTCGCGCTCCTCCCATTCTTGGCCGTTGCAATGCCGCCTCACTTTGCGCTTGCTCGTCAGGTCCCAGAACCAGGTTGACTCGATTTCCCTGGTCTCGCGAATGACCTCTCGCTCGCCGCAAGTCGGGCATGCTTCAGTCTTGAGGTGCTTGAAGTGCATGTGATAGCTTTACCCGCTCGGGTTGTGTGTTCAAGCCCTATGTGGTATATTTCTTCTCATGCCTGCCTCAAACCCTGATATCGAAGCCGGTCAGCATTACTGCCACATGTGCCGCAAGGTCACAACGTGGGTCGGGGACAAGAACCAGAAGTGCTACGAGTGTGGACGCAAGTTCCCTTGTGGTCGCCCAACATGCCATCACCAAGATTGTGAGGCATTCCGCGCAGTGTGGGGCCAGACTGTGGCTCCGGCGGTACCCCTACAGGAAACGGATGACCCAAGGGAAATCTTTGATTATCTGGAATCCTGATTGCTATCAACCAAGTAGACATGATCTGTGGGCAAACATTGACCGTGGTGGGTCTTTGCATGATGGCAGTTAGCACATAATAGCTGCAAAGTATTAGGGAAATTGTTGATATACGCCCACCTGTTCATAGTGATCTTGACCTCTCTTCGGTGTGACGCCCCATCGTTGTTGATGTGGTCTAGTTGGAGGAGACGTGTGTTTGGGTTCCCGCAACACACACATTTTCCGCCATATCCTTTGATCACCAGTTCTCTAATTTTGTCATCCCTCTTTTTTCCGGCAATCCGGCTGGCGGGTATGCAAAGAAGGCAATAAGTGGAGCCTTCCGCCGGGTTCCTTGCTAGGCATCTTGTGCACATTCCTCTCCTGTCCTCTTGCCTTTTCCGAGCTTGCAGGCGTTTCCACAGTGTGCATTCGGTGCAGTAGTAGGTTGCCCCAGTCCAAGACTTTGCGCACCTTGGGCATAGCCCTTGACTGATTCTCTTCTTTATCGTAGATATCCGTCCCATGCAGGTATGCACATATAAGTGAAATACATGTGGTAACCAAGAGGCCCGTGATTCCGGCTCGGTGTATAGCCGGGGATGTCAGATCGCATCATTGTAATCGGAGACTTGCAAGGCTGTTTCTCTGAGGCGGAGGCATTGCTTAAAAAATGCAGGGTCACCCCACGAGATCACGTAATATTTGCGGGAGATTTGGTGGATCGCGGGCCTGAAAGTGGGCTATGCGTAGACCTTTCAATGAGGCGAGAGGACATTCAAGGAAAACCCGCGTGTGTGCTGGGTAATCATGAACAACGGCATCTTGGTTATCGAGTTTTGGATGAAGAAGGCCATGACTCTAAGTGTGTGATTCCTACTCATATCTCGACTCGTGCCCAGTTGACTGATCAGCATTATGACTACTTCAAACGGCTGCCTCTCTATCTTCGGCTCCCGGAGTACAACGCGGTAGTGGTGCACGCGGGTGTCTATCCAGGGCGCACGATTGAAGAGCAAGACAAACACCACTTGCTGCACATCCAGATGATCAACCCACCGGACATTGAGACCAAGTGGCCGAGCAAATGTCCGGTTGGCTGGAAGTTCTGGACTCACTTTTGGGACGGCCCGGAGCGCATCATCTTCGGCCACTCAGTGTTCGACAAGCCCCTGGTGACCGAGAAGGCAGTGGGTATCGACGGGGGCGCGTGCTTTGGACGCCAACTGCACGCTTTGATCTTGCCAGAATGGGAGATCGTTTCGGTTGCCGGGAAACATGACCACGGCAAGGGCTCTCGGGGCCGCAGCAACGAAAAGATCAAGATGATCCTGGTTCATGGGGATGTAAGCACGTATAGTTGACGGTGATGCCAAATGTCCGAGGATGTAAGGTTTTTTGGCTACAAGCATATGACATTGGAAGCAGTTCCGCGTTGCTTCTATGTCGGAAAGGGCACCACTAGAAGGCCGTTCTCCAGATCGCGTAGTAAAAAGTGGCATGCAGTGGTAGCTGAGTATGGTCTTCGTGTTGAGGTGTGTATTGGACCAGTGTCAAATCGGACCGCAATTGAGTGGGAAATCACCCATATTGCTGCTGAAGGTACATACTCAAAATGCACAGCTTTGCGCAATCCTGACAATATAGGTTGTAACTTCACCTTGGGTGGGGACGGTGCAGTGGGCTGCCCAAGAACCGAAAAGCAAAAAGCTGAGATTTCTGAACGTTTTAGGAGACCAAAAACGCCAGAGCATCGAGAGAAGTTGCGTCAAGCCAACCTAGGTAAGAAGCTCTCACCGGAACGGGTGGAGAAGACGGCCAAGGCACTTCGCGGGCGTGTGTTCAGTTCGGAACGGCGTGCAAAGATCTGGAAAAACCGTAGTCACGAATTCAGCTATGCCCACAAACTGAACATGGGTCAACCGGTCACTCAATATGACCCGATCACTGAAGAACCCCTGCTATCCTTCTTGTCTGTAGGCGCCGCGGAAAGAGCCCTTGGTATCACTTGTGTGTCTAGAGCATGCCGTTTAGGGTACCTGGCAGGTGGGTACCGCTGGAAATATGCGAAGTCTGCCCCCAGAAAGAAGAGAGTTCAAAATGTCTGAGATCAAACAAGTAATCGTGGTGAATACAAAGCTTGGCATGCGCAGGGGCAAGGAGTCGGCCCAGGTGGCCCACGCCGCGATGGAGTGGCTGCGCAAACTAGCTCTGCAGGTAGGAGATCCGATCATTTCTAGAATGTCTACTACAGAGTTGGCATGGCTGGGCGGAAATCATGCCAAAATCGTAGTTGGAGTGGACAGTCTAGAAGAGCTGACAGCAGTCCAACGGGCCGCTGAGGCAGCCGGTGTTGCGAATCACTTCGTTGTTGACCACGGACTCACCGAGTTTCACGGGGAGCACACCACAACATGCCTTGCTCTCGGTCCGGACTACGCGAGCGTGATTGACCCCATCACTAAGCATCTGAAGCTGCGCTAGACTTCGTCCTCTGCGAACAGCTCATCCGCACGACGTCGCGCGGCTTCATTCCGGCGTCTTTGGCTGGCCCGGTGTAGGCGCTCGAACTCCAACTCCTCCCAGCGTCGTACTACGTCAGATGTTATTTGACTGCGAGAGGCTTGGTTGCGGACAACGCAAGGGCCACAAGGACCTGAGCCCCTCGCTATTTTTTTGCACTGGCATGATATGTCTATGACCTTGGCCATGGTAAGCTAGACTGGCTACAAGAGGTTGCGTAGCAGCCATCCTGGAAAAACTACCATGTCCAAGAAATATCCTCGAAGTCTGCACCTCCCGTTCAGTCCAGGAGGCACCAACGATGACAAGCGGCTGTCTAGCGTTGACCACTTCCTGGATCAAGACTTGGTGCTGACCGAGAAAATGGACGGTTCTAATGTCTGCCTGGAGAGCGCCGCCGTATTTGCCCGCAGTCATTCCGGGGCTCCAAAGCACCCGAGCTTTGATGCCCTCAAACAGATGCATGCTTCAATCCGCCACCTGATCTCGGAGGAGGTCCAGGTGTTCGGGGAGTGGTGCTATGCCCGGCACAGCATCGCCTATGATCAGCTCCCTGGGTACTTGCTGCTGTTCGGTATCCGGCACCGCGGATTGTGGTGCTCTTGGGATGAAGTCCAGATGTGGGCCGAGGAACTTGGAGTGCCAACCGTGCCAGAGCTGGCGCGCAGCTCCTTTTCCACGGCAAAAGAGCTGCAAGAAGCAGTAGAGGGGCTGGCTGTACAGCCCTCCAAATGTGGCGGGGAACGAGAGGGCGTTGTGGTTCGGAGAGCTGGCACCTTCTGGGACCATGACTTCCCGCTCGCGTTGGCCAAGTGGGTTCGCAAGGGCCACGTCCAGACCGATGACCATTGGTCCAGCCAGGCGATCGTCAAGAACATCTTGCTCTAAGCTCTACGAGCTTCGAAGCCGTTCAAGTACACTTTTGCTACGTCACCGAACACCGGGAGCTTGATGAAAGCTTTGGTGCACTCGACGCTGACCGCCTCTCCCGCGACCAGCACTCCTAGATGGACCGTGTCAATCGAAACCCGAACCAACTGAAGGCCCGGGTTTCCTGGCCAACGAATGTGTAGGTACTCCCCCTCTTTGAGGGGCACACCATCTAGGCTGTCCTGTAGTCCTCCCGAGGGGGCCTGGAAGGTTAGGATCTTGCTTGGCACGCTACCTGATGACGCGGTACACCAGAGTACAAAGCACGCCGGCTATTGAAAAAGTATCGGTCCACCCCGAGGCCCCTTGTCCCCAGCAAGCGGTCAAGTAGGTGGGAGTCGGCATGATACCGGATAGAGGTTTCTCCTCCGTTCCGCTCTTATACTCCCCTGCAATGGACAACTCAGCCCCGAGAACACTCTTGAAGTTCTCGGCAGCCTCTTCAGCGGTGTCCCCTTGAGACATGATGTAGTGCTCCAGGCTGAATGCTATCCAGCCTGAGCCCTCATTCAATACAAGAACCCTTAGGTGTACGTGAGGCATAGGTTACCCTACACCGTTCACCCGGCGGAGACTCGTTCCTCCACCAGACGTTCCAGCCTCTCCGGTTCACTGAGGAGGCTTGGGTCTTCCAACAGCAGCGCCCGCGCGTGTTGGATCACTCGGCCCCGAGCCGCACCCTTGAGGCCATGCAGCTCGAAGATGCGCTCTTGGTTGATCGCTGGTTGCTTCAGGGCGCCCACGAAAGGTACCTCGAAGCTGGCAGGGTTGGACCACAACACTTCCCGGAGCCGGCCGCGTTCCGCGGCGCTCAAGAAGGATACCGGGGTCTTCAACCCCCAGCCCAGCTCGATCAGATCCAGGACCACATGGATGTTGAGTCCAGGCAGCGCTCGACCAACGCCGGTCGCGAAACCTGGTTCGGCGGCCAGCATGTCTTGGATGACGGGAGCCAGCCCGAAGTCCTTGAGCAGGACAACGCTGTGGCGCGGGTTAGGCGCTTCCAGGATGTCCTCCACCAGGATCTTGCGTACTGCATCCCACGGCATTTGAGCCAGCTTGTGGGCGTTCCTGCGAATCGCCGCGGCGGTGTCCGCGTGCGGCTTCAGGCCGTACTTGGCTTCGAACTTGATTGCCCGGATCATCCGCGTAGGGTCATCCGAGAAGGTCTTGTCCGGGTCCACCGGGGTGACCAGCTCGCGATTGGTGAGGTGCTGCACCCCGACTCCCAGCAAATCGAGCACGGGCGCCTCAGCGGGGCCGTTTCCCAGGTCCGCCAGACGCCACAGCAGCGTGTTGCAGGTGAATTCGCGCCGCAGCAAATCCTCTTCGATGGTGGCCGGTTCGACCATGTGGGGCTTGTAGCCCTTGCCCTCGGGAGCGCCATAGCTCTCTCGGCGAGCATTCGCGATCTCCAGGACTTCGCCCTTCAAGTCATGGCCGTCCAGAACCCACGAATCGGCCACTGTCACGATTGCCACCCCGTATTGGTTGGTCACGAGACTGGCGCGAGCGGGAATCCTGGTCAGCAACTTCTTGGCGAACCATGCTGAATCCTTGTGGGGACCGAGCCCGATTGAGTCCACTACCAGGTCGAAGTCCTTTGGGTCCAGGCCCATCAGGTGGTTCCGGACTGCCCCGCCAACTACGTACGAGTGCTCGGCCGCGCCAATTTCCTTAGCGAAACCAACCAAGAACTTCAGTAGGGATTCAACTTTCGACATGATGCCCGCTCTAACCTTAGAGTACCACGGTGGCCGGTAAACGCCAAGGGATTCGTTCCGTTGGCGTCAAATCTTTCACACCACGGCTTTCTTCTCCGGCGGTGTAAGTCTTAAGAACGCATGGCCTATCAGCTCCGCCAAATCAACGAAACCGTCCGCACGAAAGCCGAGTTGGGACGAAAGGACTTCATTGCTCCGCGCGCCAACAAAGCGGCGCGACGGGCCAATGCCCCCGGGTACATCACGGCGCTACTCGGTCAGAGCTACTTGGTCATACACGAAGGGACCACTACCCCAGCGGTCTACACGGAAGAGGAGGTGGAATCTGAAACAGCAGCATACTGGAAAGTAACCCATAACGCATTCGGTCTTCCCTACTGCAAGGAAGTCGCCACTTACGGAGAAGCTGAGGTCTATGTGGAATCTCTGGACATCTCCGACGGTGTGGCCGAGCCAGTGATAGAAGGCCCCTTTTACTCAGACAAGCCCTTGGTTGAAGGACCCAGGGCTACTCAGGATCTATTCGATCACCTGTTGGAAGACAGTGACGAATTATGACAAGAGACGAAAACATGAAAACACAAGAAAAGCTATGTGCGTTCGGGTGTGGCAAGGAAGTCCACAACGGACGCAGGCTGTGCAAGGAACACCTCGAACACCAAAAGAACAAGATGGCTGCTTACCGGGCCAAACGTAAGAAATTGATGCTATGCTCAAGATGCCCCAACGCTGCTCGGATTCTGCCGGACGGCTCGGCCAGCACTCTGTGTGATCAGTGCAGGGCTCATGTCAGGACACTGGAAGCACAGGGCGCGGAAGCTTGACATGAAAATCCAGCAAGTCAAAGACGGCCATTGGGAGCGGGCCGAGAAATTATGGCAGCTGCTAGACGACATTGATACCCTCGACGATGCGTGCCGCGCCGATGATCGACAGTTCCGGGATCGCGTGCGCTCCGTTCAACAGAAACGCTTTGGAATCTTGACCTCTGACGGGTACGAACTCTACGTGCCGGATGAACCCATGACCCCTACAAACCAAGCCGCTAACCAAGAAGCCACAACCATCGACGAGAAAATGCTCTTGCTGTCGATGGTGCAGGCAGTCGTCCGCCAACCGGAGAAGGTAGCCATCTCCACAACCCGAGGACGGGACGTCTCAGTCCTGACCATCTCTGTCGATCCTCAGGACATCAGTCACGTGATCGGCAAAGAGCACCGTACCATTCAAGCTTTGACCCATCTGATCGCCAAGTCTGCGGCGATGGTTGGCCGCCGCGTGCTGGTCAACCTGGACATACAAAACGACCCTGAGGTTTAGACCGTGGCCCGCGTTCCAAAAAGTAGGGCGTTAGAGAGAGTATGCCACTGCGGAAAGGCCTTCACTGCTGATGCCACTAGGGTATCCAGAAAGGACTTCTATTGCTGCAGTTTGGGGTGCCGAAAAACTGCTCCTTTACCAGCAGAGCTTCTGCTAACGGAATATCTATGTCCTCGTTGCAGTAGGCCATCCTTGGGCTCCAACTTCGAGTGGTACCGAGACGTAAGGTACAGCGCGGGCTGGAGAAGGTTTGGGTACTGCTATCCTTGTGGGATCATGCGGAGCCAAGTGTACTATTCTGAACACACAGAAGAAGCTAAAGCTCAGCACACCAAATGGCGAAGGTCTCATTTAGGTAGTCAGGATGATGCCAGTCTGCGTTTTTGGTTTGCAAGGCAGCTCGGTGGTTACCGGAAGAGAGCCAGAGACGCTGGTTTCCCATTCGATCTCAACATTGAACATTTGAGCAACCTCTATCTGATTCAAAACGGGGAATGTTACTATACAAAAGAGAAATTGGTGTGGAATAACCCCGAGATCCGCCCCAACTCGATGTCAGTAGATCGTCGAATACCCGAGCTTGGGTATGTAGTAGGCAATGTCGTACTTTGTACTTTCAGAACCAATACCATGAAGGGTGCTCTATCGGAGAGTGCCTTCTACGAGGAATGTGCCCTCATCTTAGAGAAGAAGCAGGAGGCCGGACGATGACTACCATCTTGTGGATCACGGACCCACACTTGAATTTCCTCAGGGCCACGGAAATGGCAAGAATGTTCGGGGAGTGTGTTCGTGAAGAGCACATATTCGATAGAGTTGTAATCACCGGGGATATCGCTGAGGCCCATAGCGTTAAGCCCCTTCTGAATCTATTTGCCCAGGGAGTTGGAAAGGACAAACCCGTTGCGGTTGTCCTTGGTAATCATGATCATTATGGGGGATCAATTGCCTCTGTGAACAAAGAGATGTGCTCAGGATTGGCGGACAACCTCACATGGCTCGATACCGCTGGTCCGATCCTGTTGGATGACGACACGGCCTTGGTCGGCAAGTACGCATGGTATGACGCACTGCTTGGTGACTGCATCAAGTCCAATGTGATGCTGCATGACTTCAAGGCCGTGGCTGAATTTCGTGCCGTATTTAATGAGTACGATTGGGAATTCGAGGCTAGACAGGGGAGTCGAAACCCCCTGTTACGGAGGCTTCGGAACCTAGCGATCGACTCAGCCACCATTGCCAAGAAGAACCTGGAGGAGGCGCTCAAGGTTCGGAAGCATGTGGTGTTCGCCACGCATATCCCGCCGTTCGCTGGGGCTTGCTGGCATGAAGGCAAGCTGTCCGATGACCAGTGGATGCCTTGGTTCACCTGTTTGACGATGGGCAAGATGCTAGCCAATACAGCGGAGCGGCACCCGGACTGCAAGATTCTAGTTCTATGCGGGCACACACATAGCCCGGGGCTCTACCAGCATGCCCCCAACCTGAGAGTGATCACAGGCAAGGCTCGCTACGGTGCCCCGGACGTCGCTGGATTGATTGATCCTACAGCTTTTGAGGGTTGGTGATCGGCCCATACAAAGCCGAATACCGGTGCTGTCAATGCCAACACCGGTTCGACATCATGCAGGGGCCAGGGAGTGATCCACACAGTCACGCTGTTTGCCCGAAGTGCGGCCATCTCTGGGTGGAGTGGCTCAACTTCCGGCAGCTCGCCAAGGCGCGTGGTTGGCTCAAGCTTTGAGGCGTTGCTCGATCATGGCCTTCACGCGGCCATACACGGCTCCGTACTGATGCATCTCGTTGCAGAGGATGCGCTTCGACCAGCGACCAATCTCGCGGTCAACGGCGCCCTTGAATGGCCAAGAGAAGTAGTACTCGGAACCCGTAAAGCTCTCGGCGATTCGAGCCTTCTCAGCCTGGGGGATCCCACTGCGGCCGTACCAGAATATGACCGCCATAGACATCGCGTAGCCGCGCATCTCGGACTCTTTACGCCACGGAGCCGGAAGGGGGAGGAGGCATACGAGGGCCAGAAGAGGCCACCAGCTCCAAAGTACCGGTGCCAGGAGCGCGAGCAGGGCTAAGCCTTGGGGCATCACGTAGCCAAGCATGAACAGGGCCTTGTTCTCCCGGTAGTCGTTGGCGTGCACGCATTCATGGGCCAGTACTGACCAGGAATGGTGGTAGTTGTTCGCTACCCCTTCCCTGGTGGGGAAGTAGACGGTTTCCCCGATGGTGGTCACGAACCCTCGCATGAAGTCCCGGTTGAAGAACATCAGCGCCCCGATCAGCTTCATCAGCCAGGACTCGTTTTTGTACCTGACCGTCACTCCCTCCGAACGTGCCAGGTCTTCGAACATCGCTTTGTGGTCAAAATCTGCCATCACGCACCTCAAAAGTTGCTAACCCATACCAGAGGCTCAACACAAATGGGTAAGTCATCGGTGTAGTAAAGGCAATGGAAATCGACAAGAGGGACGAGACAATCGCGATCCTCAGGGAAGCTCTGCGGTTCTACGCGGCCCCAGGGAACTACCACGCCATCAGCTTCATGTTCGACCGGCCGTGCGGAGGCTTCGCGGACGACTTCAGCAAGGACCATGGAGACGAGTTCTACCGCCGTAGGATGCCCGGGGCTCTAGCCCGCCGGGTGCTCCGGGAGAGCGACAGCGGGGTACTTTCACCGGTCCAATGCGAGGCCCACGGAATACCACTCAGGGTCGAGCCTCAGCTCTTCTGTGACAAGTGCACCGAGGAAGCTTTAGGGGACGAGGAAGCGAGCAGCGACTCGCTCTGAAGCTGTCTTCTCTTTGGGCTTCTTCTCGGACTCATCGTCCCCGCCCTTCATCTCGTTGAGGATCTTGGTCAGGTCCTCATCCGAGAGGTCCTCTTCCAAGGTTTTAGCAACGGCTGCCAGGATGAAGTTGGTCATGACCTCTTCCGGGTTCGCGCCCTTCTTACCCTCTTCCGAGGCGAAGTGCTCCATTAGGTGAGCGATGCCGTGCCCAACGTGGCCTAGCTCGTCCATTACGTGGAGGTGGCCCATGGACTTGTGCACGGATTTAGCCGCGATGTGCCGGGCCAGACCCTTGGCAAATATACCGGCGGCCCCAAGAGGTCCCGTCGCCGTGAGAGCTGCCGCTGCACCTCCGATAGCCAGATGCGTAGCAACCGCTCTGAAGGCGTGCTTCTGGTGCTTGGTCATCTTGCCGCCGGATAGCACTGACTTCACGCCAGCCGCTGCATCCTTGAACTCCTTGACCTCATGCTTGGCCGTATCAACCAAGTTGTCGAGCATCTTCTTGGGGGTCTTGGCTAGGTGAGAACCTGCTTCCTTCAGGGTGTTCTTGCGGAACTCATGATCCCCCAAGAAGCTCTTGATAGCTTTGGGGGCCGACTTCGCAAATGACTGAGCGGCATCAGACAGCCCCTTCAAGGTGTCCTTCCATGTCTCCAAACGGCCCGGCTTCGCACCCTTGGGGGCCTCATGCTCGTCATGATCCCCGTGCTCGTCATGATGGGGCTTCTTAGCTTCTGGCTTCTTAGCTTCTGGCTTTGGAGCCTTGGGCTCTTCCTTCTTGACCTCCGGCTTGGGTGCTGGAGGCACTTGCTTCTTCTTGGCAGCGTCCGGGATTGGCGGGGGCTGTTTCTTGCCTGGCCCACCCGGCTTCTTTACAGTGTGCTTGGCCTTATCCGCGTCCGGATGCTCCTTCAGGTATTCCCTGAGAGCTTCGGGAGATGTGAATTCCTTAGCCTGTCGGGTCGCCCTCTGGACAACCCTCTCTGTAAGACTCGCCATGTCTTGGCTATTTCATCGAAGGAACCTCGGAACGCTCGCGAGCCCGGATGAACATCAGCATCCTCCCGAGTTTGTTAAGCCCAGTCCCGTTCTTGCCGGAACCCCAGTAAGCATCTTTGGGGGCGTTCTCGATCAGCTCGACATCCCCGGTGTCGAGCAGTTTACTGCGCAGTTCTCTTCTCTGAGAGAACTTGTGCGTCAGACCCATGAACATCATGTGGTCCTTGGTCAGGTCCAGCATGTAGCCATGCTGATCCCGGAACATCTCACGAAGCGCCGGGGTCCCCACCTCGTCTTCCCAATCTGGGCGGCATTCAATCTGCCCGCCCCAGCGCTTGGCTATCCCCGGGGTGAGCGCGCTGCGGATCTGCAGTTGCACTGCCGGGTCATCGCTCTTCATGCTCTGGTAGAAGTGCTCAACCGAAGGGTACTGAATGCCCTGGACCTCGAAGATTGCCCCGAAGAAGTTGGACAGGTACCCGTTAGGACCCCGGTTGCTGTAGAACTTGAGAGTCATGCCCACACTCGAATCTGGGCATTGGGATTCTCTATGCAAGCCTCTAGAACTCTAGTCACAAAGTCCACCAACCCGTCGTAGGTTCCCCACCCATTCTCGGGGTCCATGGCTTTGAACCTCTCTGGTTCTGCCTTGAGTAGCGCGAGTCCCCTCTCTAGAGTCGTGATGGCGTCACCGGCCAGTTTGAATGCATTCTCGTCCGGGCGCCAAAGTACCTCGTACAATCCTGCCTCCTTGGCCATGCCAGCAAGATTGTGGGTGACGTTACCGCTGAACACCTGGGTGGGGCGCATCTCTTCGAGGTAGAAATCTAGGCTCATGTCCGGCTCTCCTGGGCTGCCCAGTCTGAAGTGAATGGGGTTGGGTCGTTGGCAAGTAGTCTCAGCTCATTCAGGTACTGAGGGTCCGAAAACTGTCCCACGAACGGAGCCACCGAGAATGGTTTGCTTCGATGGTGAACCGGAATGCTCACGGTGGGGGTTCCTTGTGCGCATGGCGGGAAGGTCAGGGTCGCCCCGAGCTTAGCGGTACGAAGCAGGGACAGCAATCCGGGCTCCTCTTCCATACCCTCAGGCCACCCATGGTCCTTGTATGGCCAGACTCTGCCATCCCAACCCAAATCCTCCAAGAAGAGGCAAACCTGCCGATCACTCTTGGGTGTGATCGGCAAGCCCATCGTCAGGCCGCCGATCGCCTTGATGCCCCCTTGTTCCAAGACCGTGAGCTGAAGCCCTAGCACGGGCCAGTTGGCTTTGCGTTGCTTGATCCACCCCAGCAGCGCGAAGGCGTGGTAACGACCCAAAGGGAACTTCCCATGCGAGACTGAAGCGGTGGGTACATCCTGCACCCCCCAAGCCTGGATGTAGTCCTTGGTTTGTTGATCGGTCACCTCTCCTATTACACCAAAACGAAGGGGCCAGAAGCTTGCGCTCCCAGCCCCTCTTGGGTGTCACTCAGTCAGATCACTGACTGCCGTCGTTGCAATCCGGGAGCCCGTCGCCCGCTCCCGTGGAGCAGTCCTCGAATCCGGTATCCGTGAGGGTGCACGAATCGGTGTCGGTCTGATCCGCGGAGTCCAGGACGCCGTCACCGTCCTTGTCCCCGTTGGTTGCACAAGCGGGAAGGCTGGTGTCGGCGAACCCGATAGCCGGGAACGAGAGCGCAAGCGCGCCAAGTAGAACGAACGTTGCTGTTAGCTTTTTCATGGTTGTTGATTCCTTGAGAGTTGGCTGTTGGTGATGGCTTACTGGCAGGCCTTGGCCCAGCCGATGCCCTTGTCCCAGACGTTGATGGTGCCGGCGCTGCAGCCGAACTTGATTTCACCGGTGTCACTGCCGCGTTTGCACGCGAGGATTTGGCTGCAGTTGCAGCCGCCCTTCTGCAGCACTGAGTCACCAACGCTGTTTGGCTTGAGGGACTGAGTTGGAACAGGGCCGGACAGGTTGGTACCCGGGCAGAGGTCCACGTCGTCACTCACTCCATCCAGGTCGCTGTCGCTGATGTAGAAGAGCGCCGTATTCTTGAGACCGTTTACGATGAGGGATGTTCCGGCTCCGGTGGAGCGGCACATCGTGTCTGGGGTGCGCCAAACGATGCAGGCTCCTGGGGCGGGGAGATCCGCCTTCTTGACCTTGACCGCTGTATTGGGGCAAGCACCTTGTGAGTCGATGGTTGCACCCGGGACGTCGTTGATGCAGAAGTCGCGGTTTGCGTACGGGATCGTGACCGACTTGGTGACACCCGGTGGCAGGGTTGCATTGATAGCGATCGCTGGCTTGGTGCTGCCCCCGTTACCATCGGACGCGGTCACGGTGATGACCTGAGAACCACCCACGGGTCCGGTACCAGGCGGGAACGTCACTCCGAAGTTTGAGCCGCCGGGCGTACTGATCGTGGCGGTGGTGGAGCCATCGGGGTTCGGAGTGGTGGTGGAGTTGCCGCCTGAGGTCTGGATGGGGATGCCCTGCACCAGTGAGCCGTAGCTCAGGACGCGATTGAGAGCATTGTCGACCACGAACAACCGTCCGTAGGTGGCATCCCATGTAACGCTGTTGGGGAACAACATTGATGCGGCACTTGCCGGCTGGTCCAGCCAGGTGAAGGTGCCGTCCTGGGTGTTTTGACTCACGTGACCACAACCCAGAATCTGATGAACAGGATCTGATCCTGGATCAACGGCGCCACCGGTCAAACTCGGGTATCCGAGCACATTGGACGGCGGGAGCCCATTCTGGGTCTTGGTTTGTGCATCTCCGGAGATGTCATAGGAGACGACTCGGCAGTTGTAGAAGTCCGCAACGAACAGCCGGCGACCAGCATTGTCCACCGCAGCGGCGGCTGGGGAGTTCAAGTATGGGCCACCACCGTACGTGACGGGCAGGGCGTCATAGTTGGGCTGTCCAATGACCCAAGTGGAGGGTGCACCGTTCGCAACCACGGAGGACAGGTTCGCACCCGCCGAGTAACGCCATGCGCGTACGCCATTTTGGGTCGGAACGTAAAGCGCACCTTCCGTGGGATCCCACGCCGGTTTGCCCGGGAAGTTGATGCCGCACGCGTTGGGGGTGTGCGTGCCGACTGGGCCTGAACACGGGGCGTCGACTCCGCCTTCAGACACGAGACTCTGTTGTCCGAGGACTTTCACCGCTGCCATGTTGTTCGAAATGCCCGAAGACAAGTCGAAGAACATCACGCGATTGCCCTCAGCATCGGACACGATGAGGGTCTTGGAGTTCGCCTCGAATGCGAGCCCGAAGGGGGCTAGCGAACAAGCATTGATGCCAGAGGTGGCAGATCCACTGCAGAAGCGGTTCGGCTCCGTGGTGGTGAAGTCCGACTGACCCAACACGAACACCGAGGTCTCACCGTTGGTGTTCGTGTCCCCGATGTTGAAAAACAACACGCGGTGCTGCCAGTAGTCACTGACAGCCAGGTACTTCGCAGTACCGAGCTTGATCACCACTACACTGGTTGGGGAGTACAGGTTGCAAGCGTTAGCCGGACCGGGCCACGGCACATTCGGATCCGTGCTGTTGACGCAACCAACCGCTGGGTTCTGGAAGTTGCGTTCCACGCTGGTATACGTGCCTTGGCCGAGCACGAACAGGGTGGGGGCATTGGTTGAGCCGTTGCGGACATCCTTGGCTAGGACCCGCTGGCCCCAGGACTCCACGATGTACAGGATGCCGGTCTCAGGGTCGAAGTCCGCATCATTGGGGGCCGTCACCGTCTGGTCACTCGATGGCTGAAGCACCTCGAATGCCTCGATGTCAGTCAGGGGAACCCCTACCTGTTTCACCGGATGGTTGAGGTCCGGCTGGCCAATGACCCCACCTGCAGGCATCCCGTTGCTCAGAATGAGCTGGGCGGTTGCACCTGCTGCGATGGCCAACATTGCGCACGTGAACGCAATTGTTGCCGTTTTTGTGAATGGCTTCTTCATATGGATTTGCGGCTTCACCCGATGGGTACGGCAGCCGTTCCGGTGAATGGTTACGAGCATCTAACTACCTGGCCGTTTGGGTTTGGTCAATGGCCTATTCGGCTATTTTGACCCGCCCTGGGGTTTTTCGGTGTAATGGTGTTCATGCTGATCGATGTGTCGAGAAGACCCGTGCGCCTGATCTTTGAGGAGTGCCCAACCATCATTGTGGTGCGCTCCATGCGAGTTACAGGACAGGCTGACGGGCTGCTTCACCAGGACATCTCGTCCATGAACGTGTCTCGTTCTCCAGCGCGAACCAACACACTGGCTCCAAAGGTAGCGTTGCACCAGAAGGGGTACGAGTACATCGAGACCATTCTCCCCGGTTCAGAGCAACCCCAGGAGCTTGGCTATCTCGAAAGTGAGGTAGCCCGTACCAGAGAAGCAATCAGAAGGGGAGAGGTTAGGATCGCTCCCCCGCGCCCGCGGGTAGCACTGAGCAACGAGCCCTACTATGTGATCTCCGGGCATCAGGATCAGTTCGCAAAGCAGCTTGGGGTATGGAGGATCAACTTCGTCTCTGGGGCCGGCCCTAAGAGTCAGCGACTGTTGACCCTGTTGGACGAAACGCACGGCACGGTACTGTTCACATGCCAGGTCCCTCCGGTATCCACCACAGATGGGATCTTCAAGATCAACACTCCACTGGAGCGCTACATTCGCCGCCCAGATGCAGCCCCTGGGTTGTGGAAGATGCTGCGGGAAGAGGGCGACGATGAAGTCGACTGACTATAACTGCCGCTGGTATGGAGGTGCCTACGGTAGCTTCAACTATGAGTCCGAATATTTCACACGTTGGGGAGCCCGTTGGGACTACTCGGCTGTGATCCGTGATTCTGAGGGGCCTAGGGATAGTGCCACCACTGTCATGGGTAGGCTGGACATTGACGGGTTCCGTAGCCAGAAGACTAGGCGCTATCGTCCCACTGAATGGTCGGTGAGCTTGGAGTTAGGACACCACAAGCAAGGGGTGGCCACCGGGAAGTGTCGCTCTCTCCTGCAAGCCATGCGAGATGCCGATGCAGCTCTAACTCAAGACGTGGTAAGCCAGTTCTTGTCCGAGGTGTACTGTCTATCCCCTTTGACCGAAAGCGTGTATAGGTACGTCCATAAGACCCCTAGCTTGTTTGAACACCTAAGAGCTGGGAGCCCGGCTGAGCTGAAGCGCATCCAACTGCTGAACCCGCGTAACTGGATTCCTTGGATGTCAGATCTGGGGATTCGAGGGGAATCCAGTTGGGCACTAGGGGGCACGTCCAGCGCGCCCAACACAGGCACCTTCCTAACTGTCAGCTCTCAGGATGGGAAGCTCCGCGGTAGCATCACCATCCGTGAGAACTGGTCCACCACCTGGCAGTCAGATGAAGGAGTGCAGGAGCTTGCTAGACGCCTCGGTTCCTGGACTCACGGATCTGAGTCGAACTCAGATCTTGATAGGGAGACGGGGGCATCGACGAGAACATGTACCGATACTCTTTCGGCACGCCCTGCAAGATCTCTTCTACATTGTCTTCTCCCCGGGGGTTGACCAAGAAGCCAACGTAGAGGTTCGACATCTCTTCCAGCATGGGTTGGATCTCGTGACCCCACTTCGGGTCCAACAACGTCCGCAGAGAGTCTGTGCCCATGATGATGGTGCACCCCGGAAAGAGTCTGGCTTTCTCCAGGTAGGTGGCTCCTTGATCCAGGAACAACACATCGCGCTTCCCATGCAACCAATGCAGGCGGTCCAGCATGTCCGACAAAGACAACGGGGGCTTGTGCGGGGCATTGGTTGTGATCTGGAAGACTGTGTATTCGTCCCCACAGTGAAAATGACCGTCATGTGCCGGATTGAAAGAGCCCGGGTACAAGACGGGGCTCTTGTCAGTCAGCTCCGCTAGCCTCCTGCCATCACGGGTGAAGAAAGGTCGGGCCAAGAGGGCCTTGCGGGCGTCGTCCGAGGCATCTACGATCTTGGAATAGCAGTAGCCTGGCAGCTCGGTCTCGACTCCCGCGGCATGAAGGATCATCATCAACCCGTCGGCGTCGGCGCAGTTACCGTCCCCAACTCTGGCGTCAACCCCTGCCTTGTCCAAGGTCGTCTCTGATCTTCTGCGTGCTCTTTCTCGCTGAAGAACTTCATGAACACGTAGGTGACATCACGCCTTTCGCTAGGTCTGGCTTGTGACTTACGTTGTTCTTTTCGACGACGTGCGGCTCTTTTGGCTCGCTTTTTTATGGTATTGGACACTCCTGTCCCTCCTCACAGTTCGAAGTTGATTCCACGCCGGGTAGCGCGATCGTAAGCCTCTTTGTTGAAGCGGTAGAGACGTGCAGCACCACCGGTGCGCCGCTCCTTGACGGTCCCAGTTTCCTCTAAGAAGCCGGCCTTCTTGTTCAAGACACGCAGTTTTTTGCGGAAGTTGCTGGGTTCTGGGTAAGGCTTATCAGGGGTCGCCTTACCCAGAATTGCCTGGTAGACCTTGCGGAGCTGTTCCAGCGTGAATGTCTCGGGGAGCAGATTGAACCCCACCGGGGCGTAGCGGATCTTGGCCTGCAAGCGCTGCACCGCAGTCCGAAGAATCAGGGCGTGATCGAACGCCACCGAATCTTTCCCAAAAGACAGCGCCTCCCAAACGTCCACCCACTCGGCGCGGCTCGCGTCGGAACCGGCTTCAGGCTTGTGGTCTTGAGTGCGGACTAACGCATAGTGCGCCACCGAGAAAACGCGGCCCCGAGGGTCGCGCTCGGGAGCATCAAACGTCCCGAGCTGTTCGAGGTAAGCAACCTCGATGCCCGTCTCCTCTTGCATCTCGCGGCGCGCTGCTTCGTAAGAGGTCTCGCCCTTGAGGAACTCTATGAAGCCACCGGGGAGCGCCCACTTTCCCTTGAAGGGGTCTTCTGCACGCTTGATCAGCACCACCTCCAAGCGCCAATCCGGGGTGAGCCCGAACAGGACACAGTCTACGGTGATGTCCGCTTTGGGGTAGTCGTAGGTGTATTTGGATTTGGGCATCGGTTCTTTCAATGTGGTATCTCTTACCACGTTCGATGAGTGGATTATGGTATCTGGTACCACGTTGTCAACGCGTTTTCTCAACTATCTTGTAAACGGTTGAAATGTGGCCCATTGCGGGTACTATTGCATATCGGTGTACTAGATGCTACACCGGCCACATGGGTTGTTTTGACTACAGCTGTGCCATCTCTGGGCTGTCCATTGGATCCCAGGATCCCGTGCGCTTCCTGCTACTTACTCAGAACCCTGTCACCGATGAGAAGGGACATCGAGGGTGGAACCCTAACTCCTGGTGGGTGCCTCGCTGCTTTCCCGTGCGCGCTCTTTACAGCCACTACGGCACCGTCGAGAACATCGAGCAGGGCGTAGGGTTTGACATCATGTTGGAGGGGCTCCGCCGGGACATCGTGACCCGGGAAGTCGGGGAGAACGAGTACCATGACGTCCCGGTTTGGCCCGACATGCCGTGGGACAAATTGATGGAGGCCCTTTGGGAAGAACGGGTCCTGGTCAAGATCGAACCTGCGATTGCGGTCCTCGCGACGATCAAGACCCCGCTTGTCGACTATGCGATGATCAGAGAAGACGTGTGGCAGCGCTTGCTCCGCGTTCCCATCATCAACACGTTCACGGACAACACCCTGAGGATCAAGCACTTCCGGAAGGAGATCCGGAAGCTGTACTCAGAAGCCTTGGCTCACCGAGACGATAGTGTGAGGATCAAGGAGATCATGGACAAGGCGGGACAGCCAGATTTCGATTTCGATCAGGCGTGGGAGGATTTCCACCACCCGCTCGCGTCTCTTGGTCTTCAGGTTCAGTTCGTCCCCGGAGTTGAGACTCATTGGCGGCTGCTGGTATCTCGCGGGCTGCCGATCGAGCAGGTTGAGGGCATCTTGGATTCGATCGCCGAACTCGGCTACTTGACCTGCATGCTGGCCAACCTCGGGCACCAGTGGAGGCCCTCCACCACGTACGGGATGCAACACGGGGACTTCCGTTTTCACACGCAATTCCTGCAGGCACTCGCGCAAGTTGGGAACAAACTTGCCAAGGAGCAAGAACAAAACGATTGACCCCCTCCCGATCTTAGGTACCATTCATCCAGGAGACAACTCATGCCCGACCAACGCCACGTTCTGCAAACCCTTCTGGAAGATTACGGCCTGCCGACCCGGAGCTACTCGGGGCGCGGCATGTACGGCAAACCCTGTCTTGGGGTGGAAGCCGGTGACCGGGATCTCCTGAAGGCGGTTTTTGAGATCGGCTTCGAGCTGGGGGAACGCACCGGCGAAGATGAAGCGGAGAACAAAGACCGCGACCCGAACTACGCGCTCAAGCAGGAACGTGAGGCCATCACCAAGGCCCTGTCCAGCATGCGCCAAGAGTCTCTCGGGCTCGGGGTGATCACGTACTTCCCGGGGGTTCCTTTCGTGGAGAATGCGTCGGAGCAAGACTTCGACGGGTGTTCTAACTGTGACCTGCCACTCTCCGAATGTGAGTGTTCCAGCTTCAGCATCCGGCTCTGTCGGCGATCGCGTTAGGCATCAGCCTTGTGACGTAGGGACTCGACCCAGAGCTTCTGGTGCTCTGTCAAGTCCTTCCCATCTCTCAGCTCGGTGGAAAACCCTTCGAACGCAGTCCGCTCCCCCGGCGACAGATTCTTGGAGGCCAACAGCTTCCCGATCAGGATCTTGTAGGAGGGCTTCTTCGGTTTGGGCATCCTGATACATACACCAGTGAAATCGGTCACTTGCCGGTGTAACAGTGACGAAATGTTTCGGCTATGAATCTGCGCACCCCATAAGTATTGACAGATGCCCCACTCCGGTGTATTCACAGAGAGCCAGCCTGCAGTCACTAGCAGCAGAGGAACTACATGATCATCGATCACCCAACGATCCGACACGATACGCGTTTTGGCAGTGAATCGGCCAAGATGGTGCAGTGCGACTTTTGCCCCACCACGGCCCCCGTCGGGTTCGACATGCATGAAGCGGTGGACAAGGCGCGCTCGGCCGGGTTCATCACGATCCGCGGGCGGACCGCGATCTCTCCGCGCAAGTGGAGTTGCCCGAAGTGCACCGTCAGGCGTAACACCGCCTCGTAGCTGGTGTAGATGGGAGCATGTGGCAATTCATGTTCCCATCTAAAGCTCCCCTGGTGGAGGCTGTGGGGCGTCAGTATCGACGCAAGCAGGACACCATGACCTAGGAGCTGGTGGCTATCGACACGACGGCTGACACGGTCAAGCTTCGCGGCCCCGGCTACGGCAAGGGCCACATGACGATCAGCCGCACCGAGTTTCAAAAGGATTGGGTAGCAGCATGACCACAGCAGTTTACGCGGGAAGCTTCGACCCTGTTACATTGGGGCATCTGGACTTGATCCTCAAGGCCAGCAAGTCGTTTCAAGAGGTCATCGTAGGAGTAGGTGCCAACTCCCAGAAGAAGCAGCCCTTGTTCGATCAAGACGAGCGAATCAAGCTGGTCCGAGGGGCCTTATCAGAGATTAGTGCCACGAAGTCAGGGCTCCTGAGCAACAGCACTCGGGACCGCATCTATGTGATGCCATTTAATGGCTTGCTGGTGGACTTCTGCCTAGCACAATCGGCAACCGTGATCGTGCGCGGGCTGCGCGCCGTAAGTGACTTCGAGGTCGAGATGGCTATTGCACATGCCAACAGCAGCATGTGCCAGCACATCGATACCGTGTTCTTCCCCACCAAGCCCGAGCACTCTTTCGTGTCCAGCTCCACCGTCAAAGAGATCGCCTTCCATCCCAGCACCACCGGATGGGCCAGCCTTCACCAATACGTGACCTCCAATGTGTTGGAAGCTCTTCGAGAGAAGAAGTTCAAATGAGCCCCCTACTTGGGCTCTACTGCATCGGCGCCATCGTGGCTGGGATCATTGAGGGTCACTATCAGTACGGGCGATTCAAGAATCGAGCCCAGCTGGGATTGAGTACCTCCGAAGCGGTCCAAGAAGCCGCATTCTACGTGCTGGGGACTGCCATCTCTTGGCCGCCCGTCGCTGCATTCTGGTTGCTCATGGTGCTGATCTTCAAATTGTGGGATCTCTACGTCGCATGGAAACGTTGAGTCGGTGTAGTCTAGGGTATGCGAAAACCCATTGTCTATACTGCCGGTCCGCTCGGGTTCTCTGAGGTTGGCCGCGCTTTCCACAACGGCACGTTCGTACCCATGCTTGAGCGGCTCGGCTTCGAGGTGCTGGATCCTTGGAAACTGACCCCTGATGAGTTGGTGCGCCCCGTGCTGGACATGCCGTACGGGCAAGCCAAGAAGAGCACCCTTGAGACCCTCAACATCGTGATCGGGCGGAACAACCGCAATGCGATCCAAGCCTGTGACCTGGTGGTCGCCGTGCTGGATGGAACCGACGTTGACAGTGGGACCGCGGCAGAGGTCGGCTACGCGGCCGGGCTCAACAAGCCGATCGAGGGCTATCGGGGAGATTTCCGCCGGGCATCAGACAACGACGGCAGTGTGGTGAACCTGCAGGTCGAGTTCTTCATGATGCATCATTCGTACCATGGTCGGATTGCAACCAACATGAGTGAGCTGGAAGCCAACCTTCTCGGGTACTTGAGAATGTTCTCGGCTCTGAGGTGATGAGTCTACTGGCTAGCTGTGGTCACGATTGTTCCGCCCACAAAAAGTTGGAGATTGGGAGTCGCAGTTGGGGCACACGAAACGGAGATTGTCAATCCGATCATCATTGCGTTCACCGTTAATGTGGTCTAAACGCAGGACAAGAGGTTTCCCTCTCCACTCTGGTCCCATGCCACATTCTGCGCAATTGTAGGGAATCAGACTATGAGTCAGGATCACGCGTTTCAGAGTCTTACGGGCATAGGATCCGTTGGGAACAAGAGCCGACTCCGGAGTAGCCAGTGGACGTCGAGTCACCGCTTTCCAGTGTTCTGTACTCAACCCTAGCTTCTGTACCGTGTTTCTTACTAGCGCATAGCTCGTGCCAACTCTGGCTATCCCCAGATATTGGATGGCTCTCAGAGTGGATGTGGTACGAGAGACCGCTTCTATGATTTCTTGTTCAGTAGGTGTACGAGATTTTTTACCCATATGTAGGTTAGGACTTAGAATGGCGGTCCCGAGGTGATTCGAACACCCCTACTGCAATTTTAGAGGTTGCTGCCTGGCCACTAGGCTACGGGACCATGTCCTACATCTACACCATTTTATGGATTCTGTCGCGCTCTTTTGTCTGGAGTTTTTGACCGCCCAAGTGTCTTAGGGGTAAGACTTCCCTCTGAACCAAAGGACACTGAACATGGGTAAGACAGCAATCAAGGCTCCTCGCGGCAAGACCAGCTTCCGGCTCGATCCGAACGACCCGCGCCTGCGTCTCATCGGGCACGACACCAACCACAAGGATGGCGAGCACATCTGCTACCAGGAGCGCGCCCACCTTCCGGTGGATGAGGAGTTCGCGCAGTACATGGCGGTCCATGGCTGCACCAGCGTCCTCATCGTCTTCCGGGACGGGGACTTCCTGGACATCGTGGTCGGCCGCCGCCGTCTCAAGGCTGCACGCCGCGCCAACGAGATCCGAGCTGAGCGCGGGCTGGACCCGATCCGCATCGAAGTCCAGGTCTTCGACGGTACGCCCCTCGAAGTTCTGGCCCTCATGATCACCGAGAACTCGCGGCGTCTCGAACCGCACGCCATTCAGATGGCGCTCGATCTCAACCGCTTCCTCCGCCTGGGGGCGACTCTTACGGAGGCAGCGTTCACGATCGGCAAGTCCGAGCAGACGGTCACCAACTACATCAGCCTTCTGCGCCTCTCGACTCCGGTGCAGGAAGCGGTTGCCCGCGGTGACCTCGCGGTGTCGGCGGCCATCGAACTGCTGAGCCTCACACGCGACGAGCAGACGGTCGAGCTGGTGAGCTTGCTGGCAAAGGGCGAGCGCCCGACGGCCGCCAACGTCAACGCGGCGGTCCGTACCAAGAAGTCCGGTGAGGCGGTTTCCCCCGCGCCCAAGACGCGCACTCTCCGCAAGCTGATCGCAGCGGAGGGCGCCGAGGAAGTGCTCGGGGAGAACGGGATCGCGCTCATCCGCTTCGTGCTCGGCGAGCTGCCGGCGCGCAACATCAAGGGCCTGACCGAGCTGCTCCGCAAGGTGGAGAGCAAGAAGGCCTGACCAACAACCAACGCCGCCCGGGGAAACCTGGGCGGCGTATCGGTGTAATCATAGCGGTGCGGAACAGAGCCCACAAGAACCTATCCCTGAGTTACTACCAAGAAGGTGGTGCCCCAGAGGTATGCGCCACGCTCAATCTGACACCTCCGGATACCAGGCAGTACGTGCTCCGGATGTTGGTGCACCACCCCATACATGGGTGGGAGATCCCGTCAGACTTGGCTTGGTTGGCCCCCGGGATCGCGCTGGCCGTCGACTACCAAAAGTCGGTACTGCACAGAGAGGTGGCCTACTGCTATGTCACCGTCCGACATGGGGAGGTAACCTCCAGCACGGATGATGTATGGCATGTGGACGGCTTTTCGATGCGAGAACCTCACTTGCCGGAGCACGACTACCTCTGGTGTGACCGCAGTCCTACCGAGTGTTACACGGCAGGCGTGCGTGTGCCGGATGACTTTGATCCGATGCACCACAACCTACACTGGCTCTTCCAGGACGTGATCCCTGAGGGAGCCCCCGTTCACACTTTACCGACACGAACGCTGGTGGTGATGGACCCCTACCACATCCACCGGCGGCCCAAGATGCCCATGGGAGCGCATCGAACTCTGGTGCGTATCTCCATGTTACCTATACCCATTTTGACCCCGGATTGCGCCGTCAACCCGGCATACCCTCCGACGGTGTTGGACCGAGAAGACATTCGTCTGAAGTTGGCGCGGTACCCAATTTAACCCTGGAGTTCTTTCGCGCTGAAGTGTAGTAAAGGCATGCCCTGCTACGAAGTACAATACCACATGAACAAACCATCTAAAACCCGATTCTGCCCTCTCAACCGCAAGCTCCTTGCCGCATATCCAAGCGGAGAAGAGCAGATCGCCCTCGGAGAGCAAGTGGCCCTCAAGGTGTTCAAAAGCCGGGCCACGTTCCCCTACACTCGCATCATCGAGATCGTGGGGATGATGCAGGTGGGTAAAACTCTTACCGTCAAGGCGGCGATCAACAAGCTGACTAGTCTCGCCCCGGAACTGCGCCCATTGCTCATGTACTTCATGAGCCAGAACCAGAACATCAATAAGGTTCAAGCTGAGGACGATCTAGATCCTGACCCGAGTTCCAAGGACATAGGATGTGAACCTAACGCCATGTGTGAAGATTACATCGGCTTACACCCAAGTGCATTGAAGCAGTTCCTTGGTGGGAGGTTGGCTGGTAAACGCGCAGACGATGATGGAAAGCTTCGTTATTTTAGGGACTGGCGCAAATTGTTAGCTCGTGGTCATCAGCTCATCTTAGCGTTTGACGAGGACCATCAAGCGCTGAATCGGAACGGGCAACTTAGCAAGCTCTTTTCAGCACTTGGCATCAGCTTCCGCGACGGGCAAGAAACCATCCCGGAAAACGTAATGATATTGGCCATAGGTGCCACTGGGTGGCCTACGCGCCTAAAAGGTGTTGAGCGAGTGAAGGTGCCGGAGACCAGGGACTACTTGAGTCCTGAGGGTCTCTTTCCCCGTCTTCATCACATTACCGAGGAAGTTGTGGATGACAATGGGGAGGTCACCACTTCGTTCACAAAGTTTCTCAAGAGGTGTGCCAAAAAGCAGCCTATGAGCCTGGTCGTTCAAGCTTCTGGAGACAAGCACCTACGTGGGCACCAGGCTATAGCAAAGGCATATCGGGCTCACTACAAGAGTTTGGGGGTTCCGCGGGTCTCAGTGGTGTCCTACGGATCTACCGTTGCTTGCGACAAGCCGGTAGAGGAGTTTCGAAAGGACATGCTCCGTAAGCCTACGGAGCCAACCCTCAGACTGCTCATCAACAGCTACGGTTGTGGCATGCGTCTTGACGCTGAGATGTCCAGGTACATCTGTGGTCGCTGGCTAGGTTGTGGGGTGAAGCCGGGACAGTCGTTTGCGGACGTCCAAGCCGATGTGTGGGCTCAACGTCTGGGCCGAGATTGTGGACGTAGAAAGCGTCATCTAACCTATCCAATCGCTTGTCACGCCGAGTTCATGAAGTGGGTGATAAAGCAGATGCGCGCTGACATCCCACTCAAAGGAACCTACACGACCTCCAAAGTCAAAGGACGGCGCACTCAAGGTGGGGTGAAGGTTTATCGAGAACTAGTGGCGGTCACTGAGAAAGTCGCACGCGCACGCTACTGGTCTGAAAAGGATGGAGAGAAACTTCCCAACTGCGTGCGGCCAGGTGGCCGTACCGTCAGTACAGGTAAGAGAAATCGTGACATCTTTCGCCTGATGCTTGGCGGCAACTCTATCGGCACAAGGCATCACCATCGTGAGTTTTGCTACATCGAAGTGCCGACTCCAGGGTATGAAGATTCATTTAAAGAGTTCAAGGCCAAGTACCCGGAATTCTTCAAAGAAAATGGCGGTACCGGTTACGTGGAAATGGTCCGCGTCACGGCGGCAAACGACACGTTCACAGTCCCGCACAAAAAGTCAAGCATGATGGCCTGATTAGCGTTGCAGGGCCGCATGGAGGCCAGTCGACGGTGTATAGAAGAGTGTTCGGGTGCATCGGCTAGGTGTAAGTAAAGGGGCGCGATGGAATCCATCAAACCCGCCCCATCACCTGATTCCGTGCGCCATGCGATGGTCCTGCACCGTCTGGCGAAGCACCCTTTCGAGAGAAGGATTCCAGGCCGCCTCGTACAACAAGACGGCCTGGATATCCACATGGTATGCGGGGTATGCTCAGAAGTGATCTATGTGCTGAGCAACTAGCGGGAGAGGGCCAGGGGTAGAGAGCTAGTGATCCTCCTCCCCTCGGGTCCGAGCGCGATTGCAGTCAGCTCGTTGTTGCGATCCGGCTCCCTGAATCTGGACACCTGGATGTACCGGCCTTCAGCTTTCTTGGCCAGTGCCTCCAAGGCATCCTCATTGGGAGCCACCAGTAGCGCTAGGGTGTTGGACTCTTGGTGCCATTGCTTGGCTACCTATCCATGTTCGAAAATGAACTCGGTTATGGCATGTATTGATTGTACTGCCTGTTGTGCATAGCTTAGATCAGACCTTACAATCACGTATAGTTTCGAGATACGTGATCGCCGTTCGCATTGCTGTGGTGTTGTCATGAAAATATCCTAGTCCTTGGTTACAGGGGTTACACAGAAGTCCACGAACCCTGCCTGAGACATGGTCGTGATCTACATCGAATCTATTTGGGGTGCCCCTACATATTGCACATACCCCACCTTGAAAAGCTAACATGTCATTGTATTCATTTAGGGTTATGCCATGTGTTTTCAATAGGTAGCCATTTTTCCTACGTTCTTGGTTCTTAGCTACCCAGGCTTGCCATACGATTTTTCTCTTCTCTGGATTGGAATTTCTCCAGGCAGTATTTTTAGCCTTTTGGCACGCTTTGCAACAGCTTTGGAGGCCTCCTTCACCCGACTTGCTGAGGTGATACTCAGTGACTGGTTTAGTTTCCATACAGGTAGAGCAACGTTTGGAGCCGGTTGTTCTAACCGGGGCGCCATTCTCGGCTCTGGACTTTCTCCATTCCTTAGTGCGTTCCCTCTGACAAAGCTTACAGTAGGCTCCAACCCCCTGGCTACCCCTGGAAGCTTTGTGAAAGGAATCTATGGGCAACTCTTCTTGACATCTCGAACATTTCTTCATACAGCAGCAGAGCAACAAGAATAGTATTGAGTCAACAGGCTTAGAGGCCATCTGGACCTCCAAAGAGCTTCTGACAGATGGCACGGCCCCGCCGGTCAATCTGTTTCCACTTGATCTTGAATGACGTGCTCTCTGGGCCTCCAAACATGGAGGCGTTTGCGTGGATTTCCGCTAGGCCTGAGATCAACAACGTGGGTGCTTCCGGAAGAGCGCAGAACGCATCTATCCCATCAGCTTTCAAGGTGTGGATCTTCATGTCGAGCCGCATCAGATTGGCGGAGGCCTGGGTTCCACCTACGCCAAGCCACGTACGGTACGAGACCTCAGCGTGCTCCGGGAACTTGGTTATGCCATCTGACTGGCAGTAAGGCTTCCCACAGTCATGATAGGTCGTGTACTCCTCGATGATGTCGATTGGAGCCAACGCGCTTAACAGCTGCCCTCGATACTGTTTGATCCAACTGGGCAGTACCCACCAACCCTCTAGATGCCCTCCTTGCAAATAGGAGATCAACTGGAGGGTGTGCCAACGGACTGACAATCCATGGTCAAACACTGACTGACCTTTGGTTTGTTGACAGTCCTGCATGTCTTGGATGAGGTCAATCTACGTCATCGGAGTCCTCATCAGCATCAGGGTCCATACCGGCTAGAATCATGGCATCGAAGTCCAGGTAGCGGACTGCCCACCAGCCTATGATTTCTTTGTCCTTGAGATCCGGGTACCGGGGCCTGTCCTTAGCGTCGTAGTACCTGGCTTTCAGGTCCTCCATCGTGTAAGGGATGTGCGTTTCATGTCTGCGACGTCGACCATCTTCATAGGTATAGCGCCGCAGCCCTAGGATGGATTCGAAAAGCTCATGGTTGGCACATGAGACCTGATACTCTTCCGCACTCATCGGAACCACACCAAACACGCGGGCCGCCATTGGTGTGCCATCTGGATCTGGGTCGACGCTCCCTTCACCAATACAGTCGAACCAGTGAGGGGCTCTAGCTCGTTCTGGATGAAACGACGCCGGTAGCGGAAGGCGTCTATCACTCCAGTCTGCAGCTCTACGAGCCGGTTCAGATCAGTGTGCTCCAGAGTCCTTAGCCACACCTCATAGTCCGAGGCTCCTCCGAACCCGTGCCCTTTCTCTTTGGAGAAAAGCAGGGACAGGCCGCCCCTTTTCATGGGGGTGGCTTGGAACACTAGACGCTGGAGACGTTTGATCTCAGCCTGCAGCTGTTGAATGGTTTGCTCTTGCTCGGTCACTCGGCAGCCTCCGTGACCTGGGCCACTACCGGCGCCGCTGCATTCAACCACTGCTCGATAGCTTCGCTGGAAAGTGCCAGCCCTCGCTGATCAGCCATGGCTTTCATCCCACGGTTGATCCAGTAGAGGACATTGCGATCGTACTTGGGCTCCACCACATGATGGGGGATTCCGCGCAACATCGCGTAGCACAACAACAGGCATCGGGTGTCGCGGCCGTAGCTGCGCTTGTCGTCCCAATGCTGCCAGCGGTCCATACCGCTAGACCCATGGATCAGCTTGCGGATCTCGCGACTCTCCGCTTCACGTTGACGTAACTCTGCTTTCAATTCCGGGAACTTAGACTTCTTGCTCATGACAATTTCTCCTGTGACTGGGTGTTGACTCGTTGAAGACAACACGTCACAGGAGGGCCACGCGCGCGAGCCCAACTAGCAATCTACCAGAGATGTCCGTGAATCTGCATAGTGGGCCTAATATAGTGGCTATTGCCTACCTGTCAAGAGACAAGTAGAAAAATCTCACCAATCCCGGTCTTCGTCCATCTCATGACGGCGGCGGCTGCCCTTGTGCTGCTTTCGCGGCCGTGAAGGCATCTCGGGCGCGGGCTCATACCTGGGCTGCGAACGGTAGACTTCGGGGGCGGGCGCAGCGCGATGCTGGGCGGCTCCGGGATTGAACCCCTGTCCGGCTGCAGCGGCCTTGCGCTTTGCTCGGCAGCTCGGGCACCGGGTGGGAGGGTTGAACTGCTTCTCGGCAAAGAATGCCTGTTCCCCTGCTGTAAACACAAACTTTTCGGGACAATCCCGACACATCTTTTCCTGATCTACGTAATCCGACACTGACTCAGTCTCCTTTGGTTGCAAATGGTTAGGGCCTCATTTTAGAGAGGCGGCTCGCTACTTCCTGGGAACCCTTTGAGGAGAGCCCAGATTGACGTCGTATGTTTACCCGCATAACAGGTTCCGCGCTAGTGTTCACAGTGTAGTTAATGGTGCGCGGAACCGATTCTTCTAGTCCCGGGCGCGCTTGGCGCCGAGCCAGGTCTTTTGAGACCCGCGTCACCAGCAAGAACAGCTCGCTCTTAGCGGGGTCCCCCTGATTGTGATCGGGGTGCAGCTCTAGGGCAGCCTTCTTGTAGTTCTTGCGTACCTTAATCTTCAGCTTCTTGAGGGATGCCTCTCCTTCCAGAAAGGGGGCATTTTCTATGCTCTTCAGTTCCGCCTCGGTGACACCAAGGACCTGGTAGGCTCTCTGAAGATCGTATGCTGAAAGTGGCGCGGGCATGTGGGTTGAGGCCGGTGGGCCTCACTCAATCAACATAGTGGGGGCACAAAAGCAAACGTGCTATTAGGAACGCCCATAGTTAGTGTAGAACACGAGTCCGGAAGGCATCTCCATAGGCTTGATTTCAACCTCCCCAATCTGAAACAACCCAAAACTGGACGGTGGAGACTCTGGCTTAGGGGGGTACTCTAACAATAGTCCGGGGTTCTCATTATTGATGAGTGCATAAGCCTCCTTTACCGGCAAAGACAGTCCCCGAGCCGTGTTGGTAGCGGTCGATGAATGATGATCATGGCTGCATCTGGGTTTGTGAATCACCCAACCAAGGGCTTCTAACTCAGCCTCGTTGTGGGCATGCACCTTCTTAGATTCAATCAGCCATTGACGCTCGCGCTCGAAATCCTCTGGTGCCCAATTATCTACGCCGAGTCTGCGGATCCCTGGGAATGTTTGTTCGGTCATACCAAACTATCCTTTTTGCTCCATTGGGACAGCTTCACAGCTGCGCGCTTCAAAGCGTCGGGCTGACTGGCAACCTTCACGCCTGGCAAGCTCAACGGGAACTTGATCACAAGACGGCCAGTGCCTCGGTTGGAGCCCCAGAGCAGCAGCTCGTGCGCCCCCCAAGAGATCTCCGGGATCTCTCCATCGTAATGAGCTTCAGGGTCCGGATCGTAGGCCAACGTCACGTGGGGCTTGTACTCCGGATAGTTGTTCGAGTAGGGCATCTTCGCCGCATCGAGCTTGGCCTTTAGTGCATCCCGAAAGTCATGCAGCTCGGGCGAGAAGACCCTGCAGATCACTGGCGTACCATCATCGCCCGCTGGGAAGCTGGAAACCCAATTGGTAGACACCGAGAAGGGGAGCGTCTTGGACGTCACTTCATACAACAAGGGAAGCATCTCCGAGATGCGTTCAATCGGGACGTCCTTTCCAAGATGAATCACCGTGATGTGAGAATGCTGCTCTCGCTTACCCTCTACAGGGATCTCCTGCAGGATTCTGGACGTCTCTTCGGGGACCGCGATCATCAATGCTGCCATGTTGTCCTCACTAGGCGGTTACACAAGAGGTTCCCGCGACAGGAGACGCCGGGGCATCCAGTCCGGAAGCACATCGTCACCTGAGAACCCGAAAGCCACCCAGTACTGAGGCTCGCGCTGGAGCTGCAGCAAGCGTCCGGTCAGCGTCACCTTCTTGAAGAGCTGGCTGTACCCGCGCACCATCTTGGCTGTCTGTTCGGGATATTTTTTGCACACCTCAAACACAGAGGTGACCATCTTGTCGAATTGGTCCAGGAGCCACTTCTCATGCTTGATCGGGGCCAGTACCAGCACCTTGTCATTGGCAAAGCCTGAACACAGAGCCAGTACTAGAACGCTCTCAGCAATCTGGGGGTCCAATGTCCGATCGGCAATTCCCCTATATTTTGGGTAACTGTCGTATAGGCACAACTGATCATCCGTAGGTTCGGTTTCCAGCAAGGTCCTATGCCAAACATGGGCAGTTGGAGCCGGGCTCAAAAAGTCGGGCATGTGATTGGTTACACCGAACAGAAGGAAGCAGCGTATGAAAATGCACGAACTAGTCGAACTCCGGACCCGGTTGTGGTCCGCAAAGACCCACGGATTCAAGGTGGGGGCTGCCGCCGGATTGGTCGCGTCCCTTGAGGCAATGGTTGGCCCGGTAGGCGGGGAACATCAGCGCGGCTCGGTGGATCACCTAATCGCCCTGGTGGAAAAAGCCATCAAGGCTCCGAGCGCCCCAGTCCACAAGCCAGCACCGGCATCCAAGCCCGCCCCAGCGGCGGCTAAACCGGCCCCGGCGCCCGCGGCGAAGCCCGCCGCACCCGCTCCGGCGAAGCCTGCAGCGCCTAAGCCCGCTGAAGCTCCAAAGCCAGCTCCCAAAGAGGAAGCACCCGCGGCGGAAGAGCCAGCCAAGGATCATTCAGAGAGCTGAACGGTGTAGGAAGAAAGCAATCCGGATGGGTCACGGCCCTATTGCCATTCCGGGGCTGTGTTCGGGTGGGCTGACCCGAACACGACCTAGCCTTTAGCGGCTGCGATGAACAACGCCGCGGTGGCCTGATTGCGTGCCGCTTGTACGCCGGTGCGGGAACACTGCTTGGCCGCAGTAGACCAGTCACCCTTGGCGCATGCAGCACGCAACGAAGGCCACTTGGTCAAGAGTGCCCCGGCCCCTAGATTGAAGGCCATGTCCAGGAGCGCAACTTGCGCTGACTCAGGGTACTGTTGTAGCTGGTAGCCCTTCGACAGAATGGATGCAAAATCCTGCACCCGGCGATCGAACTCGGCGCGCAGCCCCTTTGGAGGCAAGACGCAAACCGTGTGATCCTTGTACCAAGCCGCAACCTTGCCAGGTGGGCACGCCTTCACCGCTGCCCAATCTAGAGCCACGTGATCCGCCGGCACGAAGCCCAGCTTCGCGGCATCGGCCGGACTGAACAGGGCAAAGCCGATACCACAGGTCACGACTCCAACAGTATCGAGGTACATGTGATTGATGCAACCCTCGAATGGAGAAGTAAAGGCAAACAACCTGTCAAGAACTTGCTGAGAGATGTTACCCATCATAATGGGTAGAGCACAAGAGCTATTTCGATGCCCATGTTCTCAGATAGGCCTGCCAAGCACTCGTCAAAGGGTGTTCCAGATTACCTATGGCGAGGTTACAACGTTGGCACAGAACCGCTCTAGTTTGACCTGTTTGGTGGTTATGGTCAGCGTGGCCTCCGCCTTTGGTTGAGGCCAGCACGTTCTCGCAGCCATCGATTGCGCATTTCCCACCCTGAAGTCTGACGCACTCTTCAAAATGCTCTTGCGTGAACCCGGTGGTTTTCAGCCTGTGATGGCGTCGTTGCCCCTCCTTGATAGGTTCAGGGTTGGCCACGTAAGCCTCCTTGCGAGCCCTCAGCCTCGTCGCTCTTTCCTCGGATGTCTCAGAGGCTCGGGTCTGTTTACGCGCCGCGGATACAATATGCTTAGTCTCAGCATAGTACCGCTGGTTCCTTTCCTTTATGTTATCAAGGTTGTCCCTTCGGTATGCCTTAGCCCTGGCAAGTCCCTGGTCACGATTGGCCCAATATGCAGACTTACTGACAGCAATGGACGTGCAAACAGTGCAAGGCTCTTCGATGGTGCAAGGGCCGGCACAAGGGCGGGTTCTTTTTCTTCCCATGTACCTGAATACGCATAAGTGCTATATTCAGGTACATAGACGAACGATATCCGTCCATGTTGCAAGTTGGACTTGCTCAGCAGTATGGAACAATTCTTGCCCTATCTCGCTCTGGAAGCCGTCCCATACTGCCCTGATCAGTCTCTCCAAGGCAGACTTGTCTTCTAGAGTCTCCTTGAGCACGCGTCGCTTCAAAAGATGACGCAGCTTGTGTGTTCCTTCCTTTTGCGCTCTCTCAAAATCTCCCTTAGCATGCAGATTGGCTATATCCTTTCTACCGTTCCATACCACCTCTCCCGCCCAGCCAGAGTAGAGCATGCGCAAACGCCCTTCCACAGTGGGATGCCCTTGATAATCGAAGCCACCAGGACAGCAAATATTTCCAGGATGTTTGCTTAGGAAGATCCCAAGGTCTCCTCTCTTTTTCCCCTCAGGAGTTAGAGTTCCAGGAATTAGCCCCAAACGAACCGCCTGAAGGGCATGCCCGCATTCGTGGGCTATGACCAGATCCCACCTCTCTTGTTCCCATTGGTACCCAGAGTTTGAAGAAGACTCAGGCATACCGAGCCATGAACTCTCGAACGGCTGCCCGCAGATCTTCCAGGGTCCCAGAGTTCTGGATCACGTGATCGAACTCCGAGTCCGGGATGCTCGCCTGCTCTGTCTCGGATGGGTGCAGCTCGCGCCCGCCTGATAGCCCGGCGCCCGGCCGCGTGATGCGCAGCACCTTGCCGCCCGCGGCCCGGATTGCGATCATCTCATTGCGGAAGCGGCAGTCCGGGATCACTACGCCCTTCGTGGTCATGGTGTTACCAGCCGTGGTACCACCTAGCTCGTCCAGAAAGTAGAGCCCCTGCTTCTGGTCGTAGCGCGCAATCGGCTCGGTCAGCAGCGTTTGGGCGGTACGTACGCAAAGTTCTGCCCACGTATTGGGGTAACAGTTGCGACCCCATTCGGTGCCCAAAGTCTGCAGCGCCTCACGCGGGGACAGGCATGTCCCATTCGGGCGAGGATAGCGCGAGTCTTCAGCGTTGCGAAACTGGCTAGGCCCCCATAGCTGCTGATCCGTGAATGCGTACACGTTGCGGCAGATCTGCTTCAGTGGGTCCGCGAGGGAGATTCGGATGAACCCGTGATCCTCGATCAGATACGTTGCAGTTTGGTCTTTACCCGAGCCAGCGAGTCCTGAGATTCCTATGAGCATGTAGCCTCCTGTTCGAGGGCGCTACACCAACTCAGGGAACTCGGATCCCAACTTCCCAGTGCATTCCGTCAATTCTTCCACCAACGAATGTCCCGCCCCACACGATGTCATGCTTCTCCGCGAACGGAACCAGCTCCAAGAGACACCCGCGAACCCCAATCTCCGCGGGCGGGCGCCCCATCCGATTCCAGTTTGCGTTCAGGTCCATCGCAGTGCCCCACGCATGATTCGAGAGGTTGTCGTCCGTTCCAGTCTTTCCTCGTTTGTATCTGGCACAGAACCCGCCGTCAAAAGTCAACACCCGATCAAGGAGCCCAGCGGCTTCCCAATCATGCCAAAGTGCCATGAACTGGTCAGCGGCCAGCCGGTGAACCCTAGTCTTCCGCCCGTGCCACGGTAGAGGTAGCTCAATGGTCACTAGGTTGGCGGCTTCCCAACCGTCAGTAATTACAATGGCCTCCTGGTTATCGGCAACGGGTTGAGGCCGATATGCGAAGCGCCCAAACCTGGCACAACGCTCTTGGTGGGTCATCGTCCTAAGGGGCATGACCTAGAACCTTGACAAGAGCTTCCGGATTCGGTGTAGTAGGAGGGTGTGACCAAAATCAACCTAGATGAGATCGAGGCCCGCGCCAAAGCCGCCACCCCGGGACCGTGGACCGTGTGTCCAATGGACATGTACATTTTTGGTGGTGACGGTCACATGATCGCGTCTAACTGCCCCATGGAAGATACCTGGCAAGTCCGGGGCGCGGGAGCCGAAGGCAGCGGCCAGCGGCCAGAAGGGTCCCAGGACGCAAACGCGGCCTTCATTGCGGCTGCTCGCGAGGACATCCCTCGTTTGATCGCGGAAGTCCGACGGTTGCAAGCGCAAGTGAATGGTGAGCCGCCACCATTACGAGGGCGCTCGGATGTGGTACAGTACATCGACGACCCTGCATGGGAGAAGAAACCATGATCTACACACCATTCGAAGAAGAGCAGATCCTACTCAACAGCGGCCTTCTGGACGAGATCACCCATCAGGCGTTGGAGGCGGTCCACGACAACTACAACGAGCCACATCGCCACTACCATGCGTGGCACCACGCCCTGTCCACCATTTCCTGGGTCAACTACTGCGCGGGGGAAACCAGGCTCAGGGGCTACACGCACTTGGAGATGGCTCTCGCGGCTCTCTACCATGACGCGGTTTACGACACCGCGGGCTCGCCCTCCAATGAGGAGCGCAGCGTTCAGTTCCTGAGGCAGCACAATCAAGGTTACAACACGGCAGCCACCGAGCGGCTCATCATGCTCACGGCTAAGCATGGCAAGTTGGAGCGGCTCGGTCACCATCACCTGGGAGAATGATGACCCAGAAGTCGAACCAGAAGTCGAACCGGAAGACGAGTTCCTAGATGCCGGCTGAATGCTTCCTATTGGACGGCACCGAGGTGCCGCTGACCATGTGCCCAGACTGCGGGGCGGCTCCCTTCGAGCCGTTCTTGAGGGGTGAGGTCCAACGGTCCAAGCGCACTCTATTCTCATGGCCACCATTCAAGGTTCGCCCGTATTGCGCTTTGATCTGCCGGGCTTGCAAGAACATCGTGGGGCATGAAATGCCCTATGTGCTAAGTTCCATGGAGAAGAGCGAGCTTCTCCGCGAAGCCGGGTTCGGTGAAAGGTTGATAGCAGAAGTGGCAGCCCTAGATCAAGTGAAGCAACGTGAGACCTTCGACCCAAACGCCGTGCGTTGGTTGCTGGACGCGGTAGCCGAGGAATACAAGATCTCCCCGGACCTGGACGCCCTTGAGGTCGAGGTGCTGCGCGCAGCTGCGGTGGTCCGGGCTTCAGAGTTCAAACCAACGCAAGAGCCCAAGCCAATTCTAGGGCTCTGGAAGTAAGGAACTGCTCATGTGCTACCTGTGCCTCAAGGAAAACCCCTTCTCTACCATCGTTCCCCCGAATAGCTTGGACGAGAAGAAGAAGCGTCTTCGGGAGATCAAGCAAGTTCTCCGCGAAGCCAAAGGTCTCGACAAGTGCGGGACTGGAGACTCCATCGTCGAGGCTCTGATCAAAGAGCAGTACGACCTAGCCAAGGAATTGTGACATGCCGCGCAAGACAATCGCCCAATGTGAAGAACAGATCCGTAAGCTCCAGAAGGACAACGAGTTCTTATCCAAACGTGTGAACCACCTCTCCAGCTCCGCCCCGCAGAAGGAAATCGAAGCCCTGAAGCAGAGCGTGGAGATCCTCGGAAATGAGATCGTGAAGCGCAACGCATTCATCCTGGAGGTGGAGGCTAAGCTGGCTGCCGCCACGGGGACCGCTCAGGAAGAGGAGCCCCATCATATCCGAGTCCGACTGCACAAAGACGTGGTTGCGATTGCAGAACGTCTGCAGAAGACGCTGAGCATCTACACCCCCGGTGACGTTGTGGCCCACGCGCTCAACGCACTGGAGGAGCGTGAGAAGTCCACCTTGCACCACCTGAAGAATCAGGTACGCTATCTGTGGTCACAAGTTGTCGAGATCACACGTTCACGCTGAAGGAGTCTCAAATGAAGACGCTGTCTCTGATCATGGTTCTGGGACTGGTTGGCTGTGCCTCCACTGAGGTGACGTCACGCCCCATCTCTTACCCGTGGCTGTGTGAGCAGGATCACGTTGCTCATCAATGCACGCGGCTCGGCTACGAAGTCAACACCGACGAACCCGCGTTGGTGATGGCTCAGGCCCGAGACGTCTGCCCTCAGGGAGCCAAGTCCTTCACGAGCAACGAGCACACGCACAAGACCTTGATCGTCTGCAAGTAGCTCATGACCACCATCCTTGTCACGAAGCGGTCTGTGTGGGAGCAGTACAACCGGGAACGGGAGCTGTTCGGCAACATCAGCAAGGCTTCGTTGAAGAGGATGCATGACAGCCATCTGCGCCATCGAAGGATGGTGGACGAGGTTGCAGGGGAGCTGAAGAGACTCAAGATCAAGTACTGGCTGGTGGAGGGGGCTGACATCTCCTTCAAGACACAACCCGGGGACGAAGTCGTGTGCGTGGGAGGGGATGGCACCGTGCTATCCTCCAGCCACAACTGCGGCCCCGGGGTGGATCTCATGGCCATCAACAGTGATCCGTTGTTGAGCAAGGGCCGGCTCTGCAACGCTATCTTCGCAGACGTCCGGCACATTCTCGACAAGAAGCGCAAAGTGACTCTCATACCTCGGATGCAGGTAGAGGTCGATGGTCAGGTAGTCAGCAAACGAGTTCTCAATGAGGCCCTGTTCAGTCATACCTGCCCAGCAGCGATGACCCGATTTTCGGAGGGGAAGACTCGTTATGCGTGCTCGGGGATGTGGGTTGGCACTGGAGCGGGATCAACCGGCGCCATCAAATCGGCTGGCGGTGAGGTGCTTCCCATTGGATCCAAGCTACTCCAGGCAGTGATTCGAGAGCCCTTCGATCACCCGGACGGCAAAACCATCTCTACGGTTGACCACAAGTTCAAGTTCACTAGCAAGACAGCGGACGCTACCCTCTACCTGGACGGCCCCTTCCTTCGGGTCCCAGTGGGGTTTGATCAGACCATGCGATTCACTCAGTCTCCGGAGCCACTCCGGATGATTGGGCCAGAGCCGCAATGAGATCGTCATGGGGATCGTTTATCTGATACGTAACCGTGAAAATGGGATGGGGTATGTAGGTCAGACCTCAAGTACCTTGGAGAAACGGTGGCGCCAGCACAAACTTCCTGGATCGGAGTGTCGGGCGATATCTGAAGCTATCCGGGACCACGGGACAGATGCTTTCGAGTGCAGCGTATTGGAGCAAGTGAATGACCACGTTCAGCTGAAAGAACGGGAGGCCCATTGGGTAGAGGCTCTCGGCACCCTAGCCCCTAAAGGGTATAACCTGATGCTCGGATCAGTGCATTCCCCGGCGTCCCGCCGCAAGGCTTCCCAATCAATGCGTAGAGCATTGGCTGAAAAGGGCGCAACTGGGGCGCCAAGAGGGCAGTCCACGCTAGATGCTCAGGATGTACGGGATATCTTTCGTAGATTTGATATTGGAGAGACTCAGAAGAGCGTCGCGCAGAGCTATGGGGTGGATAAATCCACGATCAGCCACATTCTCCGAGGCACCACTTGGAGCCATCTCGGGCTGAAGCGGAAGAAACCCATCGTCAGGGCACTCACAGCGCTCCAACTGGCGGCAATAAGCAAGCTTTACAACCAGGGCCTGACCTACTCTCAGATCTCCAAAGAAGTGGGGCGCCCTCTTGGTACCATCAAAAAGGCATTGAAAAGGGCTAGGCGGGGCGGGATCACAACGCACAAACCAGTTCCACAATGGTGGGTTCAGATCAAGGCACTGTATGAAAGAGGCCTGACATACGCTCAGGTAGGAGAGAAGCTAGGTAAGTCCGAGCCAGCCGTGGCCCAAGCAGCAAAGCGGCTCGGGGTCGTGAGTCGCCCACCCGGGACTCGGTGTAAGTGAGGCCCATGGACTTGTGGGCCATCTATCAAAAGTGCTGGGTCAGAGCCAACGCCTCTCTGTACTACTACGACACGTTGCAGGATCGCTACGACGCAAAGCAGATGTGGCTCGACGGCTTGACTACGGTTGTCGTAAGCGGCCTTAGCGTTGAGCTTCTGCTTGAAGCCTGCAGTTTGCTGCCCATCCTCACTTTGTTGTTGAGGTTCACTTGGTCCGCTTTCGGACTTGGGCTTGTCATCATGAACATGCAGCTGGCACCTGGACGTAGAGCCGAGAGATGCCAGGTTCTGTCTAATCACTGGAGGAGAAGGTTCGAGTTCTGGGACCGCCTGGATCTGAGCACTACCTCTATAGAAATACTACAACAGGCCCAAAAAGAAGACTGGGACTACGATAACCCGAGAATTTCAACCAATGACAAACTACTCAAAAGATCAACCGTCGAAGCCACGCACAGATTCGAATGTGGGTCCAGCAACGGACATACCCCGAGTTCTTCCGCCGCCTCCGCCTCCGCCTCCGCCTCCTCCGCTGAAGAGGTGAGCCCATGATCCCGACTAACATCCAGGCTGCCATCGACGCATGCGAGTTCACACTAGGGTCGGACGAGTGCGGACTCGGAAGCTGGGCCGGTCCCCTCTGCGTATGTGCGGCAGTCACGCCCAGGGATTGGAAGTACCCAGGGGTGATGGACTCAAAGCAGCTCACGCGAGCCGCCCGAGAGAAGGTCTACCCGAAGTTGATCGAGGAGGTCACCTTCTACTACGTTCAAATCGAACCCCAGGAGATCGATTCTCTGGGAGTGGGGGCAGCGCTGAGGCAGGGGCACATGCTGGCCACTCTAGCGGCTATCAGGAGCCACCAAGAGAAGGGCCACACCGATACCCCATGTTGCATTGTGGATGGCACCAAGCCTGTGCCAATGCCTCCTGGATACCCGGTGATCTTGACACTACCCAAAGCGGATGCTCTGATCCCGGCTGTGAGCGCGGCCAGCATCATCGCCAAAGTCCGACATGATTGGGAGATGGATGAGCTGGATCGAAAGTACCCAGGATACTCCCTAAGCAAGGGAGCCGGATATGGGACAGCCGCCCATCAGGAAGGACTGAAGAAGTTGGGTTGCAGCCCCGCTCACCGTATGAGCTACGCCCCCATGAAGGACATGCTCAAGAATGCGGAGTCAGACATCTTCGCAGGCATGGAGGAGTGATGAGGACCCTCCCCGGAAAAATCACCCTCACTGAGTTCATCTTGGAGGCAGCCAATCGGCTGTCAAATCCTAACCCCCAGTTGAAGACTCTGTTACATACTGCTCTAGAGACGTCAGATCCGAGAAGCTGGCGCGAGGTGCTGAACCACGTTTTGTGCTGCAAGAATGCCTCGGATGCCGCCCTGGAAGATGAATATTGGGTACCGTCTTACATCCCAGGTTTTGATGTCTCTAATCTTGGTCGCGTGAGATCACATGTGTGGTGGAGATCCGGAAAAACTAGACCAGATCGTTCGTATCTCCCCAAGTTGCGCCACCCCACTAGGAATAAGGATGGGCATCTGTGTTTGGGGGTTCACGTGGAGGGAGTTCACAGCTCTCATTTCGTCCACACTCTGGTTTGCACAGCCTTTCATGGGCCAAGACCTGATCCTGAATTGGTATGCAGGCATCTCGACGGCAATCCAGAGAACAATAAGCCAGGGAACCTCGCTTGGGGCACATCCGAAGAGAACGTCGCAGACGCTATTCGTCATGGGCGCCGCAGGTCAGGAGCCGCGAGTAGTTGTGCAGCACTGACTGAAGGTGATGTGGCTTACATCTTGTCTAGCTCAGCTACTGGAACGGCTCTGTCAGAAGAACTGGGAGTCTCTCAGGCCACCGTGAGTCGAGTCAGGAGTGGAGTCCGTTATGGCTAAGCCCATGACCAAATGGGTTGGCGGGAAGACTCAACTCCTCCCCGATCTAATACGTCTTATTCCAGCCACTAAGGGAACCTACTATGAGCCTTTTGTTGGAGGCGGGGCTGTCTTTTGGAGACTTCAAGAGCTGGGCCGATTCGGTCGTGCAGTCCTGAACGACGTCAACCCCGAAGTGATCAACACCTATATGATGGTCCGAGATCAGCTGCCTGGTCTGATCGAGCGCCTTGATCTGGTGCTGGGTCTACCGTGGAACACGTCTGAGTACTTCTACGAAGTGCGCGCCAGCAAGCCGTCGCAACCGATCGATCGCGCGGTCCGGTTCCTCTACCTGCTCAAGACGTGCTTCAATGGGCTCTATCGCATCAACCGCAAAGGCGAGTTCAACACGCCGTTCGGAAAGTACACGAACCCCAAGCTCTACAGCGCAACCGAGTTGCAAGCCTGCTCGGTTGCGCTGCAAGGTGTCGAGCTGCGGGTCGGTAACTTCCGTGATGCGGTGAGCGACGTCCAAGCCGGGGACGTCGTGTACTTTGACCCGCCTTACGTGCCACTATCCTCAACAGCAAACTTCACCGCGTACGCTGGCCAGTTCGGTCCGCAAGAACAGCAGGAGCTGGCTGACACGTTCCGCGCGTTAGTCGCCCGAGGAGTGGTGTGTGTACAATCCAACTCAGATGCCCCGTTGGTCCGTGAGCTGTACAGTGACTTTCAGCTGAACGTGGTGGGCGCCCGCCGGTCCGTGAATGCAAATGGGGATAAGCGTGGAAAAATCAATGAATTAGTCGTTGTTGGGCTTCCGGTTGGATTTCAACCACCCGATATTACTACTGTTTTTGACTTGTTTGACTAAGCTTTCTATGGGCTGGCTCATAGTGTCTCTCTGAGACAGGAGTTACATCAATCATGCGCGTTGGACATTTGGAACGTGACGTGGACTGTTCTGGCGTAAGCGGCACAGGCCGCGTAGCCGAGTTGGTCCGCTTCTCTGATGGTTCAGTGGCGATTCACTGGATGAGTGAACATCCATGCACTACCGTCTACAACAATCTGGAAGATCTGATTTACGTGCACGGTCACGGAGGAGCGACGCGAGTGGTTTGGGACGTTCAAGAAATTGAACCCAACGCCAAGGAATCTGTCGAAGCTCACTGAGCCATCGGTGTAGGTAGGGGGAATGAAACCCTACCTAGATCTGCTGAGAACCGCACTGAATGGACGCGAACGAACCGACCGTACTGGAGTCGGTACCGTTGGCGTGTTCGGGTATCAGCTACGTGTGAACTTGGCCGATGGGTTCCCCCTGTTGACGACCAAGAAGATGTTCACCAAGGGCATCATTCACGAGCTGCTGTGGTTCATCAGCGGTGACACCCAAGTCAAATACCTGCAGGACAACGGGGTCAAGATCTGGGACGAATGGGCGACCGCAGAGCAATGCGCTCGCTTCAATCGTCTTCCGGGTGATCTTGGACCCGTCTATGGTTGGGCATGGCGGAGGTTCGGCGCGGCCCCCAACACAGAGCGCTTCTTCGATGCTCAAGGGGAGCTGCGCCAAGGCCCAGGCTATGTTACGGAAGGCTCACGCGCTGGCGTTGATCAGTTGGCTCGCGTGGTTGAGGACATCAAGCGCACTCCCGATAGCCGCCGGTTGATCGTGAGCGGCTGGCATCCAGAGTACGCGACCAAAGTCGCTCTTCCGCCGTGCCACACGCTGTTTCAGTTCTACGTGCAAGACGGCGAGCTTAGCTGCCAGCTCTATCAGCGCTCAGCGGACATCTTCCTGGGCGTGCCGTTCAACATCGCGAGCTACGCTCTCTTGACAATGATGATCGCTCAGGTCACAGGACTCAAGCCCGGTGAGTTCATCCACACGTTTGGGGATGCTCATGTGTACAAGAACCACTTGAAGCAAGCTGAAGAGCAGCTCTCCAGGGATGCACGCCCGCTTCCCACCATGACCCTCAACCCAGACGTCAAGAGCCTCTTCGATTTCCGGTATGAGGACTTCAAACTCTCCGGGTACGATCCTCACCCAGCCATCAAAGCAGAGATCGCAGTATGACCTGGGGGTTCAATGATACCGAGCCCCGGGGAGAACCGTGGCCTCTCGAAGTATCCTAAAGATCCTAGAAGGGTTGCAGAAGAAGCGGGATAGGGATGATGACCTGGATCAGGCAATTGGAGCCGCGATAGCGGTTGGTCTGGTGGCCCTCGTATACATATGGCTATTCGTCACAAGATAGGAAACAGCATGAAGACAGAATCAGAAGCCCGTTGGGACAAGAAGTTCATGGACCTAGCCCTACACATCAGCAGTTGGAGCAAGGATCGCTCCAGGAAAGTTGGTTGCGTGGTCGTAGGCCCGGACCATGAAGTACGGTCCATAGGTTACTCTGGGTTCCCACGTGGAGTCGACGATACCAAAGAGGAGCGCCACCAGCGCCCTGCAAAGTATGGTTGGACAGAGCATGCTGAACGCAATGCATTCTACAATGCGGCCCGCACAGGTACGTCCGTTTCCGGATGCACCATCTACATCCCCTGGTACCCATGTATCGATTGTGCCAGGGGTATAGTGCAAAGCGGCATCTCTCGCATGGTGGTCACCGAGCCCAACTGGAATGACTCCATATGGGGGGACCAGTTCAAGATGGTCCGAGAAATGTTCGATGAGATCGGGCCTGGGGTCGTACAGGTGGACTTCGTGGATGGGCCGTCCATGGGTGACGCAAAATGAACCTCACCCTCGTAGCAGCGATGACCCCGTCTCGTGTGATCGGACTCAACGGGGGCATCCCGTGGCATCTCCCGGAAGACATGAAGCACTTCCGGGCTGTCACCACCGGGCATCCCATCATCATGGGGCGCAAGACCTTTGATTCTATCGGCAAGCCTCTGCCCAAGCGTCGCAACATTGTGATCAGCCGAGACGCAAGCTTGAAGATCGAGGGGACCGAGGTCGTGGGAGACTTGCTATCCGCCCTCAATCTCACCAGGGAAGAGTCCCCGAGGATCATTGGAGGAGCGCAGATCTATGCCCTGGCCATGCCTATAGCCACCGAGATGATCCTCACCCTGCTCAAAGCAGAACACGAGGGGGACACATTCTTCCCGAAGTGGGACGCCGGGGAATGGACCCAGGTCGCATCTACCGAGACTGAAGCAGCCCACTACATCACGTATCAGAGGACGTGAATGAAACCCCACCTTCATGCCAAGAACTCCGCCAAGAAGTATGGCGGAGTTCCTGAGGACTACCAAGAGGTGCACGACTTCTTCGACAGCTCCAAGGCAGCTGTTCCGGACGTTCGGCACAGGGCGATCCTCCATAGTGCCTTCGGGATCTTCCTCCTGGAGAGGGTGTTCGGTATCACGATCACCAACTCAGAGGGCAAGAAGGTATCGGTCCGAGACCTAGGCGAGGATCACGTATTGGAGGATCTCGGGTTCATCCCCACCATGGAACGCTGGCTCAAGAACATGCCAATCGAGGGTTGGATGGGTGGGGCGCGACGCAAGCAAGTTCACCGTTTTGAGGCCTACACGAAAGAGGAACAAGATGACAACGCAAACGACGCTCAAAGAGTTGACTGATCAGTTGGAAGCCCTTCGGGCGCGGTTCGCCGTAGAAGGTAAGGCAGCCGTCCATGAGTCCCTGAAGGACCTGTTTCAGAAGCACCCGTTGCTCAGTGAGATCCATTGGACTCAGTACACACCATGGTTCAATGACGGGGAGCCTTGCGTATTCCACACGCATGACATCGACTACACGTTTGATGGCACCGAGTATGAGTCGTACGATGACCCCGGCAAGAAGTGGGATCGCGTGGGTCAAAAGTACGTGTCCGTTCAAGTCCCCGCTCCGCTGGCCGACGCCTACCGGGCTGTCAAAGAGTTGCACGATCAGTTCTCGTCCGCCGAAGAGGTCATGCAACAAGTGTTCGGGGATCACGTCAAGGTGACAGCCACCAAGGACGGTATCTCAGTCGATGAGTACGAGCACGACTGAACTTCAGACCTGGAGCCACGTGGAACGATGCATCCATGGCTCCAGGGCATGCAAGAAGATCCCGACCGCCTTACGCCATTTCTCCTGATTGTGCTTGGCCAAGACCTCGAACAGTCCTTGGCCAAGCATCGAGAACTCGGGGGTGAGAGCACGGGGAATTACGACCTTCCTCTTCGCTCCCCTCGTGTAGAGCGCCAGTAACTCCGGGAGTCGTTTTTGAATGTCGTCTCGGGTGGCCGGAGCATCTTCTAGATCAGGATCTCCGGTCCGTTCGTATTCCAAGGCCATGTCCCGGATGTGCCGGAGCTTGTTCTCCCACTTGCGGATCTCATCCTTGAGCACAGTGTAGAACTCGACGTCATCCAGTCGGTGCCGAGTGAACTTGTCCCCCCTGGCATTCTGATCGACCTCATCCAGCATACGAGCTGGAGGGACACCGGGTTTTGCCGGCACCCCCGCCGCGTCCAGGACTTCGCCCATGAAATGTTGGGTCCAGTGAGTCAGCTCATGCTCGACTGTTTCCACGTCAGGCCCGGATGAAAGGACTGTTGGGAACAGCTCGATCAACCTAGTCCCATGGTTGCGACCACCGACGGCTTGGGATTTGGGTTTGAACTGGACCTTCACAGTCAAGGAGACCGGTAGGACTGAGTCCAAAGCTTCCTTCAGACTAGACATGCGAGGATAGTACCGCCACCCTTGCAAGGTATGATCGGTGACCTCGAATGTCTTAGAGACAACGTTCTTGGGCTTCTTGGCCCCTTTTCTCTCGGCCCACACGCCAGTGAGCCAATCGAGGATGTCCTGTAGCAAGAGAGGCGGGACCGCCACTAGTCCGGCATGTCTCAGGAACCTGTCCAGCACAACCTGGGAAGAGACCGTGTCCATCAGTCGTCCAGCTTGTCGATGATGGTGCCGTCTTTCATGTACGCGGGCTCCATCCCCGGAGCCAGGTACTGATTGCTCAGCGTGCTGGGTTCGTGCCCGAGTTCCTCTGCAACCTCTTCCAAGGCCTCTTCGAACTCGGCCTTGAGCTTCTCTTCCTTATCCTTGGGGTCAGACGGGAGAGTGCCTTTACGCGCCTTCTTGAGGGCCTTCTGCATGAGACTGTTGGCACTTAATCCGCGCAAGTCCTTGGCTGTGATCTCAAATGGCTCAAGGTACTCATTCACCTTGGCGGCCGTTATCGTTACATCGTCATTCGAGAACAGGCAGCCATCCTTGCCATCGGCTTCTTTGTATGCCTGACGCAACGCCGATAGGATAGCAGGGGTTGACACGGTCTTCTCGTGTTTCACTCCGGACTTCCCCACGTACTTGATGGCCGCGCTCCCGGACCCCAACGTGATGTGGCTCTTCTTCCAGCCAGTCACCCCGTAGTGGGGATCACCTGAATCGTTCTTCTCACCCTTGGCTGACTCCTCGTTGCCCACTCGTTCATGGGTCTCGTCAATCAAGGCAACCGCCAAAGCAACCATTCTAGTTTCGGGGTCCTTTGCCTTCAGGTCCGACTTGTACTTGGCACGCAGCTTGTCCACCTTGCCACTGAATTTCTCCAGACGCTCGGCCTTGTCATTGTTCCGCTTGGAGACGGCCTTGTCAGAGTAGACATAGACGGTAGTCTTCCCCTTGCCGTTGGCCTTAGGGACTTCCTTCTTCTCCGTGTACTTGGCCAGCACCACATTGGGCAGATCAGCCGGACTCAACTCCAGGTTGCCGTCCAACAGCGCATCGGCCATCGAGTCATTGTCGTCCCAGTTGAAAGCTCGGCCCTCGCTAGGCAAGTTGGCCGGCACACCGGTGAACCGCTCCAGCACTTTGAGAGAGATGTTGAGTGCGTTTCGGTAGCGTGATAGGACTTTCTCAGCCTGGCTCGCTGTCCTGACTCCAGGAAGGATCATCTGCAACCAGTGCAACACCAATGGGTCAACGGTGCGGGGGCCATAACCAACCAACATCCCGATTGCTTCACAGAAAGCCTCCTCAGGATTCTTACCGGCATACCCGGTGATTGGATTCTGAGGGACGGTGAACACCTTGCCAGCCGCGAGTGCCGCCTCGAACTCTTCCCTAGATTGGATGTCCCTGGAGGACCGGTCATGGTTGCGCCCCAGCAGGTCCATCTGGATCGCGAGCGTTGGATCCTTGTCCTTCAGTAGCTCTGGCATTTGAAACAGCCAAGCCCCCTTGGGCCAAATTTCCAATGCTCGTTGAGCGTCAAAGGGTCCATAGTTACCCCTGACGGCAGTGTTCCAGAACTCCTGGTCTGAGCCACTAAGATAGACACGATACAAGTGATGCCCCATCTCATGGGCTATCACGTGAGCCATCTCGTTTCCGTGCTTGTAATCCCCAAAGGCGGACATGATGATCTCGATATGGTCACCCTTGTAGATCCCGCCCTCATCAAGCTTACGCAGGTACGCGATCAGCTTGATCGGCAGCATAGTCTTCAGCATCAGCGGAAGCACCTGTTGAGCCCGCTTCTTGAAGATTTTCAGGCCCTCTCGGAAGCGCTCCATATACTCGGCTTGACGCTCTTGATTGGACTCATAGTCGTAACCCACCACCGTGACAGTGAACCCCTCGATAGTGACCTTCTCCTGGTCCGGTATCTTTGCAGAGAACCCAGGCTTCTTGGTCACGCGCTGGTAGTACTGCAGGCACTCATCGAAGTCCTTCCAGAATACTCGCGCTTTGCCCTTGATCCGGGTGGCCCACTTCTCACTCTTGGTACTCAGAGTGTAGAGAGCCGCTCCCTCGGACATACTGTCGTACTCACCTCCCACCGTCGGTAGAGGGAAATCCAGTTCGATGTAGAAACCCCAAGCTGACTTGCGCAGCTTCTTGTCAATGTACTGCTTGTCGCTGTCTGACAGGTCTTCACTGTACTTGAAGTCATGGTTCAAGAAGTGATCGAAGAACACCTCGTTGAAGTTGCGCTTGAACGTCTTGACTGCATCCCTAAGGAGAGCCCCGTCCTGGTAGGTCTTGACCCTCGGGACGTTCTTCATCAAGGTCAGGAAGTCCTTGCGCAGCTTCTCGATGTAGGGTGAATCGAGGGTGATCTCTTTGGCCGTCTTGTTCACTGGGTGCCACCAATTCTGCGCAGGTCCCGCAGCGCTGCCTTCAGCGACGGCCAGCCCATGTCCTCGCACCAAACGGATCCGCTGCGGTGCAAGGATTGGAACCGCTGCGGCCCGGACCCCATGTCCTGGATCCGGCACATCCCATCCTCGCTAGCCCAGACCGTTATCCCCGCGGGATCATCGTCCTCGACAAATTGGGAGGCCTGGGCCGTGCGGTATCGGGAGGCAACCGCCGCCTTCTTCTTTCGAAGCTGCTCGGTTTCCTCATCGTAGATCTTCTTGAACTTGGCCGAATCTTCCTCATTCATAAGCCGATAAGGTAGTAGATTCCTAGTCTTAGACTTCTTCCGCCCCTTGGGGACGGGCTCTATCTCTACCTTGAGGGTCTCCCCTTCACGGCGCACGTCCGTGATGATGCCCGCCCGGTTCTTGAACCGTCCGAACCACACGAACATGCCCGGCTTCGGGTCAGGGATCTTGATCGTGGTTTCTTCGGTCATCCTGATAGGACCTTTGATAAGAGCACTACTCCAGAGTCAGAACCAGATCTCGGTGATCTCTAGGTCAGGTACACCGACTGGCACCCGGATCAACCCGTAGGGAATGACCGCCCTCGCTTCCAGCATTGAGTCCGAGCGGATCCTAGGTTCCGTGGCTGTCCGGATCTGACCCGTAGGGGACACTTGCCAGTGCCGCACCACGAAGGACAGGTACGGATTGGTTTCCCTGTGGACCACCCAGATATTGGTGGCTCCACAGGAGTCCGTTCGTACCCTCCACTCGGCTGGGATCTGGGTACCAAGAGGGCCTACGATGGCTCTCACCCATCTAGGCTTGTATGGCTGCCGCGGCGACATTGGACTCGTATCTTCCAAGAGCAGACGCAAACAGGGAGTAAGGATCCTGGCTTCCAGTTCTTGGGTCAAACTGTATAGCGAAGCCTGCAGCCTTAGTATGACCGCCACCGCCCAGTGACTTGCAGAAAGATGCGCAGTCGAAGTCGGTGTGGGATCTGACTGAGAATACGACTTTGGCGACTCCATCTGCCTCGATGCCCACGTAACCGAAGCCGACAACCAGGTCAGCCTCCCGCCCGAGCAACTCAGCCGCGTCACTAGCGATGGGGGAATGGCCCGAGAACAGCTTCACCCGGGTGCCACGGGGTGTGGTGAAACCGTAGGCACCCTCGACGGCGCGCTTGACCGTCTTCTGATGCTTTTCAATCAGAACCTTTCCAAGTGACTTTCGATCCTGCCACAGCTTCAAGTTGGCTTCCTTGAACGGGCGCTTGATGGCCAGCCAGGCTTCGATTGGCATGAATCGAAGGGCCTCCACCAGCACGCTGGCATCCCCCCAAAACGGGTCCTTGGTCTGCCAGGTGTCACGCACCCCGGACAGATGCGCGAAATGGGCTGCTTCCGCTACCTCGTAGAGTGAGTCCTGTCTCAGCTCGTCAAGGTCATCCTCTTCTGTCAAAGTCCCTGCATAGGCCAAAGCATCAAGGTCCAGTCGAACTTGATGCAGGGGCAGCCAGACCTCCCGATAGGCCAGCACCGCCCCGCACACTCCGGGATCCGTGACCTCATCACCGAACACCCCATTCTCACCGAACATCGCTACAACAGCTTTGGCCGTCTTATGATGGTCAAGCACCAGGGCGCCAGCATCAACAAACTCCTGAGCGCGCTCCGGGAGAGGAGAGAAGTCACACCACAGTTGGTTGGGGCCAGGGGTAAACGCCCGGTACTCTGGGGTGTTGTATTGCAGGAAGTGGATCTTCACATCCGGAAGCACATCGTGGATCAAGATCGCTGTCGCAACCCCATCCGCACAAGAGTCATGCGTGATGACATCGGTGATAGTCAGTAGCTTGGAGATTGGAATCATAGGTCATAGATGTACACCGATAGTTCAACCGAAGTCGTATACTGTCACTGAAACATCTGAGAGTTGTCGGACGATGATGGGCTCAACAGCATCCCAACTTCCCCCACCGAGACCTGTTCCGATCCTGGGCATGAACACAGACGCTCCTAGTTGTTTGGCCAACACTGCCACCTTTCCCAAGCACTTTTCCAGAGCCCCATATCGTATGGGTGGGGTCGAATTAGGTACCGACGATTGGTGCAAAGCTTGGTTGTTTATCCCATAACCAGACTGTGCAATGCAATTCACTACATGAAGGTTAGGCGCGACTTTAATCGCTTGAATGTTCCCAAGTTCGAACGCCTGACCCTCCCAGTACTTCTGGCGGAACCACTGTCGATAGGCTGCTTCAGGTTCAGGCCAACGCTTGGAGATTGCAAGTACGAATCCGGCGCCCCATCCATTTTTGTCGTTTGACACGTGTACGAGCAGACCGTGTTGCTCAGGGGTTACACCAGGTCTAGTTGCGTCCCCTTTTTTGTACGTGATTGCCATGCTGTCACCTTCCTACACCAATCTCTGAATTCTGGTATTGTCAGGGTGCGACGCATGAGATTGATGCGCTTGGACACCCATTGAACGTTGTCTATAGTGTACCCAAGATTATTGTCGATTCGATCAAGAGAGGCGGTCGTGTTATGTCCGGAACTCGCAGACCCGAAATAAATAGGCTCCAGGGACAGAGCGCAAACTTTTCCTTGGGACTCAAAAAGTGACCAAGCATCCCCTACAGATAGTTGAAACGGTAATCTTCTCCGGGTAGCACTGTCTATATACCCAGCCCACAGAGAACCCCTAATCTCTCGGAATCCGGTGAATTGCAAGCAGCCACACGATTGAGTTGTGCCCCTTACGATCGAATCCAAGCGAGCCGTGATCACGACCCCACAGGCGCACAATGCTTCCGCATAAAGTGCCGCATAGGGCAAAGCTTGACGAGACACAGATAGGATCTTCAAACGACTAAAAGAGGCTCCAATATACTTAGAGTACTTTGGCTCCCTCAAGGGCTGTACTTGAATGCTGTCAAGCACTGAAGCCGTACGAAACTCCACGGGATTGGTCACTTGGGCACATAGAGAAATAAAAGCGTCTACCGATAGCTTGTGCCTCATCAAGTTGATTGTCTTGTGCGTCCACTGCAGATTACCGATCTCGTACCCTATAGATGAATCCAACCTATCCAGTGAGGCGGTGGTTTCCGACGGCTTCGCCACTCTGCCGAATCCGATCTGTACCCCAGACATCTTACACATACGAGATTGAGACTCATACAAATCCCAACCATGCTCTATGGAAATATGGAATGCTAGGCCTCTTCTCTCAGCGTCACGGCGATAACCATACCACACTTTGCCCCGCAGTTCCTTGTAGCCTTGATACCCTGCATTACGTTCACCGAGACTCTGTTCACCAGCTCGTTCACGATGATAGCAGCCACAGGATACGGTCTTTCCGTGCCGCAAGGCTGCTGTCTTGACATCTTTGGTCGTCCCGCAATCACATCTGCACGTAGCTTTGTAGCTCCAAACTCCAGGGCGGTTACCGGGGATGTGCTTCAAAGACAATATGGTCAATCGACCGAATTTTACACCAATCAGATATTCTGGTGGCCTGGGTTTACTTCCTTGGCGGGGCATACCCACCAGATACTACAAAACCTTTATTGGATCTCCCATAGTTATACAAATGTCATCTGAAGCAGGGGTGATTGAGGATGAGCCAAGCCCCCTTCTCGGTCAGCAGGATATTCCCATGATGGTGCCATCCCATCCCCCCACCTCTGATAAGGCCGTGCTCGGCCAACAATTTGGCCACAGACATAGATTCCTGATCCACGTGTAAGGATAACTGTCGAGGGGGCCGGCCATCCGCTATGACCATGTCAGCCAAGGCCCTAAACAGAGCAACTTCTGGGCCTGTCAGGTAAGTGCCATCATCTAAGGTTAGGGCCTCTGCTTCATCCATGAGTACCTCTACACCATCGGGAACAGGATCTCGAACCGCACGCTTGCCGCCCAGAGCTTCTCCATCATGTCGTGCGTCCCTCGATTCTGGGTTTTCGTCACCGGCCCGGTAGAGAACCCATATGCCTTGTCAAGCTTGACTCCGGAGCTATCGGGGTGCTCGGAAGCCAGCATCTTCGCGTTGCGCATGTGACCGGCTGCCTTTCCGAACTCATCCCACTCCTCAGGGGTCACCGGATACGCTCGAATTTCAAACCCTAGGGATCTGCCCACTCGGTCTGCCGCCTTATCGGCTCCGCGAGCATTGCCGTGGATCAGAATGGTGTCCTTGGGTAACTTGGACAGGATCCGAAGAATCACCCCTTCCTGCGCCCATTCTCTAGATCCGAAAACCAAGACCTTCATAGCTGAATGAGCTTGGCCCTGATGGCATCCAATAGTTCGTTGCGCAGAGCTTGGGTCACGATCTTGTCCCGCTCCGGTTTGGTCCTCGCATACCAGGCATTGATGGTATCCCTCGACGTGAACCCCTTCAGCTGCTCCATGAGGGTTACCTGGATCTCTTGCTCCTGAAACTGAGCCGGAGCACTCTTGAGGGTTTCAGCAATCGGGCTCGTGCTGGCCTCGGGAGCTTCCCCTAGCTTGCTGGTCAGGTCAGTGGCCCGCCGCGCCACTTCGATGGACATAGCGAGAGCCTTGATGGCATCCTCTTCTTGGGCTTTGTTGCCATTGAAGATTGCGTTGAGCACCAGCTTCGTGGACTCAAGGGCATTCATGGCGGCATCGTACTGAGCCTGGGATTTGATGCCGGGGAAGCCTCGGCGAATCACCTCGGACATGACTTGTTCTGGGGTCATCTTGATCTCCGGTTCTCTAGGACGCGAGCCAAGGCCATTTCCAGCGCATGGTCACACGCGATATGGCTGGATGGATGGTCCCCCATAGGAGAACCAACACACCTGATGCAGTGGCATTGATGCCTAGCTTCTTCGATGTACCCCATCAATGCCTTGAGCCTGAGGAAAAGGGGATCGTTGGGACGCTTGGCGGTTCGGCGCTCTGGTTGCATCTACTGGAGCTTTCTGGTCGCCGACTGGAGCAAGCGCTTGTGAAAGAGGTCAGCCATCGCGGTGGCATTAGGTACACCGGCGGCCCGCAGATTGCGTTCGAACAGGCCACGAAGGATCTGGGACCCTTGCTGAAGGTTCTCGGCGACACCCAGACAAGGCTTGCAGTAGTGCACCTCGGTGGGCGGGTTGGGACCCATGAGGGCTCTCTCGGCTTCCGTTAGGGTGAAGGACCTGCCGACCGGGAACTCCCGGCCGCACATGCAGCACTTCTTTGGTTTGGGGTCAGACTCCATGGAGGTTCCTTGTGTGCTGCTGGTCTGACTCCTCGATCGTGAGCTTTCCAGTGTCGATCTCCTCACCCATCAAGAGGGCCTCTGCTAATGGCATGAGGGAACCGAATACCCCAACTCGCTTCAAGAAGTTGCGGGCTTCCTTGGTATACTGGACCACTGTGCTCACGTTAGGAACCATAGGGGTAGTGACTCCTAACCGGTGTGGGTGACATTCAGCTGGATCCCCAGTAGAGAACGTGACCCGGCAATGAAGGGGGCGGCCATTGTATGCGGTGCATTGGTTGGTAGTGGGATCCAACAGAGGGCAGGGGATGTTGCTCATGAGCCACACCTCAAAACTCAGCCCTGTGGTTTTGCCGCGGACTTCCTCAGCTCGCTGCCGCACTTGCTTGGACCACTGGCCGTTCTCCACCAGCCAACGATACAGGAGGATCCCCTCCGATATGGTGATCAGAAATGGGTGGTGACAACAAGCAGAGCACCCGGATTTGCACGACGTCTTTACGTTGGCCTTCTTGAGTCCAATCTCGAACTCTAGGCCAGTCTGGGTCTGCATCACTTGAGTGTCAGACAGTACCCGTTCCACCAAAATAGGTAAGCGCCTCATCAGTCGTCATCCTTCTCTTCCCGTAGGAGATCAAACACTGTGGGCGGCTTAGGGGGCGGAGGCGGAGCATTCAACGCTTGCTGCCTCTCATGCCGCCTTTGCTTGATGCCCAATGACGCGAAGTTCCGTGGGATCTCCACCGGGAATCCGGACGTGCGCCCTGACCCGGACATCTCGTATGTGACCGTTAGGCGATCCCGATACCCGAACCGGAGTTCTGGGTTCAGAAGCAACACGCCCCCGATCTGAAACTCATCGAGCTTCACCCAGTCTCGGAACCTAACTAGTGGTCGGCCAGAGAATGACACTCCAGTCAGGCGAGCGCTGCGTTTAGAGGGGAGCGGAGCGGACGGCCAGTCACGCACGGGATTGCAAACCACCTGGCACAGTCCCGCGATGTCACCATCCTGGTCCATGACATCGGTGGCACCGTCTTCAGATTCCAGGAAGGAGGTGGCGACCGCTTCGTCGATCTTACGGACTATCCAAAGCTTGTCCTGCCATCGAACTAGGTCGCCTACGTCCATCCATTCCCTTTACACCACTACGGGAGCGTCGGCCCCCGTAGTGGTCATTGCTCTCAGCTCAACTGAGAGGAAACCAACGCTGCCACATCCAGGCCTTGAGACGCGAACAAAGCGTCCGCCTGATTCTTGCCAGACTCGACTAGCAGAACCTCGGGGTCCTTGGCCGGTGCCGGGGTACCGCGCAGCCCTGCCATGATGGCGTCCGGATCGATCTTCGTTACCTGGTACCGGCCGCGATCCACCTTCGTGAACACGAGTACGCGGACCACATCGTTGGTGTTCGGGTCACGCAGCGGCTGCCCTTGAGCGTCCCGCACCTTCACGGTCTGCTGGCTCAGCAACGTGCTGATGTAGCCCCGGACGTTGTTGCTCGTCGGGGAGTAGCCGGCCTTGTCCAAAGCCGTCTCCACTTCACCGGCGCTCATCGTGTCGTTCCCCATGACCTTGATGATCTTGTCGATCAACGTCATGTCACTCTTGGGCTTGGCGATTGCGGTCTTGGGTTCCTTGGCAGGTTTGGCAGGAGGTAGAATCGTCTCCTCGATCGGGAACAGGATGAGGAACTGCTGATACTTGCTGTTCAGCTGTTCGAACTCCTCCTTCGCGGTGGCGAGAGCGGTGGTAGCTGCGGCGAGCTGTTGCTCAGCCTTATCGAATCGGCCCTTGGCGGCAGCAACTTCAGTGGCCAGGGCTTTCTGTGCTTTTTGAAAAATCTCGTTTGACACGGGCAATCTCCATCTACATATGGGGAACGACAGGGGAATCATTCCCAGGACCAGTGGGTTATAGTTGCAACCCCCAGGGCGGCAACAGATCTAGAGGGACTTTCTGAGACTCTCTAGGGCTTGACCGGGAACTCTCGGTCAATGTCCACGTCATGAATTACACCGAGTCGACGCAAGTGTGCTTCGGCTTTCCCATCAGCCAGCGCTCTTTTTAGCCCTTCCAGCCGGCGATCCCCGATGGTCTCCGCCCGCTGAATCGTGCGCCGCAAGAGCAGCTGCCAGTCAGCCTGCCGTTCCGGAGCCTGAATCCGATTCTGTGGTCTCTGATTGGTTGCCCCTAGCCGTCTCGATGCCATTCGTGCTCTCCTTGAGGATCTGGTCCTGTATCTGGGACTCCAACAAACGAATCGATTCCATGGACGCCACTGGCAGCCCGATGAAGCCGTGGATGAGACGCATGGTGACCTCGCGCTGAAGAGCCAGCTCGGCTTTCAGCGCGGAGTTCTCGATCTCCACCTGACGCAAGACCGAGATCGTGTCGTCCACCTTGGACGCCAGCTTCTCGATCTCAGCCAGATATGGCCGGAGCCGGTCCGCCACATCGGAGAACTCATGCAGGGCGGCCATCGTCTTGACGACATGGCTAGGAAGCTTCTTGTCAGAAGCCGCTTGGGCTCGTTTCATGTGTCTGTTCATATTTGATCTGGCTGTTGAGAGTTACTGCGGGAATGGAGGTTGACCACGGAAGATCGAGTAGAAGGGGATCGAGCCGGAGTTGTGCGGCTGATTGAGCAAGGCTTGCTCAATGTCGTTCTGCTCTGGCGTCGGGAGACTCGGGACCGTCCGCGCCATCTCCAGCAGGTCCGGGTCAGAAGTGACGGTCAACAGGTCAGCGCGAGCCTGTGGGTCTCGTTCGAGAGTGTTGATGACCTGCTCCTTAGTCATCGTGTCCAGCATGCAAATGCCCGGCGCCGTGACATCGTTGGGGCTGTCCCCTCTCTCTACCCATACATTCTTGGACCCAGGGACGTAGCGGTCACATTTTGTGACGGGTGCTACAGGGCACGTCGGGGGACCAGAGCAAGGGGTATTCTGACAAGAACAGGACATGGTGTACCTCTACACCAAGCCGTAGCTCAAGAAGATTCTTGCACCCAATCAGCCCGGATCAAAAGCCGCGTCTCCGGATGCCTCTCCGCACAGGAAAGCGCCACACGCCAGTACAGGATCCGGTTTTTTATCCGCAAATGCTGCATCACCGGCTCCACGGGACCCTGGCAAGTGGGACAGAGCTGCGCTCGAATATGCGCAATCACACGGTCGACGCTAGGGAGGGGGATAGCCTTCTCCACATCCTGATCAGTCAGGTCGTCTGAATCCCCATAGAGTTCATCCAGAACCCCAGGAGGGAGGCCCGCCCCAACTTCACTATCCCCTTCAAGCTTAGCTTTTTCCATCCACCACTCCTTGGTGCGGTTGAACTTGGTGTTGATCCGAATCGGCTTCAGGCTGTGCCCTAGGGCTCTTGGCTTGTCAGGACCTTGATACGGCCCATCTTCCCACCACTCATCTCGTTTAGTCATTGGTTACCGGCCGGCAGACTCTTGATAGCCACCACAGGAAGAGTTTCCATGGCCAGCCGAGCATGCACTTCAAAGAGTGCCACAAGGGCTTTACGGTCTCTCACCACCGGGGCGCTTCTCCAACCGCAGCTGCAGACGATGCGATCCGCATTGTCATGGTAGTAGAAACCACCATCCCCAAAGGTGCACGGTTGAAAGCTGGTCACTTCGTGGTTCGACATGGCCCCTACTACACCGACTCAGCGGATTACCGGGAGACTCTTGGTTGAGTTGCGCTTCTTCACGGCCAGTCCCTGATCCCCTGCATAGCAGTACTGACAGCCGAAAGAGCACGTCTCGTTGATGGTGAACGGGTCCACCATCAGCACGCAGCCGCAGCGCTCATAGGCTGGGCTCGCACCGGGGAAGTCCTTAGGCGGTACGCAAACGTCCACGGTGAAGCGCTGATCAGTTGCGTCAATGAAGGACAGGTCGTCCTGGCACAGCGCGATCTGGACCCCCGCCTGAGCCGCCTCATCGGCAAGCTCATTCAACAGCGCGAAGCGTTGCTCCTTGGTGCGCGTCTCGGGGATCCGATCATTGGGCTGCAAGAACGACACGAACACTTCTTTGAGCCCAGCGGTAGAGGCGTATCCGAGCAAGATCTTGAAGCGCTCCAGCACGACCCAATCCGGCAACAGGGGGATGGGGCTGAACCTCCAACGCACCAAGGAGAACGCCTTAGCGGTCTCGATCAAGAGATGCCCGGCATCCTCCAACGACGGGGCGCCGCGCTCGACTTCAGACCAGCCGGTGGCCGTCACGTGAACCGACACATCGTAGTCTTGGAGCCTGAGCTGAGCCGCGATCAGGTTCCTGGGGTCCTTGGTCCAGAATACCAGGCCCAGCGTGTCCTCGGGGCGCAAGGACCAGACTGAGGGCACCCCGGTGCGCGGGTCGAACGCGATCATCTGGCCGAAAGCCAGGCACTGCTCGAACCATTGCCACTTTTGAGTTGATCCAGGAAGATCAGTCCAACGTGAGAGGCTGTAAGGTATCCCTTCGACCCGGCCGCTTCGTAAAATCATGATCTATGCCTATCGGCTACGAGCCTACACAAGGTAAGAAACTCTTCATAAGGTAAATCAAGCTTGGCCAAGTTGCAGTGCTTACATGCGGTTACTACATTCTCTGGTGTGTAACCAAGTGCTGAGTCCACCCTATCTATCCCATTGAGAGGTACCGTCTCAGTACGCAGCCCTTTTGGCTTACGTGCAGAGAATGGAAGCCGCCCACAATAATGGCAGCTACCGGTAACCAAAGTCGATACATCGGCTTCGGTAAGACGAAACTCCCTGCCAAACTTGTTGGCTGATTGACGGTAGCTCACATAGCAGAATCTGATTGCAGCCTCTTTGTCCGTTCTCCTTGACATAATGCTTTTTACGCCAAGTGGCTGCATTTTTTGCGCATTTAGAGTCTGTCTGACTGACCTCGGCAGGGTGGCGGATACCTTGCTCCCAACTATTTGAACCGACTTCATATTCTCTGTCCTCTTACAGCCACAGGAAGTCGTGTGACCGTTCCTAAGATCGGAACTAGAAACAACCACCTCTGTAGAGCAATCGCACTTGCACAGCCACTGAGCTTGGCGCCTCCCTCTAATGGGAGCTTGTTCAAGGACGAACAGATGCCCGAACTTAGCACCTTTTACGTCTATGGGTTTACGACCGCCCATGGGCCAAGGTTAGCCCGAAATCGGTCAGATGTACAACCCTAGCCTACACTTTGTGCGTTTTTGGCTGATACCCGTGACTGCACGGTTTGACCGTGTACCGCAGCGCGTAACCGATCGATTGCAGGACCTGGAGGGTAACGGAAGCTGAAGCCGCTGCAGAGCCGTCGACTCCGAGGGGGTACTCCACGTCCACCCTGATTTGCCGGCGCAAGCCTGACTTCTCCTGGGCGGCCGTAAGGGGTCCGGAGGACTGGTGCCCCACAACCTTGAGGGGCACCGCAACGTCGAAGTCCTGTCCCTCAATCTGGATGTCCAAGGACTCCCCGTTAATTGAACGGATCACATCAATGTTGAAAGGTTTCGCAATTTTGCGGCCCTCCTCGAACAGCACGGACATGACCTTGGTCTGAGGGCCGGCGGCGGTGCGGTCAGCGTACTTGCGCGCGACTTCTTCTGCCAAGCCCTTGCTCATGACCCCTCGATGAAGCGGGCGGCCACCGCGGCGCCCACGAACCTGTTCGTCACACGCTCGGAAGCCGTCTTGGGCGCCGTGTGGGTGTACCGGGGCTCGAATTCCTTGGCCAGGTAGTTGATGTAGTCGGCCAGGTACTTGCAGACTTGAGCCGGTGTGCCCGTCTTGGCCCGGAACTTCTTGGGCTGCTTCTCTCCGTGCCCCGCGTAGAGGGAGATGCTCATCTCTACCTTCACCTTGCCGGTCGGGGCCGGCGCGTTCTCGTCCTTCTTGTCCCACCCGTCCACGAAGAACAGCGCCCGGTTGTTCTCGGCCTCGGCACCACCGCCCGCCGAACCCACCCCAGGAGGCAAGTTGACGAAATTGATGGACATCATGTCGGATTGACCGAGGGAGTTACGACGCACCTTGACTTGGCGGCCGTTTGCTTTGGTCAATTTTTCCAACTCGGCGGAAAAATCGGCAGAACTGAGAATTTCGGCAGCAGCTTTGTTGGTCATACCCTTACTAGACAGTATGCCATCAAAACTCTACCCATGCGCAACCGATTTTCGCATCACGACAGCGGAACCGGGTTTGGCCACAGCTTCCGCGGTGATCCGGATGCTGGCGATGTCCTGGTCCTCTGGGGCCTCGTAGCTGTAGGGCTTTAGCACCTGTTCTACCACCGTTCGAAGCGCTCGGGCGCCTGTGCTGTATTGCTTGGCCTTGCGAGCGATCGCCAACAGCGCTTCGGGGTCAAACTGCAGGTCAATGCCGTCCAGGGAGAAGAGGGCTCGGAACTGCTTGCACAGGGAATGGTCAGGCTTGACCAACACGTCGATCATCTCGGCCTCGGTCAGCTCAAAGGTGCTGCTCACGATGGGGAGCCGGCCCACGATCTCCGGAATGAGTCCGAACTCTTCTAGGTCCTGTACCGTGACTTGGTGGTAGAGATCCGACTTCTCGAATTTCTTGCGGCCTTCCTGCCCAAAACCCATCCCGGAACTCTTGTTGAGCCGCTGCTCGATCAATGGCTCGATCCCGGCGAAGCTGCCCGCACAGATGAACAGGATGTTGGTGGTGTCTATGACGTCGATCGTAGACATTCCGGAGACGGCCCTGGATCCTTGACCCCGAGGCACCGGTACCTTGGAACCCTCCAGGAGCTTCAATAGGGATTGCTGCACCCCTTCCCCGGTAACGTCCCTGTATCCGGATGCGCTGCGCCCGCTCTTACGCGCGAGCTTGTCGAACTCGTCCAGGAACACAATGCCCCATTGGGCACGCTCAACATCCTGCTGAGAGTCGGCAAACAGTCCCTGAAGGATGGATTCCACGTCATCCCCAACGTATCCAGCTTGCGTGAGGCGGGTAGCGTCGGCGACAAAGAAGGGGACGTCCAGCATGCGGGCGATCGCCCGAGCTAACAAAGTCTTTCCCGAACCGCTCGGTCCGAGCAACAAGATGTTCGACTTCTCGATCTCCACGGCCTCCCCATCGAGCAGGATGGCCCCGTTTTGCTGGTGCTCAACCTCTCGGCGGCGGTAGTGCCGATATACCGCGATCGCCAGCTCGCGCTTAGCCTCTGCTTGCCCGATGACCTGACGATCAAGTAGGGCGGTGATCTCCCGGGGCTTCTTGAGGACCTTCTGCGCCGGTTGCCCAGCCGCGGACTTCAGCTCTTCCTTGCGGAGAGTCTCCGCGGATCTGACGATGCACGTGTTGCAGATGTTGGATCCGTCCGGGCTCCCGATGAGGTTTTTGACCTCATTACGGGGGCGCCCACAGAAGTTGCACCGCTTGCTTGGATCCTGAGCCATTCCCCATATTACACCGATCAGGAGAGGATCGGGTCAAGCATCGCCTTCAAAGGGGCAGAAAGCTTCCCGATGGCCAAGAAGGATACCATCTCTGCAAAGTTCTCGTCTGGGTGCGTGCCAGCGTAGCCGGTCACGAAGCTCATGTCTGGGTCAGCCTTGGGTACTGGCAGCTTCATCATCCGCAGCCAGTTGTCCAGAGGCGTGGAGAAACGGTGGGTCGTGTTGCCCTCTTCCATCCAATTCACAACGACTTTGCGCCGACTGATCTCCACCTTGGAGACGGTCAGCGTCTTGCCCTTGTAGTCGACCTTGTCCCCGGCCTTCGGGTATAGCTCGGAAGGAATCGGAGGCGGCTCGCTGGAATGGCGAAGCTTCCGGTACATGTCGTTGATCATCGAGCCGCGGCCCGAGAGGAACTTGTGCTGCAGTCGATGTGCAAGCTCATGGCAAACGATGCGCACGGTATCCCAGTTGTCCGGGGTGTTGGAGCGCACGAACATCTCATCAGCCGATGGCAGATAGAATGCAGCCACGTTCTTCTTGTTGTTCACCGTCTGGCTGATGTGGATGTCCCCGTAACACACCTTGCCCAGCCCGATGGAACGCATGGCAGCCTCGGCCTTGGTGACGAGGTCAACGGCCTTCGCCATCACACTCTTGTCGAACCCGCCGGTGTTGATCAACGTGAACGAACCCGCGGGATATTTGACCTGCTCGGCTAGCTCTGGGTCCGAGTTGAGCTTCCCCTTGGCGATCGCGGCCTCAGCGGCACCTACTTGCTTGCGGAACTCCAAGCACACCTGCAGATACTTCTGCAGATATTCGAGATCAGCATCGTAAGTCCCGCTGTTGCTCTTGATCCGGATGCTCAGCTTCTTCTTCGTCCAGAAACGAGCCGCGCCCTCGATGGTCTTGCGCAGCTGAGCGGGCAGAACGTAGGATTGCAAGATGGCCAGGAACAGAAGCATCCCAGTGGTCTGAATTCTCCGGTACTGATACCCGGCTTGAAACTCACCCTTGATCTCGTAGCGCATCCGGGAGGTTTGGGTAAGCTCCGCTGATAGCGCTTTGGATGTGTCGAAGTCCTGACGCTTCATCGCGTCAATGAATCCGGTGAGCTTCTCGATGTCCTTCTTGGCGGGCTCCTCGTTTTGCGTATAGCGCTCTACGTCGAACTTGAACTTCACCAGATCCGATGTGACGTCGGCGATGGCTTTGGCGGACAGGAAGCGAGCTACGATTCTGTCGTTCATCGCTCAAACCTCCCCGTACACTATGCAATCTTTTTCCCACAAGAGTCCGTCACAATTGACAGTCCCATCCTTGTAGATGATACAGATCCCGCCCTCGCCGAAGTTGTTGGGAACCTCCCGGCCATATCGATTCGATACGATCAGGGTGGTCTTGTTATTGCGCACGAAATCCATCCAGGCGGTGGCCGGGAACCCGCCATCACCCCAGTTGGCTGAGAGGCAAACAATGTCCGCGTCCCCCGGCTCATAGAAGGAGTTCCAGTTCGAGTCCTTCTTGTCCCTGACGTCACGGCAGATGAGCAAGCCTACCTTGTAGACTTTCCCGTCAACCACTATGCGCCGGATCGGGGGGTTGGCGCGGCCCTCGGTGGCCCAGAGCCAATCCGCCGAAAAGAAGTTCACCTTCGAGTAGGCCTCAAATGTGCCATCTGGACACATCATGACTTGAGAATTAAACAGGTTTCCAGTGGCCAGAGAACGTTCAAGCACTCCCCACACAATGTGAACTCCATGCTTAGCCGCTAATGCTCGGAACACCGTCAAGCTGTGAAGCCCGTCATCTGAAGGGTACTGCAGAACTTCTGCGTACGGCTCTGCGTCAGTGCGCCCCATGAAACTATATCCGGTGGTGCACAACTCAGGTAGGACAATCAACTTGGCTCCCGCCCTAGCAGCGGAGCTGACCATGGAGGCTAGTTTGCGCAAGTTGGAGAGGCGGTCTTTGAATACCGGACTCATCTGGATCGTAGCAACCTTCACTCGACACCTCCCTTATGGGTGGGCAAAGGACGATTAGTGGCAACCCTATGACACCACTGAATGAACACATCCAGGGGCAAGTCCATCCTCATCAGGTTCAAATCACGATGTACCCATTGAACATTGTCGATAGAGTACCCTAGACTTGAGTCTATCCTGTCCAGAGAGGCGGTTCTGCTGTGCTCCTTCCGGGAAGTTTGGTTTGGCCCAAACTTCAGCTCAACCCCAGTCAGGGCGCACCGCCGTTTCTGAGTCAAGAACAGCCTCCAAGCATCTTCTACGCTCAAGTTGAAGCTTAGCTTACGGGTTCTCGCGCCCTCCTGAACCTTCTTCCAATACCCGCTACGGATCTCACCGTGGCCCATGAACTGGTAATTCTTGTTCCCAGTGACCTCCGAATAGTCGCGTGAGCAGCCACAAGAGGTGGTCTTACCCAGGGCACTCTGAAAAATCTCGAACTCGGTCCCACATTGGCATCGCACCAAGGCCTTGTGGAAGCGCTTCCCATCGGCTCTCTGGTATGGGGTTAGGCCCAGCACCTCCAAACAATGAAATGACCTCCCAATGAGCTGCAGGGCCTTCCGAGAAGGGGCCTTTGATGGCGTGGTCAAGAAATGACCAGAGCCCTTCCATTGGATGTTTCCGGGTTCAAAGTTACCCTTCTTATCCAGGCGTTCCAACCGAGAGTCGGGAGTCGGGCGCGGGCCTACATCTTGAAAGAAGGCCTCGAACTCATGCCATGGTTCATACAGAGTTATGCCCCTGCCGCCAAAGCGCGGATAAGCCCGGTTCTTGGAGTTCAGGCACTTGTTCTTGATAGCCGCCCAGATGGGGTATTCTGGGGTATCACTCAACCCGTGCAAACGATGGTTAGCCATACCCTAGACGAAAGATAAGTGGAACCCATCTTTTACCTATGGCCCCTGTGGTGAGTATCTGCAATCCTTTTGGCCACATAGAGAGTGTCAAATAGATACCCTACCAGATCAGTAATCTCCTGCGCAGTTTCCAGGGACACTCCTCTGATATTAGGGTGCGCTCCATCATTCCCTATCCATCTGGCGGCGTCACACCATCGTCTTTGGTCTTCAGTGATCTTACGATTTTGATCCAACCAAGCAATTTGTTGGGCTAGAGTGTGGCCGTGGGGGGCGCCTTGTTCAATACAAGCTGATTGCAGCGCTCTGCGGGCCATCACCACAGCTGAGTTATAGGATCCAGAGGCCAAGTTCTTTCTGGCCTCCTCCAGATCTTGCCGTGCCTCTAGAGGCACTTCTTCCGGAACGGGCTTTGGTGAGGGAGCGGGGTACACTACCACTCCATCCTCAGCAATGAGCATGGGCATAGTGCATGCATGGCATTTTCCTATCCACCATCTCATACCAGTGTTTTGCCGATAGAAGTTAGTCGTGACCTTGTCAATGTGTGTACCCCTACCCCCATATCCTGAGGTCGTAGTTTCCCCATGGGTTAGTGCGTTTGTCACTTCTGTGTGACGCCGGCAATGAGGGCAGTAGAGGGAGATCGATAGAGAGAATGCAGAAATCATCTGCTTTCATACACCAAAAACCTCACACGACAGCGAACTGTTGCTTCCAGCGCTGAATCCGGGTCCCCACAAAGGTCTGACCGAACCCCAGCTTGTGACTAGAGTTCATGGTGGTCGTGGGGTACTTCCCGCTTCTACCGTCCTGGAAATTTACCACATAGCTCCCTGTGGAGTCGGCGGAGACTCGGCTACGGTTGGTCATCTTCTCCAGCACCTTGCTCAGGTCAGCCACGTCCGAACGGATACGAACGAAGGCAGTGGTACCGATCGCCATGATGTCCATCACCTGGAGCTTGCGGAAGAGCACACCCGATTCCTCAGCGGCGAACAGGAATGCCTTGACCACGTCCCTGTAGGACTCCCCGCGCAGGATCTGGATCGCGAAGTATGACCCCAAGACAACGGGCTCCACGTCGACCTTTGGTGCCACCGCTTGTTTCGGAGTCACCGGCTCGGGCGGCGCTGGTGGGGGCGGCGGAAGAGTCTCAACCTTGGGTTGTGCTTTCTGAGGGATTGGCATGGGGGTGATCATCTTGGGCTTGGGAGAGGGTGTCTTGACCGGGGGTTTGGGAGCCACCTTGGCTGGAGTGCTTGGTGCGGGCTTGGCCGTTTTGACCACCGGTTTTTGCTTTGGGGCTGGCTTTGCGGGTGGATTTTTGCTCGGCTTTGGCAGCACCACCGGTTTGTTGCTGGAAACCTTGACCACAGGCTTCTTTGGAGGGGGTGGGGCCTCTTGACGCAACCTCCAAACCGTTTTGCGACTCGTGCCAAACTGATTGGCGATCGCGGTGTCCGACGTCTCATGCGGAAGCTTGGCAAGTATCTTTTGGCGTAATTTGTCAGTTAGCACAGCAGTATCCTAGGTAGAAGGTTCTAACCCCCGCACTCACAAAGCTTTAACCCGAATCAGCACCTCGGGCCATGTCCTAACACGGAAATGATCACATTGCCGCATATTTTCTGTGTTCGGGGTGGCCCAAAGCAGTCCTGCACCTTGGGGGTGCTCTTCCTTCCAGGCCAACACGTTTTCCGGATTGTCATCTAGCAGAGCGTCCCCGCGTATCATGTGCTTAGCAGCCGTGTTGATGATGGTGTGCTCGGTGAATCCGAAGTGATCAATCAGCCAATGCATCCGCTCGTAAACCCACGTGGGGCTGATAAACGGGCGGGTCGCTACCACCACATCAACCACTTGGCGAAGCTCTTCAATCGCATCCTGGGCGCCTTCATTGGGGAGTAATCCGGCGCAGTACCCAGGACGGGAGATCTCCCGAAACAGAATGATCCGCTGCTCTTCGGTCAGCAGCGCGAATACATCCCAGTGATGCAACTCCTCCAAGACCACCTCGATCCCAAACAGCTCCTGAATGAGAGCTATGACGGGTGTCTTGAAGTCACAGAGTACATCATCGACATCTACTAGAAACCGTTTCTTACGTGGCTTGTTAGGGAGCACGTTTCCCTAGGTACACCAGCTAGAGCGCTCCGTACGAACGATCTTCTGGAGGCAGGATCTCAAGCCCAGCCGGCGTGACGAAATACCCATGCTTGAACCCAGACTGCTTCAGCTCGTCCTTGGTCGCGGGTCTCAAAACCCCCTCAAGCACCAAATGCTCTAGCAACTCCTCCACGCGGTCCAGGTCTAGACCACCACGGAGCCAAAGGGAGATAGGGCCGGCTCTCAGCATCTTGTCGGGTTCCCGACGAATGTGCTGCAGAAGAGAATCGCGCGCCAGTTTAGCCGAAGCCTCATCGCGAAGATGTGCCAATCTCACCTCACCCTTGATTAAATACAAGGATTTCATGACACTACCTCCACCGTTAGACCCGAAACCGGCACGTCTCTAAAACGAAATGCCTTGGACACCCCCAAATCTAGATAGAGGGTAAGATCGAAACCGGCCGCCACCTCCCAGCGCCCCCGGCGCTCCAGGGACTCACAGACATAGGACTCCTGATGGATTCTCAGGTATGGGCCGTCGAACAACATCACAGCCGGGGATTCCTCCACCGGGAGAGTGAGCAGATGGGGGAGGGCCATCGATGTGTCTGGGTCACAGATCAGCAGAGCATCTGGAAACTCGTCCTCTAGGGTGACTTCTTGGACCGATTGCTGACAGTACGAGAAGCTGGCAACCTGCCGTGCGATGTTCCGGACCCACTGCGCCCTTACACGTTCCTTCAGTGCCGTGTAAGGATCGTGCTGAAGGTTCAAGGACAACTGATCCGTGATCGGCACAGAGGCGTGAGCAATAATTCTCAGTTCGTGCCCTGGAGTATCCTGCACAGCTGGGCAACCGGACCCATCGGTATCGATTTGACAGAGCTTCAGGAACTCACCTAGGCGCCCTGGAATCTGTTCGAGCAACAGCTGAGGCAGCTCGGAGCGCAGCCGATCTGCCAACTGCTTGCGTCCCTTGTAGGTTGCCACCAAGGTTCTGGGGTCTCCCTCTTGCTTCATCAGCTCGGTGACAGGGCCGCGTTCCTGTAGCGCCTTAGTGACGCTGGATTCATGTCCTCGATTGAAGTTGGCTTGGACGATCGCGGACTCTATCTCTGGGCGCAGCCTAGGCGCCGGGGTGACCAGCTGATCGGTCCCCTCTCTCGCTACCGGAGGCGGCTGGTAAAAGGCGTCTTGCGGAACCTCCGCCACCGCGAAACCTGTCTCCGCGGACACGATCATGGTCTTGGTCTTGTCCCGTTGAGAGAACTCCTCAGCTAGGAATCTGGCCACCGTAGGCAGGCCTTCTTGTTCCAGCAAGAACTCAGGGAGGGTCTCCAGCAGCTGCTGGGAAAGCATATCGGTGCTCCACTGTTCAGTGGTGGCACGGTCAAAAACGGATTGGAGTTCTGGGCTACAGCTGATAGCGATTCGAGCGGCACGCAAGGACGCCGTGGGCGGGACGGCGAGAGCGGAGGATTGGAGTTCAACTAGGTCGGTCATGCGCGGTTCGACTCCGTGTGAAGTTGTAGTGAGGGATGAAATCGTGCACCCCAGGCCACCAAAAGCCCCAGGGCTCTTTGACACGAGAACCGGTGAAGAACAAGGTCCACGCACCCCGAGTTGGGTCGAGCAGCTCCACACGATGGAAGTCGTCGGCCATGATGCGGTTGATCGAACCCGGGCGAAGCGTCCGCGTGATGACAGTTTTCGTCTTCGAGTCCCAGCGCTCCTCACGGTACCCATTGGTCAAGATCAAGCTGTAGCTCCGACGCCACGGATGGTTATGCAGGGAGGCGTCCTCATCCCCTCGATGGAAATAGTGGAGGTACACGCTTAGATACTTGTTGAGCTTCTTTTCTCTGAACCCGGCAACCCCCTCCTCATCGAAGTCATCATCCGAGCGCCCTTTGCGGATGAGGTAGAAGCGGCTCAGGTAAGGCGCCCCCTCGTTCTCGATCGTGAACTTTGGCAGCCTGTTGCCGAGGGCTTTGCAGCCCCGGATGAGCAGGCTCTCACTCTTCTCGAACAGCCAATTGATCGCCGACACCTAGCACCTCATACGACTGAGAATCTTCGTTCCTGTCCGCTGGGGTCAGCGGCGAAGCGCGCCCGCACCCCATCATCCACGTCCGGGTCATAGCCGATCCACTCCAAAGTCTCGTTGATCTCGGCCACCATGGTTTTCACGATTCGTGGCTTGCGCGCTAGCTCGGCCGTGAACAGTTCCTCATCGAGCCCGCCCTTTGGGTTCTTGTGGAAGCTGGCGGTCATCGCTGCCTTGACGCATTGCTCGATCTCGCGACCCACCAGAGACTTGGAAGTCTCAGCTAGGCTGTCCAGGTTGAAGCGAGAGGGCTCTTGCCCGCGCTTCTGGAGATGGATCTTCAGAATGTCGATGCGGTCCTCCTTCGAAGGCAGGTCGAAGAACCAGCGCTCATCCATGCGGTTCACGAATTCCACGGGGAGGGTCTTGAGGGAGTTGGCAGTCATGGCCATGCAAATCTGAGACTTGGTCTCCTGCATCCAGGTGGACAAAATACCAATCGCCCTGCTCGCGGTGCCAGCATCTGTGTGGGCGGAAGACTGTCCGCCTGACAAGCTCTTCTCCGCCTCATCGATCCACACGATGCAAGGCGCCATAGCCTCTATGACCTTGATGGCCCGATACACGTTGCCCTCGGTATCACCTACACCAGAAGACCGTAGTTTCCCCATCTCCAGCTGGATCACGGGGAGCCCCCAGACATTACCCAGCGTCTTGATGGACAGGGATTTTCCGGTGCCCCAGATCCCAACTGCCAAGATACCCTTGGGTGGCTCCAACCCGAATGCGCGGCCTTCCGAACTCCACGCCGCTTTGGTGAGCAAGGCCCATTCCTTGAAGCGAGAGATACCGCCGATCTCTTGGAATGAGTACTCCGACGTATCGATGTACTTGACCAGATTCGTTTTTCTCAGCTGGCGGAATCGATAGGCAGCCAAGAGACGGGGGTCCGCCGACTTCACCTTCATGAAGGTCTGGATCATGGCGGTTTGAATCTCGAACGATGTCAGTCCCTGGAACAAGGCGTCCGGTTCCTTGGGGGCATCGATCTTGAGGGAGTCACATGTGCTGGTGACGATCTGGAGAATCTCGTCAGAGCTGAGGCTGGAATCCTGGATCACTTCCGTGTACCGGGTCAGCTTCTCCGGGATCTGTTGCCGGCTACCAACACAGATCAGGATCTTCACCGTCTGCTCATCGTTGTGGGCCTGATGCATGATGTTCATGACCCGGCGCTGGACCTGCTCATCTTTCAACCACCGGTCAGGGTCCGTAATCACGTAGACCTTGCGCTCATGCGGGGTCTCATCCTTGTAGATGGAGATGAGAGCATCGTGGATGTTCACCGTCTTGTTGTCGGTGGGGTGTGCCTTCTTCTTCCAATCGTCAATCAGGTCAGTCAAAGGGAGCAGTCCGAACGCCGAGTTGTAAACCTTGGCATTCGCGACCTTTTCCTTCAGAGCGTCCCGCAGCTGCACAAGGAACCGATCTTCCTCCTCGGTGACGAAGTAGATGAGCCGGGTTACCGCTTTCAGATGGAATTTTAGCTCTGGGAACATACTCATTACTACACCGAAGCTATCTGTTCTTGTGGCGGGCCAGATATTCAATTCCGGACTGCAGTACATGAGGATCCTCCTTGGCGGCCCCCAACATCAAATTACAATGTCGGTGAATCAACCCTCTCACGCACTTTCCACAAGATTTGGATTTATCGCCAGGGCAGCATTTTCTATTGTGATCCACGCAAACTGATTCAGGGCTCACTCCGCGATTCTCCATTGGTCGGTGGCAAGATGCACACAGTCCGCCTTGCTGCTCCCACATCTGGTCAAACTCTATGTGGTACCTGGCCCATAGCTCATTTCTTCTGGCACGATCTGGATTAGCAATTTTCCATGCCCTTCTTCTTGCCGAAAACTTCTCAGGGTTAGCGTCCCGCCATTTCTTCGACCTCAAGTTGTTCTTCTCTGTCTCCGCAGCTGCTCTAGCTATGTTGTCGGAGTTGGTGCACAACTTGCACATTGGCCTAGGAGCATTACCCCTTTTCTTCTGTAGATGAAAATCTGCTAGGGGCTTAGTCTCCTTACATTTGGTACATTCCTTGACGCTCATGTGATACGCGTTTGATAAAACGATTACGGGTGAGACTTTCGTCCCACCCGTAAGAAACAGTGCTATATGGCCGAATTAAGCCATGTGCCACATGAGAATGATGTTGCCCTCTTGATCCGTCTGGCGCTCGTCGATCATCACGCCCTGCTTGGCGCACTCGCTCTTGACCACCGCCTCGGAGTAGTACTGGCGAAGCATGCCCAGAGACTCCTTGGTGTGGCCGTGGTCAGAGTCACCGGAGATCATGCCGGTGTTCAGGTTCAGCACCGCGTTGGCCAAAGCCCCCGACTTGAAGTAGATGCTGTTGCCTTGGACCTGGTGATCGATGCCAGCCATTTGCAGAGCATGGAGGGCGATGGCCTTGTCCGTGATGTTGGTTTGATTGGTGATGCGTCGTGACATAGCTGGTACCTTTTCTTTCAGTCGTTGGTTCTTGGGGTTGTTACTCTTGGAAGGTCTCGTGGACCGTATCGCAGTCCGGACCCGTTACGTCCTCGTTGGTCTGAGGACCGAGGTGCGTGGTGAGCTTGAAGACTTCCTTGCAGTCCCCGCCTTCACGGTCGAGGACCTCCGTGACGACTTGCCCATCCTTCATGATCGTTGTTTTGCCCTTCATGGTTTCATTCTCCGGTGAGTGGTTCGAGTAGCGTTCCTTCCTTACTACACCGAGTCAGGAGCCGATTTTGATCTTGGCCCCCGTTTTTACGACTTGAGCGTCTGGCACGGGGTGCGACAATGCTGGGGGAGGGGTAGCCCAGTCCTTGGCCGTGGGCTGCGCCGATTTGCCCCCTAGCATCTGGCCTTTTTTGACCGGCGTGTTGGTAGTCGCCAGCTGCGTTCTTGGGGCCAATGGCTCCTGAGGGACAGGGGGCTGAGGGGGCTCGGGTTGGGCCGCGGGCTCCGGCGCAACCACTACAGGGGGAGGGACAGGCGTCGAGACCGCCGCCGGTAAGCTCCGCGGCACCTGTATCATGGGTTTGGCTTCTAGATCCCGGGGATCTACCCAAGCGCTGGCCGTGCCAGGAGACACGGGATCGATGAGCAAGAAACGCTGCCCAGCAATCTTGCCGAACCTCTCGTCATCTGGCAACATTCTCGGCACCTTGGTGAACAGGCGTTCATGCCAATTCTGAACCCGGTCCTCGAAGCGCGTCTTGCCGTACATGCTTCGAGTGCAATCAGGGTTGACGCAGCGGGAGCAACACTCGCTCCGGAAGAGTTCTTCCGGAGCCTGCCCTAGGTTGCACTCCGCATAGAGATCAAGCTGACGCCGAGTCATTTTCCAAATCCGATAGGCACAAGAGATTCCGCTCAACCAGCTGTTCAATGAGTTTCTCCTTAACCACCGGAAAGCGGCCAGGCTCGATCAGGGTCACGTTCCCCACCACGTCGGTTATGTGCAAGTCGTAACCCTCGTCATTATCAATACAATCTATAATGATTCTGCATACTTGCTCGGCAGTGTGGTCGTTGAGCTTTTCCAGCCGGAGCTTCAGCACGCGGGGGTTCTGCTTGGCTCTTTGGGCCGCAGAGGTGGGCGGGCTGCTGGGCTGGCGCTGCACGACTGGCGCTGGGGAAGCCGCCACCGACTCTTTGCTCGGGGGTAGAATCGAGGTAGGCGGGACATCTCTAGGCGTTCCGCCACTCGGTTCTGTTGGAGAAGGGGTAGAGTTGGCCGAGACTACCCAGGGGGCGTCGATGATCCTGAAGACCTGCTTGGTTTCACCCTTGGACACAACCTCCTGGATGATCTCGTTCTGATCGAGGTTCTCTACGATCTCGTCCTTTTTGTTCGTCTTGGGCTTGCGAGTGAGGCTGTAGATGAAGCCGTTCATCAGAACCTCGTGCTCCTTGGGCACCTGGTCCTTGTGGGCACGCTCGGCCTTGTACCCGCTGGCCCAGTTGAACCCCACCAAGGGCTCAACCACAAGCGGCACCTGCCATTTCGGATTCTGTGGAATGCGCCACGGGGACTCCATGATGTCCACGATGATGGGCACCGCCTCAGCTACGCGATCGTTCCGAATCTCGAACACGATTTCATCGTGCACGCACAGAAGCATGCGCACCGAGTCATCCCCGCCATTGCGAAGCCAACCCATCTTATGGAACTTCTTGTGCAGCAACACCATGCTGATCTTCAGGATGTCTGCACCGGCACCCTGGATTGGGTAGTTGGTCGAGTAGCGCTCGCACGCCGAACGAACGGCGCCGTCCGGGCTGTTTGCATCCGGAATCGCCAACCAGCGCTTGAACGCAGTGGTGACCCCGAGGTCCTCCTTGACCTTCTTGTGCTGGCGCTTGGACCACTCTATGAAGGTGGGAACTGACTTGTCGAAACCCTGCTTCCTGCGCTTGCCCTCCAGCTCATCGCAACCGGTGTTTCGCATGACTGCCTTGGGGCCACCGCCATAGATGAGCAAGAAGTTGACGATCTTGCCGACGTTACGTTCCTCTTTGCTCAGCTCCTGTTTACCGAAGATGCTGCGCCCAGTGATGGTGTGCAGGTCACCGGTGCCGTGCAGGAACTCCTTGATCCACACCTGCTCGTCAGATACGTTGGCTGCGATTCGCAGCTCTTCGGCCGCGTAGTCCGCCTTGACGATCGTGTATCCAGTGCGACCCACGAAACTACGGCGGACTTCCGAATCCCCTGGGATACCGTGAATCGGGATGCCGGAGTAGCCATGGTCAGGCTTGCCACCTGGGGCTGAAAACCGGCCGCTGCCTGCACCGGTCTGCTTGAAGGAAAACCGAAGCTCATCGTTCTCATCCGGATTGTTCACCAATCCCAGCAAGTACGTCCCGATGAACTTCTCCGCCTCGCGATACTCCACGATGTCCTTCAAGATCGTCGGAGCGTTCGGCAACTTGGCCAACCCTGACAGTGTATCGCCGTCGGTCTTGAATTGCTGACTAGCCTCATTCCTCTCAGGCTTCGGGCGCAAGTCCAATCCTTTGGGCAGGTCTCCGAACAGGAACTCCCCGAGCTGCTTGGGGCTGTTCGGGTCCAGGTCGGTCAAACCACGCTCTTCCAGCGCGAACTTGCGAATGCGCTCCAACAGGTCAGCCTTGAGGGCTTCCTTCTCTAGCAGGATCTCTCTGACCTTGTCCCGGGCGATCCGTACGCGGCTGCGCTCCATCGGACGCAGTGCGCATGCCACCTGCTTCTCTAGCCGGTACGTGAACGAGAACTTGTTCTTGTGGCATTCTGCAACGATGTTAGGAAGCTTGCACAAGAGGTAGGTGCAGATAGCGTCTGAACCTGCGTAGCGCAGAACGCCGGGCTCGTCCGGAGCGAGTTTGTCAAATCGAATCTCCCTGGACTTGCCGAAGAACAGCTCCTTCAACTCGATCATTTCATATGGGTTGCCGTCCTTGTCCCGCAAGAACTGCTTGGCCTTGGGCTTCAAGCCGATGCCCTTGTCACCAGCGTTTATCACGAAGCTGGCGAGCATCCCGCACTCGAAGGATTCCGGGTGCCACCAATCAATGCCAGTGACAGGATAGAGGAACTCCTGGTCAAACTGAGCGTTCCAGAAGTAGATCACGAGCTTGGGCGGAGAGCACTTGTACGATAGGGCGTCTTTGTCCTTGTCGTCTTGAGTACCCTCAGGGATCGCGGCATGGCACAACCTAGAGATGGCTTGCTCTACTTCCGCCAAAGGACCCACGTTGAGATCCGGGTAACCATCATTGGGCTTATGCCGGATCGGGATGTAGAACCCGGTGTGCCCGTCGTAGGAAATACAGAACCCGACGATCTTGTCCACGGTGTCGGGGGAACCGTCCTCGCGATAGATGATACGGTTGTCCAGGCCGGTGCACTCCAAGTCTAGGGAGCACGACCCACGCTTGATGCACTCGTCCACGATCTCGTTCACCTCAGCCACTGAAGTAACCAGGCGGAACTCGTGATGCACCATCCACGGCTTGGAGATGTCCGGGACTTGACGGTCCCGCTTCATGCCGGAATTTTCCAAAAAGTCGAGGGGGTCGTCGCCGTCATCCTCAACGATGGCTTTCACCATTGCAACAGGAGCCACTGGGCTCATGGCTTCCTCGAAAGCCTCCACGGGGTCTTCGTTGATGTCTGTGCCGTCAGGATAGGAATCAGGTTCTGGGGTTGGTTCGGCCGCCACCACAGCAGCTGGCATGGCGGCAGGAGCAGCCGGCTCATCTTTGCCGAACATGTCTAGAAACGCGTCAAGATCTTCTTCTTCGTTCTGTTGGCTCATGGTTCCCTTACGACAACTACGTACACCTCGGAGCGCCAGAGTTTGACGATCTCCGCAGCCATTTGTCCGGGCTCGAACCCAGTGGGTTCGAAGCACCAAGGCATCTTCTTGGAGAAGGGGCTGCAGTCCTTTCTGTCAAACATCGAGCACGTTTTTTCGTGGGCGCAATGGCGTGCTGCTTGAGGCATTAGCAGCAGCTTCCCCTTTGGGGGCGGTCCCAACTGGTCAACCAATGGCTTGGTCCAACCGCTTAGGGCGTGGTCCATAACCTCTTTAGTGACTGAGGGGATGTCCATCACCCCTTGCAGTCCACGCCACTCTTCCTCCCATTCTCCCGCCACTTCGTAGATCAGATAGAGCTGAATCGTGCCCATCTCCCGACTAGGGATTTGCAGTCGTCTTGGCACGTGCCCTCCTCATCAATCCATCCGGAGAGATCTTCTCAGACATCTTGCTCAGCACCATGGTCAATCGTTCCTTGGCCACCGGAAGAGGCAGCGCTCCTCGGGCAAGCTTGTACCTCGTCTGATCCAGGATGGCCCCAAACTTCAGGTGAGCCTGCAGTTCAAACTTGTCCCTATACTCGCGGAGCCTGCTCTCACACAGATTGAGCATGGAATCAACCTCATCCTTCAACGGGTCGTACGGATCCTCCATGTCCGGAATCATGCTTGGCTCAGGTGGAGTGAGCCCGAAAGAGCGCTCAATCTGAAACAGGATGTCGGAGAACTTGGTGGTGCCAGTGAACTTCTTCCAAAGCCCTATGACATCCCAGCGTTCCCTGCAGACGTAGCACCATACATGGGAAGGGCTGTTCCCGTCTTCAGGGTAGTACTTGGCGCTCGGCTTCTTGTCTGTGCCATGGAATGGGCAAGAGATCTGCTCCTGCTGATTCCCGCTCTTACGCAGCGTGACTCCATTTTTGGCTAGGATGTCCCCTGCAGTCAGCTGACTGTTGATGTGCTGTTTGCGGGCGTCCATCCAGGCCCTGAACCCGGAAGACCGCGCATCTGCATTCCCGATCTCTTTTGCGTAGTCACGAGCCATTTTCAGAGCTGGAGAGCATCCATGTTATCCATGTTGTTTAGGAACTGATCGCAAGCATCCACGCTGAAGCCCTGTGGCTCGGATCGCTTGCCCGAGGCAATCCGACGTGGAGCCCAGTGCACATGGGCTTCGAACGGTTCGAATGCAGCGTTGTCACGGTTCTTCAGGTTCGAGAACTTGAGACGCCCCGAGTCCTTCAGCTCCTTGTTGAAGTAGGCAGCAGTGATCACATCCGCATCCTTCTCCGCGGAGTTAGCCCAGGACAGAGCGTTCATCTGGTAGATGCCGTCATTCTTGTCAGCTTCCTCTTTGCCGCTACGATTCGTCTGGAACAGCATCAGCACCGGCACCATCGCTCCCTTGTTGAAGTGGAGGGCCAGTTGCTTTGATGCGGTGATGATCGAGTTCATCTTGACCACGTGACTAGTGTCCTTGGACTCGGGGGTAACTAGCAAGCCGTAGTCGATGATCACCATCCCCACCTCGAACTCCCTATTGAGAAGCTCCAGATTGGTCTTGATGTCTGACATCGTCCAACCCCTGTCCGGTATCACCAACTCATAGGTGCCGTACGTGGGGTTGTTCTTGAAGTCCGGGCATACCACTTGAGTGTAGAATTTCTTCTGCTCGGGAGTCAGCTTGCCATCACGGATGTCACGATAGTCGAGGGGCTGGTATCCCTGAGCAAAGAACTTGGCATTAGCCGTGTGCAGGGCGTAGGCATTACGACGCATGATCGGCCGTGTCATTTCCAAGCTGATGAACACGATGTTGGTCTTGAACCTGGTGACCGCATTGTACGCCCAGTTGTTCGCGAACATCGTCTTACCGTGACTCGGAAAGGCGGCGTGAATCCACAACTCCCCCTTCTTGATGCCCTTGCACGCATCATCGATCTCGTTGATGCCACAGAGCACGCCGTACGAGCTACCCGGATCCGCTTCAGTCTTTTCGTACTCAGCCACCATCAGATCTGCATCCTGTCGAATGTCTCCGTTCACCTGATCCCCTTGTTCCGGGATGAGGATCTCCTGTGACTTGCGATGAAAGTGCAGCACTGCCGCTTCAGCGCCTTTGACCACTTCCCCCGTCTTCTCGTCTTTGATCCCCTTGGTCAAGATCTCGTTGAACTCCTTCATAGCGACCCGGAGCTTCAAGCTGGCTTGCTCCTCCTGGATCGTCTTGAGGAGGTGCACGAAGTTCGTGCGTGCATACGGGCGCTCAGCCGAAATGTCATTGAGTCTCTCGATTGCCTCGATGCCATTGATGCTCTGGAAGTAGTCCTGCACCGACTGGGCCGATGGCATGTCGAAGTGCTGAGAGAAGAACCCTAACGCGAAGTTGTACAAGCTCTCATCATCGGGCCGTCCCCACTCCAAACGTCCAGCATCCACAGACCGGCGGAGCAGCTGAAAGTTACGAATGAGGTTCTCCGGGGACACCTCCTGATCGAACTCGATGATGGACCGCAAAAGACGCTTAATCATGCTCAGTCCTCATCCATGCTGGGCAGAGAGGTTCTGGTTGGAGCCCGGCCTCCCCACGCCCTCTTGTTGTACGACTTGCGGGGCTTGGACGTTGGGAACCGGGGCTTCACTTCGGTAACGGTGGTAGTCAGCTTTTCCGGACCATCGTCCATGGACACTGCCCCCTCCTCGAAGATCCTAGCCACCTCTTGAGTCTCCTTCTGGTTCTGAGCCACTTCTTCAGCGTCCGTACCCAGATCGATGACTTCAAACTCGGAGTCAATGTAGTTTCCAAGGTCGTAGCTATACGCCTGATGGCCGTCTCCGAAAGTGGTACCACTTTCAGCAATCCAGACCGGCTTACTGAAGGCTTCCCGCACCATCAACGCTTGTTGCAGCACCCCTGCCATCGCCTTGTTCTTAGTAGTGAGCATACCTAGCCGGATGATCAACAGGGTGGGGTGAGAGACCAGGTCATCAAGACTGTTGTTCGTCTCAACCTCGTCGCGCTGACTCGCCGACCTCGCTTTGTAGGACTCCTTGCCGAGCCACACATCCAGCAGCCGAGCATCACCGACGATCTTGTATGTGAACCCTGGATTGGCCATTCTTTTACCGGTCAGCACCCAACGAAGATGCCGACACAGCACGGACCAACTGCCTTTGATGAAGAGATTCTCGGTGGTACGGTCACCGATCTCCTCCCCGTGTTCGTTGAAAGAGGGCATATACAGGTCACTCTTGATGTGCCGAGAGAAAAAGATCTCCGCACCCAGGTAGTCCTGATGACGCTTACGCTCCAAGCAAGAGCATGGGATAGGGACTACCCGATCTCCCTCCAGCTTGTACGACCATTGTGCGCCATGGCACTTCTGGCACCCGGATTTACTTGGCTTCTGTTCGGTCACAACTTCTTCTGTACACCAGTGGTTCGAAGGCTACGTTGCAGTTCTTGCGTGAAGCTGGACTCGCCTTTGAAATCCAGAGCGCCTACCGCGGCTTCCCCTAAGACCTTGTCAATCAAGTCCTTCTTCTTTTGGAGAATGGCCAGCGTGTAGTGGTCTATCGTCTTCCGTTCCTTCCCTACCCGCGGGCGTTCGGCAACAAGATGCACAGCAACAACCTTCTCATGCGGAGACCCGATGCGGATGGGGCGTCCAAGCAACTGAATGTAGTTGCCCCATGACCAAGGGGCGTTGTAGAAGATCATTGCCGACGCCGCTTGGAGGTTGATTGCCTCACTCCCTGCATCACTGATGAAGATCACCTTGACCTTGGACTTGAGGTCCTGGAACTTCTGCTGGGCTTTCAGCCGGGCGGGGTTCTTCTTGGTATCGACTACACCCCCGGTGACCGCCACGCTCTCGATGCCTTGCTTCTTGCACAGCTCCTGCAGTCTCGGGATCAAGCTGGCAAAGCGGCAGTACACGATCACTTTTTCATCATCGAACTCTTCCGCAAGCAGATCCAAAAGGGCTTGCTCTTTGGACCCCGTGGCGGTGACCTCTGCGGCCTCGCTGAACACGTCCAGGTCGATCAAGTCTCCCTCTCCATAGCGGAGCAAGGAAAGGGAGTCCACAGTCTTCTGACAGTAGATGAGGGCTACCAAAGCCTTGTGCTCTTCGTACTCCTTGAGTTCCCCGTCCCCCAGCGCAATCACGCCAGATAGGGCCTCTGAGTACTTGGCATCCTCGGCCGCTGACATGGTGACCTGCACTTCTCGGGTCGTGAGCTTGGGCAGCTCGTCCGAAATGATATGCTTGGCCCGTCCCAAGAAGAATGGATCGATGCGCGCACGGAAAGCTTCCAGGTTCTTGTACCCCACCACGATCGGAATCTTGCGTCCACCAGATACACTCTGGAGCTTCGTGACGCAGTAGTCTCGTAGGAATGCGGACTTGGTTGTGAAGACCTGAGGGTAAATCACCTTGTAGATCGAGAAGCCCTCAATCAGGTTGTTCTTGAGCAGCGTTGCGGTGAGTCCGTAGCAACGATTCGCCCGAGCGGATAGGTCCCCACAGACCTGCCAGGTTTTCGTGCGATCCGATTTGAACGCCGTGGCCTCATCAAACACTACGGTCAGGTCAGGAATCTTGGACGTGATCCTATCCAGCAATCCCGGAGTGATGATCCCCTTGGGGTCAGGCTGCCCATTTGGCAGCAAGGGGATGATCTGCCCCGCGTTCCAGTCCCTTACCAGCGGGGCGTAACCGATCATCATCACCGCTTTGGTCGGTCCCTTGTGAAGAGCAAACTCAAGATAGGTTTGCTTTCTCTCCATAGGGGTGCCGTCCACGATGTAGACGGTGATCCCCGTAGAGAACTTGTCGATCTCAGCCGCCCATTGACGCAGGGCAGACTTGGGGCACACCACGATAGCCTTGTTGTTGGGCTCCTTCTCCCACGTGTAGCAGAGAGCCGCGATGACCATCAAGGTCTTGCCAACCCCCGTCGCATCCCCAAGGACCATCCGCTTCATTGCCAGCAGGTGGTAAATTGCTTGCACCTGGTAGTAGCGTAATCGGAACGGCTGGGAGGTCCCGTCCAGCCCCACGAACTCTGAGCGCAGCATCGAGGTAGGCTTGAGAGCAACAGTTTTGCTCTCCCGCACCTTCTTCAGAGTCTCGTAGACTCTGGCATGCTTATCGACCACATCTTCTTTAGGAGCAGCTGCCATCGATGACAGCTACACCATCACTTGAGGGTAGCTGCTGTTTCCTTCAACGTCTGGACCACTGAGTCAGGCAAGCTCTTGGCGTTATCTGCGAACCAGTTGACCAAGAGGAGTCCCTTGCCTCCGCGGAGACGGTTCAGGTTCTTCTTTCCACCCTGGTGCCAGTAGGTGCCGAACACCAGCTCTGGGGCCTTCTTGCCGCCAACCTTGTAGCCAAGGAATGCTTGCGTGTCCTTCTCATCCAAGTCGTGATCTTTTCCGTTCACAACCACGGTCACCTTGAAGAAGTCACCATGGTACTTGCCACCCCAGAAATTGCTGCTGGAGTGAGGCTCCTCATAGTACCCCGGAGCCGATTGGTAGCCGATCATGCCGCGGAGCTTTAGCTCGATCACATTCTTTCGGTTGGCAACCGACGGGGCGCTACCTTCTACCTGGCCGCTCTCCACCAACCAGTGCTTGATGGACGTGGAGTTCCCAGGAGGAAGCTTCTCTCCGAACTTCCAGTCCTTGGCGTCCCGCACCTTGTTGTTGAACTTACCCTCGAACTCAAGCTCGCCGTGATAGAACTTGAGGGCCTTGGTCACCTGTGCGGTCAGCCATGCGGGGTTCTGACTCTCTTTGGCAGGGTCTTTGATCACGTAACGGAAGAGCTGGATGCCCCAGATGTCTTTGTTGGGGACTGCTGACCCCATTGAGAATTCGCGCTTGTAGTAGACGGCAACCACGAATAGATGCAGGTCAACCTTTCGGCCGTAGGCCACGAATGCCGATTTGTTGGACGAGGATTCATCCCCGTAGAAGTTCATCGGGCTGCGTTGCCACTCGGTTACGAACTGCCACTCGACGTCGCTCGGGACCTTGGCTTCAGCCTTGGCCTTGTCGAACGAGATGACGACCGGTTCAGGAGCTTTCTGTTGGCCACCGCCATACCAATGCTCATCATCCTGAGGACCCGGCCTGGATGGAGAGCCGGGAGCCGGACCCGTTTCCAGAGGCTTGGCGGGGGCATTCTTCAGGAAATCGAACGCCCGGTTCACGTCCTGCATCTTCTGGATGGATCCACCCCTATCCGGATGTGCTTCGAGCGCCTTAGTTCTCTGAGCAGCTTTTAGCTCATTGAGGGACGGGTTGGCATTGGGAGGGAACCCCAATGCCTTGAGGGCGTCCTCTCTGGTAAGGTCCAAAATCCGCGCTTCTCTGAAATCGTAGCTTGCCATTACCCTAGATCTCGAAGTAGTGAGTTAACCGCTGCCCTGATTCAGGCCACTGACGTTCAAACACAGTGGTGTTGGATGCTGTGACCCCAAGGGACTCCCCGATAATGGCTATCGCCAATTGAGCATTGAATGCCTTGCAGCTGAAAGCATCCAAGCTGAACTTCCCCTGAAGGGGCCACGTGTGGATGGAGATGTGACTGGTGCTGATCACCTGAAGCATGGACGTCCCGCCCTCATCCTCAAACGTCCCGGTCCGCTTGACGCGCTCCAATACAGAGGGGTCAACTGGCACTTCATAGAACATCGCCTTGTCGAGAGGCGTCATCTCAAGGGCTAAAATCAGCTTTGAGAACATGATTTCCAGACGTTCGCGTTCGAACACCTGGGGGTCAAGTACTAAGCCATCCATCAGGACATGCAGTCCAGCCGAGCGAGTCATTCAAGCTCCAAAGCAAGAGGGTCCTACAGGATCACCACAAAGAGAAACCTACCCCGATATAGGGGCTGGAGCGCCACGTTCCCCAAGTCAGACCGTAGCCGATGTACAGCGTAACGTTCTTGGTCAGATCAAAGCCTACCCCTAGACCTACCGATCTGACGCCTACAAACGCATTGAGGTTAGCCCACCGGTAGTAGAAACCCTCTACCAGAAGCCCGCCGTCCAAGGCGTCATAAGACTTCACCCCGGAACGAAACAGTTCGGCGCCCATAACCCCAAAGGTAGCTTTTAGCCGCAGCCGGAAGCCCCACGTTGGCTCTACCCGCTCCGCCACAGAAAGGGTGAGGTTGGTCTTGGCGTCCAACTTGTAGTTGCACCAGTCCATGTGGACTGTATACGGGAGGTCCCCGGTGCCTGAGCCATATACTCGGCCCATCCGGTCTGTGACAATGGTAACACCGTCCGCCGTTACGACAGGTTGCGTCTCAGCACGACACTTATGCTCCCGCGCGAGCTGCAAGAACGTCTGCAAGTCGCCCTTTGAAACGCATGTTCCTTGCGGACACACGTCTTGGGCAACGGCCATGATCGGCAAAAAAAGGAGGAAACATACAGTGAAGAACCGAGTCATTGTGTCCCCGTTCTACGCTTGGCGGCGGCTTTGCAAGAAGCACTGATCTTAGCCTTCTGCTCGTCACTATGCTTGTACCCCATGTGAGCTTTAGATAGTGCCTCAACTTGCTCTGGCGTGCGTACCTTGCCCTTATTGGCAACGGAAATCTTCCTCCTAGTCTCTAATGACTTGGGTCTGCCTACATTCGAAGCGATCAGCTTGGCCAGGTGATCAGGGGATGTCGTCACGTTCTTCTTGGCAGCAGACATACTAGCCCTGTGATTGTCGGACTTTTTACGTCCCATCAGAGCCCGAGAGATCTTCTGCCGAGTCTCAGGAGTCAAAGTCTTGCCACCGTGCCCACCGGCATCCAGGTTGTATCCAAATGACTGCTGATTTGAATGCAATCTAGAGATCCAATGCTTCTCTGCAACTAAGGCGTCGTCCTCGGATGAGAACTCAGCGACCACTTCGAATGTGAAGTTGCCCACCCCGTGCTTCTTGAGTGCAGATGCTATCACTGACCTAGGATGCTCAGATTTGGAGTTGAACACGTGATTTCTCCACCTCTTCTTGGGGTTGTTAGCCTTTCCAACATAGGACTTCTGGTTCAGAAGATTGGTGATCACGTAAACGCTCGACATAACTACGAGTATTTCTTGAGCAGGTCGTCCACGTGCTGGGCGCTGATGCCGGAAGAATCCTTGACCGTCACCGCAAACTTACCAGGCTGGACCACCACCACGTGCTCCACGTCATTGGCTTTTACGCCTACCGGAAGAGCCACCTCTACCGGCTTACTGGCGCCCGGAGGAGTGAACTTCACGGTATCCGGATTGCTGAATATGCCGGGAGATTGGATCGCCACCACAGCGGCTTGAGTCATGCCTTTGGAATCAGCCTGCCCGACAGGGATCAGCTGACCTTTGGTGTCCACTCGGCCCGCCGGGATAGAGTTGGCGGTATCGATCGCCGTGTGGTCAGGGGCCTTCTTGCCAAGCAGCAAGCCAATCAAGCCCCCGACCTGGACGTTCTTCATACCCAAAGCAGCCGCGATCACCGCACCAGCCACCAGGAGGATCACGCCTACCGGCCCGAGCAGCACATGGGCTACCTTCTTGGCTCCGGCTAGAAACTTGTCCCAGAATCCTGGTTGAGGTGCGGTGTCAGTCATTTGCTTGGATCCTTGGGGGGTTGAGACGGTGGGCTGATGGAGTCATCTACACCGGGGAGGTTGATGTCGATCCCTTCTTTCTTGGCCAAGCCCTTCAAGAACTCGTAAGCCCACACAGAGAGCGCTCCCGCAAGTGCGAAGTAGCCCATGCTCGCCGGAAGAGACGTGATGCCCGCTTCCGGGACCCGCCAGATCGCTCCAACGGCCATTCCAACCGCTATCGGATGCAGGGGGAGAGTCTTGCGACCCCACCAGAAAAACCACAAGGGTTTCTTGGTCTTATAGGCGTCTTTCGTGAAAATGACGTTTTTCACTACTTGCCCGATAATCATGAAGATCGCCAAAGCCGAAATAAACGGCCAATGGGGTAACACATTGTCGGTGATTATCTTAACGGTCTCATCCACAGGGCACCTCTCTCCAAGTGCCCCTATATAGGAGGAAACTAAGTACTTTTGACTGGTAACGTCCCGGCTTCCCATTTGGCAATCCGGCGTAGCAGCTCTGAGTACTGATCCCGCAGCTCTCTAGAAAGTGTGGGGTCAGCCAGAGCAGCTTGATACCGTGCCCTGGCTGCCATAGCGCTTAACTTCCGCTGGTGAATGGGAAGCTCAATATACGTGGCTCTTTGGAGAGTCACCGATCAGCTCCTTTGCGAGAGCTGGATCGCAGACGGATCCAGCTGCAGCCGGACGTTGTTGCGAACGAGGGGGTGCCCCTCGATGCGATACAAGTCCGCCGCCGAGTATCCCTCCCCAGCACCATTCGTGCTGATCGTGACAAACCCCGGAGTTGGGTTAGGAGCGATCGCGGCCGGACGCTGGGCAGTGGTCACCACCAGCAACATCAGCTCGTCTCCGGCTGACACTTCAGAAGCTCCGACGTTGGTGACGAAGTTCCTAACCAACATGGCTCGGCCTTGGAGCAGATTGCAATGTGTCGTCTGTGCAACCACCGCTTGGTTCTGCAGCGAAAGAGTCCCGCCGGGGTGAGAACCGTTCGCTGTGAACACCGAGCCGCCTCGATAGACACGGTAGTTGGTGAGCAGACTGAAGTCGCCCTGCTCTCCATCGACATGCACGAGCAAGTCGCCTGGGGAACCGACACCACTGGAGCCAGAATCTAGGATGACCTCATCCTGCTCCAGCTGATGGCTCGCGGCCAAGCCCGTAGCCGGACCGACACCCACGATATCTGAGTAGAGCAGAGGCGCGGGGGTAGGACCAAAGCCCTGACCTCGGAAGTCCTTGTCACGGAACAACCCGCCAAGAGGCAGGCGCTCTGTGCACCCAAGATACTCGGTGCCAATGCTTGTCACGTCATTGGTAGAGAAGTTGCCAGCGAGAACCTGAGGACGCGGGGCGACGCCAGAGTTGGGTGGGAACACCGCTGGGTCTTCATAGGCTACATCCCTGAAGTCCAACGCGTTCAACACCGCATCAGCCGAGTAGCGACCAGTACCCAAATCGGTGCTGAAGCTAGTGGCAGCCACCACCTCCAACAGTTTCTGATTGGGGCGAGTCAAAGCATCCGGGTTCAACGGGGTGGCTAGCTGGAACGCTCTCTGAGATTGGATCGGCCCATAAGAGTACGGGAGATCCGTGTAGCTGGTCTGGCTTCCCCAGGCATCTCCCTGATACACAGTGCGGCTGTAGTTGATCAGGATCTGATCCGACTGTTCAGCCGGTCCAGGAAGAACACCGGACACGCTAGCTACAAACTTGTTGATGTTGGCGTCTCGGCCTACCTGAGTGCCCGCTACGTTGACGTTACCAACGCCACCGGCCACGGAACTCCAACCATTGACGGTCTGAGGACGTGTCAGGACGAGACGGAACTCCTTGCTCACGTCGAAGGAGCCACGATCGAAACCGAACACTACAGCCTCGACCACGTATGTCCCTAGATCGAAGCTGGAGATGGGCGTCGGTGCTTTGGTGATGTCGATTGCATTAGCATTGAGGATGAAAGTAGAGTCTCCATCCGCATCAATCTCGATCCACATGGCCGGACCATCGTTTGGACCCATGGCTTGACGCAGGAGGTTGACTGCAGTTCCCACGCCGCCCGTTTGACGGGTATCCGTGAAAGGACTGCCAGCGACCGCATAGTCGCTTGCTTGGTAGACACCCATGATGCGCGAGACGCCATAGAAGGGAGGGAACTCCAGGCCCTTGCGATTCAAGCCACGTGTATCGGTGAAGAACCTGATACCGGCCCACAGATTGCTCTCTGTTCCAGTTACCGCGGTGTTGTAGGAGATTGGAGTAGTGTACGGGGTGATAGCAGTAACCTGACTGAACACCGAGTACTCATTCGAACCGCTGCCACCGTTGAAATAGGCGGCGTAGTTGCTCTGAACGGAGGCTCCGCTTGCACTGCGGATCACATAGTTGATGCCGCTTACGAATGAAGCCGAGTCCACCGGGAGGATCGGGGTCCGGACTTCACCCCAACCTGGCACCAGGTACCTCGGAAGCGTCACGTAGACACTCTCGTAGGACAGATTTGCAGGCCCGGTGAGGCTGGCCGACGTCCCGCAAAACAAACCTAGGGGATCGGTTTGAGTCCACTTGGAGGCGCCATTGACATCACCCAAGGGCATGCAGCCCTGAGCGCTGTGGATCGTGAATGCTAGAGAAGTGCCCGACGGTACCAGGATTGGCCGATCAACCGTGATGGTCACGCCCGGGGTGATGGCAGTGATCGTGTACGAACCTGTTCCTGGGCCGCTTGCGATGATCAAGGCGTCCCGTACTGCTGTAGTACCGGTTGGGCCAACGTTGATCACACGCCCGTTGGCCGAAGCCGCGGTGCCAGAGGTGACTACGCTACCTGCCTTAACCGCCGGAACGGGATTGGCTGCAATACCATCGATTGTGAGCGGAGTCGGGAAGTCGATGCGTCGGAAGGGAGTGACAATCAGCGTCTTGCTGCCAAGGTCAGCATACGTCTCCGCCGTAACAGGAAGGGCACCATTCAGAGGGGCTGGACGGTACTTGCTCCACAGAGGAGCCCATGCGACCTGCGCGCTCTTGTTGTTCGTGGGGATCCCAGACTGCTTGGTCATCAGGTCCGTTGAGGGGGACAAGAACGAGACCGAGTGTAGTGAGTCTGGACGCCGAGAGAGCCCGCGGCCAGGACCGTACACGACGTGCGCCCTGATGTGCAGCAGCTTAGGCGTAGGAGACGTGTTGGTCTGGTTGGCGAAGAACGGAGACAAGAAGGTGATGGTCAGATCATCGGTCGGTGTCGGGTTCGCCGGAGTGACCGAGTACATGGTTGTGGGGATGTCCCCCGTCTCACCATCGAAGCGAAGGCGAACCGCACCTGACACGCTATCGTTCAGCCAGCGCACCTGATCGGTAGAACCTGCCTGTAGACCACCCTTGAGCTGGTTCACAGGGAGCACAATCGTATCGAGAGCCGTGAACTGTCCACCAACACTCTGCAAGGTCGTATTGACCACTAGGCCAACCGAGAAACCAGAGACGTTGATCGGGGTTCCTGGACCCGGAGCCACGCTTGTGCCATGCGGCTGTGCAATGCACTCCACTGGCTGAATCGTAGCCGCGTCTGAGAATACGGTGCGGATGTTGTCAGGGGCGTCGAGCTTGGTGACACCCATAGACACGGCCGCCGACGTGATCGAATCCTGGTAGTGGACGTACGAACCGCGAGGTCCGCCACCGGATAGCTTCCAGTTGGCGCGCAGCTGTCCGCGCAAGAGCTTGTCCAGATTGCTCTTGAGCAACGCCTGGTAGTCGAACCCGTTCGGATTGACGACGTGACGCAAATCCAAAATGTCCGAGTTAGCGATCTGATCCGAGAACAACCCATCGGGCCGCGAGGAGATCACTTTGACGGTTGCGCCAGCCTTATGGGCCTCTGCCACTGTGCCGTTAGACCCTCTGCTACCAGCCACGATGTTGAGCGTGGTACCGGTGATGGACGAGTAGGTCATCAGCTCGTCTCCGATCTGGATCAGCACAGGAGTCGCAGGGCTGGCTGGCAGCGGGATAGCTGTCACAGAAGCCAAGGTCATCGTGAGAGCCGTAGACGTGACGGCAGAGGCCAATGAAGGCGTCGTCGAGAACGTCTTGATCCCCGTGCGATCAACCGCCGTCGGATTCCGGTTGAAGCCGCCGTTCAGGTTCTGGCTTGGGTTGCCATTCCAGGTGACCGAGTTGCGGCGGAACACAGCCGCCATGGGGACCGCGTAGACGTAACCGTCGACTGTGCCCAAAGCATTCTGAGTTCCATCACCAGCGCGCCACAATCCCGGGTCCCCGAGCGTCTGGCGCATGTTGGCGAAGGTATACGACGTCGGTGTTGCGGCGGCGCCTTGGCCCTTCACAACAACCGGGTCAAAGCCGTCAGGGTTGTTGGAGAAGCCCACCAAGCCCTTGACCACACGAATACGGTATTGCACCTGGACACGCTGATTGGTCTCATACCCAAACGCCGGGTCAACCAGGTCATCAGCCAAGAAGCTGTTGCCGCCTTCAACGTTACCGTTGCGATAGATGGCCGAAGCCGCGGGCTTGTTGGTCACCGACGGGTTGGGCTGCACGCGCACCTTGAACACTTCAAGGAACACGAAGTCGATCCGGAAGTCACCACTGGCCGCCGGAGGAGGGTCCAACGCAATGATGTTGGTGGTGTCGACGTTGTTGGGGCTGCCAGGGGGAGAGCCAGTCTTGGTGGCCGTCACAGGAATGAGATACCCCGCAACGTTGGCCCACATCACTCCGCGCTGCTCGCCTGAACGCTGAGGTCCAAACTTGAAGAAATTTGACCAGGTTGGGTTGGTCAGATAGCACGCCTGCAGATTGGTTTCGTTACCCAAGAACCCCGAGGGGAGCCCACGTAGCACAGAGCTTCGAACAGCGTCGATCCCCAGCTGTTGCATCAATAGGAGTTCCGAGTCTGTCGGCGGCTTACCTTGCTGCCAAATGGTAGTGACGTATTGGGTGTCGTCTGACAGCAATACCCTGGATACCCCCGGGCCGAAGTTATCGCTCATGGTGTTGTCCTCTGATCTGGTTCATGGGTGTCAACTTGATGGTTCATAGGGAGTTTCTTGAAACGCGGCATACCCAAGCGTTTCCTATACAGGTGCACACTGGCCTTGGATACACCGAATAAATCTGCCACATCAGTGTCTAGCATCGTTCCGACTGAGCTGTGCCATGGCCGTAGCGCAGGAACTTGAAGGCGCGGTTTAAATGCAGAGATCTGGGACTGAGGGCTCCCAACCACTCGGAGTTTCCATACCCTGTTTACCGTAGAGGGGTCCGTTCTAGGAGTGGGGGTTCTCTTTTGGGTCCGTTCTCGATGACAATTAGCGCACACTACTTCACACTTAGCCGCTTCATCTAAAATCTTCTGTCTGCTTCTCATGTGGGGGACAGGTCCTACGCGAATCCCGCGTACATGATCAAAATCCATCTGGCAGAAATGAAACGATTTGCCACAGTCAAGGCACGGATGGGACTTGAGTTGAATGACCAATCTCCGACGACTATCTTCCCACTTGGTACCAGGAACCCACGTCCTTAAGCGATGACAACAAACACAAACCACGTCACATTTGGCAACCTCTTCTAGGATTGTCCTCCACGGAGAATTGCTCTTATTGATCAACTGAGAAACCTCATGGAGCTTGTTGGCGGGGTTCCGGTGATCAAAATCCATCACATGCGGAGGGAAAGAAAGTGCGCAGTCCGCACAAGGGACTGACTTCAGAACATCGATGGCTGCATGGCGTTCTAGCTTCTTACGTCTTTGGGCCTCAGAGTTTTTAGTGTAGCGGGTATCTTTCCTGGCATGTTGTTGCAGGGATTCACATATTCGGCAGATCCGCCTATGCTTACGGAAGTTGATCCCCTCTACTCCGCACTCACGGCATTGTCGATTTTCCGCCATCCTTCTCAACCTACACCACACGTCAATCAAAGAAAAAGGGCCAGCCGGATACCGACTAGCCCCTCCTCATGCCTAAAGCCTAAGGACTCAGTGCGGATGCGCCGCTACCCAGTCAGATATAGCACGGGCTTTATGAGCGGACGTGATAGCTTGCCCCGTGGAGCTGTAGCTACCCCAAGCGCTGCCACTCGTCCACGTTCCATACAGGGTGTAGATGTTGCAAGGACCGTTCAGCTTGGCTGACAGCTGGTCCAGCATGTACTTGTACGCGTCGTAGCTCTGAGGATTGTTCGAGAACTTGTCCGCGTTCGTGTAGTACCCACCACCCAGCTCATAGCAACCCGTCATGGGGATGCCATAGGTCTTTGCATCGCGGGTGATGTTGGCTACGGGCTCCCCTGATACCATCCGATCCACGTCAGCCTTGAAATCGGCGAGCATTGTGGAGGATGCCCCGTCTTTGCCGCCGCCCGGATACGGGGCCGAGGCCAAGAGGTCAATCTTCTGGCTCGTTGGATTCCAGGTGCTCGACTTGTACACGCTAGCCAAAGCCTGAGTGCTGAGGTCAAGATTTCCGGAAGTAGAGAACACCCGGATCACTTTGGTGCCCATTGCAGGCTGCCCGAAGATGTTCTGGAAGATCTGGTACATCTGAAGCGCACGGTACATCTCCCAGGCAATGCCCTGGTAATACTGGTTGCCGCCCGGTAGACCCTTTGCGGCGCCTTGCGAGTTGGCGTACCCGAACTGGCTGAACTGGCCGTTCCAAACCTCATTGGACAGCTCGATGTAGACCTTGTGATTGCTGGAGATCCGCTGATTGATGAGCGTCGCCATTTGCAGGATGTAATCGTCGGTTGCCTGCACAGGAATGTTAAACCAGCAGTCCACGTTTCCGCGGTTGCAAAGGTCAATCTGCCACTCGATCGCCACCCCAGGGGTCTTGGGCGGGGTGTTCGGATCCATGTAGGCCGCCGAGGCATTGCCCGGATCGGTCGGCAAGCGCCGCTCGCTCCAGTTCTGAATGCCGCTCCAGTTGGTGTTGTTCAGGTCCATCATACGGAACACCGAGTAGTTCTTGAGATCGGACAAGAACTGGGGATTCCAGATGTTAACGCCCGTGGAATAAGCGGTTGCCCAGTTGATTCCACTGACCATCAGATTGTTTCCCGTCCAGCTCCCCTGGAACCAGCTCTGAGTGCCTACTGAGAAGCCCGTGGAAGGAGCGACTCCGCCGCCAGAGCCTCCCGAGCCACCAGCCCCACCGGCGCCCGCTCCGCTAGAGCCTCCGATACCACCAGCTCCCCCAGAACCTCCGACTGGAGGAACAACAGCCGTAACGTTGAAGAACACGCTAGCGCCGTCATGCCATGCGCCAACCGAGTCCTGATAGGTCGGATAAGCTTCCCATTTACCAACGACGTCAGCCGTTGTGAAGGTCCGCGTCCCCGTGAGGGGTGCGGATCCATTTGCTGCAATGGTCGTCGCACCCAGAGTCGGCAGCATATCATCGAAAGGCCCACCAGAGTGCGTGGCGCCCGGTGCCCGAATGGCAATCACGACCTGCTGCACGCTGATCGGAGCACTCGACGTGTTTCCGTAGGTGACCTTCCCGGTCAACGTTTGGCCTTGAGCCAATGTCGCCTTGTCGAGCGACAACGCGGACGAAACCACGATCCCGCCCTGACCCGATGAGCCACCTTGCCCGGCCGAGCCCGCAGCACCTGCAGAGCCCCCAACCCCGCCGGCACCAGCCACTGAGCCGCCTGCTCCTGCAGATCCAGCGACACCACCGGATCCACCTTTACCAGCTGAGCCCGCGACTCCAGCCGAACCGGCGCTTCCGCCCTGCCCAGCTGAACCAGCGACGCCACCGGATCCACCTGCACCGCCCGCGCCACCTGAACCACCTACCACGTAGGGGCAGATCATGACGGGATAGCAGGCATTCTGTTGTGCACTAACGACACCCTTGTAACCAAGGAATGCGGCTAGCGCGATCCCAAGAGCTAGAATCACGTTTCTTGTTTTGTTCATGGAGTCCTACCGAAGAGGTTTAGAAGAGGTTTAGGCGTTCACTCTAAGCGGAACCCGCACCCTTCGAGGGGTGGTTGGGCTGCCCTTTTGGGGCTTGATATGATTCCTGAGTTTCATGCAGTTCCCTGCAGTTAGCTCCGGGTTGAGCCCTCTGTCGATCTCCAACATCTCAAACTTTTTGGCCGTGAGACCAGTCATCAGGACGTCGTGTGACTTTTCCGGGGCGCCACTGCCACAAGTGTAAAAATCCACTGCCGCATAACCAATCTCGGGCCACGTGTGAATCGACAGATGGGATTCCTCCAGCACTACTACCCCTGTCACGCCTTGGGGTACAAAAGGGTGAAAGACCGATGCCACGATGGTCATTTGGGCGGCGCGGGCCGCTTGCTCCATCAGGGTTCGAATCTGGTCAACATCGTTAAGTGCGTCGAAATTGCATCCGGCGTACTCGACCAGTAGGTGTCTACCATTCGTGTTCAACTCACGGGCCTCCAAGTTACAGGGTGAAACGTACAAAGAGATCAAGGTGCCCGATGAGACGGGGTCCGCTTAGTACACCAGAGACCACCCGCCAAAGTACACCCGAGAGGTGTTTGTGTTGGTGAAGCGAAGTTTCGCTGTAGCCCCTTGGTCGGCCACCGGAATGTGAAGAACGGCCCCACTAGTCGTAGGGTTGTAAGTGGCACCGCTATTGAAGGATACCTCGCACAGAATGTCACTGTCAGAGGGGGTCTCCACGTACGTCCTGGAGAACCTCCCATCACTCGGGTCTGAATCTGAGAAGGAGAAGGTCTCCCATAGCACCACGCATTGCGTAGGACTGAGCCCTAGTGCAAACGATTGAGTGTTGAGCACACCTGACCCAAAGAGGCAAGCAGGCGCGAAGCCACCTCCCGTTGACACGTTAGAGCTGGTTTCTGTGTCAATCTCAGAGCTATTCAAGCACGCGTCAGCCACTACATTCGTAAAACCTACATACAAGGCTTGAATACCTATCGTCTTGGCAGCCAACAAAGCAGGCAAGTCCTCGGGGCCTCCGTGAATGGCGCACCCATCCGGAATTCTTACAACCAAGGAACCAGTAGAGGGGGACTCCCCTGAAGGGGCTGGCCTCACATCGATGATGGTGCCCGGGGGAGAGAAAGGATCTACTAGATAGTGTGTTGACATCTACATTTACCCTTAGGTCACGATGTTATAGCTAGCCACTGGAGTCGGGATATCGCCTCCGGCATTCAAGATCGTCCCGGTGCCGGCTCCCGTGTCCTTGTTCTCCACGTGATTACTAAGTATTCTACGGGTTCCTCCGACAGCTGCGTTGATGGAGATCCGGTTGGCCGTGTTACGCCCAACCAAGGTGTTATTCACGATGCTGCCATAGGTGTTTAGGAAGGTGGCAACCATGGATCCTCCAGCGGTACCGAACCCCGTGGCAACTGTGTCGGCGTCGTTGATCATGATGTTGTTCACGAAGTCCGTGAAAGCTGCTCCTCCAGTGCAGGTGAAGAAACTTGTAGAGTTGGTATCCGTGTACCAATTCACCCTGAGGATGTTGCCCTCAATTAGGGTGTTGCTACCCTGGACTGCAAAGGAAATCCCGCCTCCGGCATTGGGGGCAGAACCGCTTGTGGGCACTGCCACATTGTAAAACTCATTGAAGAGGATTTTACAGGCGTTGCCGAAGCAGCGCAGGGCCTCCGGAGGTGTTGCACCAGAACTCGCGGCGTGGGAAGCGACGGTTACCCGATTACGCTCCACAGTGCAAGGAGTACTTGTGGACGACATTACGATCGCCTCTAGTGCCCAGCTAGAACCAGCCTGGGCTGTGATCTTGGACCCTTTGAGGGTGCCCCCGTCCATGTTGAACACGTACCCGCATTCGGAGGCACCGACTCGAAGGTTGCGAATGTTGGCAGCGTCTACCACGGAATCCACAGACTTCACATAAGCGGTACCCCCTGTTGACGTGGGAAGGCTGTGATTAGGGAACATGTCCAGGGCGGTCAACCTGGAATCCTGTACTGTCACAAGGTCAGTGGAGAAGCTCGAACCGGCACTGGTCTGAACTGAGTCTATGATCAGTCCGTTGATGTTGGCTCCCTGAGCCTTTACGATGTGTCGATTACCTGCTCCGGTACGGCTGATGTTTATGATCGAGAGATTGTTGACTATGGACTGGGCAGCGCTGTTGACCGAAGCCAGGGGTCCTTGAATCTCAACCACACCGACATTGGTTGTGCCATTGGTGCTGAATGTGGTGCAGTTGAATCCCCCGCTTGTCCATGCGATGGACTGCAGGTCGATCTGGATATTGTTGAAGTAGCTATGCTTCTGCCCAACTTGTTCATTTAGGGTGTCGATCGCCAGAGTGGGTCCGACGTGCCAAGCAGTGATACCAGAGCTTGGCTTAGGCTTGATTACCAACCCATCCACGATAATGGTGCCGTGGTTGGAAGACGCCCCGCTCCCGAAGCCTCCGAAGAACACGAGCGGCGTACCATTGGATCCTGAGGTGTTGATGTTACCTGAACCCACCAGCATCTTACAGTTTTTGATCGTGGCTGGCTTGGGGAAAGAGGTAGAGAAGTCTGAGCCACCGATGGTATAGAATAGTTGCTGACCAGACCCAGTTGAGGGTCCGATGAACGTGCAGTCCTCGAATGAGGCTTCCGAGGTAGTGGCCGTCGGGCCAGCCCCTGATTGCTCAAACACACAGTCACGAAATTGCGTGTTAAGAGTACCGGAGGATTCGTTCAAGGCTGCCAAAGTGGAGACGGTGTTCTGGAAATAGCAGTGCTCCACCAGCACATTCATGGTTTGCTGGATGTTGACACCATAGTAAGTGGTTGCTGTGCAAACTAGACTGCAGTCTCGCATTGTCAGAAGCGACTGCGGAGCCAGAGCAGTTGACAAGCCATTGAAGATCAGAATAGTGGCGGCGCCGGCCCCCGTCCAGGTTACGGTAGAGTCCGTGGTGCACTGCTCCATCACGACCTTGGACATAAATTGCCCGTTGATCTCGAACAGGTTGACGATACCTACGATATAGGCGCCGTTAGCTGTCGCAAAGATAGAGTTGCGGACGTTGATGTTCCTGATGGTGATGCCAGTGCTGAGCGCCGAGACTGCCCGGAACACGGCGCTGCCCACGTTTGTGGTTGCCCCCAAATCATTCAGGTAAATGTTCTCGAAGGTGCAGTCATTGCACCCGTTCACTTGCATCAAATCCGTGATGGTCCCGAAGTTGGGGGATGTGGTCACCTCAATATCCCGAACTGTACAGTTAGTTGCGGAAGCCATCTTGACAATTTGAAATGTGCCGCCAGCTGTTAGAGACAATCCGGTCGCGTACACCTGCTCAACTACACATGATTGACCTCCAATGTCGACCATGGGGCGGTTCAGATTCGTAAGAGAGTCTAGGGTTGCATTGCGAATCGTGTTACTGATCCCGTTCACCGAAAGTAAGCCCGTATTGAACGACGTGCCAGAGACGTGTACGGTGTCCACCGTAGAACCAATGCCTGAGACCCGCACGAAAGCGTGCGTCACATGGGCTTGTGCACCAGCTGTGATGTACACACCAGACACAAAGCACCCGTCTCCGAAGACGCTCATTAGGTCCTGGGATGTGGACTTGCTGCTATTAAAGTCCACCTGTTTGACCGTGTTTTTGTTCCCACCCACGTTCAACTGAGACTGAGACACGGACGAAAGGGAACTGAACTGCACCCCATCAACTAGGTAGTTATTCCCGAACACTGCAAACGTGGGGTTGCCCGGGACTTTGAGCCCGGACAGGAACTCTATATCCCGCACCGAGCCATTAGACCCTTCACAGCCCATCTGGCTGCAGCGAACGCCAACATAGGTGTTGTTGGTGCCGATGTCTCTGATGTAGAGAGCCCCCAACGCTGTCGGAGCGAAATCAGTGCGCAGGAAAGTGCATCCGGACGTGGTGACCTGAACCTCTCCACTGACGTCAATCGCCAGCTTATCGAAGAAGTGAGCACCGTCGGCCCCACCAAGGTCTTGGATCACGATGTTACCACCAGCTGTGGTTCTGACTGAGCATGTGCTGTAGCGATTACGCAAACCCCCAATAGTCAAGTCTCCTGCAGAACTCAGGGAGCAGCCCGAAAAGGTGTTGTCTTGACCAGTCACTGAGCTGGCGGCGCCTCCGGAAAAGGATGCACGCTCGAAGTTGTTCCCATCCCCGAAGATCGAAAAGGCGTTGTCCACTGGGAACGCAGAGTCCGAGATGAAGTTCCCGTTACCTACCCCTAGAGTGGAAATGGATGACGCAAAACTGACACCCTTGAGTAAATTGCCATCATTGAGTAGCAAGGCACTGGAACTAGCGTCTAGGATCACATCATCTAGTGTGTTCCCATTACCGGTGAACGTCAGGCCAGCCGTGAAGGTCAACTGCACATGCTCCAGATGAGCTTGATTGCTGACAAAATCTACAGCCGTGCCAGTAAAGGTCACATTCGTGACGTCGGTGTGGTCTCCAAAACGGACAGCCCCTGAAGAGTTGATGATGACCGTGTTCTGATCAACACCAATGATCGTCACATGGTCCAAAGCCGAAGCGCTGAAGTTGGACCATGTGTAAGTTCCGGACCGCAGGAACAAGATCGGACGATGAGTACCGATAGCGGTAACAGCGTTAGTGAAAGCCGAGGCACCGACGAAATCACCCTTGTTGGCTGGATTGGAATCCAGCACCCAAATGGGCCGAGCATTGAGCCCTTCGTATGCTCGGATCAAAGCTGCTTGCACATTGGAAGCAGCAGGATTGCTCCACGTCTCTCCGGTTAGCACCGTGGTAGAGATCGCGGTAGCGGCATGCGCCCCTGTCGGGTTAGTAATGTGTGCCTGTAGAGCCGTCAGAGGGCCTTGGCCCGGGTTGAAATCCAGAGCATTGGCAGACACAGTTCCATCAGGCAAATGCCCTGGACCTGGCTGTACTGTAGTGACGGGTTCCTTGTTTGATGGCATGTTAGACGGCCCTCTTGTTCAGTAGCAAACCCTTAATTCGGAAGATACTTGCAGTAGTGGTATTCCCTGGGCTCGAATCAAAGTACACGCCATTGGTTTCGTCGAAGAGCGCGTAGCGTGTGATCAAGACCAGCACCAACTGACCTTTGTGGCCCAATACGCTGTCTGCCGCAAGCTCGGCCAACAGAGGAAGCACGTTCTTGTGTCGATCCGGATTGCTCAAGTCCTGAGCGTAAGCGTTGGGAATGTAGCCAGGAGGCACGGAAGAGAAGAAAGATCGGCCTTCCACATCACCGATTACGAGGCCTGTGAAAACCAGGGCTTCTGGATTGGCAACCATCGGAACGTAGACCGGAAGCTTCAACATGCCAGTCATTGCGTTGAAGTCAGCTACTGAGATTTCAGCGCTAGCTGCAAGCTCGCTCTCGCCCGAGTAAGGCAGAGTAGAAAGAACACCGCCGGTCTGCACATACGAAGTCGCGTACGGGTATGCCTCATCCTGGGAGCCCGAACCAGCCGTGAAAGAGTACATCTGCTGACTTACTAGCTTGGGCACTATCGAGAAGGGGCTGGACAACGAAGAAAATCTAGCCATCTGCGGCGCAGCAGCTCGATAGTAAACGGCCATCTGTACCTCAGGCAAAGACGGGGTCAGAGCTGGGGGCTGTGGCATAGGCCTGAGCGCTGTATAAGTGATGGTTACAGTCGCATTGACAGCCGGTACAGCATTTAGGGTCACGACACGGCCAGATGCGTCCACAGTCCCACTAGTAGCTGATGCAGGAACACAGACCACTGTTACCGTTGGGGTGCTGACTCGTTCAGGCAATAATGCGGTATTGGTCGGAGCCGTGCCGGCTCGATAGGCAAAAGAAATGCTGCTGGTCACATACTCCAGATGCGCTTCACGATGCGGGAAATCCAGCTCCCGCGCCGCCATCGCCGAGTACGACACTGGGGATGCTGTCAACGAAGGCACCAACGAGGGGTCAGTGGTCGTGAAAGCGAAGCTGTTGTTTCCGTAGTCTTGAATCGGGGTACGAGACAATCCGACTCCAGTCGGATACCCAACCAACAGGGTCACGTACAGAATTTCATTGTGACTCAGGCCGAGCGCTGTAATGAGGCCGAAGGTAATGTTCACTGGCACCACAGGGGCGGAACCCAATCCACTTACCCCGGCAACATATGGCTCAGCATCAAGATACTTGCTGTTCGCAGCCGTACCCGACCAATGAAGACTTACCACATCCAGAATTTGGACATCAGCTGGGGCAAAAGCCGCCCAGTTGTATGCAACGTAGGGGTACACGGTCAAGGCCGTTGGATCTATGATCACCGTGTCAGCATCCGTCCAAGTGCCTCCACCAGGACGTGGAAGAGCCACCGTGACAGTCTCCACGATAGCACGATCGGAAAAACGACGCCGAATAGCATCGAATTCTCCAACGAGTGGACCACCCGGAGTTGTACCTGAAGTAGGTGACGTGCCACCGTTCACCGTTGAGATACCAATCTCGTCTTCCATCAGGAGAGTGGTACCAGAACTACCGCCTCCACCCGAGAACGAACCGATCTCGGTTCGCATAGAATTATCGAGCACCAAATTGACGTTCTTCTCCAACAACTCGGCAAGGTCCCAGCCAGTTGAAGACACTCCTTGGCGAAGATCCACAAGATCCGTAGCCGCAATGATGTCACTGAGCAGACCATCCGGGCGATCTGAAGGACCGGGAGATGCTACGCCCCCGTTCTGATTATTGACCCGATTGAACGCGGTGGTGTTACGTCGGAACACGGCCAACAGAGGGACCGCGTACATGTATCCATCAACCGTCCCAAGAGTATTGGTCGGATTCCCATCACCCGCGACCCACAACCCAGGGTCACCCGCCAAAGACTGGTTCACGTAGGTGAAGATTGTAGCAACACCGTTGGGGGTTGCAGCGTTTGTCGGAACGGAGAATGCTACAACCGCGGGATCCTCTAGACCGTATGGGTACGTGAATATGTCCACGCCCGTCACGACTCGGAGACGATACTGAATCTGAACACGCTTGGTGGTCTCAGCTCCAACCGCAGTATCCAAGATGTCATCTGGAAAGTTGAGGCTGAGGTCATCCGCCGGACTGGTAGTGACATTGCCTTGTTGCCAGATACGAGCAGTGGCGCTCTTACCCACCGTAGAGGGAGACGCAGAGAGTAGACGACGGAACACTTCAAGGATCACCAGATCTGTGCGCTTGGAGCCAGCTCCAGCAGGCCCAGCAGTCAAGTCCAACTGATTGAACCCGTTAGCATAGGAGTTGCGAATATCCAACAACCAGCCATTCACGTGAGCCTTCAAGCCGTTCGGAATCTTGAGGGCGTTAGCACTCACTACGGGGGTGAAAACCGCCCCCACCGGGTCAGACGTCGTCAGAAAATCATCAGACATCCACCCAGAGGGCATAGCTCTGCGCAGATCTTCTTGAGCCGCTCCGCCGTCCAGATCCTGGCTGAGATTCAGCTCCTTATCCAGGATCGGCTTACCAGCTTGAGTGACTACTGTCTCCCAAGACCTTCCGTCTGGAATGAGGTAACCGCTTACCGCCGGGCCATAATTTTTGTTGGTGGTCATGCTGCTCGATTACCTCTTAGAAAGTGAGCCGCCACACAATCGTCAACGTGGACGTCGCTGGCTTATTGATGACCGCGAACGTCAGGTAGTTGATCTGGGTGTCGAACAAAGTCAGGTTTACCGTCGGATCATAGGACCCGTTTGGAGGGAGCACTGGATTCCTGACGCTCATGTTCGTGGAGATGTTCCCGCCTAAAAGCCCCATCTCTACGAGTGGTCCCACCGCCTCAGATTCCGCGAAAGTGGTTGTGAAGTCCACGACCTTTGTTGGAATCGAGGTTGGGACACCAGCCCCGTCGATGAATTGGGTGTTGGCGAAGGTCTTACGAGCCAACTCGGAGTACAGAGAACGCTGGGTGTTGGTGGGAGCCGGAGGGCTCTGAAGGTTCCAGCCCGTGTCCCCGGTGCCTACCGCGAGAGCCAAGATACCGTGAGGGGGCTCACTGTTGTCCTTCATGAGCCTAGCGATCAAGATCGATGCGTCCAGGACCACAAGATTGCGCAGTTCCCGGTGCTCCTGCACCTCTTGAGTCTGACCGTCGCGAAGGGTTAGGAAGACGTCGCCACGGATGTAGTAGCGCCCAAAATCCTCTTGATTCACGCTACGTACAGCGAAAGCAGGAGCCAACTCCTGTGGGGGACGTACAGTTTCATGACCCTTCATTTTACATCTCTCCTTGAGGTGAGGTAAGCCTCACCAAACCAGTCATCACATAAGAGAAAACGGTAATCAGAGCACAGTGCCGGTAGCCGCCACGCTGGCCGAACCAGCCATCGTAGCTTGAGAAGCCAAAAGGACATTCGCGGAGCTAGCCACGTCTGCCTCACCGTCCATGAAAATTTCCAGGTAGGTTCTGCTCGTGGTGTTCCCTGGGGGGATAGGTGCCGGAGCGGTGGCCCACCCAATGAGCCCGTTGTTCAAGTCTGGAGCTACACCAGACGGGTTGGAGATCACCACGCTGGATCCAGAAATGAACGCGGTGATCAAGAATGACCCGTTGTTGGCTGGGGTATTTGCTCCGTAAATGGTCACAGTATTACCCACATCACTTGCTGCCATACCAACGAGCCCGGTAAGGGTCAAAAACCCGGGGGCCGCAGGAAGAATGTTTGAGAGTCCTCCAGATTTGAGTACCGCCGCCGTAATGAAGCCTGGAGGCTTGACCCAAGTGATGGCCCCATTGTTTGCGTCCGGGGCACCTACACCAAAAGGGTTGACAATCTGCACACTTGTGGGGTCCAGGAATGCCACTATTTTAAATGTTCCATTATTTCCAGAATACCCAGCCCCAGAAAGGGTCAAGAATCCCCCTAAAGAGATCACCGGAGACATCCCAGATAATCCGGTCAATGTGCCGATAGGGACAGGAGGGGACAGGGGCATCAATGGATCAACCCCAACAGTGAACCCTGAGATGCTGGCTGTAGCTCCCGTATAGGGTGTATCGGAGTTGAGCAGGTTATTGTTGAACAGGCGCCAGCTCGTGATGTTCAGCAGAGATACACGGGTAAGGTCCCAAGTCTCCGCGAGCGTGATGTCACAAATCGAATCCACAGGAGGGGGCACATGCTCGGTAGTCGAGGTGTCTGGGCCTCCTGGCACCGGGGCTGGCATGGTCAGCTCGAACTTGGCATCAACCATCCGCGGGAAAGCTGCCCACAGCGCCGCGTCTGAATTCAGGGTCGTGATCGGCGGAACATAGGGAATTGGGTCGATTCCTGCCCACTGGGCAGGGGTCCAGCTCGAAAGACCGAAGGTGACCAAGACTGGAGGGTCGATTGGCTGCGGCGGGTGGTACTCGTCAAAGGCACGGGTGCAAACGTCCACTTCTTCCACCTGAATGATGGAGTTGGGTGCCGAGTTTTGGAGTGCCGGAGAAAAGAATACCAAACCTCCATGAATTCCATATAGTCCGTTTTGAACCTCGCCCGAAAAATCAGTAACTGAGACCTGCGTCCGAAGCGCGTTCTCCACCCACTGGAACACAGACGTGTTGGGGCTCAAAGCGACTAAAGCAGCGGTTACGATTCCTGGGTCAGTAGTGACTTGATAGTGCCGCTCATCTACTAGGTTCTCACCGAGGAGCAGCACCGTGGACCTGGTGTTGCTAGACTGCTCAGCCACCACAGACAGGATCGAGATCGCGGTGCCGTTTAAATCTGTGAGCTGATACTTCGCTGGGTCTGTCAATGCTGAATTCTGCAGCATCACATCTGAGAACACTACTCGAACCCTGGTTTTGCTCGTAGCAACCGCGAATAGCGTAGGAGAGGCAGGGACACCTACGAAGGATTGAGACGCTAGATACGGGCTTAGAGGTTGTCCGAAGTACCCCCTAGCAGATCCAATCGTGACCGTGTACAAAGGACCAGTCAAAGGATCCGTATTCAACAGGACTGACTGGGTGCTCTCTATTGAGATAGAGTGGATCGTGACTAGCGGAGAAATGGAGTAGTTGAACAGGGCCAGTAACCCTGGGAATCCTACGTCAAACATGTCCGTGTACCGCACACGGACCAAGGTCTGAGACAATGCTTCTGCCGACAACAAACCGTAGGGCGGACGAGTGCCTCCGTACGGACTATTACCATACCCGTCTTCACCCCACTCACCAAGGGTTAGAGGATCTGCATTAAGGTCCGATCCTCCAGAAAGGGTCGCGGTGATTTCTATGCGGACATAGTTTGGGCTTGGGGACAAAGAGGATGAACCGGCCATCGTGGCCTGTGCATTTCTTGACACTTTGGTGTTGGCAACAACTGCCGCTATGCCCTGCATGCTGGCAGTGACCAACGATATAGGGTTAGCTATACCAAGGATCGAGTTACCTGCCATGGCAGAGGTAATCGCAATCGGAAGTGAGGAGGCGGACATGGCGGAGGAACCGTCCATGGAGACCGCGGCTGCAAGCTTATTCCCCGCTGATGCGACTACCGTAGCAGTGGCATCAGCGGACCCACTAACGCTATATGTAGCAGTGGCATCCTGAGAGAAAGAAGCAAATCCCTGAGGATTAGAGTCGATCCTGTTTTGATCTGCCGCTTGAGAAGAAGAGCCAGCCATTACAGAAGTGCCAGCAGCGATCAGAGAAGCGGTGGCCGAAACCGCGGATGATCCTGCAGCAGTTGCATTGAATAGTTCGGACAGTTGAGGACTCAAGTTAGAGTCGCCAGGCATCACCGAAGTGACGTTCTCCCCTAGGGGGCCAGACAAAGAGGAGGTAGCGGGTGCTGTGGCAGTGGCACTGTAAGCTACTGTTGGGGCGGAAGTCTGAGAGGCACTGCCGGCCGCTGTCATAGCGCCAGCATAGGAAGCAGTCGGGTCGGCAGTCTGAGAAGAGCTGCCAGCTGCCGTCATAGATACAGAATAGGAAGCATCGGCAGTCTGAGAAGAGCTGCCAGCTGCTGTCATGGAACCAGCGTAGGATGCCGTCGGGCTGGCAGCCTGAGACGAACTGCCGGCCGCTGTCATAGCGCCAGCATAGGAGGCAGTTAGAGAAGAAGTCTGAGACGAACTACCGGCTGCCGCCACAGCACCAGCGTAGGAGGCAGCCGGGTCAGCAGTCTGAGAAGAGCTGCCAGCTGCTGTCAAAGTTCCAGCATATACCACATCTGGGGCGGCAGACTGGGAAGAGTCTCCTGGTAGGTTTGCATCTATCTCTACGATTGCCATTGCTTCACCCTTGCTTAGCTATCGATGAAGATTTGGATGGAGGAAGTACCAGGGTCCCGTACAAGCCGGTAGTCATGGTATGCCCCGTCATAGAAATCAAACGGGATGCCTCCTACGGTTCTTCCGTTATTCAAGTCCACAGCCAATACATAGCGCTCCCCGAGAGGAGTGGTCACAAAAGCCAGACCAATAGTCACTCCCGGAGACGAGAATCCAACCCTGGCCTGACTGTCACCCAAACCTCCTGAAGAGTCCAGGAGGAGCTTCAGCCTGAACTTGACCTCGGTCTGCAAACCTATGGCGTCTGGAAGTGGGGTATTGTTCCTGTACGTGGTGCGCGTTCCGGTGGCATCCGTTCCATACGTCAGGACTCCAGCAAACGCAGACGCAAACTGGTGCGCAGGATTGTCGCTAGCTCGCGTCCAAGGGGACGCGGCGGTGGTGTCATTCTCCGGAAGGGTTGCTGCATCGTAGGTCAAGCACACCGTGTTCTGGAACGACAGAGGGCTAGAGGCAGGCCAGAATGTCGGTTCACACTCGTCATCGAATGGAGCGATCAAACCCGAGGCGCCGGTGGGGGTCTCAATCACCTGCAGACTGTTGTACAGGACGTCATCCGGAACCAGGATCTCAATCCTCTGGGCCGCATTGTTCAACAGGAATCCCGCACTATTGAGTACGTCTTCGGGCCTGTTGAGCCCCGCTATAGAAACGAGCACAGGGGTGGGGCGCCGCACCTCGTATGTCTGCGTTGAAGGCACCAAAGGTGTTTGGTCATTCAACAACGTGTAGGCTACGACATTCGTGTTTCTGAGCAGGTCCGGTTCAGCCTGAGGAGGCACACCTTCAGACTCGCTCCAGTAATCAGTGTGCGTATGGGCGATGTTCGTACGATGGTGCTCGAAGCTCGCCATGATGTTGCGCTGATTCAATATCTGGTGATGAGGCACAACCCCCAATGCAGACACCGAACGGACGGCCCCGTACCTGACGTAATCCCAGCTAGATTGAGAAAGGTTGGCAGGGTCAAATGCTCCCCACACGATCGAAGGGAGACCGCCAGATAGCACCCGCGCTATCCCTGCCCCACTCGGGGGAAGGTCAAGCGTGTTGTACTCGGCATGGATGAAGGGTTGGGTCACAGCGTCAAAGAAGACTGATACCCCTCCATCTGGGTCTTTCACGATTCGATACCGGTGGGCTGATGACCAATCGGTCTCAACTACTATGCGGTAGTCCACCACAGAAGGCTGGGAGGGGAAGCTGGGGGCCGTCGTAACAGAGGTGGCACCCACAGACGCGATTGTGTACACCCCTTTATTGTCCCCAGTGTCGACCACTACCCGGTCGCCAATCTGGACTCCATTGGTCACAAAATCAGCCTGAGAATCCTGCAACACGTTGCCACTCACAGAGGCGCCTCGGCCAGCTGTCCGAAGAGGCAAATGGTACCCAGTCAAAGAGTTAGGATCATAGCCCTTCCACAACCCCACGTACTTCTTGACCGGATTGACACGCCAGAAGTTAGCGTATGCCCACAACACTGAGGACAATGACTGGACACTCAAGGGCGTGGCAGAACCAAAGGAGACCAGGCCGGTGACTGAAGAGGGAGTCACTGTGAAGTTGCTGTACGGAGTTGCTCCCAAGAAGGTGCCATCCACGAACAAGCTGACCAGGTCTCCGCCTGTGGACTTGACTGCTCGATACGTGTGAAATTCCCCATCTAACCAATCGAATGCGAACTGCCCGCCCGGAACCAGATTGCCGTCTGAATGAAGTTCCACGTAACGCAGTCCCGCAATCTCCGTGAGCTGGATCCCGACTGAGCGGAGGCTGTCGTAAACCGAGGACATCACGCCCGCGAATCCAACCACGTCCGTTGTGTAGCTCAACACCTGGGCACGGAATTCCAAGATGTAGTCCGTGGTTGAACCAACGACACGGTTCGGGGATCCTATGATCTCGTTGTCGTCCAAGAAGTAGACAAGCCCGTCCGAAGTCGTGGTGTCGTCAATCTGGAGGTACTGACCAATCATTGTTGGGGTGGCCCCACCAGATTGACTCCACAGATACGGGGTAAATTGGTTAGGTAAAGCTCTCCCTCCGTAGCTGAACTTGGGGGATGCGGTGTCTGGGAAAAAGCTCAGCTGAATGAGCCGATCCCCATCATCGATTGCTGCCATCACGGCATTCGGGGTGATCCCGTGGGTAAACGTCCGGAGCGCCACGTTGACATCTAGCACTGTGTCAAAGGACTCAGACAACAGTGGCTCGATGCGAGAGTACCCCTTGAAGTCTCCACTGATCAGCCCAGCGCTGGATTCAGACGGTAGGTCCGTGGCACTGGTTGAGTCCAACAGCAGGGACACCCCAGACTGAATGGTCTCTGTGCCGTGGAAGCCGACTGGAGTCCACGGCTGGGACGCTGACTCAGGAGAAGTGGTTCCCTCATATGCCACGAACACCGAGGGGGCTGTCTGAAGAGGGTTGATCGGGATCGCCGTGTAACGAACGAAGCTCCACGTGGACGTGCTTTCAGCAGTCCGGGACAAGGACCCGAAGAAAGCCCCCTGCAGCTCGTTGAAAGGGGCGTTCAGCTCCTCTAGGAAAGGCAGTTCCGCCGGAAGGACTCTCAACGTAGGAACGATGGAGCCGTCCACATAGACATTGATGATGCCAGTGCGCTCTCTGAATACGCGGTAGCTCCTGACAATGGACCAATCCAAATCTGATGGCAACCCAGTGGGGGAACCAGTCCCATCTAGTCCCCCAGTCCATGCAGAAACAGATGACGGATCATTACCGAAACCGGCCTTCAGTATGCCAAACTTTTTGGAGCCATCCTTCAGGAAGCCAATCACAACGGCCTTCTGTCCATCGGAGTAGCCGGCCGATACCCCAGTGAACACCCCCTCTGTGGTTGGCGTAGCATTGATCTTCATGCGCCACGCAATCGCGTAAACGTGAGGGAAGGTCAGATCGAGTTCGTGGGACCAGAAAAGAGGGTCGCCCCCCGGAAATGGACCCGTGGTGTTGTCAACCACCACAAGGTCCGAGCCAACTATGGATGCTAAGCCTGAACCTTTTCGGATCCAAGGGTCTACCGGGTCCAACTCTGGGAGCACCGTACCCTGGTAGTTCACGAACGTTTCCTCCAACGTTCTGGACATCGGAGGGAACGCAATACGATGGTTCGGGGAGTTCAGCAAAAGCAGGCTAGGGTCGTTGAGCCCGACCGAGTAGGCCCTCTCGTACGCACGATACTTCAAGTCGCGTTGCTGTGGTTGCTCGATCTCCGCCCGCATGTCCAGGGCGACAAACGAGGAGGGCTTGACCAGCGTATTGTTGTAGCGGTACTTGTGCCGAGACACGTCGTTCGGACGATTGTTGTCCCGGTTCCAGTTGTTAAGCCGAAACTCCTGTGAGTTCAGTCTGCGGAAGTCCACCACCGGGTTGCAAATCCAAGAATAGTCAATCTCCACGGTATCAGTTGCACTTGGCACCGTGGGAAGAACCACCTGACCCAACAAACCGATCACCGCATCGGGAGTGACAGGGATATTGTTGACGCGCACCACCACGTCTGCCGCATCATCCGCTATCTCACCATTTCTCGGATCGAACAAGGTCCATCCGATCGTTCCATTAGCTACATCGGGGAGAGTAAAGCTGGAGTCCAGCTTCACTACGGTGGCGGACACTCTAGAAGTGATCCGGTAAGTCCCGGCATTCAGGGTCCCGGTCAATGTGATGTAGAGCCCGACGTGCTGAGCAGTGATCACCGCCGTCGGAAGGGTCAGCTGAGTTTGGCTGTTGATGGTAGCAGTGGCTCCACTCTGCAGAGTGAGCGCGGGCTTCGTGATGGGACCGTGGTCCGTGTAAACGGAACGAGACTCCAGCGCGGGGGAGCCAGTGAAAATCGCTTGATTGAATGTTGGATCGATCGGGTTGCCCGCCACATCGTGAGGTGTTCCGCTCGCATTCACTGCCAGGGTATAGGTCCCGGTCCCCATGCCCACCGTGGTCAGCATGACCCTCGACGGTGTGATCGTCTGAACCGTCTTGACCTGTACCGTAGAAGGCCCTGTGATTGTGTACTCGCTCGGAGACAGAAGCGTCGGATCAATGCGCATCGTGTCCGAGAAGTCGATGATTACTTGGCCGGAAGCCAGCTGAGAAGCGGACTGCACTCTTGGCTTGTCCGAGACAGCTGTGAAAGATTGCTGATCGTTGTAAGGGGCGCCCGTGTTGGTTCCCAGGCCGGACACAAACAACGTGTAGGGTGCTCCTGAGGTGGGCTTGTTGATCGTGAGACCTACTCCCTGCAGAGGGGACGTATGGGTCCAGGCTATCTGGCGCTCTTCAGATACAGGGTACTCCCTGTCAAGAATCACCGCCCCATCACCATTGATCCCAACCACCCTAAACGTGAAAGTGGTAGCGGAATCCTGCAACGTGATGTAGTCCCCAATGCTGAAAGGGACTGTCGCCCCTATGGCATAGAACAACCGCGTGTGTGACGGCTGGATGTAGTCCAGGTCCGCTCGCATCCCGGAGGAACCTTGGGCATGCATCGACGTCTGATGCTGTGCCGACAAGCTCGATTGCCCGGCTAGGGTGGCTTGCCCTTGCAACAGCATCCTGGCCTGTCCTTGCATCGCCGAGTTGGCCGTGCTGAGAACATGGGCTAGAGTGGCGTTGGCCGTGAACCCTGAGGACCCCTGAACGATACAGAAAGGGTTGCCCGAGGGCTTCCCGACGAATCCGAACCCAGTCCCGTATGTGGTGAACAGCAATTCGACGGCTTGAACCCCAACAGGAACCGCACCCACGCCCGGCTGCACGCGATAGTGAACCGGATCCGCAGCCCCTCGGAATGCCAGAGGGGTGCTGAATGTCACGGTGAGCAAGGTGCCGTTGCTGTTTACGATCATTGTCACGGATGCAGGAATAGAGAAGGATTCTGCTTGATGAAGCGCTCAAGTGCGCGCCGAGCCCGAGGAGCTACACCAACCTCTTGGGTTCCCGATCTGTGGGAAAAAATATTCTCACGAAGAGCAAACCGGGCTGCAACCTTGAGTGCCAGCCTCATGACCTGCTTGCCGTAAAGGCCAGACAAGGACAGGGCACGCTGCATACGAAACTTAGCGGTTGAGGTCAACTTCTCCGGGGCTCCCATGAACGCCACAAAAGACTCGGCAAAGTCCTCCTTCTCATTCGTCATACCGTAGTCTGATACGATCTCAAGTTTGGCCATGGCCTCATCGACTGCCTTAGCAATCGCTGGGTCACTCTCTGACATCTCAGCTACTGTCTCTGACGGGACACCGTAATCCCCCGCCCAAGTCAGACCAAGCCTATCTGCTATTTGCTCAGCTTTTCGTGTCAAGCGCTCTTGAAAGTCCGGATCCGTTGTCTCCAACCGGAAGTTCTCTTTCATGTACCTCGCCGGATTGGATAGGAAGTCGAACACTGGCTTACCCTCCTTGGTAAGCTTCCATTGCTTAGCCGTGATCAACGGGTTCCCCATCAAAGGGGATCTGAGCCATGCGCCGTATTTGACCTTGGCTGCTCCCTTCAACTTCTTGGCCACACGACCAATGTCCCAGTCGTTGTCCTTCAAGAGGTCGTAGAACTCCAAGCGTTCCGCATGAGTGATCTTGCCGAACAGGTCGTCCTTGATCTTTTTCTTCTCGTTGACCTCAGCCCAACCTTGATCCCAAGCAGCTTTGGCATCGGGCGGAAGAAAATGAAGATGAACGTGATGCCCTACTTCGTGCAGGAACACCTCGTTGACCCACTTCATAAAGCGGCCCTTACCTGCGCCTGCAGCCTTGGCGGACATTTCGATCTCCCGGGCCGCAGGTATGTAATACCCGAAGGTAGTGAAGTTGCCTTGGCCTTCACCCAGAGCAGGCATCAGCCTGACTGTCGTAATGGTCTCCCTCAGGATAGGGGTCACTCCCCTTTTCTTGAACAGCGCCACCACATAGTCGACACCTTCTAGGAGCATGCGGCACTGGACTTCCCCCATGCGCTCTGGGTTTTCAATCTTGAACCCCTGGTAAGAAAAACGTGCTGGTGCGGAGCGGTCCAAAGCCCCCTGAATCTCGGCAGCATAGGCATCCAAAAGCTCAAAGAACTGAGACGGCTCCGCCTTGCCCTCAAGGACCTCCATGACCTTTCGGCCTGGTATCGATTGCATGCTAGGCATCTCGGACAAGTTGAAGCACTCGGTTAGCCATCTCTTGAAAGGGCCGTCCCATATCGGAGCCGTCCCATCGTGTCGAAACGCAAACCTCCCCAGCAGCTCTTCGAACTTCGCTATCTCTTTCTCGGAATCCGGGAGATTGTTCCGGAACTTCTGAGCCTCATCATATTTGCGCTGGAACTGCCTTACTGCATCCATCGCATCCTCAAAGAGACTGGTAGGCTTAGAAGTCATCGCTGTGGTCCTCTCCGGTGACCACTTGATTCACCTTGGTGCCAAGCCGATCTCTGTCTTTGATGCCCTGCCAGTAATGACGAAAGTCGTCATAGTGGTAGATGGACATCTTCCAACGCATGGCGTCCAGAATGCGTCCAATTGTGTCATTGGGGATGTAGGTATCCGTGAAGATGTACCGGATCCGGAACAGCGTGTGAGCTGGCCTGACCAGATCTAAGAGCTGCCTGATCGCAGAGTCCGCCTCGAAGATGTTTGGTGGGAACCCACCCCCGGGAGGAGCGATATAGTCGATGTTGAAGATGAATTCATCCGAGATGTCCAGCCCGCTCGCTCCCTGTCGGACGAGCAAGAAGTCCTCGGTCACCGTCACGTTGCCGGAGAAAAAGAGGTCAACCACATCCTTCATCGACTGTGGCACTGAGCCCTGGAAGTAGATCCGAACCAGATTGAGGAAGAACTGACGAAACTCCTCATCCGAGAATCCAAGATCCGGGAGCTTGTTGTTGACCAGTACGAGGTACCCGACGATCGACCAGAGGAAATCGGATCTGGTGTGCTGGAAGTCACGATCTCTATCCACGTCCTCCAAGGCAAGCTCAAGCCTGGACAGCTCCACCGCCACAGCCTTCAGAGCCTGGGTGTAGTTGGGGCCTTGAATCGCGCTAGAATACGAACTGGGTAGGAGATTGAGCAGGGTGGAGAAGATCGTCTGGGATCTCTGCATCAAGCGGAGGGAGTACTCCTTCCCGCGTTGTTCCACAGTGCTATTTAGCCTGTTTGAATCATAAACAAACCTAGCCATTGGCCACCACCTTCCGTGGTCGGTTCTTTGCGGCCTCTGACATACGCTGGCGCGCTTCCGCACTCCGCTTAGCGCCTAGATGAATCTCAACCAACTTAGCCATGTGTTCTGCAGTATTGGTTCTTCTGCCCCTAAGGGCACTAGCGATTTTGGCCTTAGTTTTCTCTGGCATAGGCCCGTGAGAAATCTCTCTAGCAACTTCAGACAGACGCTGCTTGTGACTGTCGCTTAGGCTCCGGCCCGACAAAGAAGCAGAGAGCTTCTTCCTCTGCTCAATTGACATTGTTCGGCCGCTAAGTGCCTCGGACATCCTGGCCCGAGCCTCGGGCGTTCGCTCACGCCCTCGCTGCGCTTCGGAGATTTTTTTCTTTCCCTCAGCGCTGATTGTGACCCCCGGCAGCCCTCTTCGTCCCCCACCCGTGCCCCCGGGTGAGTGATTGGTCAGCCTGGCTCCGCGCTCACGCTCGGTAGCGATCATCTGTATTTCTAGGGCATCCAGCTCTTCTTCAGAGCCGGCTTCACGCAGAGGCTTAATCAAGGGGGCCAAGCCCTTGTTCTTCAACTCTCGCAGCCAGTGAGAGGCGTGCCGTTTCGCCTTTAGATTCACAGCGGCCATGTGACCACGCAAACGCACCTCAAGCGGGACTATGGTTTGTCCAATGTATCGCAACTCATCAGTTAGAGGGTCGTATAACCCATAGACTACGCCGTAAGCCATCAGCCCTCCGTGAAGTTGCGGTAGGTGACCGTTAGGATACCAAGGTCAATGACCTCCATAGCCGAAACACTGATGTCATGGGATCCGGAGTCCCCACGGATGACATATGAGACTGCGTAGACATGGTTGGCAGGGTTGTCCTGTGGAATGCCCGATCCTAGCAAAGAAACTGCCACGTGATTGGCCGTTCGGCGAAGGCGCTCAGCCACATACTGGTTGGATAGGAACCCTTCGCTAGCTAGGGTGGCGTCATCCGAGTACCCGGCAATGATGGCCCCTCCAGACCCAATGATGAACGCTTGGTTAGCAGCCGTTCCAACCGATGCTAGGTCAGCAGACAGGGACATGGCAATGTCATCCTGGAACACTCCCTTGTGTTCCGTGTCCAGCCCTCCCCCATCGGTGGTTGAGAACTCCAGAGGGTTGGTCAGGATGTACACCAGGTTGCCGCCGATGTCCAAAGAGCCAACGTGAGTATACGTGGAGAGTACGCCCTCCCTCAGCTTGTGGCTGCCGTCTGCGTAAGCCATGCGTGCCATGGGCAAGACGTTGAACTGCACACCAGTGCTATCGTTGATGGCCGAGTCCACATTGGACTGAGCCACACCTTGCCCGATGAGCTTCTTGTCTAGATCCAGCGATACGTTGTTGCGGATGATGGGATCCGTCTTGTCTTTGGCGGCCCCACTGGCTAGCTGCACCGTGGTCTCGATGTTGATGTCATTTTGCACGGCCTGCTTGACCAGGACATCAGCGGTGACGTGCCGCTTGTTGTTCAGGATCTCCTGGAGTTGCTGCAGCAACTCGTTGACCACGTAGGTCACTGTGAAGTTTTCATCATGCACGTAATCGATCGACACCTCTTGCCCATTGGCAATCTGGGACGCTGCTGTGCGGACGATCTTGGCCGGAGTCGTAGACGTTCCAGGTATGATGTCATAGTCCGGAGTGGATGACTCGGGGCGCAGGAACTCCTGGGTTCGCTGTTCGTTGAACACTCGGATGGTAGCCGTGTTGATTCCAATCGAGTTCAGGGGCTCTTGCTCGAACCCAATCATCACGTGCAGCTCGTTGTTGACCGTGATGGTGTCCCCAGATGGGATGCCGCCAGATGGAGTGATGGATACGTAGTTCTTGGCAATCGTGCTCTCCCCATCCAGCAGGGGGTCGTCCGTTTTGAACAGCTGGTAGTGCACGTCCGGAGTCAGAGCCCCGGATACCTCTCCAACGACTGACACCACTCTCCTGACAGGTTGGATGGTCATGAACAACTGGTTCAGCACCTGGAAGCGGTAGTCAGCAATGACCACGTCATCCAGAGTAGTGACCGGCTGAGTGATGATGGTGTTGTCGATCGTGAATGTCTGGTAGTCGATGATGTTCACACCGGTCAGATCGTAGTCCTGCCCAAGTGTGACGTTCCTGACCCCCAACCCTTGGATCGGGTTGTTCAAGATCTCGATGATTGGGGTGTTGGGGGTGACGCGAGAGTCCAGCACTCGAAGTGTGACGAGCGTCGGGGTGATGCTCAGGACTTGGCACTGGATGTTGAGTGCCACATCGAAAGTGAATGCAAACTTGTCCTGTACCTGACGCTCCTGAACGCCTTGAACCCAGACATCGACCTTGCCTCCGATGTGCTTATGCCGGACGTCGTCATAATCCCTCATCATCAGAGGGTCGCCACTCTTGATGATCTTGGTCCGAATGACCCCAATCTTGGCAGCGGCCGTGGCGGCATACCCGGATTCCGTTCCGGTGTCGACTGAGGCAAAGCCCAACATCGAGCGAGAGGCCAAGTCAGCGTTGGTCTCCTGATCATCTCCGAACACCGTCGCCGACTCGTTGACAGCTTGCAGCCCGGAAACACCGATCAAAGTCTTGATGGACTTAGGAGGAACGTTGCCAGCGCTTCCCGCTGACTCTGCAACGATGGGCACCCGAATTTCGTACCTCTTCTCATCGAAGTTGTAGAATGCCTCTGCGTTGGTAGAGGGTAGCACAAACGAGCCACCGATGCGGAAACGCTGAGAGGTGATCCCAGTGGACGCATCAGCGGTTGAGACCGCAATGGACCCAGCTGGCACGGGGATGTCTTTAGCCGGGCGCGTTGTCGTGTAGAGAGTGAGGGTGCCGGTTGATTGACGTCCACCCAAGCGAGTCTTGTTCACGTTGGCCGCCAGCTTGTCGAACTGCTGGTCAATCAAACCCTGGACCGCATTGTCGCTCGTGAAGCCAAGAGCGGACTTCAGTGCTTGCTTGTACGCACTGCTGGCCACTGGATCCGAGTCCCCGTTGCCGCTCACATTGTCGATAGGCAAGAGAGTGAGAAAGCTCTGGCTACGGTGGACGAAGTCCAACAAGAACCAGATGCGGGACGCCTCGGACGAGAATGGATCGATGTCCACGTCCCTGGACACAGACCCAGGGATCAAAGACACTTCCGCGTTCACGCGAAGGACTGCCCTCATGTAATCGGTCGCGATGTCCGCTTGACGGCGACCAGGAAGGTCTCGGATCGTGGTGTCAATGATCAGGGGTGAACCCAGCACTTCCTGAGAGTAGGGTGTCTCAATCTCAGTGTTGGTGGAAGGGTTGAAATACACGCCAGTGACGACGTAGTACAGCGGGTCAGAAGACGGGACGCTGAGGAACTGGTCCGTGTTGATGATCCCATCCCCACCGTTTCGATCATGAGTGAACACCAGGAACTCGTCCAAGGTGTAGTTCTGCAGCAACCCTGAGAATCGTAACTTACCACCCAAGGTGGTGATGCCATGGAAGGAGTCCAAGCGGACTGCCAGTTCGTTACCGAACTCGTCCTCCTCGGAGATGCGGAGCCTCACTGTCTTGGCGGCACTGACATCCCACAAGGCTAGATCGTCGAACGATGTGATGTCCGTTTCTTCAAACTGACTAGGGGACGAAATGGGCTTGTCATTGACTCTGAAGTACCCAGATGCTCCGGAGGGCTCAGACGAAGCATAGAAGTTGTAGCCTAGGAAGGTGGCGGTCTGGGTGGTGACCAGGACGGCGGTCCCCGTGTCGTCTATGATGACGTTGGTCAACGGCTGCGGTTTGGCCGCCAGGATTTTGATGTGGTCCCGATACCGAAGGACCCGGATACCCGTTGGGATCTGAGTGCCGGTAGTGTCCGAGTCCACGATCCTGGTCACGATGACAGAAGAGGTTGCCGATACGCCACCAACAATGTCGATGGTACGGATCAGGATCGTGTTGACCCCGAAGTCCAAAGGCAGGCCAGTGGGGTAGACAGACAGATTGGGGATCGTGAACGTCTGCAGCACGAAGCTGATGAAGTTTGGGTCAGAGACAAAGGCTCCCCCATTGATCGACAACTGCACCGAGACCGTGTCAGGACTCACGGTACCAGTGATGAATATGGCCTCCTCGTTGGTAGAGAAAACCAGATTCGTGGTGAACCCGCTGCCATCTCTGAGTGCTATTTGTGGTGCTGTAGCCATGTGATCTTATCTCAGCTCGACTGGGTAAAGGAACCGCTCAGGGAGCGGCGGATGGTCCCTGATGTGTTGCCCACTAGTTCCAAGGATTGGGGGATTCTCAAACCTCTGGTGAGCTGAATGGGGTCGTTAGAACGGTTCTGTATCGTGACCGTCACGAAGATGACCGTTGGATCTTGGGTGCTCTGCTCCAGGTTCACTGAGAGCAGTCTGAACGGATACTCTCGGTCGGACACGAACTGGTTGAGGTCCGTTTCCTGCTGGTTCTTGATGGACTGCCATCGATTGAAAGCTTGATGGATGTCGGACACGATTAGGTTCTGAGCGAAGCCCCCTGCGGTCAACTTCTTGCCAATGGCTTCAATCAACCCTGTGCCGTACCAGAGATGGAATGGGTTGCTCCCACGAATCGTGTAGAAGTCCTTCTGCAGCTCCTGAATGAGCAAAGCCTCATCCCTGACCTCAATGACATTGCCCCCAGCATCATAGCGCCAGTCGTTCTCAAATCCTGACCCGCCGCAACGCCGGCACTCTTCCCGGACCGTCGTGTAAGAGATCTCCACGAAGTTGGACCCGCTCCGAAGTGGCGTGTCGAACACGATGAGCCGCGTTGGGCGGTCCGCCAAAGTGGTGGGGTCACTAACCAGGGTCCAACCTGGTACTAGCTGCTGACCGCGGTACTCGCGGTTGGTCTGGAATCCCAACAGGTCCGCTGCCGTAGATGTGGCGCTCAGAAAGATGCTGGACCCAGGGCCGGATTCTCTGGACTCGAACTGCAACTTGGAGTTGGCTACCGAGAACAGCACCCCGTCTAACTGTTGGTTCAGCTTCCCTGCGACTTGAGCCGGGTCCATCTTGAAGGCCGTGGGCAGAATGGCAGTCTGCATAGGCCCCTGATTCACCTTCATCTGGATCGTGTCATTCACCCCGGAGGTGAATGAAAACGGTCCGCGCCGGGTACCAAAGGTCCGTGCCGGCAAGGCCACGCCATCTGAAGGAACGGTGATCGAATTGTTGAGCAGAACCTTCACCGAAGTGGAGGACGAGATGGGGCGGATTGGGCGGATCGTTGCCCGGTCAGCCGAGAGGTATAGGGCTTCTTCCGAAACGGCATGTGGGCACACTTGATCTACAGCCCTATCTGAAGACATGATTCTGCTCTCTTTCTAGCGTGTACAAGCAAGGCTACCTCACGCATGCGTTCCACTCTTTCAGGTGAGAGCTTCCTGCCCTTGTTGGAGGCACTGATTTTCTCTTTTGTCTCTGGGGGGCATGGCTTGGAATTCGCTGCCGCTATTTTTGCCTTGGCCTCATCTGAATGCTTTTTGCCCATATGAGAAGAGGACATCCGGTTCTTGGTCTCCTCAGAATGATGTGTTCCTCTCTTGAGGTCCCCTATCAAGGCCTTAGATTCATCGGAATGTCTATATTTGCTAGACGCGGCTGATATTTTCCTCTTGGTCTCTTCTGAGTGTTTTCTGCCTCTATTTGCGGCTGAGATCTTGGCTCGACTCTCCGCAGTTGGTCTGGAGGACTTGCCCCCTTTGGATACATTATAGCCAACACTTCGTTCCCAGGTGCCCAGTCTATCAATCCAAGAGGCTTCCAAGGCGTCCAGCACATCTCCTGAACAACAAACACGTTCAACCACTGTCAAAGAAGGGGTACCATATTTCTGGATGGCTAAGGTCACGAGACAAGCTCTAGATGTTCCAGTTCGTAGATGACCAGCCAGTCGGGCATCGGCACCTATGGTAGTCTGTCCGACATACTTCTTCCCATTGGGGAAATTTAGAACATAAATCTCCCCGCAAAGCAGACCTTGAAGTAGGTTCAAACAGATCATCGATCCTCTACTGAGTGGGTTTCACAAAGCCTTTCAAGCTGCGTTGGTAAGTGTTGGCCTCCGCGCCCTCCCCGCCTGGGGTATACCCGGCAAAGGGAGCCCTAGCGAACTTACCGTGAGGGTCAGGGGAGTTCCCATCGTCCGTGATCGCCATGTAGCGAGGGTCCGCGGTCAAGGTCTCTATGTTGCTGATCAAGGACTCCAACGAGCCCTCTGTGTCCGTGCTGGCCTTCAGAAGCTTTAGCTGAGAGATCTCGGCGTCCAGCTGCTCAGCATAGTCGACCGCCCTGCGAATTTTCCTCTCCAGATAGTCCCTACGCCGGTGCAGATCCGCGGCAAGCCAGCCTCGCATACGCTGCATGAGGATGGCGGATTCAGCGTCTGAGAGGCCCTCAACAGCTATCACCTCTCCGTTGGACATCAGCTGAGCAGGTTTGGTCTCATCTCCAGAGATGCGAAACACCGGCTGATTGGTCTGACGAATCTGGAGGTCGAACTCTGCATCTCCGCCCAAGGCCTCATAAGCCCCGAACAGCTTCCCAATATAGGTGGTCGGAGGATCACCTGTAAAATGAGTAGGTAACCCACCAGAATCATAGGCAAAGGACAGATCGCCAATTCGATCACGCTCGGCCTGCAAGTGCACGATGCGAGCGTCGATAAGTGCGACTTGCTCGCGGGCATAGTCTCGAAACCGAGCGAACTGGCTTGCGCTGAAAGTGCCAAGTATTTCGTGAGCCACTGAGCACCTCCCTTCACGGTTGAAGACGAAACCTACTACACAGCTCAACCATCGAACGATTAGAAAAGTAGGCTGAAGGCTGTCTTGAACGGGGTGATGTCAGGAGCCACATACGCGAACGCCACACCCCCAGTGTACCCACCCGGGCCACTCGGAGGCTTGGTGCCTCCAGCGTTGTCGATCAGGGATACCCATGTGTTGACATCACCGTCGGTCTCCGGGACGCTCAAGATGAAGAACCCTAGGGACAGACTCTCGATGAAGTTGAGGATCGAGGTCAAATACTCCAGGAACCTTTCAAGGGTATCGATCTTCTGAACGATGAGGTCAATGAAAGCCTTCAGCTCAGTCATCACCCCCGAGTAGGCATCCAGTAGGGCTTGCATCTTGGCCAGCATGTCGTAGATGAGCTGACCTGACCACGGAGCTATGTCCCGTAGTACACTGACCTGGATCCAGTTGATGTCAGATCCCGTCAATGTGAAGCCTTTGCAGAAATCCACAGCAGCCAGGACGTTGAGTCTCACCTGGGGATCAGAGAAGCACTTGCTGTACAGAACGCCAGCGGTTTGAACCGCAGCTTGTCCTGCTGCCTCAGGGTCCTGGACCTTCGTGATCTCGTAAACCAGCTCCTTCAGATTGGTTGCCGTCAACCCCGGGACCACCGGAACTCCCTTAGGGAAGGCACTCTCCATCAGGCCCTTGAAAGAGACGGCCGAGTTGGCTTGCAACATCGCAGATGCCACGATGTTAGATAGCCGGGCCGCGTTGTGCCGGACCAAGGGCTCATCCCAAGGCGGAACCGGCAGCAAGTTGGTTGCCGGGTCTGGCTGGAATTGCGCAGTCACTGCAGTGAACCCAGAGACTGCGTCCCCTATCCTTGGGATTGCCTCGAAGGACGTTAGGGCTCCCGCTAGCTGCTCAAGGGAACTCTTCCCAATGTCCGTATTCTCAGCCGGGGAGATAGGGAGCCCAGTCAGAGAATCGAACTGGAACCCCTGAGTCAAGGGCAAGTGGAAGTTGAGCGAGAATGCAGTTTGAAAAATCCTTCGAAGAGTCTCTATGACATCGAACTGCTCCGGGTACGTCGGGATGGTCATCGCAGTGGTGGGGCTCGCTTTGCCCATTACGGGAGGATCCGCGGAATCGGTGCCCGGCCAATCTATGTACGGATTGGAGTCGATCACATCTAGCTTGGGAGCATCGAATGTCACCGACTTACCGGACACGGCAAGAGAGCCACTGAATGCCCTCACCCGATAGTAGTAGGTCTTGTTGGGTTGGACATCGGTGTCGATATACCGGAAGGTTCCCAGCTGTCCCAAGAGGAACGTGGCGGTTTGCTGGGAGGAGTCGATCACGATGTACTGCTGGAACTTGAGGAACGGATCTTGGTAGAAGTCCACCAGCTTCACGGTGCGCTGGATCAAGTCTCCTTTCCCACGCTCACGGAAATTGGTGGGAACAGACATTACCACTTGTCCAACTGCCTCAGGATCACCCAAGGCCGAAGCATCAATCTGACCTACCGCTGGATTGATCTCGCTCTTCTCAAGGAGGAACTTAGGCGGGATGAACCCAGTGGACGCTGCCTGAATGAGGTCCGAGAATCCAGGGTCCCCGGGACTTGATGCCGGAGGCAGGCTCCACTCCACCGCGATTGAGCTTGGCTGCTCCTGGAAGAGAGCGGTCAAAGCCAAGATCGGATCACCGGCGCCCGTGGGTGTGACCTTGATCGGCAAAACCTTGAAGTTGGCGGGAGCCGGATAGCGAGGGGTTGTGAACTCCTTGCCAAAGAAACGGAGAAGGACCTGGATGAGGTGAAGCAAAGCCGGCGGGCTCTCTGCGTCGGCTACGATGATGGTGAACCCACCCATGGCAGTGCCTGGGATTGGCTGCGGCCGATTGGGGTCTCTAGAGTCATATAGCCCAGCTTTGAAGCGGGTGATGAACGCGGGGAATCCACCAACGAATCGATTGAAGTTCGGGTCCACCAGCGGGTTGGGAACGTCAAACCAGCCATACACGCCGGTGCGATGCAGGGCCTCGAACAAGTCCAAGATGAGAGCCAGGAGAGCTTCAACCAACGCCTTGATCGGATTGCCAAAGTCTACCAAGAAGGTCTTGACCGTCTCCAGTACAGCCTTCGTGACCTCAAGGTAGACCATCAAGGTCTCCATGACGTTGCGAGCCCCCTCCAACAGGTCCTCACCTGGGAGTTGGATCGCTAGAGCTTCCCAATTTGGATTTGCTGCCATCTACATCAGGCCCCGTACTGGAGCTTCCTCAACTTCCGGCGGAGAGCAGAGATTTCCGCCTCCGTGGACTTTACACCTAAACGGATCACTTCCTTCATCTTCTCGTTGATCGCAAACTCACGCTTCTCCCATGCGGGGGGAGGGGTTGCGGGCTTCTCTTCTGGCTTGTCTTGGTCGGACATCCTAGCTCCCTTCCACTGCTAGTAGTTTCAACAGTTGGTTGTAGTTGTTGGTCTGGGCCTTGATGCGATTCGTCACCGCGGTTGTCTGCTGAACCACCAAGCCGCTCTCCAGATTGACCCGAGCGTCTATCCAGACGTACCGTTTGTCATAGAGCTTGTCAGTGTTAGCCAAGATGTCCTGTACCTGAAGGGTGATCCCTGAGATAGCCGAGATACGGGAGGTGACCGCTGATGCCCTGGCATTCAAGTCCGTGGTCAAGGTAGCGCGTGCGAAAGCCCCAGGGTCCCCTGAGACAACCACAGGGGTGGTGATCAATGTGTTGAATGAAACTGCAGCTGCCAGCAAAGCGGCCACGGCCTGGTATAGAGAGAACAAGGCGGTGGCGGTGGCGGGGGCGACACCGAATAGGGACACCACTCGATACGCCACGCCCAAAGCCGAGAATGGGATCGCAGACGTCAAGGTGAGCTGTGTCTCGGAGTCCACGCTCTGAATCGCATAGATCCCAGCGTCCACCCCGGTCTTGATGTACACGAAGTCTGAAGGCGTGACCTTCGAGGTCACGAAGGTCGCTGCGGGATCCGTGAATGTCACTGACGCGCTCAAGTTGGTCGTGGTGGTGCCAACAGATGGGAACACGTTGGTGAACACTTGGTCCAACGTGTCGGACAGGGTTGTCTGCTCAGCCGCGTACAGAGGAATCTCTCCAGCCAAAGCCGAGACGAGGGATGTCATGTAGTCGTTAGGAGTTCCACCATAGGTAGCCAGGGAGTTGTCCACCCGATACGAGTGCAATGTCATGTTGATCGAGGTAGCCGGAGTCACCGTGACCGTAGTTGCTGTGAAGGAGGAGATCTGACGGCGCTCACCCGTGTCAAAAGTGATGGTCCATCCAACCTGCACCCCGCTGAATGGGGAGACCCCAAACCCAACGATTGTAGTGAGAGTTGTGCCAGCTATCACGGAACCACTGATGGTGGTGCTGCTAACCGCTACCTCATACGTGAAGGGACTCGGGTCGAAAGTGAATGGCACCGATACGGTCACGGTGCTGGCCCCCGCCCCGGAAGCTATGCGGAAGGATGAGCCGGCATTGACTCCGGACAGTATCCGAATCAGGTCGAAAGTCTGGGGAACAGGAGCCGGGAATGGTCCACCCGAGTCAGTGATGATTGTCCCCGCCAAATTCATGGTGCCAGTCGACACAAACGTCGGAGTAGTTGACGTCCGGATCAACCCAGAAGGACTGCTGATCAGCTGGTTCTCCGTGTAGAGATACCCGTTCTGTTCACAGTTTGGGTCTGGATTCTGGATGGGGAAGCTAAGGTCCCCGTCATCATCCGAGATGCCTCCATACAGGGCTGGGAACTTGAACGGGGCGGTCAGAGTGTTGACCTGAGTCAGCTGGCCAGAGAGAGCTTCTTGGTTCGTCAGCGGAGTGGTGGACGGCGGGCTGACTATGAACGTCAGTTGCCCGGTCTCACCATGGAACGAGTAATCCAGTCCGAACACATGGTTTTTAACCCCGGCATCAGTTGGATCTTGATAGACAGTTGCACCCACCAAAGCGGTGCCTGTCAAAGGTGCGCTCAGAGACAACTGAGTCGAACTATCCACGGTAGCTGTAGTGCCTGGGGAAGACACTATGGAACCATCCTGGTTCTGAACAATGACCTTCATGCCAGTGGTGAAGAGAGGACGCAAGAACGAGCTGGAGCCGGAGGTGTTGTCAACCTTGAGGATGGAGGACCCAGATGTCAGGCTCGACTCCGTGACGATTGCCCACGCTTGCCTGGTGTGAAGGTTTGAGACGCCCGTGACATTCGTAGACCCGGTATCGGCCACCTCATCCCCCGTATGCGGGGTGCCAGACAAGATGGTGGCCCCAAAGAAGTTGCGAGCAGTCGGATAAAGCCTGCTCAGGGGGCTTGCCACATAGTACTTCCGGTACGTCCCAATGGAAGTAGCAACGAAGGGAGGCCCTGTGAACGTATATGGGGCGTTCGAGATCTTGATCAGGTCGTCAATTTGGTTTCCGACTGGAGGGGCTACGTTTCCAAGCACCCCATCGAACAAGAATGGACCATCGTTGTTGCCCACTACAGTGCCATCAAGTTCTCGCCGGTACTGCTCCAGCAGATTGATGGTGTCGTTGTAAAAGAGCAGGCTGGAGCGCGCCACTATGTCCTGGTTCGCTAGATGCCGCTCTGTGAAATACAAAGACTCCCTGCCCTGGTTGAACAGCTTAGGCTGAGAAGCGTTAGAAGTCTGAGGTCCGGATGAACCGCTACTGGCCGAGCTTGCGATCTCTGCCGCGTACTCCCCTCGAAAGTTGGTCATAGTCTCGACACGGTAGAAGAAGGTGTCTGGGGACTTGATCGAGTAATCGGCAAGCAATGTCTGACCAAGCAATCCGTTAAGAGAGCTTGGGGTGACCTGGCAGGTATACGAAGAACGCAGTCTGACCCCGGCTTGAGCCACCACCCTCCCCGTGTAGAAGATCCCAAACTCCTCGTTTGGCCCAAGGGGTGTGGAGAACACGATCCTACCCGTGTCATCAATCTTGTAGTCCGTTGGGGACGACAGAATCACCCCAAGCGCTCCTGCGACCCTCCTGTACACGACATAGGGCTGGGTCAGAACCGGAAGCCTGGAAGTGGTGACCTCCACAGTCGGGGGCTCGAAGATTGGGCGCAAAGAGTAGCTGAGGAACTGAGCTGGCAGTTGGTACTGACGAGGGGCCTTGGCAAGTAGCATCACCTTGGTGCGATCCGCGGCTGAATCGTACTCAGCTCCGGACACCTCCAACAGATCGGTGAATGTCGGACCGGCGTCCTGGAACAACACCACGGTGCCGGGTTTGTAGACTTTGCTCTTGTCCCCCGCCACGAAGAACGTGTTGCTGCCCCGGGCCACCGCCTCATAGGCCGCCATCTCTGGTGCAAAGTAAGTGGCGAGAGGAGTGACCCCCGAAGAGACGTAAACCTTGGGGGTCAGGAAGGAGTCCTGAAAGACTTGAGAGCCGGCAAGGGTGACGGTGGTCTGGTTGGATCCAACGTCAAAGGTTGAGCTTCCAATGAGGTAGACCTGCTCGTTCTCGATACGGAGCAGCAAGTCAGGCTGGAACACTGCGGTCTGATCCCCGTATACCACGAACTGGTTGTTGGGGTTCCCATCCACGTCTGAGTCGCTGATGTTCACAGCTACAGAGAGCATGGGAGGCTGCAGAACCGTGAAAGTGTTCTCTCCTCCGACTGCCTTGGTGACGTAGTAATCGATGTAGACACGTTCGGAGGGTCCAATGGTGGCTCCGTGTGGAAGGGCATTCGTGATTTGCGAATCGGGCAAGAAGGTGATCGTGGAGCTAGCGGGGTCCACCACACACTGAGTGCCCAGCTTCTGAGGGCGACCACCGCGGAACACTGCCGGAGACGGGTTTGCCACTACCGGCAACCCGTCCACGTTGAAGTTCAGGGTTGATGTCGGGACAGGATGATCTTGGGTGATTTCCTTTCGGATCAGGAAGCTTGCCGCTTCTGTGATCGGAGCCCCTGGTAGAGTTGGGGGTGTGGTCGAAGGAGGAGCCACCGTATAGGTGATTCTGGCCTCTTCCCCAGAGAGCATGCGATCCGTTAGCTGAACCAACCCGAGCTGTGGCTGAATCACGTAGTCGACCTTAGGGGTCAAGACGCGCGCCCAGTAGACGTCCACCCCAAGGTCCGCGGCTACAAAGTTCAGCTCCCCAGTGGACGACTTGATCTGAACGGTCCCAGCCGGAGGGGAAGTGAAGCTTCCAACCACTACTGTGGTGGCAAACTGGGTGTCCCCCAGCCTGAACCCCGAGCTGTTCACGTACGCGAGAGGGACGCTGAGGCGCGGAGAGTTGGAGGCCACCCCGAGTAGACGAATCCTCTCCACCTGAGTGGATGGGTCCAACAGAACCACCTCATCGAAGTAGCGATCAGCCAGTATCTCACTAGCTGAGTAGATCGTGTAATGAGCGGCTGGTTCTGTCAGCGGCGCTGGGGAGATTGGAACAGTATCAAAGCTCGGACCAGCCGAAACCGTGTACACTCCTTTGGCCGGAGTATCCTGGATCACCACCAGATAGTCTGGCTGAACCCCATCCACCAAGAATTGGGCTGTAGGGTCCGACAGCTCCGATAGCACGTTGCTCAAAGAGCCGATGCCTTGGGCCAAGGGCGCCGTGGTGGAGGTCAGGGATACGGCCCCAGAAGCGGCGTCCACAATCGCGTCTTGCCCAAGCACCAACGGCGTATAGACATTGGAGCCCGGAGCTGTCTCCATCTCCAACACCAAGTTCCCCGTCAAAAGCAGCGGATCAGGGAGCACCACATCAGTGGCGGGGAGCTGGATAAGGGTGAGCTGCTGATACTTCTGCTGAGCGAAGAACAGAGCCCCCGCGTCAAAGTCAATGTAGTACCCAAATCTTCCCGATGTCACGGGACCATCGAGGCGAGGGAAGTTGTCACTGGTTAGGGTGCCCTGGCCCTGAACCACCTTAACGGTCAAGGGGTACGCAGGGTCATCAATCGGGATCGAAGGCAAGAAGACTTGAGGGGATTGGATGATGGGATCCGCCCACGTGGCTCCGACAACCGTGTAGAACTCCGTTACGTCTTTCACGTCAGAGAGCGCCGCGTCAAGGTTTACTGGCGTGCGCAATAGGCGCACTGAAATACCGCGTTCGATCAGCAAGTCCCCAAACGTTACGAAAACGATCTTCCCCGCATACTTGGTCTGATCCGCGGAAGAGAACTGGACGGCCCCTGTGCCTGGATTCACCTGGACCACCCCAGATTGTCCAGGTGATGAGAAGGCAGTCGTGTATGTGAACTGAGGGAACTGATAGTAGGGGTTAGCCGACGGCACAGAGAAGATCAGATCCGCCCCAATCGAAGGCAGTCCCACGATAGCGCTGGGGGAACCGATCAACCCCAAGGGCTGGGATGGCAGTGAGAGCCCAGTAGCGAACAACACTCCATCATAGTAAACGGGCAGCCCAGCAGCGGCGTCCGTTGGATTGAAGTTGAGACGGCCGGTGGTCAGTGCCCACTGAACGGTCCCGCTTGGAGGCACGGTAAAGGCGCCCTCGGTAGCCACCTCCACGGTCTGTAGATACAGCCCATACCCAAACCTCAACAGAGGGAACTGTCCCGTTCCGGGTTTGGGGCTCAGAATCAGAACTGGGTCCCCCACCAGCAACGGGGGTATGCCTAGGCGGCCGGTGGATTCCTTGGAGTCGAAAAACTGCTGTTGCTGAAAACGTACGAGCTGCCCTGAATAGGTAGTCAGGTCCCCCGTGTTCCAGTTCAAGTTGCCAGTATCGAGAGACAGTTGAACTGTGCCAGGTGCTGGAAGTGTGAATCCCAGGTCGTTAGCAACTACCGCGATGGGGAATGTGGTGCCGCTTCCAGTGGCACCCACAGAAATCCTGTAGGGAGCATCTGGGACCGGTGCCGCTTGCACTGGGGGGCGCACCTTCAGTCGAGTGGTGTTCGAGTTGCTGTCAAGCGTCCCAACTTGCGCGGGAGCAGACCCCGGCAATGGCTTGAAACTTCCAGCCGCGGCGGCATACCCAAAACGATCCACGATCTCGTTCTTGGTCCATCCGAAGTTGGCGGACGTGAGCAACCCCGGGCGCGGGGCTCCTTCCCCCGTCACCATCACCAGGTATTCGGTCCGCGGTTGGTCCTCCGCCGATGGGTACGCGGCATCAAAGGCGATCGCATCGGACACCAAATTGTCCGGCGTCTGGGTGAAAGGGGAGTTGGATTGCCCCACCCTGATCGACTCAAGCACATATCCGCTGATCTTGAAGCTCATCTAGATTACCGTCCCGAACCCGACACCGGAGCTGCCCACAATAGAAGGGGTCCCAACAATGGGAATGCCAGGCTGCACGAATGAAGCGAAAACCATGTCCAAGGCTGTGCCGATGGCTTGGGCCATCTTGGTTGGCCCAATGCCAGTCATCCCCACCGCAGAGAAACCAGCCAACATGGCCGGCACCGCCGTGGGTCCAGTGATACGAGCTACACCTGCGCCGACGCCAACGGTGGGGTGATTGGTCTGCAAAAGAGCAAGAGCGAGCCACCCCGTGCACAAACCCGTCGTCAAGCCCTGAATGAACAGCGGCGCAAGGGTTCCAAGGATGCCCACAGACACGAAACCGGTAACTAAAGAGGATTGCACCAAGGGATTGGGCACGATCAATGGGATGATGCCCGTCCCTACCCCAAGAGTCCCAGCGTCCACCGTGGTCACCTTGGATTCTATGGTCAAAAACTGACACACCCCCATCGAAAGACCGAGGGCAAACTTGGGCACACCAGTCCCTAGATTCCCTGTGGAGATCAGGTTGGGGGTGATGAACCCGGCAGCCAGAGCTGGAGGATTCAATGGCATCGCCCCTCCTTCAGGTAGTTTGCCAGCCGAATGAATACTTCCGGGTCAGTGCAATCCTGCTTGATCGTGTTAGCAAGATGGCTGATTACCGCAATGTTACCTGGAACGTACCCGAGGGCTGGAATGATGCGATCCAGTGTCATGGATGTGGGTCCAACCTTCCTTACCCCACGTTTAAAAGGCACCAAGGTGATCGGGCAGCACCCGTCTAAAGGTATGACCTTGCGGATGTCCTCGGCAGTTATACCCCACGGAAGGTTCTCTTTTCTCGCCCTTTGCTTTGCACACTTCAAGAGTAGGATCTCTGGATTTGCTATGTAATATTCGCGCTCTTTGTTTCGGACCTGCTCCAGATGTTCCTTGCGATACTGTTTGGCATCAGCACGGAATTTGTCGGAATGATCAGCGTAGTATTTAGTATTGTAGGCTCGTCTACTCTGACGATGAGCGTCCAACTCTTCTACGGACATGGAGGATACTGGTTTAGTCATAGGAGAGACCTAAATGTAGCTGAACCAGCCAGAGGCAAACCGGTTATCCAGTCCAGGCTAGGGGATCCTGGGGGCATCATAGGGCTCCCGCGGCAGACGCCCAGAGAAGCTCCAGCACCTCCAACCATGACCTGAGCAGACGTAAGAGTGATCGACGTCGGGGCGGTCAGATTCATGGTGGTCCCAGCGTTCACCGACACCGCTAACCCGGCGGTTACCGTAACCGATCCTGCTCCTGACGAGAGGGTCATGGAACCAAGGGCAGTGGAAATCGATACGGACCCTGTACCCACCGACACCGTGTACGAGCCGGCGGCTACCGTGGTGGACATCGAGCCTCCCAGCACATTGATCGTGCGGTCCCCCACAACTGCAGTCTCAGTCAAGCCACCAGACAAGATTGTGGATGTCTTGCCTCCTGTGACGATCGTTTCGGTGACCGCCTGAGCGTACTGGAACTGGCTCTTCCCTGAACTCAGGACATCGATGCTGCCAGTGTTCAGCGCGAACCCAGAAGGGGAGTTGATGCTGAGCCGATCGGCCAAGATGGAGTAGCCACCACTGACATTCGTGATCTTGGCTCCGTTCACTCCTTCTGTGCTATCCGCGGATGTGAACGACTCTCTGTTCCCTTGGAGTTGCTCAGAGTATGCGACGTTGTTGTTGTCAGGCACCCCCTGAGCTTCTATCACGTAGGAGGAATGGGTCCTGAACTTCAAGCCAGCACCAGAGGAACCCCCGCGGAAGTCGAAAATAGCACCGCCATCCAGGGTCAAATGCAGAGCTATGTTGTCTGGCTTGGCGGCACCAAGACGCATCTTCAGAGCGCCTTCCATGTTGATTTCAGCCGATACGTTCTTGGTACCAGATGGGTAGTTCTCTACCCTAGATCCGGGAATGTTGACGAACAGCTTACCTTGCTTAGACACCGCTGCCGCAAAGGCGCTGATGGTGTCGGAACGCCCAGCGGGGTTGGCTGGAGGGGTTATCCTGAGCAAGTAGGCGCCGGCTGTTGTGTACGCCTCAGTATCGTCTAACGGGGACCTGGCAATGGCCTCCGTGGTGAACGTAGAGAGCCCGGTAGCTAGGAAGTCGTCGAAGAGCTTGGGGCGTAGAAGCTGGCCGTATTGCTGCAACCCCGTATCCGAGGACGTGTCGTTGCCAATCAGGGTACCCATCACGCGTTCGATGTAGATGGCTTTGCGGTCCATCTGGAACCCATCGATCTCTTCCCGCACCTCCTGCACCAAATCAGTGGTGTGGGTCATCTCAACGCGGTCTTCCGTGTAGGGCTCCGCCCCAGCACCGGTATCAGGGTCCTCGAAGTTGACTCCGGAAAATGTGCTCTGGTAGTACGCCTGACGCCCATTCGAGAATGTGACCGGCGGCGATGCTGTTGAGTCGTTGATCGTGTCGAACACGGTGTTCTCGCTGACCGTGAGACGCTTCAGGACGGTATCCCCGAAGAAGCGCTGTGCACTCGTCTTGAGAGTCTTGCCGTCGGCAAAAATGTCTGGTGGCAAGAAGAACCCGGAGCGCCTGGCTGGCCCGGACATTCGAAGAATGCCCGCCTCGTTGTCGACACGATGGACGGATTGAGACACTAGGGTGCGATCGGAGTCCCGGATCTCCAACAGGTCACCCGCTCGGTTGGCCATCTTGACGTCGTTGGACAGCACAAGCTCAGATCCGCCAGACGACATGCCTCCTACGTCTCCTGGGCGCAGCTTCAAACGCTTGTAGCGAATCTGAGGGGTGAAAATCTTGCTGTAGTTGTCAGCATCCTCTGGGGAAATCTCAGATGGGTCCGACGGGCTGAACGGATCGAAACGCATCGCTGACCGCTTGCCAGCGATCGGCAGGTAACCGAGTATGACGGCTTCATGCAGCTGCTTGTGCTTCCGACGATACCCGATGATCACCATCGAGTTTACTTCGGGGATGCCTCCCCAGAAGCTACGCGGCCCAACTTGGGCTTGCGTCAGGTCAATCTCGACGCGCTCCCCTCCGCCAGTGATCACCTTGATGTCACATTTCAGCTCTTGCTCATCCACACGGGTGATGATGCCGATCTTCAGGCCATAAGGGGCTCCCGTGTCCACGAACTCAGAGCCCGGGACGTATCCTGAAGGATTCTTTGGTCTGTAGTCTGACATCAGGTGCTCAGTTTAGCTCGATTGTTCTGAATTTGGGCTTGCAGGTCTGCAATCTGCTTGTCGATGGAAGCAATCTGCCTAGTGAGGTCGATGCCAACCACGGACACAGAGGTGTTCTTTTCGTGCTCCAGCTGATTCCGGGCAGCAGTAAGACGGGCAACGCTATTCTGATCCTGACTGATCTGGGTTGACAGATTGGCCTTCTCCGCATTGGATCTAAGCCCGGCCCCAAAGTCACTCCACGCCTTGGAGATGTTGTTGGCATTTGTCTGCACTGATCCCACCGCCGCGTTGGCATCCCCCACCATGAATCGGTTGGAAGCCGAGAATGGAGGAGCGAATTCAGAAGGCGGGTTCGATACAGCGGCATTCAGGTTGGATGTGTCAGCCGCTTGCCCAGGTAGTAGGTCTCCTCGAATGGCCTGCTCGAACTGTTGATGAGCCAAGTCCAAAGCCGAATACAGGTGGGTCAGGAACTGGTCCACACGGGAGACTGTGTCTGGGGAAGATGGGTTGAGAAATCCGCTGGAAGGCACCGGATTGATCCGAGAAGCATTCAGCTGTTCCTCTGCAGCGTTCAGCTGTTGTTCCAAGGAGGCCACCTCTGCTAGGGCCTCCTGCACGGCTTGCTTCTTGGCAGGATTGGTAGGATCGGCTTTAGAAATGTCAAACAGTGAGTTGGCTCTCTCGATGGCCTGCGTTTGTTTGGCTTGCAGGATCGCGACTTGTTTCTCCTGCTCAGGGATAGAGTCGGCGTGGATGCTGCCCCCATCCACGCTAGACACCCCAAGGTTCTTCAGGGTAGACACATCTGCAGACGCCGGATTGTTCAGAGTCTTCACTTGGTAGTCGGTGGCCATGAACGCCAGATCCGCACGCCCCGTGACGCACACACAGTCCTCATCGGGTTTCGTGTTGGCATCCTTCACAGACATCTCAGCCAAGGTCAGAGCCCGAGAAAGTTGGGAGGCCTCTACCGAAGGGGAGCCCTTTTGCTCCGGTGACCCAAGGGTGGCGGTAGACACGAAGTTGTCCCCCACATCCACAAACTTTGGGGTACCCATGTCCAATACGGCAGCGGTCTGGCTGTCATCTGGAGTCATGGCTGAAAGAACAGAGGCAGGATCGGCGTACCCAGTGCTGACCGTAGAGAGACCTTGAGACTGTGCAGTCAGCATCTCACTCAGCCCGCCGGAAAGCGCGAGCTGCAGGTCCACCGTCGCTCTCTGGCTAGAGTCCTGAGTAATCAGGCGTCCATCTTTGAGGGACACGCGCCGCCCGTATTGAAAGTGTCCAACGACTTCGAATCCCCGCTCATCACTTACGGGACGAATGAGGGCTGTCTGACTGGTTGGGATGTCAATTACAGCTTTGTCCTTTGGGGTCACAGTAAGGTTGGCCCCTGGTAGCACCAACATCTCACTGATCACCCCGTTACCAGCCGAGGAGTCATGAGCATAGATGAACACCCCAGCGGAGTTCAAGCCGTACTGATACCTGTTGCTGAGGTACTTACCCCTGATCGAATCGTCAATGTTGGTCAAGAACATGTTCTGGAGATGCTGGCGATACGCGTCCCGGTTCTTCAGCGCGATGGCTTGCTGACTCTGAGCCACGTTGGGATTAGGGGCGGTGGACGACTTCTGTCCCGCTTGATCGCTGAAATCCACGGGGTTGAAGGGTCGGGTATAGGCCATTACCACATTGGGATAGCCAACGATCCTCCCTGTCTTTGGGTGGCGCAGAATGAGCGGCTCATTGGGATCGGTTGCTCCAGTCTCAGAGCCAAACGCGCTGGATGAAGATGGGATCGATGCCGCATTGGTCACGTCTAGCTTGAACACTCCGTGTAAAGCTAGCTGTTGGGAGCTGAAACGAAAGGCGCGTGGCAACCCATCCTTGTCTGGTTCCGGGACCCCGTTGAACTTGTCGAGCTTCAGATTGCCGATGCCCTTAGGGGCTATGAACTTCACTCTTCGAGCGGTTAGGGTGAGGGTCGTGGTGGCACGGCCTCCAAACGCAATGCTGTGACTGATACCCGACACATACCAAATCTGATCCTTGTCCTTGGAAGCCAAGTAGATGGGGAATCCCAGGCGCAACTCAGGACGCATCGGGATAGTGACTGACCCCCGGAAGCGCTTGGAGTTGATTCGGTCCAGGACGTCCAGCCCATGGAAGAACATGAGCTGCGGGTCCTTCAAGAACTCGCTGTTGTACGGATGCGTGCGCCAGCCGTACTTCCGCAACAGATGGTAGTCTGTGACGGTCGTGAGAGGAGTGATCTCCTCACCCGTTCCGTAATCGGTAGTGCCGCCATAGCTACCCTGCATTGTCAGCTGGGTGACCACTTCAGACTCAGACTCGGAGAACTCCCAATCAATGACATCCACATCCTGGACCCAGGAGATCGGTTTGTTGCTCAGTACATCCAGGTTGTAAAACGGGGGCTTGAATACGATGTCCCCAGTGACGTCCATGTAGAACTCAAATCCGATCGCCTCCTTGGCGGCGTTGGCAAGCTCAAGCTTGGTCTGGTACTCAGACTGCCAAAGCCCTATCTGACCAGCATTGGACGTGACCGTTTTGAACGCAGCCACTTTGTTGGACGCCGGGTCGAACACAAATTGCCCGCCCTCGCTAGACGTAGCATCTCGTACCGATGTGGAAGCGATGTGAGCAACATCTACCACACCCTTCTTCTGAGAGTACTCCTGGAACAGCTTGTCCCCTCGAACCGAGACTCCGCTGGCCCCGTACAGGACGAGGTTGTTTCGCATCCTAGCGAATCTCTTTTCCCAGTAGAGCATCATGTCGGAGAGGGCAGAGTCGAACGTCTGTTGCTGGGTGGTGTCCCGCACCAAAGCGTTCATGGACCCCGTGCCAACAATGACATCACCGAAGGACTGATTGGCTAGAGAGAAGATGATGTCATAGGGGTTCGAGGAAGCGAACACGTTTCCTACGAGGTTTCTTCCCTGCTGCCCGGATGAAGCCGTGTACGCTGGGTTGATATTGATCTTGCACAATTCCCACCATTTCAGGATGTCACTCGCGTGTATCGAAACAGTGTGCTCCCCACTGGAATAGCTATCAGTGACCTCCGTAATGATACCCCAGAAGATCGGGTAGTACTGCGGAAGGCCCTCCACCAAGTAGTAGCCCTTGGCATAGATTTCGATCTCCATCATAGTAGTGATGACTGGACTACCGTCGAAGTAGAAGTCGTCGATAGTGTGCCTGGGTATAGCCAGGGATATATTGGCACTTCCTGGAGAGCTTTCGACGCTCAAATCCATCTGAATGTTTGTGATGTACTTGTTCAGATCAAAAGAACGGGAGCACTGTGGGCATCCTATGATCTCCATCTCCCCATTGATGTAGACCACGGCATCAGGAGCCGTGGCAATCGTGGGTCTCACGTTAGGCTGGAATGTGCCTTGAAAGGGACTACGAGGCATGGCATAGCCCCCTAAGATGTCGAACTATGGACTCAAGTTCTTCGAGAGTGGCATCCGATTTGATCCTATTGGCCCTCCAGGAGACCACTTCTACGTTACTTTTGACGTAACCGAGGGCCGGATTGATTCGATCAAGAGTAGGAGAGTTCTGGCACATTCCTCCTGAACCATTGCCCCTGAATAGAGGCAACCCTAGCACCGGGCAGAGTTCTGGTATAACTATATCCTGTAGTTCCAGGGAAAACTCTAAGCCCTTCGTTTTTGCCCTATGGGCCGCAGCCCTTAGCATCCTATCCTCAGTACTCCTGTTTCGAGAGCGAGCCTTTGCATTGGGGTGAGAGTTGCCTAATGCGGTAGATACCCTGCCCTTGGGTGACTTCTTGTACGCAGAGTTGTCTTGGTTGTGGCAGCCCTTGCACCAAGAGGCCCGGCCATCCCTTCGTCTCTTGTCTTTACTGAACTCCACCAAGGACTTGGACTTCAGGCATTTTGAGCATTGCTTTTCCATCGTCATCCAAGAAGGTTGTCAGGATTGTTCAAATCCCCCAGAGCGTCCGGAGGAGGAGCTACACCAGGACTAGGTTGAGCGTTGTTGCCTCCAAACGTAGGGCTATTGGTGGTCCCTACGGCCAAGGGGGAGGTTGTCGGTTGTCCATAGGTATATTGGGCGTCGTCTAGATGATCCAGAAGGTACCAAGCCCTGACTGTAAATGAGAACGAGTACTCTAGAGAGAATGGAGTGGTCTCTGATTCCGTGAGGCTGAATGTATCGAACGAACCGATGTACAAGATGTCATCATAGTACAGGTACACTGAACCAACCACCGATAGGTTCTTGACTCTGGCCCCTTTTGGGGAGAGTGGATCTGGGAACCATATCCCAGCGTTGTTTTTGTACAGTAGCCACAGGCTCAGCAGGTTCTGGTAGCTGGCCGAGAACTGGCGGGCCGTACGAGTCAATCCAGGGCCATTGGCATTCAAGGCATCCATTGAGTAGAAAGCCGCGACCTTCCCGGACCCTTCAATCTTGTCCTGGTCCTCTCCCCAATGCTCGATGATTGGCCCACTACGGGACCAGCTGCCATCCGCGATGTGCTTGTTTGCCTGCACCCGGAAGGATTGCGGGTTCACCAACAATCGGAGCGGGGGAGTCTTAGCCATCGTGTTCAGGGCATCCTGCATCATCAGAATGGTGGCCTCTTGCTGATCCAGGAACTTCTTGCCTAGATTCTGTTGGTTCAGAGTCTTGTACTGGACCAGTGCAGCATTGCGTGAAGACTCCTGCGCATTGAACTCGCCTCGCGCCTGCCAGGATTCCTGGGTCGTAGTCACCGCATCAGAGCCCACAGGGGCTGCCTCTGAACTGGGCTGCTCTCCCAGCCGGGCCTTAGCTGAATCAATCGCGGCTTGGAACTTGGGGTTCAACGAATTCTTGGCCACGCGCTGATCGAGGTCTGCGGGAGTGATGTACCCCTTGTAGTGGGGTACATCCAAGGGTTGATTCTGTTGATAGGCTAGCTGCTGGAACGCTGGGTTCTTGTATGTCGGAGCTGTTGCCTTTGAGCTGTAGATCGAGCCGTCAGGATTGTTGAATCCACCAAACGTGATGGCCTTCAACTCTGATGCATTCTTCCCCCTGGCTCGACCCTGATAGTACTTCTCGACCCAGAACAGCTGGGAAGTGTTGTCGGTGTTCTCGAAGTTGTTGTACTGCTCCTCAGTCATGCCCAATCCAAGAGCTGTCTTCTTGGTCAGCTGGTTGAGCCCTTTGGCCACCACGTGCGGTTGCCCGTCCTTGCCTTTGCGAATAGCCGGTACGGATCCATCGAAGCTACTCTCCGATTGAATCACCTTAGCAAGCTCCTCCGGTTGGCAACCGAGGCGATTGCACATCGCCACATACTGGTCCCAGAACTCCGGGCTACTAGTCGATGTTGGACCCGTAGGAACGGTAGTGCTGGTTGCGACTCCGCTTGTTTGACCGGGAGTGTCTCCAGTGGAAGATGAACCAACATCCGGGTTGTTAGAGATGATGGTACCGTAGCTCCCATCCAAAGCCTGGACAGATGCAGTGCGATCCAGAATCCTTCCCGTCACACGAGATGAAGGGGGGATCAACCCAACCGCGAAGATCTTGACCTCGCTAGGGCTCCTCTGTGGAACAGTGGTCAAGGGGATAAACTGACCATCCAACGGCTCGCTCTGGTTCTCCAGGGCGTGGTAGAAGGACAACAGTTCATACACGGCCGGCTGATACAGGTCCGAGTCAAGCTCGATCTGCTGAGCGATGCTCTGAGCCTGGTTGTTATCTGTTGCCATCAGACTCCCGGGCCTCCGATGGTAGTGTTGGACTTCTGGAAATTCGGCACGTTCAGGTAGTCATCTTTGCCACGGGCCGATGGCGTGATAGCAGTCCCAGGAATCTTCATCATCTCCTCTTCCACCTTGAAGGTCCAAGATACCTTGAAAGCGAAAGGCTGGTCATCGGTTTCCTCAACCTCAAACGAGCGGAAGTACCCTAGGTAGGTACCCCGATCGTACATGAGCATAACTTTTCCCTGTAATACGATGTTGCCAGAGGGATCATACACGCTGCCGTTGTTCCTGTACAAGTCATGCAGGTCCCGGTAGCGGTCCCATGCAATGGTCTTGTGTCTCAACGCAGAGCTGAGCCCTGTGTAGATGTTGACGAAGGCTCCCGTGCTGCCGTCAGCGGTGATCTCAGTCAGGTCATCCCCCCAATGCTGCTCTACCCAACCCCCACGCGTTTGGATACGCTCCACCTTCTTGGTGTGGCTCTCCGCGAAGTTCTGCGGGTTGATGTGCATCACCAAGGCATGCGGCAACAGAACCCGACGGCTGTTGAATGGGCTGGTGATCTGGAAGGCGATCGGAATGAAGCTCTTCCTCTGCTCCAGCCCGTGACTGTAGTTCGGGTTGTCCGTTGGGACTGTCAGATGATCGAAGTCAGGATTAGCTGATGGGATGTGAGGCATTCAGTTCTCAGCGCAGTCGCTTGTTGCGATCGTGCTCGGCTGCCCCCTCTACTACGCGTGCCTTGATGAACTGCTTCAGGTCCCCCTTAAGCTCCAGCTGAACATTCATGTTACCAGCTGACGCTACTGCAGCATTGCCACCTGCAGGAGTGTATCCTCCGGCCGGGCCTTTGTACCCGGCAGATTCGGTCAAGCTAGAGAGTGCGGTGGCTGGGTCCACTCCATAGCGGCCCATCTGTTGAATGCCCCGAGGATCTACGCCCGCGCTTATAGAAGCGGCCACAGATTTCCTGTCTAGGCCTGAGTACATGTAGTACTCGAACAGAGCTTGAGATGCACCGTCATAGACTGACTTGGCCATGGTGTCACCCAGCGGCCCGGTGATCGTTGACTTGTCAATCTTGATCCCTGATGTCTCCATTGTTCGATTGACATCCTGAATGCCGGAGACAGTAGCGGCCTGCTGGGTGGCTGTCGGAGCCTCTTTGGCAGCCTCAACTACCGCCGGATGAGTGGCCGCCACCGCTGCAGCGGGGGATGTTCCTGGAGCAGCATGCCCAACGCCCGCCGCTTGAGCAGTCTTGACCGCCTTCTCCAGATTGTTGAGGGTCTCGAACGTCTGATGAGCCCCTCCTTCCATCGAGTACAGGCTCTTCTTCGTGGTTCCGCTATAAGCAACAGCACCTGCCAAAGCCTTCTTTTTTGCTTCTAACGCGGCGATCTTGTCGTTGTCCCGCCCGGGACCCATGATGCCCTTCTCAGTCTCCAACTCCTGGGTGACCTTGCCAAACTCCTTGACGATATCCGGCAACTGTTTGAGCAAGGCTGCCCCCACAGTATCAACAGCGGTGTTCTTGGCTTTGGTAAGGTCCCCATTAGCTCCCGCAAAGGCCGCCATGATCCCGGCATTCTTTGTCTTGGCAGCCGCAATCTGCTCCTTCTGGAACGCCTGCTCCTTAGCTGACCGTCCGAAGGCCCCCGCAGTCATGAAGTGCACAAGCTCGGAAATGAGGTCCGTGAGACCTCCGATGGACTCCCATATCCCTGTCATGATGTTGTAGATCTGGTTCATCAGGATGTCGGCAATGATCCCGATTTTGTCGAGAGCGCTGGTCTGGAATCCAGAAGTCTCCTTCTGGTAGTCGATCTCTGTCGCTGAGTCGCTGAGAAGCTTCTTCTGGTTGTCGTTCATGCTGGCCACGAACTTCTTGTTCCCAGGGTCCTTCTGTATCGCTTCTCGGATCCCAGCTACAGTATCCGCGGTATTGGACTGATCATACTTGATGTTCAGCTTGGCGAGCTGAGCTATGTCATCTTGCGTGACGTTCCCCGACTCGACGCGAGCAATCAGATCCTCTTGAGCGGTGATGATCCCTTGAGTGTACTTCTGGTATGCCCTAATCTCTTGTGCGGACGCGATGCCGGCTTGCTCCACTGCCAACAGATCCAACCCAGACAGTTGGTCAAACCCTTTGCCCGTCAATCTCTTGACTTCATCTTGGGTCACATCCATCTTGGCCAACGGACTCAGCTGATCGATGATTGACGCGGTGTCGATCTCGTTACCAGAGGCAAGCTTGACCTGCATGTTAGCGGCATCCAACAAGCTGCTCATGATGGGACCGGAGATCTTGGTCTGATACTTGGCCTGCCATTTCGCGATGGCCCGCGGGTCTCGCTTAGGGTTCTTGATCAAGTCCAGAATCTCTTGGGTGGCATCTTTCGTACCGGGTTGGTTACGACCCAGAGCTGATGCTATGTCGTCCCCTAGCCCGGACAACCGGTCATTGAGGTCCTCTTGGGCGCGAGCCCTAACCTTCTCTGGGCCGGCCACCACGGTGTGCTTGAGGTTGTCAGCCAATCCACCACTGAACTTCGAAGATATGGTGTGCAGGAACTTAGACGCCTCACGAGGATCCATGGTCTTACCTAGCGTCTTCATGACACCTGTCAGCTCTTCCATGCGAAGCGTAAACAAGGTCAGGTCAGCAGAGAAGGAGCGGATGATTCCGAAGAACTTGTTGGATGCGATACCAGCCTGATTGGCGCTCTTGACCATGTCCTGGAAGCTGGCTTGAACCGAGTCCAGGCTAGCCCCCATATCGGACATCATCTCTCCCTGCAACTGTGAGATCTCATTCAAGCTGACCCCGAAGGCGCGCGAATAGGCCACGCCCATCTGGATCACAGAAGCATGGTCCTTGGCATACCCGGTGGCGATCTTGGTCTCATCCCCAAGCTTTGAAAGGGACACTCCCTCTGCGGTCAAAGCGCTTTGGAATGCCACTGCAGTGTCCTTGGAAATGCCCCACTGAACATTGCTAAAAGCCATCGCCCCATCACGAGCGGAATCTAGACTCTCTTGCAGGGCTTCTGCTCCGGCCCCTACATTGCGCATGCCCTTGTTCAAGAACTCGGAGGTGCCTGTGGTGGAGAGAAGCTGCTTGTTGTAGTCCTTGGCCGCGGACTCAGCGTCAATCATGATCTTCACGAAGGACATCATGAATGAGCTGGCCACAGAGAGGATGGGGCCTAGTTTGGCAAACGTTCCGAGGATCGGGCTCAGTACTTTGGAGATTCCTTCCAGCCCTTTCAGTCCCATGCCAGCAGCCTTAGCGGCTCCGCCCTTAGCCATCAGTCGATCACCGTGTCTGCCAAGAGCGCCGCCACCTGCTTCCACTCCCTTTTGAAGCTTGCCAGCAAGCTTGCCAACCGTCTTGTCCAGCCCCATGGCAAGGAGGCTAGAGTAACGCTTGAACATCGCAGGGGCATCCTTTCGGAAGACCTCGTTCAATGGCTCGGCCAGAGCTTCACCCGCCTCTTCGGCGCGATCATGCAGCTCCTTCATATTGAAAGCGGACTCGTTAGCATCCTTCAAGGCCGCCTTTACGGTTCCGGACGCAGGGTCATCCCCTGTGCCTTGGGCTTGAATCTTCTCCCTGGTTTTTGCTGCCTCTTGGAAGGCTCGGATCCGAGCGAACGCTTGCTTGCGCTCCTCTCCCGTAGTTCCCTTGATGAGCTTACGCATGTCCTTTAGGACGTCGATGTCCTTCTGGATGCTGGCACCCAAGGTTCGATAATGGGTGGTGAGTTCCTTGACTCCCTGGTCCTGCTTACGCATCCCCTGCACATGGCGGATGAACTTCATCATCCCCTTGTCGAGCTTGGTGGTCTCCTTCTCCGCATCCTTCATGCGCTTAGTGAAGCCCTTAGTGAAACGGCTGATCTCCTTGACCGCGTTGCCGGGGGAGACGCCAATCTCAAACTCTAGTAAGGTCTTGTCTTTTGCCGCCACTGCTGGTTACCTTCTGAAGGGGGTCGTTGGGGTACGGGGTCTGACATTCAAAGGCACCGCATTCGTGGTATCCCGATCTGTAGTGGAGACTTCCGACGAAACCCCCTCCGAACCGATCATGCCCCACCTATCCAAAAACTGTTCCGTACGCTCGTCCGGAGCCTCCGGATGAACCTGTGCGCGTGAGGCGGCCTGTGCCTGTAGTTGCTTCCTCCGAGCGATGCGCTCCATCACCTGTGCCTGGGTAAGCCCTTCTATAGATGAAGTGCCGACAACCGAGTGATCACCAAACTGCGCAGCACTTCCTTTCGCGGCTTCCTCCAACTGTTGCTGCCGAGCGTTGTACCTGTTGCGGATCCTGGCCTCGTGCTCCTCAATGACCTTGTCGTGCCAATCCTTCTCCCCTTTTAGGTCGTTCTCCAGCTGCACGGCCAGCTCTTCTACCGTCTTGGGAGCCATGACGATCATCCCGGACTTTTCCAGCTTGGATTTGGGGCGTTCTCCGAGAACTACCTCCCGCAGAATCCGATCCTTTCTGGCTACCCTCTCCTCCCGATCCTTTCGACGGCGCTCCACATCTTGGGAGTACAGCTTAGACAGCCCCTTACCAGCGAAGCAAGATCCGATGAACTTGGAGTTCTCCCAATCCCTCTCATGCTCCTCGTTGCGGTCCTCTACATGGTTGAGGGCACGCCAAAGCTGCTGTGCCCAGTTCAATCCTAGGCGTTGGGTGCCATCGATCCCGGTCACCGCTGTGCTAGTGAGGTCCAGGCCTTTCAGCTGCAGCCAGCGATAGCGAGAAGCCATTTCCATCGAATAAGCTTCCGTGAGCTGCACCGCGTTAGCGGCGCGTCGATTCAGCTCGCTTATGTGTCTAACGATCCTGGCCAACGAATCCTGAGGCAAAGCCGAAAAGGTTGCCACCTGGTGAGGTATCTGTCGGTCACGATCCGGTAACACGTTGATCCCATCAACCATGAACACGGCGTAGGCCAGGAACGTGCACCAGAACTTGGATGATGCGAACTGAAATCCCCCACTGAAATGCAGCAACTCCATCTCGTGATGGTTGAGGCTCTTGAACACGAAATGGATGTTGTTGATCTCCGCAGCCACCGTCAGAAAGCCGCGATAGAGTATGGGTTCCACGTCTTTGTAAACCTCAGGGTTTACCTCCGGGTCCTTCGGAGGAGCGATGTGGATCTCACCGCTAGAACCTCCTTCGTACTCAGCCTTGAGCTTGGCCTGCTCCTCCTCGTATGTGGCTAGCTTGTCGCCCATGTCTACTCAACCCGAGATAACTGAGTCTCATGAGGGCAGTACCCTATTTGGCTTCTTACGTGATTGCAGTTATGACACAGCACTCTATACCCATCTGGGTACGAGTTAATTTTCAACCAACGAAGCTGCCCCTGTCCGTTTCCGGTAACAGTTCTGCGATGCTGACCACCACCCCCATGAATATGATCTATGGTTAGTGCTCTCATTTCTATATAGCCACAACAGGCACACTTCAATTCTGGGCTGTAATGAGATAGCACCTCTAGCCTAAGAGAGTGGTAGTAGGCCTTCTGAAACCCTTGTTTCCAACTTTCTACCCGGACCAAATGGTTACAATTATGACACAGGACTCTGAGCCCTTTGGGGTATCCAGAGCCCCTTAGACTGCGCAAAAAGCTGACGCCCGTTCCCCTCGCCTTGCGATCTCTTACCCCCGCTCCGTTGCCAGCTTCATGATCCAGTACCAGGAACTCGTAGGTAGGCTCACTGCATAGGGCACAACAAAGATTTCCGTTGCTGTAATGGGACAGAGCCTCTAGCCTCAGCCCCTTGTACAATTCCCTCCAATACCCTAGGTTAGATGAATAGTACTGTTTGCAATAGGTATTGCGACATGATCTGCACTGAGCCCTTCCTGAAGGAAACTCGGAGGTGACTTTGTGCTCACCACATTTGGAGCAGGTCTTCACACTTTTGGCCCAGGGCGAAACTTTGGGTTGATTCCGGCGGCCGGGGGCTTATCTAAGATGGCCGCTACAACTTTGACGTCTACAGGGGCCTGCTTGCGAATCTCCACCACCTCGGTAGCAGCTTCTGGATGCAGTGAATAAGCCTCCGGCACCCGCCCTTCCTCCAAAGCAGCAATCTGGGAAGCCCTAGACACAGCAGGCGCCTCTTGCGACTTGACAACCGGTGGAGGCTCAGAAACGCGGCGATTGGCAATTGCTTGCTGGAAAGTTGCATGAGGGTCAACCACGGGAGAACGTGTCCCTTGGTTCAGAGGGCGCCTGACCGTTGGCTCAGGCTCGGGCTCCGGATAAGGCTCAGGAAGGGGCTCAGAAGCCTGCCTGGCTGGCAGTGGAGGAGACTCTGGCTCGGGTGGGGACGTGGGCTCACTGCCAAGGTCCTTGGCCAACTGAGCGGTTTTTTCCTCAACCCTCCGCAGCTCCTCAGCAGACGCTTTGCGAGTGAGCCCGATGTCCTCCAAGATGGTGTCGATCATGGTGTCCGGGATCTCAGCCTCGCACGCCTTGGCCTCTAGCAAGAGCCTACGATACTTCTCCTCGTTGGACTCCTCAGGCAGGAGGAAGTTGATCCCCTCCTTAGCCTTGCGCTCGGCCATCTCGATGACGTCGTAGAACTTCCGCATGGCCGTGTAGATGGACTCCAGGCTCCATGAGTTCAGCATGTGAGTCATCAAGTACTGGTGCAGCTCCAGTTTCACCTTCTTGGGCTGATGCGTCTTCGGGTCCTCTTCCTCTACTTCCACGAAATCGACGTCTCGCAGGTCTACTCCGTTGACCGATACGATCGCCCGAGACAGATGGGCCTTCTGGTAGGCATGCATGTACGCTCTGCCTGCCTCAGTGCCCTGGCAATCTTGCTCGGCAGCAACGTATTGCTCCGGGCGCAAGTTGCGGAGCACAAGCTCGCAATCCTCAATTGTGAACGTCTCTTCCACCAGGCCCACATTGCGGGCCTTGGCTAGAGCGGTGTGAAGTTTCTTGGCTGCGATTGTCGACATGTTATCCTCATCTGGGAAGAAGAGGATGACAGCGCTGGAAACTGAGGACGTGATCTAAATCTGGGTCTGGGACTTCTCAACTACAGGGAGAAATGCACATGTTTGGTTTGATCTAATCTGTTCACATCTAGTTCGTTACGCCGTCACCCGTATCAACCGTTCAGGGCCTGGAGAATCCCGTCAGACCGGGACGACCGTGTTGGAGTTGTTTGCGAAGCGAAGAGAGAAGCCTTTGCCAGGACCACCGTTGGCAGACACAGGAGCAAGGCCCGAGTCAATGAACTCGCCGTATTGCGATACACCATCGATGATGTCCGTGACGGTGACCGAGCTGGTCTCCGCTACGATAGCTGAGTCGCTGGCGTAGGAGGCTCCGTACTGGTTGAACCAGCAGCCCTCAAAGAAGGTCAGCAAGGCGCGGGGAACAACAATCGGGTTGTCAGCAGCCGTCGGACCCGTGGTCACGGTAGCGGTGACAGACGAGGTGTTGGGATCCTGCAAAGAGGTCAACTCCGAGAACACCAGCTCCTGCTTGATGTCGAAGGGCCAACGGTGGTGACGCAAGCTGCGCACCAAACCATCGACACCACCCTTGTAGCCAACGATCTGAAACAGGTTGGCATTGTAGAGCAGGGTCTTGTTCAGCGTCAAGGTCATAGCCTCAGTGACACCGGGCACCAGCTCAGCGATCTGATCGCCGTAACCAACGCCACGGATCGGGTCAACCGCACGACTCTCGTCATGGCTGAACTCGCTGATCACTCCGAGCTGTTGAAAGCCGCCTACACCGACCGTGTAGCCGTAGATCTTGTTCTTCTGGGATACAGCAGCTCTCGTATTGGGAGCAGTTCCCATACGATAAATGTAGTTCGAAGTTGTCACGTTTGCCATATTTTCCCTCTTTACGTACCAAGCATTACTAGGATTGAACGAGTACCCTTACGGGAATTACAAAACCGGCACGCCGGCACAACGTTATCCGCGGTATGAGTACCACCGCGCGACAATGGCACCATATGATCCATTGTCATCTCCTCACTAGAAGATAGGCAATAAGCACAACTTCGATTAAAGTAGTCAAGTACCTGCAGCCACTCATTAGATGTTAGAGTGGCGTCGGCAGCCAGCTTCCTAGCCCTACGTTTCTGATTGATCGCATTTATTGCCTGATTGTTCTCTTTGGCCCAGCGGTAGAACCACTGGTCATGGCGCTCTTTGTTCTCTGGGTTCGCATACCACTCACGGGATCGCTTAGCCGCAGCTTCGCGTTCCTCTGGAGTCCAATCTTTAGCAGACCACGTCGCTCGCCGCTTTGCGTTGTGATCTTCCCTGTGCTCATCGGTCCAATCACGGGTGTATTGCCGTTCACACACGCGACACCAAGATGATCTTCCGTAGAGCCCTCTTTCAGTCTCACGAAATTCTCTGAGGTTCTTCTCAACCCTGCATTGAGAGCACGGCTTGGCCAAAACTTGGCCTTCTAGCGCCGCCTTTGCCTCTTCCCTAGCCTTCACGCGAGCGTCTTTGACTTGCCGATGCTGATCTGGGTTTTCACGACGCAGCTTGTTGTCTGCAACGGTGCAGCGCTTGCAGAGTGTCGAGTTGATCCGGCCATCCTTCAAGTAGAAGGCCTCTGCCCTCAGCTCGTTTCTACAGCCCTCACATATCCTTGACTCAACTCCGGCCAAGCTACGGATTCCAACCACTGCACCCATTTCTACAGTTACACCAAGGGGTTAGGACGTGGGGAACAAGCTCTGGATCTCGGATGCTTTGGCAGCAAGATCAGAAAGGTCGTTGCCAACCCACGGTTGTGCCAGGTCAACGTTCTGCGCAATTTCCGCCACACGAGAGGCAATCTTGAGCAGGTCCTGCTTGGCTCGGACCGAATTGAAGCGCTTCCCCGCGGCCACCAGCCGGTTGACGGCTTCATCGGTGGCCGCTACTTTGGCCACGATTTCCTCGGCCAACTCTACGTGAGCAGCAAAGGTGTCATAGGATGCAGACTTGAGCATGGTATTCTCCAGGGCCGAAGGCCTATGATTTGGCCTCCCCATAAGTGGGTTAGTAGACGAATAGCGGGACCTTTTGAAAGGCAGTAGAGACCATAGACGATCGAGGTCCACAGCCATCATGACCTGCTTGTCCCGCAAGAAGGAATCGAGAGTTTGACGGGCAACGCGCGCCGAGCGCGTCAGGTTTGAGACGAGCTTCAGGACCGAAACCGGTCCGAGAGTGTACTTCTGACCGTCGGGCATCTGGACGAAGTCCACAAACCCGTCCGTCCCAAAGGTGACCATAGCTTTGCGCCCGTCTGGCATCTACCCTAGCGGCTGCACTAGTAGAAGCTCAGGGCACTTCACCAGGTCACGAACCTACCGGCCTCGATGTCATCCTCATGGGTGTCATAGTCCTCCATGCAGTCCTCGATCCGGTCCTTCAAGTTGTCGCGCCAACCTTTGACGCGCTTGACCATGGGAGCTTTGCCAGGCTTGAGCTGCTTGCCCTTACGAAAGCTGTACAGCTGGACCTTGATGGGCGTCTCTCCAACGTCTTTGACAACCCCAGACCCGGCTGGGATGGATGACCATACACGAACCCCTGTGGTGGGGCTGAGCCCCAAGTCGAACACGTAATTCCCCATCACCACCGTTTTCTTGGGGTGAAGGGCATAGAACGCCCTCTTGAGAAAGGTCTCCATCTCTTCCATGGTGACCTGCACATACTCGGCGGCGCGCTTATAGGTCATGACTGTCTCCTGTCGTATCCAGGCATGTCATCATCAGAAATGTCGATCTCGGAGCTGTACCGCTCGAACAACTCCTGGATGTCCGGGTCTAGAACCGCTGCAGTCTTGACGTCAACCTCGGGTGCCGGGGCGGGCTCTTTGGGAACGTTCTCCCCCATCTTCAGACCGGCCTCGAAGACGAACTGACTGATTCCTCCAGCTTTACCGCCAGTGCGCTCAGGACAGAGAATCTCAAGATTCACCGCGGCGCGAGTGAGGGCCACATACGCAAGATTGCGCTCGGCCTTCATCTTCTCCGCCTCTTCAATCGGATCGGGCGGTGGCTCATCCTCCCTGGGCTTACGCTCCGGTGGGAATTTGCCCTTTGGCATGAGCACCGATACGTTGTTCCACTCTAGGCCCTTCACGCCATGGACAGTGGATAGAGTGATCGCAGGCGGCTTAGCGTGGCTACCAATCTTGGATTGCTCTCGCTCCCATTTGTCCGGGTCAATGCGCAGTGTCTCAGACAGCTTGGCGTACCGGGCAATCTTGGCCACGAAGCCTTGAGCAGTAGACGGATCGGTGTTGTTCTGCTCATCGTTGGCATTTGGTACCGCCAACTGGTACAGAAACTGTACCGCGCCCAGTCCCTTGCCTTGATCCTCTACTTCTTCCTTCTTGGGGGCGTTGAGGGTGCCCTCTTCGCTGATCTCCGGGGCTACCTCGGTCTCCTCCTCATCGTCATCATCGTCATCGTCTGAGAAGATGGAGGTGTCATGCGTGATTTGTTCACGCAGAGTAGTGGTCGTTGTGAAGGCGCCTCGCCCACGCTCCCAGCCAGCTACCTTAGAGGGCATGCTGTCTAGGATGAAGTTCAATAATGACTTGGTGTCATTAACCCCGGACGCAATGAAGTCGTTCAGGTCCCGGAGATTACCCGCAAGGCCTCTGAGATTCTCGGCAAGCTCATCTACACGCTTGCCATACATCCACTCGCCCGTCTTCCTGTCTTTGGCTGAGTTGACGATCTTGAGCTTGTACGTTTGCTTGAGGCGATCCGCCAAGTTTCGAACATTCTGCCGTTCTAGAAGAACCGTTGGGTTCACGGAACGGACGTCTACACGCTCGCGCCTAGCGACGTCATCTAGAGCCTCATCAACCGCTTTCAGCACATCATCGGGACCCATGAACAGGCTCCGATCAGGCTTCATCAGCACAGCTACCAAGCTCTCTTTCATCTTCTCGTAGTTGCTGCCGGTGACGAGATCCATGTAACCCAGCACGGCTTTAGACTCAGGAGCTTCTAGGAAACCTTTGCCTCCGCGACGCACGTAGGGGATCTCATTGATGATGCACGCCGTCTCGAAGTCGTTCAATTCTGCGTTGGTGCGAGCAAGCACCGCGTAGTTCTCAGGCTTAGCATCTTCAGTGGCGATGTCCTTAGCCACCCCACCGATCGTTGAGATTGCGGCATCCGTGTTGTCAGCCGGTGTCTCAACGATGATGGACGCCTTGCCTCTCTGTTTAGAAGGGTTGGCGCGAGCTTCCATCGGGATGTTCCCGTCATTGTGCGCAACCAAGCGATTGGCAGCATCGACGATCTCCGCCTCACAGCGGTAGTTCGTCTTGATCATGCGCGTCTTCCAACCCGGCTTTCCATCTAGGCTGGTGAACAGCTCAGGGCGGGCGCCGCGGAACTGGTAGATGGCCTGCTTGTCGTCTCCGATCATCCACAAGGATTTACCGTCCGACCCATCCCCAATGTGCTCGGTCAGCATATCGAAGATCTGGTGCTGAACCAAGTTCAGATCCTGGCACTCGTCAACCAGGAAGTGGTCAAACATCCCTTGGATCTTGGCCTTGGCGTTTGAGTCACGAGCAAGGATGCGCTTGAACACTTGGAGCATGTCGTCCAAATCTCCAAGACGCTCTCCCCCGGGGCGGTTCTTCTTCATGAACCGATCATAAGACTCGGACATGCAGGGAGGGCGCCACCCAGGGAGGTCACCCTTAAGCCCCAAGTACATCTCATACCAAATGACAGCCTGAGCCTCCGCTTTGGAAGTAACACTCTTCTTGGCCGCATCCAACCCAATGTCATTGCCGCGCCATTTGTTCAGCAGCAAGCCAGCCTTCTTGGCCTTAGGCGGCTCCCGTACCCATTCGAGAGGGAAACCGTAACGGGCTGCCATCGCATCAGAGTCACAGTTCACCCACAAGTTGCGGATCGCAGTTGAGAGAGACGTAGGGGAGATGGTCTTGGCGCCCTTTTTGGGTGGCGCGATCAGGCGGGGAGACTTGAGCATGGCCTGCTCTTCGGGAGTCCCGAAACCAGGATTCTGCTTGTCCCCTACGATGAAGCGATAGAAGAGGCTGTGCATCGTGCCCACTTGCACGCTATCCGCACCCCCAAGCTTCTTGGCAATCTTGCCCTTCAGCTCATCGGCAGCCTTCTTGTTGAAGCTGCACGCTAGAATTCGGGAAGGATTGGCCTTGCGATCCTTCACCAGGTAGTCGATACGCGATACCAACGTGGTGGACTTGCCCGCGCCAGCGCCCGCGGCAACCAGCACTTTGCCATCGGTCAGGGCCGCTGCCAGCTGCTCAGGGTCAAGAGACTTCAGGGGCTCAGGGACGTTCGCTGGTGTCTGAGGATTGCTCAACGCGGATGCGACAGCTGCTGCCGCGATACCGATCACCTCGGACTTCGTAGGGGCCACATCCGGCTCACCAGAAACGGACATGGAGCGAGCTGCCGCGTCGGTGGCTTTGGTCTGCACTTGGAGCAGAAGTTGATCGTGCTCATCAGCGGCTTCGCGACTTGCCTCAGACGCGGGCTCCGCACTTTGCTGCTGAGCCTTAGCGTCGAACAAGGCTGGGACATCGGCCGCCGCCTCGTTCGATCCAGCGGTCACTGCATTCTGAAACGTGCCCGATCCCGCCTGCTCCGAAGCCGAGTCAATCCACTTGCGCAAACGTTGGTTGCGCATTGGGATGACAGCAAACTTGTCGAGTGCCTCATCGGCATCATCCACCGCAGAGGCGGCCATCGCCAACCGGACATCTTGCAGAGCCTTGTTGGTCTTGAAGATGGCGCGCATCGTTGACGGTCCGCCCCGTGACAGCACAGCACGGATCTGCAATGAGCGACGCCCGATCCCCTGAGTGTTGGGCAGGAAGCGGAAGGCCTTGTCCAACATTTTCTTGTGGCTGGCATTCGGAAGGTGCTCACCCATGAAAGCATGAATGACCGCCATGTGCCGACGGTCCGCGAGCTTAACCAGCATGATGGCCTTACGGATCAAGTCATCCTCTGACCCTGGCCCTCCTTGCTCCCCGACGTAACGAATGTACGTGCCCAAGGCCAGGATGAAAACAAGGTACTCTGCGATGTCAAGCTCGCCGATGTCTTCTTGCTCAATGTCTACTTCTTGCTCTGGGGTAGTCATAGTTCGGCTCACAGATCACGGCGGGAAGGTGGGAAGCAGTCAGCTTGGGGCAGGTTCGAAGGCGGGTTGGGACAGACTGGAGGGCTGTCTTGAGCTTGTGGCACCATAGGTATGTTAGGGAACACCCGAATGACCCGGGGCCTGAAGCTTTGGTCAAATGCAGGGTTAGCTGGGAATGCCCTTCCATCGGCCAACATGACGCGGTAGGAAAAGCAGTTCCACACCGCCTGGGGGATCGGAATCGAGTTGTTTTCCCACCCCACCACCGTAGCCTCCAATACACCATAGAGGGCAGCCACATCGGCTACGGAGAGCTGCAACGCGTATCGAAGGAACGCGAAAGTCTCGCCCCTCACCAACCCCATTTGAACCAAGGTGGAGGCGGCCCGCAGATACGCGGCGTGCTCCACCGGTGGGGTGAACGTAGGCCCCCAAAGGTACAGACGACCGGGCATTGCAGCGATGAAGATCAGCCCCGTGTCCCCGACTGGCATCTGAATGTCAAATAGGCCGACTTTTCCTACTTGTTCAGGGTAGTCATTCTCTAGGACAACTATCGGGTAGTCTGCAAGGTCATCGGCCATCAGTCCCAAGACCCCAATTCTATTGACTTACTGCCATCAAATGGCACCAGAATCTTGCGCGTGCGCAAGCCATTGGTGCCCCAACGACGTTTGGCCACTTTGTCGGCGTCTTTGATCAGCTTGGCCTCCACTGCTGAAGGAATCTTGCAGCTGAACTTCTCCTCGATCCAACGCAGCTGCTTGGCAACCGCGTCTTTGATGGTGTCCTCGTTCTTAGCGAAATGAACCAGCTTCTCCATCAAGTCTGGGCTCGGGTCGCTAAAGTCCTGTCGAAGGGGGTGCCAATCAGGGTCGATCACAATGCCTTCCGGCTTACCATTCATGGCTGGGCGGTATATGTTCTTGTAAAACTGCGGAAGGATTGAGAAAGACCACAGATTGATGCCACCCAAAAGAGTGACATTGATGGCACAATTCTTGCCGGGGGACCACCATGCGTGCTTCTTGGGGAACTTCTCCAGCTCCCGATTCAACACGTCTTCAGGGCGGAAAGGGACCTGACCGCTATCCGGGTCCCGACGATCGTAGCTGGACTCACTAGAGTGCTCGATCAAGAAGTCGAACGCACGGTTCACATCTTGCATCTTCTCGGTAGAACCACCCTTATCCGGGTGTGCATCCCGAGCGGCGGCGCGCTGCGCGGCCTTCAATTCAGCCGGAGTCGGGTTGTCGGTGGGCTTGAAGCCCAGCAACCCAAGAGCCTGAGACCTGGTCATGTCCAGGATGCGGGCCTCTCTGAAGTCGTAGTGGTTCATCATTAGGCACGGAATAACAAAGCATCACCACAACGGTGTAGAGGACTTACATGGAACTCAACGTGCGCATTGAAAAAGCTCTGCCGGCTCTGGTCCCCGGGGCGATCAGCTTTGAAACCGGAGCGCGGTGCGCTGACCTCGATGCCCCAGACGTCTTCGCTTACGAGCACCATGGGGAAGAGTTCAGCCCGTCCGATCGCGGGGCCTTGCCTTGCTTCTTCGAGGACCTCCTCCTGGGCCGGCCGCTTCCGCTCACGTTCGCGACTCACAGCATCCAGGACATCGACACTCTGGTGGCCATTGCTGTCTTCCTACACCGAGATCTGGCCACCCATCCAGCCACACCCGAGCTGGTATACACTGCAGACTTCGTACACCGCCTAGGGCTTCCTGCCTTGGCGCACATAGCGGAGGACAAGGCTCGGTTCCTGAGCGCTCTGAGGGGCTATTTCCCTGAGAAGGGACTGTCGCAACGCGAGCTGAGTGAACGCGTGGTAACTGCGGTTGGATGGGTCCGAGAATACCTCCAAGAGGGCCGGATTCCCGTGCTGGGTCCGGTACCACAGGCTGACATCAGGGTGCTGGATCATGGCACCTCGGGGTTCGTGGTGGCTGAAACGCCGGGCAACCTTTTGGACAGCTGGGTGGAACTCTTCCGGCTCGGGTTCTTGCGCGGCGTGCTGTTCGGGCACAGGGCCGGGGATCGCAAGGCTGTGTTGGTGGCGAGAAAGAGCCATTTTGTGGCGCTGGATTTGCCAGCCGCTGCGCGAGCGCTCAATCAACTGGAGGTCACCATGGGCGAGACGCCAGAATGGACCGTATCAAGGGACGGGCTCTGGCTAGAGCACCAAGCAGGTACCTTGCTGCTGCTGTCACAAGTCCTCGCGGTTCTGGTGCGAGCGTAGACTCGATCCTTCGCAACAACGCTACGTGGTCCCCGCTGAAATCGCAGCCGGACAGCACCGAATTCTCGATTGCTTTCCGGACTTCACGGGCCGCATGAGGAGCCACCTCTGGGTCGTGCTTCAGGATGTAGCGCTGAGCCATGGGACCCTCGATCCAAACCATGCAAAGGTCATGGAATAGCTCAAGTTCGTCCTCGCTGAGGGGCATGCGCTCGACCTCCGAGAAATCGCAGGCTGCGATCTCAATTAGGAGTTTGCGCAAGGACTTTAGCGGGTGAGCCCACCACGATTCGGCCAAGGACATGTGGCAGCAACTGGGCCACATGTGGGATTGGAGGCTCATCCTGTTACTCTACCTAACCCGGGGTGGAAAGTCTAGTCACCATACACCGGGCAATGAAACCACGAGCGTTATCAATACACAATGTTGACCCTGGTGGCAACTTAACGTATTGATAACGCCTTTCAATGGAATAACTCAGCGTCCGTGTGATGTAGGATCCAAACGGCATTATCTGACATCCCGCTCATATTTGGATCCCATTTTTGGCATCCACGTTGAGGCTTATGCAACTTCCTCAGCTGATTTCGGTAAATGCCCATAACTGTTGTAATATCTATGATCGTTTGGGCCTGATCTCGACGTTGATCCATATCGATGACCCCGGATAGGCGCTCAAGTCTAGCCTCATCGGCTATCCGTTTTTGTGCCGCCCTGAGGTCATCTCGCTCTGCACAGAGATGCCACCAAATAGCCTCAACTTGTGCGCCCGTGTCTCTGATGGCAGCCGCATTCTTCTCTCGAACACGTTCAGCCTCGGCTTCCTTGACATCACGAATCCGCTGGGCCTCGTCCTTTCTAGCCTGCACCTCAGCCGCCTCTTTGGCAGCGCGCGCTTCTTTCTCAGCCTCCCTCCGGACCTCTTCCAGTATCCGTCGTGTCTGCTGCTCTTGCTCCCTACGGGTCTCTTCTTTCGCCAAGAAACTCTCTTTCTCGGCCCTTGTTTGCTTCAAGGCTGATATCTGCTGAGCGCAGGACTTCAAACTGGTGTCTTGATCTTGGCACGCCTGATAGTCCAATACCGCGGCACGGGCGCGATCATAACATTCTTGCGCAGTATTGCATTCCGCGTACGCGGATTTGGGTACCAGTAAGAGCACAGTCGCAATCACAAAGCTACGCATAAATACCCAGTTGTTCTGCCAGCCTACGAATATAGGGCACATCCGTGTAGGGCTCATCCTCTCGAAGTACCAGGTAGCGTAGCACTGGATCAGCAAGAATCATGTTCTCCTTGATGCGATCCCGCTCTTGCAGCTCACAATACAGTTTTTCATCCCTAATGTAAAACGACGGGAAGACATAGTGCTGATGACCGTGGAATTCTACGATAAGGTTGAGTTCTTGGAAATACCCGTCAAATCGGAATCGACGTCCAGATGAGGGATTCACGAACCTCCTCGCCTCCCACTCCTGCTCATAACGTGCACCTCCAAGGGCTTTAGAGACGGCTTCCAAGCAGAGAGTCTGGCGGATCCCCCGGTTGAAGGTTGACAACCCATGGCGTTCACATTCTCGCTTGATGACCTTGTAATCCCTTCGGAGCCCAACCATCGCGCGTCCAATGACCACTTTCCCGTTCCTCAACGTATAGGGCAGAAACTCCTCTTTTTCGAGACAGATTGTCTGACGTTCCGCACGGGCATCCACATACTGAGTCGACAACCTGAGGCCCAATGTTTTCATGTATTTGGTGACCGTCACCTCATCAAATCCAGTCTCGTCCGCCATCGTCTTACGGTCCACAGCCCCGGTTTCATCCAAATACGGAGTGAAATCAATCCCGGTCAAATCGGCCCTGAGGCCGTTAGACCAAGGCCTCCGCTCTCCAGTGAGTTTGGACAGTTTGTCCGCTGTGCTTTGCAGGCTAGGGTGCTGAGCCTTGGTAAGGCCCTTAGACCATGGGGTGCGCCCCATCATGCCTTCCGATATCTTGGCCATGCTGGGATGAGTGGATTTAGTGAGCCCTTTGTTCCAACGTCCCGCGTTCCGGGACATCAAAGCCTTTGTCTCGGGGGTATGATGAGTGCCCAGTAGGGCAGCCTTATCCCGTACGGCTGAATTCAAAGCCACCATCTGCCCACGATAATTCCCGATCAGGTCAGGATGGGCATTCTGTACGTGACTTGTGAGGTTCTCAGCGCGGTAACGACATTCGGAGCAATAGACGAAATCCAGGCCTTCCTCTTTACCCTCCCATCGTTGGGATTCCTCAATAACATCCGCCGCATTCCGGCAAGCCTCGCATCTTGCGTCATGTGTTGATGCCGCAAAGCTCCAACCAACCTCCCGGAGCACCCCGCACCCGGGACACGTGATCGTTTTGGTCTTGCCCTTGTTAGTGGGCCTCTCTTTAGCCGCCTGCTTACGTTTCTCGGTAAGCAGAGTGCAGCGAATCAGAGCGCTCGGGTACTGTTCCCGGTACTGGTCAGCATTGATCTTATGCTTACCAAGCAAATGGCGGGCCAAAGTGGTGGTTTGGTAACCGCATACCTTGCACGTCACGAAATCCTCAGGCTCAGACTTTACTTTCCATTCAAGTGAGTACGCCATCGGAACAGACTGTAATGCCTGTATCCGATGGCGTCAAGTGACTACTCACTTATATTTCTGTTACAGTGGCCCCTAGACCCTTGCTCTTAAATTAAATGTCAAGAGCAGAAATTCCAATGGAAAGATGGGGCTGTAGAACATTTCGAACCGCAGTACCGTGGGGTCCTGCTCGTCGATGGAGGCGGTCATGCCCTGGAAGGCGCCGACGATCTCGGCCTGAACCAGCGAGCGGAACAAGCCCGTCATGCTGACCACAACCTCGTTTGTGCGGCTCGCGAGGAACTTGGTTCCCACGAAGCTGTCCAAGATGGCACGGCTCTGTTGCTGCACGTGGTCCGCGATCTGGGTGACCGTGGGCAAGCGCGTCAGCACATTCGTCATGTTCGTGGTCAGACCGTGGCGGATGCGGATGATGGGATCCAGATCTTCGAGGATCGTGATACCGGCAACCGCAGTCTGGTTCGCCTCCACCGGGTCCATACGACGGGGGATTCTGGTGAAGCCCTGAATCCGGCGGCGCGTGTACGGGGTAGCGACGTCAACCGCGGGGCTGACCACCGCGCCAGCAACCGCAGCAGCGAAGAAGCTGCCATCGATGATGGCTTCAAAATTCTGACCAAGCTCATCCGTGAGGGTGACGATGGCCGAATCCGGGTAGTAGGCAACCATGCGGCTGGAGTTCAACCCGCGTGCCACCGTTTGAGCGGTGGTCGGGCTCGTGCCGGACGCGAAGCCGATGAAGCCCATGCGCTCCGCCTGATTGCGGATGTTGCTCTGGGTCTCACAGTGCGACGTCAAGTGCGAGTACACCGAAGTGCTGGTGGCCAGCGGGACGATGATGTCCGGCTTGATGTTGCCCGGCAGAGGAACCGCTAGCTCGTCGATAGCCGCGTTGAACGACTGATCCGAAGCCTGGTTCGTGTTGGGAACCTTCAGAACCTGCTTGATGATGATCAAGACAGCTCCGTTCAGGATCGACAGGTAACCAGCCAGCGTTACCCGATTCTCAGGAGAGGTCTTGCCGAAGTTGGCTTCGATCGTCTTGAGCTGCTGGTAAACCTGAGCCGAGAAGTCCTGCTTCCGGTAGAGGTAGCTGATGAAGTAGAAGTCGCCTACCGTCGGCTCCACGCCGCTCGGGTTGTAGGTGGTCAACGTGGCGGTGTCGTTTACTCCAACGCCAACCGTGTTGGACACCAACAGTTCGAGCCCGCCGATCGAGTACCGAGGCACTGACGGGGACACGTGGAAGGTAGGTGAAACCTCCAGCGTGAAGTTACCAGCCGAGTACGAACCCGTGCTGGCCGGCAATACAGTGAAGCGCAGGCCGGTGCGGCTATCCGTGTAGGTCTGGCCCGGGATACCCGAACCTGAGGACCCAACCGGAGACGTGCTGGACACCGTGTAGCTGTTCTGAGCGTCTTCTCCGTTATCCCCGTCCACGCCCGTCGTAACGTTCGTTCCCGTGGTCGGGTTGAACGCCGAGTTCGCAGAGGCGACAAAGGCGATGCTACTCGTCGCGGCACCGGTGGTCAGAGACTCGAAGGTGACATAGTCCTGTCCACCGAGCGAGTCCACATAGGCAACCGCCGTGGTCAGGAACGAAGCAGTAGACAGCAAGCTGTCGACAACCTCTTGCGCCGTAACCAAGGTCTGACTGGCGAAGTCGTTCTGGTTGAAACCAAGGACCGCATTGGCGGAACCCGAGTTGATCAGAATGGACGAACCGGAGTCGTTGGTGGTGCTCGTCAGACGAACGTGGTTCAGGTTCACCCCTGTGCCAGCCGACGCAACCGAGCTACCAATCACCGTGTTGATGTCCGTGACAACCGTAGCGGCCGTCACTGCAGGACCAGCGGTCAAAGTCACGCTGTAGTCCACGCCATTCACGCGAACGTTGAATGCGTCATTCAGGCCAGCGGTGATGTTGAACGGACCCGCCAACGAACCCAGCATGGTGGCCGGCTTGTTGATGGACCCCGTGGTGCCATCGGCACTCTGGAAGGTCTTGAATCCGAGCACGGTCTCGACAGTACCCTGCTCGACCGTGACGTTCGACACGTCGTCGAATCCGCCGGGTAGAGCGCCAGGCACTACCGCACCCTGGACGATGAAGAACACGTCTCCACCAGCGATCTGCTTGAAGCTGGCGGTACCATTGACACCCAACGCCGTGTTGATGTCCGAAACGATCTGCGTAGGCGTACGAGAGCCGGACGTGATGGTGACAGGGTATGCCACGCCATCAACCAAGAGGTTCAGCACGTTGCCTGGAGAGGCGGGGATCGTGATGTTACCACCACTCAAGGTCACGTGTCCGCTGACCAAGAAGGCAGCTGCGGCAGAGGCCAGGTTGGTGACACGGTTGGTGCCATTGACCTTCGTGGTCCACGTTGCAGAGAACGGGCTGTAGAACGAGTAAGGGGCAGCGCCCTTGATCGTGTAAGCCGCGTTCGTTGCACCAGTGGTGCCAAAGGTTACGGTCACAATCTCGGCAGCGGGGGTACCGTTACCAGTGTGGAATGCGTCGGGGATCTGCTCCACGCCGCGGGGCCACTGAATGATCTCACTGACCGTCTTGGAGCCGAACTTGACTTCGTAGAGGTTGGCGTCACGCGTGGAGCTGAACACCGTGTACTGACCAACGCCAACGGGACCCGCCACCGTGTTGGTGATGATGTAGGTGTCGTCAGCCAAACGGCTGTAGTAGAACGTTGCGTACGCGTTGTAGTCAGGCGGCTGGGCCGTCTTGAGAACGATGCGACGATTCACACCATCCACAACCGTGACAGGAACCGCCGGGCGGTTCAAAGCATCGCGCAGCGTGCGGCCAGTGTAAACTTTCACCAGGTCCGGGCGGTTTGTGGCCAAGTCCTGCCGGCTGTTGGCAACCGAGTTGAACGTCGACAGTCCGAGCGTGGTGCTACGGCCGTTACCAGTGGTCGGAATCTCCGGCAACAGGTAATCGGTAGGTGACACGGTGGCCGGGATGGTGCTCGTGTTCGTGACCCGCGTGCACAGGCCAAGGAACATCTGGTCGTCCAGGAGGGTTCCGACGATCTGACCACCGGAGCCGGTGGAACCATCGAACGGGGTGGCACCCGGGCTGGTAGAAGAGGCAGCGACCTGGAAGCTGGAGCCCCAGTTGATCACCGACACATCGTTGGTCGGATTGGCGACCACGAAGTCTGAGCCCTGGATGTAATCGTTACGTCCCGGAGAGATGCCGCAGCGCAGAACCGTAGTGACCTGACTGTTGGGCAGGTAATCAAACGTATCCTGCCACGTGTTGGCCCAGTACTGAATCGTTACCGTGGAGCCAGGGGCCGGAGCAAAGGGCAGCGTAACGGTACCATTGGCGCCGTCAACAGCTTCCGCAACAACCTGAGTACCATCAACCTTGGCCACAACCTTTGTGGGATCCGTGGTTGTGGTTCCGCCGCCGGTACCATCAACGATGGGGCGCTGAAACACACGGAACTGACGGGTACGCGCCGAAGCTGCGCCTGCAGTGAATCCGAGAGGTCCGTTAGCCGTTCCTTCACCGATCGTGAGGCCAAGCGTGGTGGTCAGCTGAAGGTGATCCAGATTCTGGTTGTCCGTGAATACGGAGGCCACCAGGTTAGGCACCAACGCGGCATTGATCGTGGACGCCACCGTAGCGGCAGCCAGAGAACCAGCCGGAAGAATCATTGAGGCGACTACGCCGTTCACATTCACGATGAACTGGTCGTTGACCCCAGCAGTGATGGAGAACGGAGCGAATCCTGGGGAAACCAAGACGGCGTTCGTGGTGGTAACCTGATCCGACACATCATCCGTGAAAGACGTGTCACCACGGTGGAAGAAATACGTGGCGCGAACAACATCGTTGGGCTGCGTCGGAACCTGTAGGGTGACAACACCCTTAGCTCCCTGAACCGAACCCAAGGACACGGCCAGGCCGTTCACAGTGACCTGCAGGCTGCGCACGTCATTGGTGGTGCGGCCGATTCCCTGACCGTCTACGATCGGGTAGTTGCGAACACGGAAGGACGTCAAGGTCCCGTCCTGAGTTCCCAGGATGAGGTTGTTGGGGTTGGCCGAGTTGACCACCCAGCTGGCGGATACATCCTCGTTGACGATCTGCTGATCGACAGTAGCCGAAGAACCGCGCACGATCTCGAAATCGGACTGCTCCAGCTCCTCTTGGCCGACGCCAATCAAAGCGGGGATTCGAAGACCCGCCACCAAGTTGGAGGCATTGGTATCCGTAAGCGTCCTAGTGTATACCCCAGGAGGAGAATATGAGAGAAAAGGCCCCAAACTCATGTGGTGACTCCTAAAAACAGAAAGACTTTACATCTGATTAGTACAAGGAAGTTAGGCGTTCTTATCCAGGTCTACATCTGAGGTTCCACCTATGAGGAAAACAAAAGGAAAACCTGAAACTGCCGTCTACGACTATCTTCTTATTTCCAGATATTCCGCTGCTCTCTGGAGTAGGGTAGGGTCATCACGCATGCGCCCCAATGTCAGGTTGCACCCGAGACACAACAATCCTCTAATGATTCCCGTCTTATGGCAGTGATCAACTGCAAGACGTCGGTGCAAAGGAGGCTGACGGCAGATCGCGCATCCCCCTCCTTGTTCATCTAGCAAAAGTTGGTATCTTTCCGGGGAAACTCCGTACAGACGTTCGGTACGTAATGGGTAATCTTTGAATCGGCGATCACGATTGTAGGACCGGATGCAGGGGCGACACCAACTGCCAAGTCCATCGGACGAAGATTTACGAGTGCGGAAATCGGTGGACTCTTTCGTCTCACCGCACTTGGTGCACCGTTTACTCATCTCAGCGGTCATTCTTCAACTTGGTTAGGGCCTCTTTAGCCAGAGAACGTCTTGCAGTTCTACCCTGTTCGCTCATTGGCTCATAGTCGATGTAGTCCTTGCCCGTGTGTCGAATTAACGCGTGAGTCTGACCTTGCTCACGTGCAGCTTTCTTCACAGCCTCTCTTGCTCGGATGTGCTTCCAACGATCCTCCGCGCTACGTCCGACAGCCTTGTCGGCTGTGGGGTAGTCATGATCGTGGACTCCAGAGTTGGCGGTGGCACCCGTACCAACCGCGAAAGCAAACCCAAATCCGCTCACCACCAAGGGGGCGGGTTCCTTGCACGAAGGGCAGTCATGGGTCGAGTGTTCCCCGACCTTGAGGTTCCTTTCAAACCGGAGGGAGCACTCGGGGCACTCGAAAGCATACTTTGGCATTTTACAGAATCCTCTCGAAGTCGTTGCTGCGCCCGGCTATGACGGGCATCGTGGAGAGCACCAGCTTGTTCTGAACGTCCCCTATGATGGTGGACTCGTTGAACCGATCCAGCACTTTGGAACTCGCGTCCGTGGCCGGTGTAGTGTCTGTCACCCTTGTGATGGTCAGCGGGAGAGGGAAGTGAATTTCCCAGCGAGTTTGGATCTGAACCGAGGTAGAGATTGTGTACGTGTAGTCATCCGAGGTTTCATCGTATGTCTCCTCGGCCTCCCCTCCTATCGAGACGTCAGTGATCTCTATGCCCTCTGAGGACAACCTACTTCTCTTGACCGCAATCAAGTACATGAAGATTAGGTCAGCCAGCTCCTCGCTCTGCACCGAATCCCTGGAGATGGCGTCCAGCTCGAAGGTCACGTCAAATAGCCCCCCGAAAGCCTCCGCCACTACCACTCGATCCTCATAGACAACGATCGCTACCTTGTCCCCTACCTTACCCCGTTTGCCGAAGGCCAAAACCACTCCGGGCAACGTTGAAAAGTCCGCCTTGTTCCACTGGTATGAAATTGGACCGACCGACGGTACTGCATAGCGGTAGTCAGCCGTCACCGTGGACCCAGGATTGGATCTGTCAAGAAATAGAATCGCCCCCGTTTGGTAGTCCACCGTGTAGTGGGTGCCTTCCTGGAGAGGGAAACGGCGGTTCTCCCATAGGCGTAAAGTTCCCTGCACAGGGACCCGTTGAAGCTGGCCCTCAGTCTCTACCCCAGAGACGAAGCGCAGCACCGGCTCTCCATTGACCGTAAGCAATGGATCCAAGATGTACTGACCCTCTGATTGTGCGTCCTCAGGGACTGACAGGATCTCCAGGTAGTAGATTCCTGGTGGAGTTGGCATCACATCCCCATTGGCCTTGATACAGGCCACGTCCTCCCGAATCCATTCCAAGGGGAATACCGGGGCACCCACGTAAGCCAACATCACGTGGCTCTCTACTGCACCAAGAAAGTTGTCGGCCGACAGCTGCGCTTTGTTGCCGCTACTCCCCTTGACGACGATCCCCATTTGGGGGCGCTCGTCAAAAGCGAAACGATTCTGGATGAAGGGCACGATCTTATCGTAGATCGGGTGCTCCGAGAATGAGTCCTTGAGTTCAAGGATCAACCTCCGCTTCATGGATGAGATCAGGTTGAAGTACATTTAGCCGGAGTGCTCCTCGGTGGCCAGCACCAAGAGCCCCTCAGCCACCGCTGTCATCGGGTCCTTGGCCATCCTAATTTCGCTGATCTGGATGGGGAAACCCTTCTTCTTGACAGCCTCAAACTCCTCATTGAAGACCTGCATGAACCCAGTGGCTCGGCTTGTCCCTCCAGACACCACAAACGGGATCGGCTCAGGAAGGTCCATCCCAGCGGACACCTTCTTGAACTGAATCGCGATGTTCTCCAGCACGTACTTGATGAGAGCCCGAATGTACATCGCTAGGGCCTCCTCATCTCTACTCTTGGGTGCTGCGAGGTCCACGCCCTTCTCCTTGATCGAGCACATGCGCGCAGCCGTTGATCCGGTTGCCTTAGCGGCATGTTGATCAATCCAGTCACCCCCGCGGGCCACTGAGAAGTCCATACCCTTTACGGTTTGGTACGCGAGAGCGATGTTACCCATACCGGAGCCGAAGCTCACCGAGAGCCCGGAGAAGTTGTCTTGAGCGCACTGACTGTAGATGATGGCCATGGCCTCATTCATCGGGTGCGGGGTGTAACCAAGCTCCACCAGGATCTTCTTGAAGACCTCTTGGTGGTAGATGATGTCCTGGTGCTCATCGTCCACAGGGGCGGCCGGCACGCTGTAGTAGCAATGCTCTTTTGGTGCCACCGGTGTACCCACCACATTGGCGATCAACAGGCTCAGGATCTGCTGGGCATCCAACTCACCGGCCGAGATCACACCGCGGCTCAAAGGCCGGCGCACCTCCCGCTTGAACAGATTGGCCATCGTGAGAGCGGAATCCCCCAGTACGATTAGAGAGCCATCCTTCTCTACGTAGTCTACTTTGGACAACCGGAGCGTCTTCTTGACCTCCAGGTCCAGGTCCAAGAACGCATCACGGATGCGCTTGGTCTCCACTTGATCCCCGGAGCCCGTTTGCCGAGCAGATACCAAGTTCATGGTGCCGATGTCCAGCCCGCATCCGGGCTTGTATTCTGATTTTGCCATCTGATTTTTCTCCATTTGCCCCTAAAGGGGATAGTCATCTGAAATCGTAGCCAGCGGAAGCCTCCCGCACCCCCGCACGTTGTTGAAGCAAGTAAACGAACTCTTCGTGCTTGTCCGCCACACCCTGCAATAGGTTGTCAGTCCCGTCTGAGAGCTGGCCCTTTTGGTCCAAGTCGTAACGGGCGCTCTTGAGGCAACCCAACACGCAATGCTCTACACTGAGACTCTCCTGGATCATGCCAAGATCTGTGTCATCAGCATCGGCACTTGAGCACCAGTAATTGATCAACGCGTGCACAAGATTCGCCTGAAGCCGGGCATCCACCAACGCTCGGTTGCCAGACCCTACCGAGCGTTCGGCAACCTGGTCGATGAAACCAACCGAGTCATTGTAGAGGCGCTCGAACAACAAGTGGTCACCATAGAAGGAACTCCCGCTGGAGCGCCAGTGGTGGGTCTGATGAATGATGGACGCCGCACGCAGAACTGCGACCAAAGCCCCCAGCTCGGCCATTTCCATGCCCTTGGGGAACATGCCCATCAACTTGGGCAGCACTGGGTCAACACTATCGGCAGCCATCTTCAACCTCGATTCAAACCCTTCCGGTAGATACGGAGGACCGTTGCGCAGAGCTTCGAATGCGAGAGGGTCCACCCAGATCGCATGTAGGGAGTCCTTACCCATCTTCAGTCGTTTTCGAAGGGATTCACGAACGCAGCGACCTTGGGGGCAGCGGCCTCAGCCTTGGCGTCTTCCTTCATCTCCTGGCCCACCTGAGCAGGAGTGTGGCGCTTGGGCTTGGCGGTGAACACTTTGCCCGTGTAGGGGGAGCGAATCGAAACCTTCTTCTCTTCCAAGTAGAAGTTGTGCCCTTCCGGGTCCTCGTACTTCCAGAGAACGGGGGCGGCTGCCTCTTTGGCCTGACCGCTGATACGAGCCGAAACCTCTTTGGCTTGGGCCAGAACGCTAGCTTGACGTGGGTGCATGGATGGACTCCTTTTCAACGGTAGCAACTCTAAGCAAGCTTTATTGAAACGGGTTAGCCCTTGCGCATCTTCCTGAGGCGCTCAGCCGCTTCAGATACCCCGGACTGAGTCGACTCCCCTTGGATATCTATATGAGCATCCATGTCTTTGGGCCTAATCTCCGAAGGCAGGAACGTGGGAGCCGTCCCGTCAGCAACCTCGGACTTCTGCGCAGTTACATTCCCACGTGAAGCCCCTGTCCCTGTCACCATGGGTACCCCAGATTTCAGGGCCATCAAGATAGAGTCCAACTTGGAGTCCATCTCCTGCCCACTCTTCTGTAACTGTTCCCGTAGGGCCTTGTTCTCAGACTCCAATCGAACCACATGGCTCTCCAGTTCGGTCACATACCGTTCGAGTCGGGATTTCTCTGGGTCTGCTGTCATGGGCTGGCTGGTAGGAATCGTTGGCAACTGGTACAGGTGCTTCTGAGAAATGCCCCGCCAAAGGTCCTTGGACATCAAAGCCAATTCAGCCGGGATCACCACCGTTGCGCCATAGGCTACGTCGCGACCGATGTCCTCGATCAGATGAGTCCCGGCCACCAATCCAACGACGCGTATGTCCCCATTCACATTTGGTTTGTTCATAATGAGTGCTCTGAGCCATAACCAGAGCCGGTGTAACCAGCTCACTTCTTCTTCAACGATGCCTTGATTTGCTTCTTCAGCTCCTTGGCGAACTTGTCCTTCAGGAACTCTCTCGATTCTGCTTTAGCCACATCCACGAAGTTGGATGGCTTTCGGCCCGGGTGAACCCAGCCCTTCTTACCCTCACGCGGACCGCCTCCTGCACGACGCATGGATCGGGCGGTGGCGTTCCGGAAGATGAGCTTGCCCGTGTCCGTGATGATGGGGATCGGAGTCTTGGACTTCACCAGCCACTTCATCTGCTGCCTGTTTTGACCGTGAACCAATGGCCCAAAGGCCGGGTGGTCCACAGTCACCAAAAGGCTGGCCGGCTTGATCTCGATCGCCATCGCTTTGGCTAACGCCTTCTTGGCTCTCTTGGAGAATGCCTCAGGGGTTAGCTTGGCCTTGAGTCTGCGCAACAGGTCCGCCCGTGACTTGGCCAACGCGTCCTTGATCTGCGCGTCCGTAGCCGAAAACGAATCAGACGTAGGGAGTAAACCCCGTAGGTGCATACGGGTGGCTATGAACTTGACTGCCATCAGTACTCAGTGTTCTCCCAGACCTTGGAGCGCCCGCGCAGTTCCCGCTCATCAGGGATGTTTGGTTTGCCAGTGATGCTGGCATCAGCCTCGCTCTCCGGACCGCGAGGGGAGAACTGCACGGCCGAGTACTTCACAGGATTGCCAACCGGCACCTTGTAGCGGATATCCTTCTCGTCCAGATGGCCGATGTTGAAATGCTGCTGCAAGACCATGCCTCGATTGGAGGGGAATCGCACCGGACCCACCGAGTACCGCTCTCCGTTGATCTTAACCAAGAAGTCGCGCTGAGACAGGATTGGAGAAGGGCCGGTCCAGACTTCGTATGCGTGCTCCAGCGTCCTGCCGACGTCCTTCTGAGCAATACGCCTCTCAGCGTCATCGGGAGCGATCAGCACGTCATACGGACCTTCGAACCCTCCTAGGATCCCGGTCCCGTAGCACTTCAAGCAGTCGTTGAGGGGCTGCTTGTGAGTGTCATCCGGGAAGCACGAGCAGGGTACTCCAACGAGCTTGCGGATGAACACCTTTACGCGCTCTCCGCCTTGCTCAAGAATGAACCGGTTGCGGCGCACGCCCTCACGCCAGATGTAGTCGATCTTCTCGACTTCCATCGAGCTGGTTGCAGTCGCGTTCTCAAGCGGGGTCTCGATCAGATCCTGGCACTGCACCTTACTGAGGTCACACCCGACGCGTACCCCCACCGATGTAATGCGGTAGAAAACCCTCTGCCCAAGATCGGTTTTGAGCAGGCTCCTGTTACGCCGGTACGTGCACGTCACTCGGCTGTTGGGGCCTGGCACCAACGATGGATCAAACTTCTGCCGCGTCACGTCCGCGTAGATGTACGGATTGATCTCCACTTCCCCTGAGAACCCATGGACCGCAAGAGGACGTACTGTCACACCGTCAATCTGGACCCTCACGTCATCCGGGGAGTCCGTGGTGACCGCTTGCGACCCCTCTTTGATGATGGGGCTGTGAAGCGTCTTGAACACCCATCTGGGACCAGCTTCGCTAGAGCCTGAGCACTCCCCATCAAGCACGAACTTGTCCGGAGTGATCTCCTCTTCGATGATCAGCTCATTGTCTGTCTGGTCCCTCCAGAAATTGGAGCAGACGAGCAGTTCCGAGATGCGATTGAATGGACCGAACTCCGAATCGAAGGATCGGTACACGTTGACCCCCAGCAGCTGGTACGTGCTGTTGAGAGGCAGGGTGGTGGGATCATCCCATCGAAGATCGAAAACACCCGGGGTGTACCCGCTCGTCAGGAACAAGTTCAGCGGAGGCAACGGCCAAGGGGTCTTGGTGTACTCCAGCTCGCTGATGTTCCAGTCTCTTTGAGATGAGTAAGCCACTCGATAAACCTCTCCCCTCTAGCCCTGCTACAAAGGGAAAGGCGAGAAGCCGCCTACTCAGGCTGGGCCGGTGCCGGAGTGGGCGAGAGCAAGGTCATCGCACCTGTCTTGAAATCGATTGAGACTTTGGTGTCCGAGGGTAGCCCGCGCTCGGTCAGGACGCGCTCGAACATGCGCTTCTTCTGGGCGTCCACCTGGTGAGCCGCGGCCAGTAGCTTGATGCGCTCCTGTTCGAGGTCCAGCAGGTTGGACCCAATTTCGTACCGCGCACTATCCAGCGCAGTGAATTGTTGCATCGTATCCGGGTCAACGGGATCTTGAATGGTGAGTCTCTTGGCTTCAGACATGAGGGTCCCTACACCAAAGAGTAGAAAATTCGCAGAAGTAGTTGCAGGAACCAGACGAATCTCCAGTTGTGCCAGCAGCGGCACGAGCAGTTCGTCTGGGCACACCCCTCATCCACCAGGGCACGCATTTTGGCCCGGTCCCCCGTAGCGCGATTGTAGCGAGACGCCAAGTTGGCGTTGGTCCCCGGGGTCTGCTGGCCTTCCCACATGCGATCCGTCACCGAAGAGCCAATGCTCGGGTGCCACAGATGCAGGACATCAGCTTTCAGAGTCTTGTGCTTGGCGTAGAGGGTATCCAGAGCCCGAAGAAAGGCCACGTCCTCACCTCCCCAGCCCTGAAATCGTGGATCCATGCAGCCCACCGTCTCGAAGGCCTCCCGCGGCATGATCTGGATCATCGCCCCGAAGTGGTGCCCGTGCATGGAGCCAACGGTGGACTCGACCTCGTCCAAAGCCGGCGGGGAGGTGAAGCGATACGGGGTCCTCGGTTCAGAAGTGAGCACCATCTCTGTACTGGCTTCAGTGAGCCGGTACAGATGGCGGTACGGGATGAACCACAGCTTGTGCCCGCGCCGCGCCGCCTCTTCAATCGCACGGGCGCAACGCAAGATCGACTCCCCTCTTACGTAGGCATCGGAATCCAGAATGACGAATATCCTCCCAGCAGCCCGGCTGGCCGCGTCATTGACGGCTTCGGTCTTGGAGAAGGCCGCGCTCGTCGAATGGCCGATCACGATTTCAGCATCGGGCAGCTCGTAACTCCAGTACTCCTTGAGCCATTCCCATATCCTGGTTCGATGCGGAGTAGCCGAGTTGGGCCGGAAAGGCACCAGCAGGGATATCTGAGGTCTGAGTTTCATAGCCGTAACCCCATCAATCTCTGCTCAACATCCTGGAACACGTCATACAGCTCGTGCTGGCGATCCTGAACCTTCGATCTTGGGGCATCTTGGGTGACCCCTACTTTGAACTCAAGTCCCACGGTGGCCGAGTAGTCTCGGAACTTGAAGTCCCCTCCCTCTTTGGCGAAACGCTCGGTCATCTCAATCCTCCTGGGTATGCCATAGGCATCTGCAACAATGATCCCATGAAGAGATGACGCCACGATCTTCCTACACTGACCGATCTGCCGAATCACCTCCAAGGGGTCCCCAGATGGACGAATGATCACCGGATTGAACTTCTTGAACTCGGGGCGGTGCTCCAGCTTGGTGTCAGACCAATGGGGAACGATGCCCAGCTGGTGAATCTTCTCGACCTCGGGCACCAGTTCGTCGGCTAGAAGTCCTGGGTCCCCCAGCACGAAGCCCTTGCGGGCGTTGACACTGGCCGCCGTCAGAGGCCCTCTCAACGCAAGGACAGTCGCCTTGGACAGGTCAACCTTGCTTGTGTCCCGGAGCTTACCTGACCCAATGACCATGCCTTCCCATTGTGGTGGAAGCATGTCCAGCACTGAACCAACGCATACTAGAGATGCGCTCTTCACTGGAGCCCACTCTACCCTGGTATTAGAGAAGCGTGCCAGTAGAAGAGGGGTTAGAAGATCACCAAAATTGGGCTTCCCAGTCCACCAATATCCAGTCGGAATGACCCGAGACAATGTCATGCGCAGCGTCCCTCAAGTAAGGAACGGCAATAAATGCACTACCCCTGGTCAGACCAATCCCTCTTCGGAAAACGCACTGTAAACCGCGGAAAGGATCACATTTCGATTGCGCGCGGTCAGATTCTTTTCGATCAGCTTCCACGTGGTGGACATCCTCAGAGACATGTCGATCAGCTTCCGCGGGTTGCCCCGGAAGTGCTCCTGAAGCTTGGTGCCACTTCCGACCGTTTCATCGACAATCTGCTGCATGAAGGCCTTGACCTCTGCCGGGTCATTTACGTACTTGCCCTGGTCCTTGACCTTCTTGTTCTCGTCATATTCGTACTGGAGCTTCTTGCGGAACATGGACTCAGCCACGTGTGTGGTCTCATGGATCAGAATCGAGTAGAGCCCGTAAGGCACACAGGCTTCAGAAGTGCACCCACCAAGAGGCTGAAAGCGATCCGTAACGTATTTGGAAAGGTCTCGATTCTCCCCGTTGGTAGCCAGATACTCGTTCGGGGATAGGCCGCCATTCAACCAGAGGGTCACCTGAGCGTGCGCTTCCCCTTCTTCGAACTTCCTCTTCCCGGCCCCTCCGCCCAGCACAGGGAATGCCTTTCCTGTGGCTGGAATGGACACCACCTCTACATCAATCCGAATCTGCTCAGACCGGTCAACCGAATCAACGTAGAAGGATCCCTCAGCCAGTGCAGAGTTGTTGCTGCTGCCAATGGGCTTGTCCGGGTGGGGGTGGTGCTTGAGCCAGCTCTTCAACTGAGGGACCAATGTCCCTTCGACAAGTCGACGAATCACCGCCTTGTCGATGTGGATAGGGCGCGCGGTCAGGAATCGCCGCAAAACTGTGGCGGCGGTGGTCATCAGAACCCGATGAACTTCTGAGGGGACAACACACCACGTCCAGAGAACGGTCCGAAGGCGGAGCGAATACCCATTCCAAAGCGCGGTTGCTGCAAGCCTCGAATGACGTTGACCGTGGCCTTTGCCTTCTCCATCTGCTTGTCAAACTGATCAGCGGCAGCCTGATAGGCACCCTCATACTTGCTGGATTTCTCCAAGTTCAAGGACACGCCACCGATCGAGTAGTCGAATTCCTCCGCAACCCAGTTGATCCGGAGCGCCTGAAGAGCGAACGTCATCGCCCCAGTGAGCAAAAGAGTTCTCCACTCTGGCCGGAACGCCACCATTTGATCCACTGACGCAAAAGGCGTACGGGGTGGGGCAGCTGAGATCATGTCAAGGGATCGCAGGATGTACTCTTGCAGCTCAACGTCCTCCCAGATGTACCCAAATACTCGGTTGAACTGCTGAACGGTCTCCTCGTGGCTGGGCGGACGAAAGTGGTAGTTTCGATCTGGGTTGTTATCGCGCAGTAGCATGCGCAGTCGTCCCATCAAATCCAATACCACAGTGCTCGCGTTCAAAGCGCTGCCTGTGATCATGCTAGCGCTAGCTGTGGAGAGCCCTGCCTTGTCAGTTACCTCGAACTCTTGCACCACCTGCTGAATCGAGCCGCCTACGATTTCTCGGAACGTCCACCGAACTCGGTAAGACCCAAGATTGGCATCAAGGGGGACCACGATCGAGGCGTAGTACTCACCCACGGAAGGGTTGGCAGGTGTGCGTAGCGGAACTCCCACCAAGGCTTCTTGTCCCGTCGTGAAGTCGTAGAGAGCGTACGAGATCTCTGCAGCGTTGACAGGAGTGCTGGCAGCGTTGACCAGAAATATGTTCAGGTCGTTACGCCCCAGTTGCTGGCCTCGGTAGAACGTTGTGCCCATGTTACAGGTCCTTTACAAACCTATCCACCACTCGCTCGGGGATCAACGCCTCGGCGGTTCGATACAGGGGGCTCACCATCTTCCCGTCCCAGCTGACCATGCCCATGTTCTTCAGGCTATCGATCAGCATTTCCAGGGACCCGTGATCCCACCCATGGAAGTCGGGCAGCTTTGACAAGGTGCGCAGGGTGGCTGGTTTCTTGAGCCGATGCAAGTGACGTAACAGCGTAGATTCGCCTGGAGACAAAGCTTCTAGTTCCTTCTGTGCGAGTTTGGATTTCATGGCCGGTCATCCCCGAGAACCGGAGTGACGCTTCGCGAACTTGTTGGCCACGGACTCCACCACAATAGCACGCGCGAACTCGTCTGCGGCGCTCTTCTCTTTGTAGTGAGGGTGTGCCCCTTTGCCCTTTTCCCACCAAGCGAGAGCCCACGGATTGTCGATCTCCGGGTGTTCCTTCATCTTTTCTACAGTCTTTTTCCACCCTGGGGGTGACACTGCCTCGTGAGACTCTGATGCTTTTTCCTGTTCACTCATAAGTACCTCCAAACATAACCACCGGCCGTCTTGCGCTTACCTCTGCAGCATTCGGAAATATGGTTAACTCCCACCCCTGTCACCTTGCTGGCATCGGTCAGACTCTCGAATGTGGACATGACCATGTCCCTCTCGGATTGGACAGCCTTATGGAGGACGTTCTTCCCGGAGCCCAGCTTAGATCTGGCTTCACTTGATAGCACAGGAGCTGGTAGTGCTCCTGTGCGGATCTGTTCCCACCTGTGTAAACCGGCAATGCGCTTTGCTTCTCGTGTAGATAAGCTCTCTGGGCCTTTAGGTCCGCATTTCTTGGACCGGGCGGCCTCAGACATTGTGAACCCAGATGCTTTGAGCACTGCCCATGCTTCTTTAGCCGTCCGGCTACGCTCACTCCGGGCCTCTGATGTAGACAAACGAGCCATTTGACGAGCGCTGGCAGCTTTGCGCCAGACGTCTGGAGCTTTCCATCCGGTGCTACCTCCAACCCCGCCTTCAGAAAAATTGGCGCCCCAGTTGCCCGCCAGCTTAACCCTAGTCCTTAGACTTGAGATCAGCTCTTTCTCTCTCGTGAATGCCTCAACCTCATCAGAGGTTGAGAAAACCACCTCACGTCGCATGCCATACTTGGCTGAAATTTTGCTGTGAACAGTATTTCTCACTCTGTCTTGAACTCGATGTCTGGTTCCTTTGCCTACGTAGAAAGGCCTAGGAGGAGACTCCCGTGTCCAGTCTATGTAAACGAAGAATTCCATCAATCCCATCCGTACTTGCATTCCCGAACTAGGGTATCTCCCGGAACGGGACACAATACCGAGTCCAAGACGTAGAAGTAGCAGTCTCGCACTACTGAAGGACCACCAAAAGTTCCTTGATAGCTCCAGCGAATCACCCACAACCCTGGTTGCCCGCACTCACCAGCGGTCCCAGTCGCGTAGTAACACCCTACCCTAGAAGTCCCTGGGTGGCGATTGGAGGGTCCGACTTGCTTCAGGGCACACCCCTTCTGAACTTGGTACATGGTAAAAGAAATACACACAGGACCCATGGGGTTTCCATTGGCTCCCGTCACGAAGGTTTCGAGATCCCCGGCCACGAATTGATGGCCCCATCTGAACCTCTTCTCTACCTGCGGGGTTTCGCAGATCGGGAACCCAACATGGACGACTTCCATGTACGCGGTCACGATCGCTACACCGAAGATCGGTTCAGGCACCGAAAGCGCCGTGGCTCCCGACCCAAAAGTAAACCCCTGGACACCAATCGTGCGTACCAGGGTGCCGGTCAGGTCCCCGGATCCGATTGCCAGCCCCTCTGCATCCAGCACCCGGGCGTCAATCGCATCCCCGGCACCCATCGAGTATCCGGACATGTTGAACACGTGCTGTGTAGAGGCGCTCACACTAGAGCCACCGGTCAGCACTTCCAGGAAGTCGTGTTGGACGGGTTGGGACAGGAATCCCGAGGAGCTGCTACCCCCGGTTGCCTCTGACATGCCGAACAACACAGCCAATGGCGCATCCGGCACATTGGCCGTTCCAATCGCGGTACCGTCGATGTCGATGATCGCCATTACCTAGAAGTCCCAAGAGAGGTTTAAACGAGTCACCCCGAGAGCGCAGGGCTCCCGGGGTGACCTTTTGTGTTAGCCTTACGTTACGCCGACGGGGGCGCCGACTTCGGGAACAAACCAACCACCACAAGCGCCACAGAGGCGATCACGTAGTTGACGAAGTCCACCGTTGTCTTGGACTGGCCGATCATCTCAGCAATCTGCGGGATCATGGCGACCACCACAGGAAGGGCCACCGCTACCACCTTGGGAAGGCGATCCCACATGGGCTTGGCGGCGTTGAGGAAGCGGCTCGCTACCATCAACACGGATACGACTGCTGCTGCAATTTCGACTACCGACATACTTGACTCTCTCCTTGTGAAGTGACGTTTGAATCTACACCAACCAGAAACTCTCAGGTCTCTTGGCAAACGAGTTGCCCGGCGGGAAATCTTACTTGGTCAGAAGCGAGCACCAAACGTGGGGTACTCAAGTTTCCGAAATAGAGCATGTTGCCACCCGAGCTTGCGTCCAAGAGTGCAAATGCCACGATAGTGCCCCAAGTGGCTAGGGCTACCGGGAACAGAATGTCAGCCGTAGAGATGACTTGCCCACTGGCAGGCACCGTGAAGGTTGCGACTTGGCGCCCATAGCCACCACCCACCACTTCGGTTCCGCCGCCTCCAACACCCGGAGCAACCGTGTAAAGGGCCACGTTGACCGAAGTCGGTGGTGTGAAAGGAATCCCGCGAAGCGCGAGATTCAAGAAGTTGTTGTCAAGGTAGTAGGTCTTGGGCATGTCGGCTCCCTAGGTCAGCAGTTGCAATCCCCGCTACCCTGAGGTTTGATAAATGAAGCGTGGATCCCTGACTCCATGGCGGGTGCAGACTGCACCACATCGAAGTCCTGGGCGGAAATCTGCATGCCAGGAGGGTAGGTCAAAAGGTTGCGCCAGAAGCCAAGGCTGTTCGGCTTGAATCGCACGTTGTAGAATCCCGGGGCTCCTGGGACTTCGTTGAAGTAGATGCGCCCCGCGGTGACCTGGGTATCCGTAACCCCAAGTCCCGACACAAGAGGCCAGGGCTGGATGACGTTGTTGAAGAAAATCTGGGACACCAGAGAGGCTGGTACGAGCCCCACAACACGTGTGAACCCATCAGGCTGGAAGAAGTCGACCTGATCAAGCACAACCTGATTCGCCTGTACTACTCGACCGCGAGTCGTCGCCATTAGCTCTCCTTAGGCTGCACGGGGGGTGTTGGCCGCCCTCCCGTACCGCTGCTGGCTTTGCCTGCAATCGTAACGACGGCCGTGATGATCCGAATGGGCATGGCCGACGCATCGGCTGAGCCTTTGATAGTTGCTTGAATATCGATCAGTGCCATTTTCAGAGGCCTTTCCTTCGGTCTCGTTTCTGAGCGGTGCCTACTGAAAGCGAAGGAGCGGGAGGTCCCGGGGGTGTGATCCTGATCGTGGGAACCGTAAGCGGTTTAGCGGATGCAGGTATCTGAGGGCCGCGGGAGAAGTTCACGATCGTCACCTTGGTGGGATCGATGAAGAACAACGAAGTCCCTGTCATGGCCAGGGATAGGATTTCATCCACGCTGGCTAGAGCAGATAGGGTTGCCAAACCAGAGATTGAAGCCGTGAGCTGCCTCTTCAATGTGTCAGTTTCTGACGCAGAGGAGGAGCCCGCCATGGAAGAAGCACCGGCCAGTTGCATGTTTGCAACCAAGGATGCAGAAGAGTCTCCAGCCGCGGACAATGCACCGGACAGTAGCATCCAAGCCGATTCTGACGCAGATGAGTTGCCCCCCATTGATGAGGCAACGGAGAAAAACAGCCCAGGGCTATCACTAGATGTTGAAGACCCAGCCATACTCGCATCAGCGGCATAGGCCATTGAGGCTGCCAATGACGCAGACGACAACCCAGGCATTGACGAGCTGCCGGCATAGAGCATAGCCGAATCTGAAACCCAGCTAGCGTCTCCCGGCAATGTTGCGTCAATCTCTACAATGGACATGAACGTGACTCCTGTACGCTAAGATGGGTAATCCAAGCAGGGGCGACTCGAAAGCCGCCCCCACCGACGTACTGGAGTTCAGGACTCTGTAACTACAAGGGCGCCGATCGCGAAGTTCAGCTGATCGCCCACGCCGACAACCTTGGGAGTGCCAAGAGCGCCGAAGTACAGAATGTCGAACACGCCAGCCGTGCCCGCAACGCAGACAGCAGCATGCGTGACCGTGCCCCACGAAGCACCGGCAACCGGGAACGTGATGGCAGACTGGTTGGCCGAAGAGCCAGCCGAGGCCGCGCTGAAAAAGCCCGTGGCGTTCACGCGGGTGTAAAGGGTGCCGCCGCCCGTGGACACTTCGGTACCGTCAGCGGTAGCTGTCGGAGCTGACGTGTACAGCGATGCGAACTGGTTGGCGTTGACATAACTGACGTTGTTCAGGACAGCGTTCAGAATTGACGTAGAGAGTGTTTGCTTCTTGGCAGCCATTTTCTTCCTCGTTAGCTAGGAAAACGTTGATCTTGTTTCTCGGCCGAGTTGGAACTGGCCTCCACGCTATACCGTGGGTACAGAAGGATTAACGTGCTCACCTGAAGAAAGGATGTGCCTGGCTGTCTGTGAAAGTTTCATCCCATGTGGACTAGACTCTTCAAGCTTTTTATCGCGTGGGCGTAGGGCTGAGCTGGGATCTTTCCTGTATTGTTGATCCAAGCAATCTTCAGCTCCTCAATGTTTGCGATCGAGGTATCGAAAACGAAGTACACCCGAGAGCCTTCCCGCTCCGTACGAATCATCTCTACCCCCGCTACTTGCAGGTAGGCGCTGTAGTAAAGGTCTGCAGAAGCCATTTCATTAGGGTTCAATTTACGCATGTCCGAACACTTTCTGAGTCTGTATTTGGTTGATCTAGGGATGCTGTTTCGTGGTTCTGCAGATAGGCTGCGGCCTTCGCCAAAATTCGGGCATCGTCCCTGAACGCCCCTAATCCTGTGTTACAGTGATGGCACAAAAGAGAACGGACTTTTCCGCTGTCATGATCATGATCCACATTGAATGACCCTCGACCCTTTGGTTCCTTGGTGCCGCAGATAGCGCACGCCCCTCCCTGTGACTCCAGAAGCTTTTCAAACTGATCCAGAGTGATGCCATACTTCTTAGTAAGCTCCGAGTTACGGTAGGACCTCTTACCGGAGGGGGTGCGGTAAAATTCACGTTGACGGGCCGCCCATGAGGCTTTTCCAGCCTCATCATCCGGGAACAGCTTTCTCCAACGATCTAGTTGGCGTTCCCTTCCTTTAGGGTAGGAGCATTCCTTGCATATTGAGCCAGGTTTTGAATGTGAGTTGACAAAGAACTCCAAAGTGTGCAGTTTATAGACGCTACACTTAGAGCACTGTTTGTACCCATCAATGACTGGATGCTTGGGGGGTCTCATTTGATGATCTGAGCATCCCTAGAGATGCTGGCTTGAAATCTGATCTGAGTATCTGGGTCTGAGTCTAGAACGTACGGCTAGGCCTCCTCTCGAAGGCCTAGCCCAAGCTATTCATCAAGTTACAGTGAACAAGTTCGATGCCAGGCTCGTGTACTGCACGATGACCTTGGAACCTGCGACGCCCAGTGAGCTGAGCAGAGACGCGGGGATGACAATCGAGGTGGCCGAAACCGAGCCCTGGGTGCCGCCCGAAAGAGTCGTGCGAATCACCTTCTGGTACAGTTTGACTGAACGCGAACCATCAGCCGAAGTCACACGAACCACCGTGGAGTCCACCTCGGAGTTGCCAAGGTTGGTTCCCGTGATCGTGATGTCTCCACCATTGGGGGAGTTGTGGACCGCACCGGTGATTACGGTGAGGGGCGCAGTGAAGAGGCTCACTCCGTCATCCTGAACTACCGTGATTGCTGCCCCGTTCGGAAGAGCCGGGAAGCGACGCGAGTCCGGGTTGTAACTCGCGCTCAGGAAGCCCGAGATCATACCTACCTGAAAGCTCTTGATCGCCGTGTCGGTGTCCACAAAATGAGGGGCGATGGTGTCAGCCAAAGCTGTCAGCTGAGCCGACGTTGCGCCTGCACCGACGTTGGTGGTCAGCGTCGCGGTGGATACGTCCAGAGGACCAGAGACGGGCAAGGTCGCGGTGATGACCGAAGCCACGCTCGGGACCGTGAAGCTCACGCCACCGGCGGCAAAACCAACGGGGGTATTGAAGGTGGAGCCGTTACCAACTGTGTCCACCTCAATGTAGCTACCCACTCCCGGAACCGTGCTCTGCAGCACTAGGTGCGTGCCGGCATTGTCCAAGCGAGCGACTACCGAAAGCCCCGCAAGGGCCGTGTTGACGGCAGCCACCAGGGCCGCGCCAGAGGCGTAGACAGCGTTCGCCACGACCACGGAGCTAAAGCTAGCGGCTACGCTGCTCTTGACTCGAAGGGTATGGTTACCTGCATTGATCGTCGCACCGGACGAAATGTTGGTGCTTCCAGCCACACCCGCCGGGATGTGACCTAGAGCGGACCCGACGTACGTGACGTCAGGACGTCCAACGCGCCGTTCCTGGCCCTTGGGCTCAGTTGGCGGGTTGTACTGACTTACTGTTTCCAGGTCCATGATTGCCAAGGGACCCGGCACATCTCCACGAATGACTCCTACGCGCATGACTTAGACTCCTGTGTTTGTCGATTCTTGTGTTGCGGGTTCCGTAAACTTACCGCGTGCCTGATCCATCTTCAGCAGCCTGAGAACTGCCCCATAATCCGAGTAGAACCCAGCCACGGATTTGAGAAACTTGAGTTGGTCTGCTTGCCATGAGAACCCTGCTTCACGGACCCAGAGGTGCATGCGCTTGAGGTACTTGAGATACCTAGGGCCGAATACAAGGCTATTAAGCTCATCCCGAGCCAGGTCGAGATTTTGGAGTCTCGACCTGATGTCCTTGAGTAGGAACTGGGTTTGGCGCAATTGCAGGAGGTTGTGCGGACGCCAACGCTGCTGGACAGACTGGAAGTCTGTCTCATGCTCTTGCTCCAAAATCCACGGTATGTAGCTGTATTGCACACTCGTTCAAGCCCTATTACGACAGCGCCACCACAGCCGTGGACTTCTCGTTGGCATTGACCTTAGCGAAGGTCGTTGCCGCCGCCACGCCTGGAACCAGGGCAGCTGGGATGAAGATGCTGGTTGCGGCTACCGTGCCACCACCGGCAATGATCTGCGCAGCCGTGAGGGTCACAGCACCCGTTCCGGTTAGGACAACGGACGTGACGTCAGGAGCCACAGACAAGAACGTGGTGCCCGTCAGGGTGATATCGCCCGCGCCTGGGGTGTCCAGATCAGCCAGCGTCAGGACCGGGGTCACAACCTGGGAAGCCGTGAAGCTCACCACGGTCACAAGCCCTGCAGTCTGAAGCCCGGCAATCTTCCCCTTGCCTGCCGACAAGGTTACGCGCTGGGTCTGGTTCAAGTCGATGTAGCCAGCCACAGACGGGAAGCCGTTGCTGGCGCGGCTACGAGGCACGTAGCAAGGCTGCTTGGGGCTGTTCGCATAGCCATCCCGAGGCGCAGCGTCCGGGTTTGAGGTCAGGCGATGGGCAGTTTTGGAAGGAAGCCCGTCATCAATATCGTCGACCAGGATGGCCCCAGAAACTGTTTGGTTGTGATAGACTCGATACATTGATCAACCTCATTAAAGGACGGGAGGACACAATAAGCCCCTTATAGAATGGATATTATTACCGACGATGAAGAGGATTACACAAGAAGAAGTCCGGGCCGCCTGTGAGAGTCTAGGGCACACAAACCCGATACTGCTTTCCGAAAAATCGAGGAACGGTAGAGTACTGATCCAGTTTATGTGCGATTTGGGGGTTTCTCATACCCAGTTGTGGGACAGCACAAGGACCGGGCATGGCTGCGGATGCAAAAAGGTCTCCTACCCAGAGAACTTGATCAGACAGCTGTTAGAATGGTGGACCGGACTGCCTTGTCCGAAAATCACCAGAAGGGCTTTAGTAGCTATCACTTTGGACAATAAGGATGCCCCCTTTGAAGTTGACGTCTACAGCAGGGAGCGCAGATTGGGGATAGAAGTTGACGGCGACTTGCACAGGAAAGGGTGGGATGGTGGTAGAGCCTCAGCTGAAGCAATCATAACGAGAGATCGAAAAAAGGACGAATACTTCGAACGACATCAAGACTCCATCGGAAGACTGCTCAGGATCTCAACAGAAGAGTTGAGGGGCAAAAGTGTAGATGAGGTTCGAATCTTGTTCTCTAGGAAGATGGAAGCACTGGACGTGCCTGGCCCGATGACCGCAGATTTCCGATATCGAGGACAGCTGACCAAGAAGGCGTCGCGTCTTATGGAAATACGAGCACTAGCCTCACTTAAGGGAGTTCGCCTACTGGATGACCAGTATCTGAACAACACTTCCAAGCATACTTTTTCTTGCGCTAAACACGGTAAGTTTAGGCTTTCACCAAACTATTTGCTGCAGAATGATTTCGGATGTAAGGCGTGCGCAAAAGAAAGTGCCGCACACAAATTACGCCTTCGTTCAGGGGCTCTACCTCTTGTTGAGGCTTCAAACCTCGCGGCCGAAATGAAGATCCCTACCTATGAGGTCTACGTGTCCATGTTTAGAGCCGGGCAACTGCCAAATGGGTTGCCCGGCAATCCCTATGTAGTATACGGAAAGGACCCGCGCTGGAAAGGGGTGAAACCCTTCCTAAAAGGTCAGGTCATCTGAGAGTACGAACTGTAGGCGTGAATCGCTTGCCCTCGGAATGAGGCGTTCGTGTTCGGCGCGCCCGTGAAGGCTGCCGAGATATCTGTGTGTGCAGTTTCCATCGCAGCCAGAGCACCTGACGCTCCGGTCCAGTAGGAGAGGCTACCGCCGAGACCGGACAAGGTCTCCGAGCCGCACCAAAGGCCAAAGTTGCGGCCCGAGACGCTGGCGTAATCAAACCAGCGCTGGAACATTCCGATCTGTGTCGCGGCGGCGTTGTTGTAGCAACCCACGGCCACGAAGTCGGAGTTGTCCATGAGGTGGAGGCCCTCCACTTGGGTCACGCCGTTGTAGGAGAAAGAGATGGCAGCGGAAGCCGGGTCGGCCAGCCACTGCGTGGTGAAGCACCCCACCGGGATGTTCAGAGTACTGCGCATGAATTTCATCAGATTGCAGAGCCCGATCACATCCGTGGAGGAGTACGAGCCCGTCCAGTACTCGCAGTCCAGCATCACACCGTCGAAGCTTGCGCCGTCTACAGACGTGCTGGCCGAGTCGGCCATCACCTGGTACTGGGCCAAGTTCCGGACGATGTTCCGGGCTACCCACTGCTGATTGACGCCCCAATCGGTGTTACCGGCCAAGGCCATCACGCGGATCCCGGAGGCGTGCGCGTAGTGGATGAACTTCTGCATGGTCTGGAAGCGAGACGTCGTCCAATTACCACCACCCAGGTACCCCCAGATGTCTAGGAATAGGACGTTGACCCCCTTGCTCGAACAGAAGTTCAGAAGGGACTGCATCTTAGGGTCGGTGGACAAGGGGTCCCCCGAGCTGTTGGCTGCCCCACACCACACGTACATTGCCCGATCCATGTTGGAGTTGGGCGGAACCGGTACCGATACTGCTGATACTGCCATGTTGCTTCTGCTCTCCCCGTGAAATAACTGATGTAACAGTTCAAGAATTTTCACATCAATCCTCAGACCATTCTACATAAGCCGAAAAAGTGATGGCTACTCCTGGGTTGTTGAAGTTCACCGACAGCACCTGAGCAGTGCCGCGCAGAGTCAAAGGGACCGTGAACTGGAACTCAGCCATGTCTAGGGACACCGCCGCGGTGGTGGGTACGCCAATCCTGCGGACGCGCACCGTGCCAACAGTGGTCCCCAGAGTTGGGTTTACCGTGTACGCACGCACTACGGCCGTTCCCGCAGCCGAGTTAGAGTCCAAGGATATGACGGTCGGAGTGGTAGATGTTCCTCCGGTGTTGGCTGTTGATCTCTTGATCAACAAGATGTCACGAACAGCTGACGACGCTTGCGTACCCGTGACAACAATGTTGTGGATGCGCACATTCTTGGAGGCTGATCCGGTGATGGTAAACGTGTCCGTAGCCCCTGTAGCGCCTACGATGCCTACGGCAGACGCCGAGTAAACTGGCCCGGCCGGGTAGATGGCTTCCCCGCCTTCTGTGTACGCGATCTGATTGACTATCGTTCGATCAGTGAAAGCCATGATCACATCTCCTGGTAAGCGAATCCAGCAAACCAGTTATTGGTGCCAGACGCAGAATCCTGCTTGACGAAGAGCAGCACACGAGCCGGACCGGTTATGCGCAAGGGGGACTTGAAGTCTAGGGCTTGAGTCACTCCTGGCTGCGCTCTGATCTGCGGAGCTATGACGAAGTCGGTGGAGTTGGAGACCGTGGGGGTGGTCTTCAGGATGGTGATGTTTCCAGCGCTGGCCCCCTGGTTGCCGAACACTACCTGGTTGAGCAACATGGTCTTGTCCTTGGCCACGTAGTGCTGAGCCCAGTTCGTTTGGTTGTCGTTGACAGCTACTTGGGCCAACGTACCTCCGCCTCCCGCCGTGGAAATGAACAGGGTCAAGGTGCCGGCGTTGTTGCCGCCTGATCCAGCAGTCACCACCCGGATCGATTCGATGAAGCAGATGTTGGACGCCACCGTGTTCACGTTCGCGGTACCGTTCAGAGTGACGGTCTCGGTGAACGGGCCGGCCATCGTCTGATCGTAGTAGGTGATCAAAACTGTTCGCGCCCCAGTGCCCGCCGACGTATCGGAGGCGCTGGATGACGCTATAGACCGTTGAGCATTAGTGAGCTGCTCTGCGTAGGTGGTAGCCAAGATCGAGGTTCTGGTAGTGTTGCTGGTCGAGTTGTAAGCCGAAATGAAAGAAGATGAGCTGCCCACAGAGCGGACGATTGCCGGGCTCTCTGTGGCTGCTAGCGTGACCCCAGCTGATCCGCTGGTGTAAGCGCTCATCTTGGCGCGCACCTGCGTGACTCCGGACGATACTACGCGCCACTGCCCGTTCGTGGCCGTAGACTGAATGGCTGCCAAGTCTCCGAACGGAAGCATGTCGATCACGAACCAGTCGGAGCTGTTGATGGTGGCCTCTATCACGATAGTGCCGACCCAAGTCCCAGTAATCTGCACCCCGATGTTCCCGCTCTCGCTGGGTACGATCAACAGGGTGGAGTTCAGAGCAGCCAAAGATCCCGTGACCGTGATTCCGTTCAGGTAGTCCCCAGAGTGAGCAGCAACAAGCCCGTCTAGAGTTATCTGGTCACCTCCAGACAAGGGGTCCTTGAACCAGATGTTGCAGTCGTCCCCGGACGTGTCGATATGGCCCAGAGCCGTCACAATGGAGCTGGACTGAATCTGCAGCGTCAACAGGTCCAAAGCCACCTTATCGTTAGGGAAGTCTGCTGAAATGCTATACGGATAGTTTGTCAATGCCATAGTAAACCCCTAGGTCAAACTGCCAGCTCTTCCACCATCAAGGACGCGCTCTCCCAGTCCACAGAGGTTGGCCGAATCCTCAGAGTGCCGCTGGTGGTTCTCCATCGCATCTTGATAACGTGTTGCCCTACCGACACTCTCTCTCTGTACATCAGGGAAGCTGAACTCCCATACCCTGTCGCAACGACACGCGCATGCGTGCCTCTTTTAGCCACTCCGTCAATCATGAGCTGGAAAACGGAGTCCGCCGCCACTGTGATATCCATACACGCACAGAAACAGCACTGAACTGTATTGGCATCAGTGTTCACAGTCAGGGTTACTCCAGTCATGTCTACAAACGACGTGCTGGTAGTGGAGATATCCGAGGACAGCTGGAAGAACGCCGTCTGAATCAGGGTTGGTGAAGGGTAGTAGAGCATCAGACTGTCACCTCATGGACGGCCAAAGAGGCATGGTCGTCAGGGACAGTAGTTGGCCTAATTCTACCGGTGCCGCCCGATACTGACCATTCAATAAGGAAAGTGTGCGATCCTGCTGTCAGAGCCGCCGATTTGTAGATGATCGCGGTCGAGTACGTGTCCGTGGAGCCCTCGGTTCTGATCGCGGAACCACGTATGACCGAACCGTCGATCGACAGCCGGAAGTTGATCGTTTGATTGCCCACCGAGGAGCAATCCGCAGCTGAGACAAACTCCACGATGACCGGATTAGCCCCTGTCGTGACAGACATAGTCAGCAGAGTCACGTAAGTAGCACTACCCGTAGTGGTGTCGGACGTGATCTGGGTGTACGCCGTCTGAGGGATGTCTATTTGGTAGGCCAACGGCATTAGACTGTGATCTCCTTGAGCAGAAGGGAGGCGTGCTCAATGGTCACGGTCGCTGGACGACAGCGAAGGGTCCCCACGTCTCTTGTCCAGTCAATGTCAAAAGTGTGTGATCCAGCCGACAACACTCCGGTCTTAAACCTCAATGACACTGATTGAGCGCCAGTGGCGTCCACATACCGGCATAAGCACTCAATAGCCTTCACATTGTCCACCTGCAGCCTGAAAGCCGACGATGAACCGCCCACATTTGGATTGCTGGTGGACGCTGAAAAATGGCACTCCACTGTGGAGTAGCCAGTAGTAGTCATGTTCAGAGTGATCAAGTTCTCGAAAGTGAACGCCGTGGGAGTTGCCGACACATCCGACGTCAACTCCACGAACCTAGTCTGAAGTAATGCTGGAACGGGATATAGAGGCATCAGGTTAACTCTGTGATTCTCGCGTTACCAGTAGCAGATGACCAAATCCCATCGATTTGACCCATGTATCCGAAAGGCACCTCGTAGTAAGCGTTTGCCAGCATACGAACAGTGAAGCTAGTGGTGCTGGCCGTGGTCCCTAGTTTTAGGTACAGGGTAGCGGCCGAGTCGTTGAAGATCGTAGCGCCCCTGCGAGATCTGGCCGCAAGAAGTTGAACGGAGCTGGCGCTGCCCGCCACTGAGGTTTGAGTCGGAGTCGTAGACGAGACGCCGGCCTGCAACCGTCCAGCGGTATCGATGGAAGCCTTCCTCCACGCGAACGTGCCGTCGCTGAGCTGCACCCCGCTGTGGCTGGTCTCTGTCATGCCCACGCCCATGATGGTGAACGTTGGAGAGCTTGACGGCCCGGAGGTGTGGTTGATGGAGTGGAAGCGGATCGGAAGAGTCTGCTGACCCAAAGGTGGCCAGCTAGCGCTAGCAACTGGATACTCCAAAGTGTCCACATACCAGAAAATCAAGTCAGCACGGATGTACATCGCGTACCGGTGGTTTAACCCGTCCGTTGGGCGCGTAAGGACCGCGGCGATCGTTCTGGTGCCTCCGCTATACGTGACCGCATTCAGAGCGCCGGTGATATCTTGCTCGAATCCAGCTCCGTCTTGGATCGGTGTTGAGGCCGCCCAGCTCACAGGTTGAGTACCCAAACCCCAGAAACGGTGGTTGTTCGTAAGCGCCGCCGCTTCAAGACCCAAAGAGGCTCCGAAGATTTGGAAGCCTAGGCCGATAGCTCGGAACTGATTCTGAGACGACAGAGCCGCCGCACGACTCACGGTAGTTCCAGTGGACATGGTCAGAGAGCCACTGGCTTGGCTCATCGTGCCGCCGCTCACTAGGGTCTGATTCCAGCGATTGGTGGTGTCTACGACTACGCCGTCAAACGGCTCTACGAATAGCTCGGAACCCTCGGTGGTGACCTTTAGGGTGCCGTACGAGGTAACCTGCCCGATCATTCCCAGAGGCAGAGCGTTGGGGGACGTGAGGGTCGTGTACCCGGAGCCGCCCGTCGTGTAACGGGCCATGTTGTCACTATCCACCATCGAAGCGCGGAGCGTGATGTTGGCCGTGCCGGACGTGTAGGCTGAGACTCGAATACGAGTTAGACCGGAGCCTCCAACCCCTACGATTTCTCTCGCTGTAGCGGTGTTAGCTACCCCGAATACTACGGAAGAGGCTTTGATACCGGTGGTAGGGTCACTCAAAAACGTGGCGATCCATGTGGTGCCGCCGTCGAATGAGACCTCAGGGACGATCGTGCCCACCAGGGTTCCAGCTGCGAGCTGAAACCCTACGGAAGACAGACCCGCCGTAGTGACCTGAACGGCAGCGTTCAAGGCGCCTAGCGCGCCCGTGCCCGTGGCATCCGCCGTACCCGAAACCGAGATGGGGTTGTTGGGACTGATAGCGACCACTAGGGCCGGATCAGTCGCAACTGCAGCAGTGGAAGGCGGCTTAACCGCTACTGGTCCATTAACGCTGTCATCTGTGATTGTAGTTGATGTGGCCATGCTGTATTATGCGTCGTAAGAAGTGAATCCACCGTAGATCACGTTGGCAGTGGCGGTGTCGGACCTGAAGTACAGGGCAATGAAAGCAGGACCAACCACGGGAAGGTCTCCCATTGGGTAGGAATACTGGGGTTGAACTGAGATGGTGCGAATGAAGTTGCCCAGTTGTTGTGGGATGCTGTTGGCAGTGACGGGGTTCTGAACTTTCACGATACAGCTACCGTTCACGACAGTGCTGCTGAGAGAAATGTTCCTGATGAAGCAGGTCTTTCCAGAGGCCACGTAGTGGTGAGCCAGATTGGTCTTCACCTCGTCGGCGAGAACCGTGGCTACAGTTGTGCCTCCATTCTTGAGAGAAATGTTTCCCTGGTTGGCCCCATAGGACCCAGCTGTCACCACCACTATGCTCTCTATGTAGCAGTAGTTGGAGTTGGACGCCGT